ACTACCCCAGAACTACCATCTAGCTACTACCTATCTACCACATGCTACCACCTAGCTACTCTAGAACTACCCTAGAACTACCATATAACTACCAGCTAACTACCACCTAACTACCACCTAACTACCATAGGACTACCACCTAGCTACCATAGGACTACCACAAGACAAATTGCCGCCCAATTTACCCGCTTAGACTATACAACTATCCTGAACTGTGATATAATGAAACTATAAACTACGAAAGGACTAAACATGGATATTAACGAACAAGACATATTAGACAACCTAGACGACATGGAGTCGGATGCATTCAATCTCGAAGAGGTATTACAAAACGTGATGCCGAATGTAATCACACCCCATCTAGGAAAATTTGCAAGTGTGAAGAACGAAAAGAAACCGAGAACTCTAGCCGAAATCATGGTGGACTATAAGATGAGTACACTCACAAGCCCAACCACTAAAGAAGTGGTACACGATGGGAAGATACATAAAGTTAGATTCTTCGATATAACACCACTTAAACGAGGTGTATGGTGTGAGATGAGCTTAATGCTACTACAACTCACGTTCAATGAGCAGTGCCAAGTAATCGACGCACTCTACCCCGATGACTTAAAACTTACAGCAAAATCATTTGCTGTACACTTCACAAATCAACAAGAATCACCAATTCAAGTGGTAGAAGATAACCAAGTACACGACAAACTCGATGGAATCAGTGCCGGTGTCGCAATGCTTATGGCGATGATTGCTTCAACAGGGGCTGGTAAGGTATCGCACCCAGATATCATCAAGCACTACTTACAAGATATGAGTGACATCGTACAAGTACAAAGAGAAGCGGAACGATTCAAGCGCGCTAGCAACAATAGTGATGCCCGATTCTTATACCGAGATAAATAACGAAAGGATATAGCCTAGCATGAAATATTTAGTAATATGTGAGAAACCTAGTGCGGCAAAAGCATTCGCGAACGCATTAGGTGGACGACAAGCAATATTCGACGGGGATGAGTACTACATTACAAACCTCTATGGACATATAATGGAACACGGAGTACCCGCGGATGTTGCCAAGAAAGAATATAAAGAAACAGTCGGAGGGTTCAGCGAACTTGGAGGTATACCATGGTCTGCTGACTATTTCGACTTCTACAACAAACAAATCAAGAAGGGATTCGATGGGTACCAACAAGCATACAAAAATGTGAAGATAATGCTTGAACGTGGGTATGAACCAATTATCGCATCCGATATCGATGCGATGTGTGAGGGTGACCTATTAGTACACGAAGTTCTTGATGCTTGCGGATATACCGGAAGACGATATAGAGAATTCCATGTATCAGAAGAAACAGCCGATATACAAGATGCAATCCGAAACAAAAAAGAGGTTACAGCTAAGGACCCTGCATATATGACCGGGTTTACAAGAAGTAACGTGGACTATATGACGCAACAACTTACACGCGTCGCCACTATTCATATGCAAAATCAGGGGTACAAATTACCAGGAGTTGTACCATTCGGGAGAACCCAATCTGTTGCAATATCATATGTTGGTGCACAACTTGACGCGATAGAAGCGTACACATCGTCTTCAGTATACGAAAGTAGATATAAATTGGATACGCTTACATTAACTAACCCTGATGTAGCTCAGTTCAAGACAAAAGAGGAGTGGCACGCTGATGGACTACCTCTACAAGCTAAAGTGAAGAAGGTTAAAGAAGTACCTGGGGTGACTAAACCTCCAAAAGCACTTAGCCTCACTAAACTCTCATCAATCTTAGCGAAGAAAGGTTTATCGTCAAAACGTGTACAAGAACTGACACAAAAACTGTATGAGAACGGAGACGGAAGCGGTAAAAACTATATCTCATACCCACGTACCGAAGACGATACAATCACGCATGAACAGTTCAGAGAGATACTTCCGCGAATTGACGGATATATCGAGCTACTTAACCTACCAGTCGCGTTATTTACTCATAGACAACCCCGCCCGACACATGTTAAAGACACAGGTGCCCACGGAGCACTAAGACCAGGTGCTATACCGAAAACACTAGACGAACTAGATGATAAGTTTGGAACCGGAGCATCACTCGTCTACAAGACCATTACAGAACGATTCCTCTTACAATTCTTAGAAGATACCGAGTGGGTTAGACACGAGTACGTTACAGAAACTAACCCTGAGTTTAAAGGTAGTGTGAAAATAATCACGAAACAAGGTGTAGTTGACCCAGACAAGAAAGAAGAGACTGCGAAATCACTACCTGACATTACGAAGCTCGCTGAGCTCTATCCACATGAAGTGAAGAGTGTGAGACCAAAAAACCCAACAGAAGCATGGCTACTCGCCCAGCTTGAAAAAGATGGCGTTGGTACAGCCGCGACACAACTTAACCTTGTCGTGAAGCTAGTGGGTAATACAGATAAATTCCCGATTAGAGCTGGAAAAGTCTTATCACTCTCACCAATTGGAAGACTTGGATATGAAGCGGCAAAAGGTACTGTGATTGGTTCAGTGGAAGGAACTCGCAAACTACAAGAAGCGATTATAGGTGTGCGTAAAGGTGAAACTACACCCGAAGACGTATACAAGATATTCGAAGAGATAATCGCAAAAGACGTAGAGACAATCCGCGGACGAACATATGACGCAGAAGCTATTGGGCTTACTAAAGGTGCTGAAAAAGCCTCTGGCGCATGGAACGGGGTTCCGGTTACATTTAAACGTGAATACTTTGGTCACAGGTTTACTGATGAAGAAGTAGCTCAGCTACTTGACAACAAAGAAATTGAGTTCGAATGCGAATTCGACGGTAAGAAGGTCAAGGTTAAAGGGGCTCTAGAATACGCTGAGTACAACGGGTATGAATACGTGAGAGTTGGTGCTAAGATTCAAAGAGACGACCAAGTGACTGGGGTGTGGAATGATAAGCAGATTAACATCAAGAAGAGTTACGGAGACCATACTTACACGCAAGAGGAGCTTGATAAACTCTTTGCTGGTGAGTCAATCACTATAGAATACAAAGGTGCTAAGTACGTAGGTAAACTCGAAGAGCAAGAATACAAAGGTCACAAGTATATAGCGCCAAAATGGGTAAGAGAAGGTTCAGGTGATTATGTCACTGCTAAATTCAAAGGTAAAGAAATTAGTTTCAACAGAACATTTATGGGGCACACTTTCACAGACGATGAGCTCTCAGCCTTACTTAACGGCGATACTATACGTTTCCGTGGCACAACTAAAGCTGGTGAGGGGCGTTATGTGACAGGTAGTCTTCAGAAACAAACCTATATGGGTAAAACAAGTACGAGATTCAAAGCTGAGAATTTCGAACGAATAGATGACTAGACGCGGAATATCCGCGTCTATTTTTGTAGACAAATCTTCGGCGAAACCTTGCGATAGGACACTGACTATGATATAATATAATTAGAAAGGACTGTGGTGAGGCGCCTAGCCACCACATTGTTAATCCCAAAGATAATGTGTAAATCACCACACACGGATAATGAATGTTTGGAAAGAACAAAAATCAACGTAACGTGGAGAAGGATTTCTACAAGCATACTCGGGCGAATCAAAATGTAGTTAAGAGTAATGCGAAAAATCACAAACCCGGTGCGAAGAAAAAGACAAAAGTCGACCCTGAGTGGTACAAACCAGCCGCGATAATCGTCTCCTTCGGAACAGCAATCGTTCTCGGACTACTACTTCAATACATGGCGATGACCTTAAATAATATGAAAATACCACATGACCAGCGGACTGGATTTTTCTATGGTTACGGATGGATGACTTATTATATACCGTTCGCAATCATTGCCGCACCAATCGGTTGGTGGGTAGCAAAACGTAAGTTCTGGGCTACGTGGTACAATAACAACATCCACTTACTCAGTGACGAAGTGATTGAAGAGCGTGCCAATGACGCTTATATCAGGACAGTAGACCATATGGCAAGACAACTTAAAGTTGCACCTGATGTTGGTCTTAGGTACAAAGGTCATGCCTCTACTCTTATGGGACACATAATGGTGTCAAATAAAGGGATAAGGAAAGTGCGAATACCAGTCTACGACCCAAATGTGGACGGATTCATCAAGCGAGATGAGAACGGCGAGATAGTTTATGAGACGAAACCAATGTTCGATGAGAAGCTCGCTAACAAACTATTCGATATGAGTAACGTACCAAAAGAGTTTCGTAAGTTTTATGACGCAACGGACTACTTGTATAACCCTAAAGTGAAAGAAGACCTTTCAGGTAAGTTTGGCAGACTTAAAGATAAACTTGCAAAAGAAGAGAGTAATCCGAACTCTCGGCGTGAGACGTCATTTAACAGGGAGCCTTATGACACACTTGCAGATGCCATAAATAAAGGTTTCTACGAATCAGATACGGATACAGCAAGACCTGCGGGGGTATATTTCTTTGACCCACGACCAGTAAATACGATATTAATCGCAATTACTCGAGGTGGTAAAGGGCAAACATACATAGAGCCAGCAATTGACTGTTGGTCTAGAGAAGAAGAGCCTTGGAATCTGTTTTCTACAGACCCGAAAGGGGAATTGCTCGCAAAATTCTATTACTCAGCAACAGTACGTGGGTTTGATGTTATTCAATTTAACCTTATGAACCCGAACCTAACGAATGTATTCAACCCATTAATAAATGCTCTGCAAAAATTCAGACGTGATGAGAGTGACAAGGGCGTGGCATTGATTGATAACCTAATCGAAACACTATTTCCTGACAACGGAGATATCTGGAACCCAGCTGCGGGGAATATGCTTAGACGTGCAGTATATCTACTCTTTGATTATTTCATCGAGCAAGAACAGTTTATCAGGTATCTTGGATACAAAAATAACGTTGCACCCGAGGTGATAGAAGATTCGATAGACAAACTCTATAGTAAGATGACACTATACAATGTGTATGTGTTTATCGGGGAGTTGGCTGCGAAGATTTCGAAAGACCCGAAATTTATAAACATAGACCCTGACGCACCTCCGGTTAACCAAAAAGACCTACTGACGTTAGCGTTTGATGCAATGGCTCAACTTCCAACGAATAAATTACGTAATCTAGCAATCACAGCTGACAACAGTATTAAACAAATTGCGACAGCCCCTCAAACTATTGCGGGTATATACGCAACATTACTTACTGGTCTTTCGGTATACGCCGACCCTACAACAATAGCACTTATGAGTGGTTCGATATCAGACTCGTTTGATGTTGGTGGACTTGCATTCCCAAGACGATTTGGGATTAGGCTCGACTCGGATTACGTGAAGAAATATAGGGTTACAAAAGAGCTTGCGAAGTGGTCTTGTTATAAGGATATCAACTTCACCGAAAGGTATGAAGGTTCGGATTACGAACACGAGGAGAGAATTCCAGACAGTAACTGGATATTTGCTTACTTCAAAGGGAAATTCCCGAAAGATGAAGCATTCCTCAAATTAGATATAATGAAGGACGATATAGTCGCTAAGACTTTCTACTTCAAATTCATCAAAGGGTACAAAACAGCTGGTGGAGGAATCAGCTATGTAATAGACCCAATTACACAAAAGAAAGTAGTACAAGGTGGGGTACTAGTTGAACTTGTTAAGGACAAAATCACTGGCAAATTTGAGCCTAAGATGTCTGAGTTCAATATCAACAAGATTGATTACTACGAAAAACGTGTAACGGAACTGACAGTTCCAATTATCACATCATCACAAAGTTACTATAGTGAACGACCAAAATTCGTATTCGCAGTAACTCCACCACACTTACAGAACTATCAGAAGCATATTCTGATTATTATCAAACAAATCATCGACGAAATCTATGCCGATTCTTACGTTAAGAAAAATAATCGTAAGCCAATTGTCGGTACAAGGTTAATGTTGGAAGAGTTTGGTGTGCGCCCTAACACTATTTTTGCTTAATTATGGTATAACCAACCATTCGCTTCTTTACCAACGAAGCGCTATCACCTGTCTTATCCGGTAGGAAACAATCCGGGGAGTGTAGCATGACAGGAAAGGCACGAGTCGGAAGTGTGTAATCCGCGACTGAGTGTCGAGATAAATGAATATAAGGACAAAAGCTAAACTGCCTGAAGACTAGAGCGAACCGCGCTATCTTCCGCACGTGGTATCACACTATAGCCCACGGACCTGTTTATTATTTGGATAACCCCGAAGTCCAAATAAGGGTAATGAACAGGTGGTATTTCTATCAAGATAAAAGCTCGAAAGGTCTGTCCGACAATTCAAGGTCTAACATAAATGGGAGTAGGGGATATCCTAAGTACTCGCGCGTTAAGCTATGTAGAGTAGTCTACGAAAAGAGTATATGGATACGGAGTCACCGTAGTAGTCCGAGGTGGGGAGAGCCCACCACATGGCAAAGGGTGACAGCTTGAGCGAAAACAAAAATAAATCAGCGGATTACCGCGAAAGGACGAAATATGTTTTCAACATTACAAAACAAAACGGTCACAAGAGTGTACCGAAATATAACTGACTTTGAAAAATTGAATAAGATAAACATAGAGGAAAATATCAACCTCACAGAAATTGGAATTAAAAGACTTGTGTCAAGTCTCAAGTCAAGACAGTTTCAATTTGGAGACAACAAACAGAGTAAACTAGTTATCGCAATACTCACAAAGCTCTGCGAACAAATCTATAAAGACACACCAATGGTTTCACGAGACCATTCATTCGTACTTATTAGACGACACTTCAAAGGAACGAAATGGTTCGTGAGAGAGGGACTTGAAGAGAAACTCATCACACCTCTACGTGTTAACGACCAATCACTAGTGGATTTACTAAGGAAATTAGACAAATCCGGTATGGCTCCAGAGTTTTGCGACTGGATTCGCTACTGCGATTGGGAACTTAATGAACGGGTTAAGCTCGAAAGATTCAGTACAGGTGATGAGAGGCGACCGAATGAAGAATATAGACGACTCACATCTATACTTGCTAGGAGACGTAAGCGTTATAGAGATACTCCTAGTAAAGACTTAATGCGAGAAATCAAACAACTAGAGTCACAAATTACGAAACTCACATCACGAGATATGTTGGATAATAGTTTCAAAAAAGTGAACATGGTACGAGTAGGTAATCAGGTTATCTACGGGGTAATTGGGTCAAAACAAGACGCGAGTGAGTTCGGTAAACCTATACACCATAACAAATTCGTTGAATGGCTAGACACTATGTGTACAACACCGTCTTCAGAAGTGACAAAAGTTATGAAGGACGGTAGACGCGGTAGATATACTCACGGAAGCGTGAGATTCTATCTTGCAGAAAATGCACTACGAGATGAGCTTAAAAACCTTGGGTATAACGGGTTTACACCGGAATGTTTACGTGAACTATCACATCTTGAAGCAAACGCACTTATATACCGAGCTAATAGACAAATACAAGAATTATACCAGAAGTACCAACGTTGCACAAATGTTTCTATATTACAGTCAGCATGGTATGTAATAGAATATAGCACATACATGACTTTGGGCCTCAAGTATAAGACATCTATATCAAAGCTCAAATCGAAATATAGTAAAAACGGGAAGTTCCGGATAGACGGAGCGACTCTATACAAACCGAAATTCAAAGTCAAGAAATCTGAGTAATGGCTCAAGTGGCGAGCCGTATGCATCGAGAGGTGCACGTACGGTTCTGAGTCGAGAGTTAGGAAACCATTAATGAAAGTTAACAGGCGCCTGATTCTTAGTCTACAACATTCGTTCGGGTGAAAAAGGTATCCCGAACATAGATACAGTTACATCTATCGCCTTAGGGCAAGATTTACAAATCACATTCGTACTACAAAGTTTCCAACAACTTCGAGCTGTTTACGGTGAAGAAGTTGAGAAAACAATTAGAGCGAATGCGGCAAATACAATCTTCCTGAAATCAAACGACGAAGAGTTAATCAACGACCTAGTGCGTTTATCAGGAACAAGACACGAAGTTAGAACTTCAGGACTATCGGTGTCACGAAAACCTGGTGACATTATCACAGTAGCGGAACCAGTTCTAAACTACAACAGGCAAGAGCAAGAGACAACTACGCTGACAAGTAATGACCTATTGTTCTTAGCTGGAGAAAATCCAGGTAACTCAATCACATTCACAAGTGGTGAGATGCCAATCTTAAACAAATTGGATACGATAACTCCGATGGCTGCGGGACTTCACACACGACTTCCTCAACCAAAATCAGGAGGATATTCAGACTCAACACTTCCGACAACGAATAGAAACGACGGAGTTAACTTCATCGAAAATATTATTGACGGAGAAGGTCTGGTTCGTGCTCGTGTAGCTCAAGCTCATATCGCGCGAAAAGTTAAAGAGGAGTTCAAGGCTATCTCTGAGAAACATAACTTCCCGATAAGCGAACGTAATGGAGACTTGGCCGTAGCGATGATGAATGTAGTATACGAACTGTACGAAAAAGAATCTGGAACAGCACGAGTAGAGCTAGCAGACACTAAACCGTACTGGCAAATTGCTGAAGAGCTATTCGACTATATCCACACACTTAAGTCTAAGACTAAGTCTAAACAAGAAAAACTTGCAGCGAGCAAAAACTTACGTGAACAACTTGTGCGTTGTGCAATGGATGATGAATTAGCTGAGCTCACTCAGAAATATTCAGAAAAACCAGCCGATAACCCAATCGGGTATGACTATATCGCAGTAACAACATTCGCAAGAGCAATGCGTGAGAGATATAAGAAAACTGAAAGTCTGGACGTGTCGATAAGAGACGTGTACAAGGAAGCGGAGAAAGACGTACGCTACAAAGAGTACGACAGTGGTGACTTACTGTTCGATATAATGAATACGGTACACCGCGACGCTCTAGAAGATATCGTGGAAAACACAATTGATAGGGTGGTGGACATTCCAGGGTTCGAAACTCGTGAGGACCCGAAAGACGAGGATAAATACATCGTCACAATTAATGGTCGTCGTATCGGATGGTACAAACGACTTGAAGGTTCATACGCATCTGACTTCCAAGAAATTAAACCAGAGAAACTATCTGAACTTGTGGTTAAAAACAAAATGCTAATGAATATGATTCAGGACATTCTACAAGAAGGATAATAACGAGACGGAGAAATCCGTCTCTTTTCTATGCCAAAAACCCGCAAAAAAGACAGAAATCGGGACACGTCAAACCGTAGCGATATCAAGAGATATCGGAATGTCGGGTATAATTTTCACCTTATGCTCTTAACCACTTAACCACTTAACCACTTAACCACTTCACCACTCCCTGACTTAGTCCATTGACTTAGGTATCGCTGGATTATCCTGCATAACTGACTAGATATATTGACGCGTACTAACACACTGAGGGTAATGCATTATAGACTACGGTTCTATGGTCTCACCGCTTTAACGAATCAGGGTGGTATACCGCATACAGGTATTGTACTTAGTACGTGCAGAGCATACTGCACTGTCTGTCGTGGACTACTTATTCTACCTAGGACTACCACAGAAATACCACAGAGCTACCATCTAGCTCCTACCTAACTACCACACAACTACCACAACTACCACCTGACTACCCTAGAGATACCACCTAACTACCATAGGGCTACCACCTAACTACCATAGGGCTACCTTGGAACTACCACCCAACTACCACCTAACTACCACCTAACTACCATAGGGCTACCTTGGAACTACCACCAAACTACCACCTAACTACCACCTAACTACCACACAACTACCACTTAACTGTCATAGTACTACCATAGGACAAAAAACCCGCAAAAAAAACAAGGTGCACCGTAATGCACCATTATAATAGAAACTCGTCTATGTAGCGTCTGGTTTCCCTGAAGTTACACCTCGGTACGAATATATCGATACCGCGACCTGTAATAGTCACATTATATCCAATGTCACTCGGTGAGACGTATAGTGTAAATCCATAACGCCCAACAAATAGCGCTCGCCTATCAGTATCGAATCGATATTCATATCCAAGTTCGCCCATTCGTCTTGCAAGTTTGAACCACTGAACATTGCACCACTTGACGTCCATACCCGGTCTAAAGTATCCGACACATCTTCCGACTTTGGTATCCACTATGACTGATATATCGTCATCACTCAAGTCGAATCCTAGTGGACGTATCTTCTCGCTTAACACCTTCAACGTATTATCCATACTAACACCTACTTCCTGATTAGGGACATCCGATATCCCTAATATCAAATTATACATACTGACTTTTCGTTAGAAAATGAGTCATCGCTTCTAGAGCTTGTTCATAGTTAAGTCCGTAACTAACTTCTTCCACACCGACTTTTGTAACTACTGCTTTGTAAGTCTCGCCGTCAGCGTACATTTTCATTGTCTCTGTACCACGATGAACAATGATGCACCATTCGTTTAAGTCAAATCTGAATTCACGGTATTTAATTAGCCTAGCAAGACGTAACCAATTTCTATAATACTCAAGATTCTCATTAAACTGCGTAAGTTTCTCGTAAGATGCCTTATGGTTAGATTTAATCTGACCACCCTTAAACTGCATTTTATTATATGCTGTATAACTTAGTGACACACTAGATGTGTCAAGTAGTGCCAATCCGCTTTCACCGTCAATATCTACGAACCAAAATGTGTACTTTACATCCTTGCGCAATTCATCGTTTATACTATCTTTCAACTCAACTAATTGTTCTTTATCTACAAAATCCATCGCTCATACCTCGCTTATTTTCATGTTATTCAAAAGATTGAAGGGGTACGGGGTTTACCCCGTAAGTGACCCCGCGTGTATACGCGGGGTCTAAGTCAATACCTTTAGTATATTTCGGCTAAACCGTCCACGTACATATGTCCGACTCCGACAATCTTTTTCGTGCGCACCTTCTTATTACTCGCTACAGCGAAAAACGCTTCTAGCATATCTAAAGCGCCCGACGTAGGACAACTTCCGCATAGGAATTCTTCACCGTCTACGTTTGTATACACATCAAATCCGTATTGACCTAACGACGCTTTAAATATATCAGTACCACGCTCGGCAGTCATGGCACAATCTCGAAGTACCACTTCTCCGCAAGCTTCGTCAGCCAGTAGTAGCAAGTCCCTTAATCCGTAACCGTAATTACGTAATCTAAACAGTACGTTATTTACAAGTCTATGCGAAGCGTTTAGTTCGGAAACAACATCTTCTCCGCGCTTAAGTGCAAGATACCCTCGACACGCTTCTAGATGGTACCCGTCTAATGTTTCGTTTAACCAGTTGATGTCTTCTATTCTTCCCATCGCAATTACCTCCAGATTTTATTCAAAAGATGAATGGGGTTCGGGGTTTACCCCGTAAAAAAAGACACTTTGTGTATACAAAGTGTCTAAGGTTATTCGTTATAGTCTGGTGCATTACCATATCCCAGATTACTTTCCGTCATAACGGACTTACCATCTTCCCACACTATCGTGTACTCATCGCGAGAGTACCACACCCCAGGTTCTTCTTCCGTACAGTCAAATTCAGCTTTAAACGTCATTTGTTTTAACCCATTAGCTAGCACCCTTGACTCCCCGGTTTCGTATTCTGATTCCGTAAGTGGTATTTCAAAGAACCACTCGGCATTTCGAGCGAATGTCCACCTACCGATTCCACTAAATGCGAGTTCGACAGTCACACTATCTTCACTCTGCTCAAAATCACTCGCTTCTCGAATTGCTTTTTCGACAGCGCTGCGACTGAACGTATCTTTAGACAGCACTGTATAAGCAGGTAGTTCATCAAATTCGGTCGTGTAGACTGCGTTCTTTTCAGACAGAATCTTTAAGTACACAAAATCGATAAGGCTTTTCTCATCAGGAGCAGTTATGAACACCGTCCCCCAAGCCGTTGTCATATTGGCCATTTCTTTATCACCTTTCTAACATATTTAGTGAAGTTGCCCTAGGCGAACTTTCTACTACAATTTCTAATAAGTTGCCCTAGGCAAACATTTCTAATATAATCCAAGTAAGTTGCCCTAGGCGAACTTTCTTCACCATATGCTAACTTATTTCTGTTTACCTCTCAGATACTCTGTATCCTCGTTCGATAATTTAATTTCGTGACCACCAGCATCTATCAACCAACCTTGTTTGTAGGATTCGTCGTATTTGAATCTGAAAGTCTGTGGTACAAAGCGCTTCTCATCAAGTGTTCGCAGCGTACTATAGCTGTATTTCTCATCTAGCGGGTCAATTGTCACTTTCTCACCTTCAACATGTATTTTATTATCAATTGCCGAAAGTGGAACGCTTTGAGCTGACTCTACTTTACCAATCGTATGTGTATATAGATACCCACCACCAGACGCGAGTAGAAATATTAACCCTAAAGACGTTAGAGTCCCTCCTGCTCTACCAGATGGTAAGAACCTTAATACATATAGTGTAAGTAGAAACGCACCTGTACCGAATGCGGTAGCACCTATAAACAATGGTAGTGTGACGAAAGCCGACTCATAGAATGCACTCACGATTTTAACTTCTTCAAATATCATATAATTTCCTTTCTGAAAGTTGCCTTAGGCGAACTTTCTTGCGTAGTATTTACTCAGTCGCCTTAAGCGAACAAAATCAAAAGGGGTGATGGGTGTGGGCAAAGCCCATGTCTAACTCATTTGGTGTATACCAAATGAGTTAAGTTTTATATGAAGGTGATAGAAAAAACCCGCAAAAAAAAGAAACGGACGTATAGTCCGTCTATAACTTAAAGAGGCCTCGAGCCCCTCTGTGCTCCGTATAGCACAAGTTAAAACAAATAGACCTCAACCATTGTCTTTCCAGAAACTTCAATTGTTCTAATTCGTAATACACGTTTACTTTCTAAATCAGTACTATACGTTAAAATTTCATCTATGGTATCTTGCTTAGAAGCGTATTCAGCCGCAATTTCTATATCGTGAGCATATACGTCACCTTCATAGATAAACAGAGCGTCTTTCAATGTATGAACTATGTCAGATAATTTCATAGTGCTCACCATCTCGTGTTCGACTGGAGTCACACGAATGATACCAGGCTCTATACTCAACACTTTTGTATCCAACAATGCTTCTTTGAATCCAGTAGTGTCTCCAAATACTTCTCCCGCAATATACTCCATTTCGTACGTCCCGCGTGATGTCACAACATCAACTGGACCTACTGTTAGTGGTAATACGTCTTTTAATTTCATTTCTTTTCTCATAATTCATTACCTCGCTTATTTTATCAAAAGATATTAGGGGCATGGGGGTTTACCCCGTAAATACACTTTGTGTATACAAAGTGCCCAAGTCCTATGTTTCCGACACTTTACACCCAACCATGTTCCGCATGCTGCGTACAATTGTCGGGTACAAAAGTCGGAGGAATTAGGGATATTCACTATCCCTAATTATTGTTTCGGAATATAATTACGTACGTATTCCATCATAAATGTCACATCTGACGCGTATTTATATCTGACGTATATTACCAGACAGTTAATTATTACTGTTAGGATAATTGCTACTTTAACTATAGTTAACCACTTTTTGTATTTCTTTTTGTTAACCATGTGGACTGATGTTTCTCGTTTAATGTGATATTCATTTGTTTTTCTCGCTATTGCGTCATCAAATACACCGCCAACATTTCCACCTTTAAACTCTTCAATATCCTCTTCGAACTTATATTCAATTTCACTTAACTCACCGACACAATTAGCACCTAACACCATTAGTGCGATAGCCTCAATAACTAACAGCACTAACAACCATTGGAGTATCATACTGACCGTGTTAGTGAATTCGTATGTCAAGAATTGATTGCGCACTTCAACATATAATCCTGGTACTTTACCTACAAAGCCGTTTATCTTCTCTAATATCGTTACAATTTGTTCTTCCATTTATCTCACCTCAACTTGTTATCGTCTTACTTTGTCTAAGAATAAGATATCAGGTGCCAACACATATTGTAGCACGATACAAATACTTATTATTACTACCATACATATTATAAAGATGATGAATTTCTTACGTTTATTTCTTATATATTCTACGTCACGTTTATACGCTAAGTTATTAGGGTCATATCCCTCGTTTGCGTTTAATATCAATGATGCTAAAACAAGAATTGTCGCAACAATACCAAGACCGAGCGCAACATCACGTATATATGATAGCAGTTCATTCACAAAATATTCGTTACGTAATCCGTAATACAGCTCAGGTGTTTTGTCGATACCCGATTGTAACTTCTCCATTAATATCTTTAATTGCTCTTCCATTTCTTATTACTTCCTCCCGTAAATTGAGTAATTATTGTCCCAAACCTATGTTCGGGACAATTGTTTTACAATTAGGGATATTCACTATCCCTAATCTTCATAATCGTCAATGTTAATTAACTTCCACACAATAGTATTAATTGAATCGCGCAGATTGATTTTATCAGTCCAGTGAATTTCTTTATCAGATGTATCACCTAAATGAATATGTGACTCCCATTTTTCTGTAATACCACATGTATTTCTGTCGAAATTAGTACTATATTTTATACCGCGACCGCATTCTCTGATTTCATGGTGAATGGCACGCTCATAACTTATATCGAGTACGTCGTATGACGAATATTTACCTATTTTTATCGAGTACTTGAATTTTAATGTTGACATTTCATCGAATATATTTTCCGAGATAAAATAAAGGTGATGTTCTTCGTTGTCCATATCTTCATACTCATATTCATACCGTATATTAGTAAATTCCATACCGTACTGGTCGAATAATATACTTTGTATAGCAGACGGTATATAATTAAAATATTTGACTACCTTATCGACCTGCTCACGCGGTGTTCTGTAAACACCAATTACATTTTCCACTTCATTTTCTACTGTAAACACTTCTACTGCACACCCTACACGGTGAGCTCTAACTCCATATATCATTTGCATTACCTCCATTTATTCAGACCACACTACTATGTTGTTCGGACTCGACGTCGCTTCTGTTCCATCTTCAAACTGAACTGTCATCGTATGACCGCTCATACCTGTGTGGTAGTCATAACCTTTTGCTTTACCTTCTTTGACAACTTGACCATTAAGTACTACACGTGCGTGTTTAGTTGCGTTTGCCTCGACTTGATTTGTATCACTATGTGAAAATATTACTATCGCTAAAGTGGTCAATACTACTGTGATAGTAACTAACCCTAAACCAATACCTATTTTCTTCATACTCTCTTTAATATTCGTCGCCCTGGTCATTTCCTTCTACCTCGCTTTCGTTATTCAAAAGATAATTGGGGTTTACCCCGAAAAAAAGCCCATTTGCGTAGACAAATGGGCTGAAACATTTCCCTATTACACTGGTTTTATGTCCATCTTGTTAAGCGTTCATAACGTCTACCATTTTTGCTATGATAGCGTCTATTTTACGTTGTTTAGCCAATACTGTTACTTCATCGATTTGGAATTCGTCTTTCACATCATAATAAGACACAAATAGACGACTATCATCATCATAACCCCATCTCCAAATGCGCTCAATAGACCCTTGGTCTTCTAATTCCATCCATTTGGGCCATAGTAAGAAATGAAGATAGATTGAATCACCATCTAAAAGAAACGCAGTGCGGTCTTCATTAGCGTAGATGTCAAATAACAAACCTCGTTCTTCGTTAGTCACAAACCCCGTACTTTCATTAGTTGCTGTGTACCATGCTTTATCGATTGCTTCAAAAGAATCGTCTGTTACACTAATTAAACCATAACCATCATTGACTTGCGCTTTATCGACAAAATCAATTGTCTTAAGAACGTCTTGTGGTTTTTCTTCTACAGACTCATGTACGAATAAGTACGCAAAACCGTAGTTTTCACCGTCCCAGTTGTGTGCAAGTTTGATAACCTTGTACTCACCTGGAGTTGCAGTTTCTTTGACCTGTCCGAATTGGCCAATCGCAATCTTACTTCCTAATGTTATAGTTGTCTCTTGTTTATTTGTTATGCTATTTATCATGTTTTCCCCTCCGTTAAATATAAAACCACAAAGTCGCCTTTGGCGAACATTGTTCGTCAAAGGCGACTCTTATTATGTATTATACTCTTTTATATCCGCGTTGAAACGCAACACGAGCAATCGCTTTGAAAATGTCTGAGTTTTCAGCTTTTCTGATATCACTCATTTTAGTTGGAGCAAATTCTCCAAATGTATCAATTCCCCATGAAACAGCTTTAGCAACCACTTTATGTTCTTTAGCTATAGCATTTGTGCGACGACTCGCTGCTTTTGGTGTTACTCCGATTTCTAACATTTTTTCTCTTAAAGTCATAGTATAAATCCTCCGTAAATTACTTCTCTAAACTCACTACGTATAAACCTAATAAACTACTAAACACACCTACAGCGTATTGAGCTAACGCCTGTGTTAATGATATATCTCCTAGCTCTAATGCGCCTGTAGTACCTAATAACATTACTGCGCCTAAAGTTAGTGCTCCGATTTTTGTACATTTTCCGAATTTAGTTAACTTCATACTAATACCCCCATTTCTTGTTTTGACTTTTTTTACGATTATAAGCGCGCCCATTTTGAGTGCGACTTGCACCTGTTCTTTTCATCTTTAAGTGATTTTGTAATTCTTCACTATCCATTTTGTATTTGTAAGTTGGTTTTACTGTAATTTTCATTTTCTTCTCCTCCATAAGTCTACCTCGCTTTATTTTTATCAAAAGATATAAGGGGTGTGGGGCTTGCCCCATCGATTGCGATTTTGTGTACACAAAATTGCCCAAAACAATCTAATCTCGCTTCGACCGCATCAGGTCTTGTTTATGGACATGGCACTTTAACTTTGCCAAGCCATAATGTCACTTCAGCACGAGAATATTGCCACAGTAGTTTATCCGTAAGGACACACTAAAAGGTTACTCACCCAGTCGAATCGACATTAGATTGTTTCGATTTTTTATCAAAAGATATAAGGGGTGTGGGGCTTTGCCCCATAAATGCCCCTTTGCGTATGCAAAGGGGCTAAGACTATAGTTCGAGCGTGTTGTCTAGGTCGAAGTCGGAGTCAGTTAGAACCATATCATCTTTAACTTCTTCTAGTTTTTCAAGTGATTGTGGTTCACCAGCAATACGACCATCAACCGCACTATTCGCTCTGACGTTTCTTTTCTCCAATTCTTTCTCTAATAATTTCTCATCAACGGCGAATGGTGAATTCACTTTAATATAGTCATAATCTTCGTGGTAATAAGCAGCATCACTCTTGAGTCGTCCCAGGTCTTTCGTGTAAGCTTTCCATAATGCCAGTTTTCCATGTCGTTTTTGTTCCACCTTCTCATCTGGTTTAAGAACATAATCGTCTATGATTTCTTTAGGGTTAGATTTGTGTAGGTGTTCTTTTGTGAGCGTGACTGACTTAATCTCGTCTTTGTCAAGATAGTATAATTTATCACCTTCTGTGAAAGTGTACATAGTAACTTGATATTTTCTCATTTTCGTTGTTCCTTTCATTCTACTTATATTTGGTTTGTTTCATCAAATTGTAGTTACCATCTTCATTACTAACAACCTAATTCAGTCTCACCGAAATCTAAATCAGCATCGTTTAATACTTCTTGTTCACCAACTGTTTCCAGAATTTCTAGTGTTTTGCGCGTACCTATAGTCTTACCATCCACAACCTCGCTCATCGCTTGTATTAATTCGTCACTAGATACATCTCCTAATTGAAATACCTTATCGTTAATCAAACGAATATGCGAGTGGTCATTATTTGTGAGTGCTGTATTATCTGGACCAACAAGTAGTGTCACTGTTTTGAGTATATCAGGTCTAGTCGTGTAACCTTTATCCCTATACCAGAGTTGGTGAGTAGATATATCACCTTGGCGAATGTTAGAGAACGTACCACTAATACTACCTTTATGTTGCACATTATCCAATTGAGCATTTTGTATCTGTGAGTACGGGTTACCTTTCACAACCGAGTTAGATACGTTGGAGTCAAACACATGACTAGTTATTCTTGAATTCACTACAGTTGAATCTTTGACATATTTCGAGCAATATGAATCGGATACCTCCGAGTCAAATACATTGTACACTGTGGAATTCCTTACTGTTGAGTTACGAACGATTGACCAGAGATAACCTTTTTGTACGGTTGAGTCCGCTACAGTTGAGTTCTTAATGGTAGTACCCGCACCAATATGCGAATCACCATATACTCGTGATGATGCGTCTACCCACGCCACATCGTCATACGCGGTAAATTTATCACTTATCTGGTCTAGACTCTCGATATATCCACCCATCTTTCTATCGGAGTTATCTTCACCAAAAACAGCATATTGTGACGAGCTGTCAAGACGCGGATTTGATTCGGCGAGATACAATCTAGATAGTGTATGTCCATCGACTTCAATCTGGTCTGTCTCGTCTAAGTAGTACTTAATTTTATCTTCCATAGTCCTATTCCTCTCATTTGCTACTTATATTGTACCATAAATATAGCTAAGACGCAAATAATTGTTTGTTTAAGCAATATATGATATAATGAAATTAACTATAAGAAAGGATGAGAATATGGCACTACAAGAAAAGTTTACACAAGAACACGTCGCAACTATTCAGCTAAGTGAATCCGCACAAATCGGAGAATTCGGCTCAAGTGAAGAAACAAAGGTCACACCTGGTACATATAACGTGTATAAAGTCACGAAGAAAGACGAAGGGTATTATGGGCTAATGTATGCGCAAGAAGGTGACTTCTACACTAACATCGAAAATATGGACATGACAGATTTGCGAGGTGTTGATACCGCTACTTATGGTATAGCAGATAGTCGGGAAGAATATAACGCTTGCTTAGAGGATTTATATGTCAATGACGGAGGTAGCAGTCCGACAGCCTATGTCGGAAAGACTAATTCAGGTGATGGTGACTTTATTGTCTATACAAATGATGATAACACTGCATTTTTCTTAGACGATGAGAATATCTATCTGAATCATCTTATCGAAGAGCTTCATCCTGAGGATGCTCGTGATATACTGAACACGATTGACGGGTACCAATGGGAGCCAAAAAAGAAGGAGATTACAACGTATTTCTACGGGTTAGATGTATCTGAATATACAACTACAGTTAGTGAAGGTAAACGGAATATCGACGCCATGGCGGAAGTGTATGTTGCAGTATATGAAACTGAGAAAATGAAACAAGATGGTGCCAAGGATAAACTCACACCTAAAGAGACTGAGATGCAAGGATTTACACAAATCAATCTGCGCGATGAGAGTATTGACTACATCGAAAGAAAAGACCTGGACAGTGTGGTTGTAGACGCGGCTTCCAATTTTGCTGAAGTATCTTATGATGGCAATGACCACTATATGTGTAGTGAATACCGGGTTGGGCGTGGTCGTGAAGATTACACCATAACACAAGAAGAAGATAGTTATACTGAAGAAGGACATCCTTTGTATACTGTGACGCACTATTATAAAGGTGGTTATGACGATTTTACTGGACGTACCCTCGGGGAAGCATTCTTAGAAGCAACGGGTGTTACCGAAGACCATATCGAACCGTATGTTTGTTGTAAAGACGGATTTAAACCAATAGACGGTGCAATCAACCTTAGATATGCATGTGAATATGACAGACGAGGAAATGTAACTTTCGCACCTAAGTTCAAAGACAAAACAGATAACATACTGATTAACGCACAACTAACACGAGACGGTTGGAATGGTGTAGTGGCTGTAGGTTATAATTTTAGGAGCCAAGGTGAAACAGAAATATTCGAAGAGATTAAATTCCACAATATGAGAACACAGGAAGTATTGGATGTAGTCGATAAACTACAATTCGAACATATGGGAACGCATATTAACCAAGAACCCGATTGGTCATTTGCGAAAGAAGATAACTTAGAAAGGTAAAAAATCCGCAAAAAAGGAAGACGAACATGTTGTTCGTCTTTTTAAGTATAAACGTTTTACGACAATTGTCGACCTCACAGACATGTAGTCAACAATTGTCGTATACTATATTTTTACGAAAATAGGTAACGTTACCTATCTGTCTATCCCACCTAAATATTCAAGGAAGTTTATATCGGGAGCTAAATACGCATCAGCTACAAACAAGCCAATACCTATAACACAAAGCATGATTAACACACATGTTAGTATCACTAATGTTCTTCTAACCTTCTTATATTGCGTTTGTTGCGTATTATAATCTTTCGCCTCATCGTAATCGTCTTTAAAGTTAGCATGTATCTTATTGTTAGAGATATAAGCTAATCCATCGTGATACATTAATTCATCCCCAGTCAATCTTTGATGGACGCCATTGTCATATACGATAAAGCACCCCGCAAGTCTTAGTGTAACTTCATCTTCATATTCGATAAATCTACCGTCTTCATCACGCGTATAGAACTGAAAACCTTGCTCGTCTTTAGTTACATACAGTTTAAAATGCTCGCCATCAACAGTATGATTTATATAGTAATGAACCTTACCGTCTATTGTCTCAAGTTCAACTGTTCCGAGACGTGTTCTACGCAATTGTTTTGACATATTCCCTTCACGAATCCAATATAATACAATCACACCACCCACACAAATTGTGCATAGCATGAGAGCGCCAATTATTTCACGTAATATGTTATGAATTACGTATTGTTTTCTTACAACTTCATATACTTGTGGGATAACGTCGACAAGACCATTTAGTTTTTCTAATAATTTCGTAATTTGTTCTTCCATATTGTACCTACTTTCTAAGACCGTCTAACATTACTATATCAGGAGCGTACATATAAAGAGCAAGCCTACAACCAATTGTAATTAACAATGCGATAGCACCTACCGTAAGTAGTATTTTATTCATGCGACGTATAGATGGAAGGTCATCCTCATCTATCAGCTCACCATACCTATCCATTATTATCATAAAAATACCTACGCCAAGACCCACACCCGCAATCGTACCGAAGAAGCCACTCAGCACATCAGCGATGTGATATACAATATACTGCGAACGTAGTGATTCATACATTGCCGGTATGTTATCTACTCCCTTGTTGAGTTTTTCTGCCAGTTTTATTAATTGTTCATTCATCTAATTACCACCTTTCTATTCTTATGTTTTGTTCGTTTGTTAGTCACAATAGTCAGGAGATTAGGGATATTCACTATCCCCTATATAAACCTTTAAGCTTATCTATAATTTCACCATTTGCATCACCTATACTGCTAATTGTGTTAACAATAGCTAATCCGAAACCAACAACTCGGTCTGGTTGGCGACCATAGTCACATGACGCTTCTTTGTATCTGAAATTAGTATGGCGCAGTTGTACCCCGGTTAAATCTGGTTCAGATATAGTGACTGTAATATCCCTATCCCAATCGTCGAACGTAGCTGTTACAAGTAGTTGCTTCGTCTCACTATCTACAGTGATTTCATCACGAAAGCGTAATAGACTCTTATCTAACTCAAGCTTATGAGGTACACTGTCAAGTCGGCTGTGTATATGTAACAAGTCGCGACGACTCCAAATATACCCATACATTTCTCTCATTAGTTCGTATTTATCCGGGTTGTAGAATGCTTGTATCGGCTTGTCATTATCATATAGTGTTATGTAGTTACCTTCTGACTCAATCGTATAGCGTTTTGAGCATTCGTCTGAGTTCACAAACCTAGCAAACTTCTCAAACACTTCTTCAGTATTACGACCACGGAAACTTTTATCTATGTATCTACAAAGTTTACTAAACTCTTCTGATTTGTCAGTTTCAGCTTCACGCATTTCGCGTACCTCGTGAATCAACTTTGCTGTAAGCATTTTATGAGCTAAAAGTCCACTATATTGGTCTTCAATCTCAATTTCATCATCTACACGACAATACGGTACAGGAAAATCGAACGCGGTGATTGTTACCGCAAGACCTGAATTGACTGTGACTTTATAAGAGTAATGTACCAGATAGTCATGTCCATCAATCGACATATCTTGTCTATAACTAATTCGCGGTAATTCCTTAGCAAATAGTGTAAGGCTACCAACGCCCGTCGGTAATAATTGGTCATATAACAGTATTAACGCACCTGTCGATTTCGCTTTACTGTAATCTGATATATAATCTAGTATATCCTCACTTTGAGCTCGGTTTAGCGTATCACTTTGGGCCAAGACTCCGTTGTTTACTGAGCGTAATTCGAGTTTACCGCCTTCCACACATGCGATTTTGTAGTTATCATCGCAACCTTTTGCTGAACGAATACCACTTTTAATATAACTGTTCCAATTTTGTATGTCACACATAGTTCATCCACCTTTCTTACTTCGTAATGAATTTTCTTGGACCGTTAGACCTATAATTTAGCAGCCCACTTACTATTTCGTAGTATTCTTCTCGGTCTAAGCGGTTCACATAATCACCTGCGATTATTCTGATGATATTTTCTTCTTCATAGACCTTAATCATCGCAAGCATAGAATATGAGAATTTTCCACATGGTCGTGGTTTGTCAGAGTGTTTCGCCAAACCGACGTAACAACCATTACTGTTTTGTTGTCTAAATAATGTATAATAGTAGTCAGAACCTTTGTAGTGCCAATTATTTAACATATCGCGATACGACAATGGTTTACTATACATATAATATAGATTATCTAACATTAATTCCTTAATGCGTTCATCCAGCTTGTTTTCTTCTTTGATTTCAAATTGTCTTAAATCTTTCATATCGTACCTCCGTCATGAATTCTATCAAAAGATTATAGGGGTGTGGGGCTCGCCCCATAAAAAGCCCATTTGCGTAGGCAAATGGGCTAGAAACGTAGAATTATTTCATACTACACTTTTAAACTACAGCACCAACGGCTCGTCATCTTCGAAGACGTTACCCAAACATAGTTGGTGTCCAAAATAGTTCTTAATACTTTCCAGATTGTCTTCGAAAATCTCTTTCGGGTATCCTGAAACAGTTTCGGTAGCAATTCCCAGAATTGGTACTATTTTACCGTCATGTTCTAACTTACTCATCACTTCACGATATTGTCGTTCATTTTCTGTTTCGTCTGTTGTAGTAAATGTGTACAGTGATTTCTTGGCGAAAACTCGGAATTCCCCATCTACTTTAACTGCGTATCCAACATAATCTATAACTTTACGTACATCCGGCGTTAAGAAGTCGTCATCAGTGACCCTATATGTTGTTGAATTATCTGGATAATAAGGTATTGTAATGTACGCGTTGTGACCAGACCTACCACCTTCGAATATAGTGAATAAGTTTTCATCAGTTATTTTCTCACTCGCGTCAGCATACTCTTTTTTTTCGTTGATATAGTCTATTTCTTTTTGATTTTGTTCTTCTTTACGTCTTCTTATTGATTCTTGTTGTCTTTTAACCGATTCTCTCTCATCTTCAATCATCTGCTCAGTCATAAATGGGATTTGCTTTTGATGTTCGCTTGAATATCTCTTTTCAGATACATCAACTGTGAATGGTTTGTGAGTTTCTTTTGAATTTGGTCGAACTAATGAGATTCTGACGAACTCTGGGCCTTCATCTAACTGAAACATACTCACCTTGAAATCTTTACCATAAAACTCGATGTTGCTATCAAAATCTTCGATTAAGGTTTCTTTCATCAGTTCTAATGTTTTTTCTAGGTCTAATCTGTGTTCGTTTCCATAGTAGACGTCTTCCACTTCCTTGATATTCACTGTCGATATTAATTCATCGTAACTTGTCATATTATACTTCTCCTGTTCCATCTGACGTCTGTTTGTCTGTATTTTCCAACTTGTATATACAAATTATCCTAGAATTAGGGATAATAAATATCCCTAATAGTTCACTACTCGATGAGTAGATTTATCATTTTCTTCTGACACTTCTTGAATATCTGCGTATGTGATATTTAATGTGTTCAGACAGTCTTTAATATATCTACACTCTTGTAGTTTGTCATAGATTTCTTCAGGGCTAAAGTGTTTTAGACCAGCATTTAGGAAGCACCAGTACATTCTATATTGTTTAGACCTTGTGTCGTAGCCAAATTCGTCTGCGATAATATCCGCGATATTTTCACCTGTTATTTGGCCCTCATATAGTCTACAGCCTAGTGATAAGTCAGTATTACCACCTGTCATTAAGTACGTTGTGAATTGTGTAGATAATCTATTTAAGATTTCGACAACGGTATCACACCCGCCGACAAGGTTTGCTAAGACACCTTCGTCACAAACCCTGCGGTAACAGATTTTACGACCATTACTACGTTCAATACGGTTCCAATTTTCAGGGCCACTTTCATAAAGATTACTTAGAGGTAATAATTGTATATGGTGTGACCCCACTTGAATGTCTTCAAAATGAGCATGTGATTTACCGTCTCTACGAATAATTTCAAATCGACCAGTTATGTATAGCTCAGGTAGAGGTACTTCTATGTACCCGCTTTCAAACCCGTATTGTTTATATACTCCAGGTTCATGTTTAAACGTAAAAGTAACTATGTTGTCACGTGTGTTGTATATTACTTTAATAAAGCCGTGCGCTATTTCTGTTTCCATGTTTGATAAATCTATATCTGTGAATGTACCAACACCTTCTATATGCTGGTGTGCTACACGCAAACTTTTACCAGCTAACCAGCTTTCAGTATTCATATTTCGTGGTGAGTCTGGGTTATGAATAGTTTGTTTAGTATAAAACATCCCGACATACCTCCTTCTTTATAGTTTGATACCTTTATCTACGTATCCGTCTCGTGATACTAGAGCTTTACACCCGTCTTTTAATTTGACACACGCCATATATTCACCTTGTGCGTATCCAAAATGATATATTGGAAGAGGTGAATGGTGTAGTGTACATTTGTCTGTGTGTTCACGTTCAGTCACATCGCCTGTTTGTAAATATTCGTTTAAATAGGTGTTAATTGAAGTACTGTCCCCATAATCCCCACTTTTGAGCTTAATATGTGTTACCACATCACCATCAACGATGACAGGTTCGTATTGTTCTGGAAAATCATCAGGACTGTAAAGTGGTGAAGTTTCATCAATCGGTAATAGTACTAAATTCTGTTCAAATACATTCTTTAACTGTCTAACACGCTTCGTTTCTGTTTTATGAGTAATAGCGTGTTTGACACTTTCAGGTTTAAAATTCTTTAGTTCTGATAACATTATTTTCCACCTTTCGTTTCAATTTTATACGCGATAAAATCCCCCGTTGCTAGCGACGCTCTTTCGGTAGGATTTAATTTACTCACGTCGATTGTGAACACTACTGTGTCTCCCACTTGGTATTCCACTTCAATATTCGGGATAGCTTCTTTTAGTGGTGCTAAATAGTGTTTCATCATGTAATCATGAATAGCCTCTCTCACACCTTGCTTTTTACTAACCGGGTGTTTAAATAGATGAGCAATAAATACTAACGGATAACTTTCAACTAGTGATGGTAGTATTGCATCCAACTCTTCTTCTAGATACTTGTTGACATCCATGATAAGTGTTTGGTTGAATCGACCTAAACCATCAGGTGAAACTTCTTTACCGTTGATGATTGACTTCGTTAGTGTTTGGCTTTCGTAACGCGCTACATAGTCGTTGACAAGAGACGGTGCAGTAATGTCTTCACATTCTCCCGCAATAGTAATGTTTAATAGTTCTGAAATATTCGATTTATGTACTAAGTACGCTGTTAATTTATGGTGCAATTTCTTTATGTCCATACTTGGTTTAACACGTGAAACTAGTTCGTATGTAGTAACATCTAACAGGCTACCTAAGCCTGTGTGTGTTAATCGATATAATAATTCTTTTTCACTCATAGGTGCCCCTTTCTAATTAAGACATGGTACAATAACTTCGTAAAATAATTGTCGTTGTATATTTGGTAAATTCTTCTTCATCATCGCCTGTACGATATCTTCTGGTGTAGGATTTAACTGACCGTTTGATTCGTTACGGTATGCGTTTATACGCGTTGCGACAAAATCACCATTCGGCGGTATGTGTACTTCTACAAATTGAGATGTCGGAGAGTACCATTGACCGAATTCTTCTATTTGATTTGAATGACGTGCGTCAATAAGTTGAACCCAGTTCGAATCGTGTATTATACTTCTCTGACCACCTTCGATTAGTTGACTAGCAATACTCGTGTCGTCATTAACAACAAACGTTCCGATTGATTTAATTCGTAAATTTGTACAGACAACTGACCCATCAAATGGATTTGTGCCTAATTTCAATGGTTTCTTACCGTTAATCTGATTTATATGTTCGGTTAATAATTCGATTAGTTGACCGTTTGTAACGCGTAAATCACTTTGTTTCTCATCTATAACATATGTGACCGCTGTATAAATACCACCACCGTGGTAGAAAAATTGTACATAGTCATATTTTTCTGTAGTGATGACTGGTGTGTATAATCCAACTGCTAGCGGGATATGATTAGTTTCAACTTTACGGTTAATTTGTTTATACGTCTCTTTTAGTCTTTTGACGTTGTTATTAAATATACTCATTCTTTTACCCCCTACTCAAACGGTGGTTCTTCACCGATACTCGCTATCATTATTTTTAGTACATCACCCTCAGGTTCACGCCCTTGCGTGTGTCTGTTGATGAATTCATTCTTTTTCTCTACCCATTCTTTGTGTGCTCTACTTTCTACTGCGACACGTTTTGGCAGTATAGGCTTTGGTGGTTCAATTGGTTCGATGTCGATGGGTTTTGTCACATCGACTACCGCAATTAATTTCGTAAACATAGCATTCAATTCCTTTCTTTTAACAAAAGTAATTTGGGGTACGGGGTTTGACCCCGTGTTGGTCACGAGTGTACGCTCGTGACCGTTAGATTTTAAAAACCTACAAATTCAGCGGTTGGTTTGAGGTTGCTAGCGTCCCAAATCCAAGTATTACCTTCTAAACTGTACGTGTTATATCTCCCGCTATGGTTGGTAACACATAATGTTTGACCGATGTATTTCTCCATCTGGCGGTTCCAACCAGTTCGATAATTTCTTTTTTCTTCTTCGCTTAGGTCACAAACACGTACCAACTCTCCAACTCGGTACGATGGCCAGCTACTACCAAAATAGATAAGGTTATACCGACGAAAAATACCAGAGGTCGTATCATCCTCAGCCGTTATTGTATAATAATCGTCACCAACATAACCTGTAACTGTACCGTAACAATTTATCAGTTCATGTTCACTGCCTGTGGAATGTGGATGGCTATTTTTCGGTAACTCATTTACAAACACTTTTGTTCCTATTTCCATCAATTACACCTCCCCTCTTTCTAGTAACCTACAAATTCACTAATAGGTTTGAGATTACTGGCATGCCAAGTCCAAGCATTACCTTCTAACCTATAACGATTGTCCCGACCCAAGTGTCCCTCAATGCGTACTGTTTGACCAATATGTTTATTCATTTCAGAACGCCAACCAGATGGGTATTGTTCTTTTTCTTCTTCGCTCATATCGCAAATACGCACCATATCACCAACTCGATATGTCGGTCCATGCTGTCCGAGGTCGATAAGTTCACACTTATGGATACAACCTGATAGTGTTTCACCTGTAACGTTACTTATAATGCTTACTTCATAATATTCGTCATCAATTATCGATTTGACTGTACCGTAGCATCCCACTGAAGTCTTTTCATATCCTGTAGGACTTGGGCGGTGTCGGTTCAATACGTAGTTAATAAATACATGTGTACCTAATTTCAGCATATTCCTACCTCATTTCTAATAACCTACAAATTCAGTTTCGGGCACCAAATTATTAGCGTGCCAAATCCAAATATTACCTTCTAATCTGTATGAATCGAAGTTTCTATAATGTTCTTTAACTCTTAATGTTTGACCAATGTATTCATCCATAAGGTGATTCCAACCGACGGGATATTGGTCTTTATCTTCTTGGTTCATCTCACAGATGCGTACCATGTCCCCAATACGATATGAGGGTTCGTCAGGTCCAAGGTTGTGAAGTTCATTTCGAAGGAAAGAGCCTAATAACGACTCACCTGTAACCTTATCTGTAGCTTCTACAGTATAATAATTATAATGTTGGTCATCTACAACGGTTCCGTAACATCCTACTAAATCTTCTTCGTGACCTGTAAAATGCGGGCGACTGCAACCTACCGTTTGTTTTATGTATACATGCGTACCTATTTCCAGCATATCTCCACCTTCTTTCTAAAAGCCTACAAACTCACTCGCTGGTTCCAAATTACTGGCGTGCCAATCCCACCAAACATCTTCTAGATGATAGGTGTCTGGGTAGTTACAAGTCTCAACAACACGCGCTGTTTGACCGATACAAGCATCCATTTCGTCCACCCAACCAACTATGTAGCGTTTCTTATCGCTATCACTTATATCACAAATACGCACCATATCTCCAACTTTAAATTTTGGTCTATATGTATCCATATTAACCACCTCATCTTCATGTACGACACCTATCGTATTCCAGCCATCCTTATCGTTTGAAACTGAATAATAACCTTGACCTATATGTTCAGTGATGAATGCTTTACGGCATGATATACTGTATGACGTTAATTTTTCACGACCAGATGGCAGACGTGTTGGTCTATTTTCGTCTTTGAAGACCTTTTTGATAAACACTTCGGTACCTACTTCTAACATAATCACACCTTCTTTCTAATAACCTATAAATTCACATAGAGGTTCTAGGTTCACGTCTTCCCAAACCCATGTATTTTCTTTCACTTTATAACAATTTGGGTGACCTTTGTGTGATTCGATAGTGACAACTTTCCCGATATGAGCTCTCATATCGTACATCCAGCCTGGAGTATAATATTTTTTATCATGTTCAGTTGGTTCGCATATTTTAACCTTGTCTCCAATTTTAAACCTTGGTCGATATGTATCCATATTAACCAGCTCATCTTCATGAATATAAACAGCGTGTTCCTTAACCATATCTTCGTGATAAGTCATGTCATCTTCATGAGCAACTAGATAATAACCGTTATCCGCACAATCTACAATATAGCCATATTCACGCTCAATAAATCTAAGCCCTTGTTGAACTCCGGGCCTATCATCCTTGTATAAATTCTTGATGAATACTTTTGTTCCTATGTTTAGCATTAATAATTCCTCACCTTTCTAACAGTGAAGTCTGACCATCCAAGCTAATCTTGGATGGCGCTTCTAATGTTAAATTATTCTTCCAATTCGTAAAATTGGTCTAAAATAGTTGACGCTTCATTTTGTACTGCGACTTCTAGTTTCGGATACGTATATGAGCTTATTGAGTATGGGCCTGACTTTTTCGCCATATATCCAGCTACAAATGCTGCACGTAACATATCTGATACTTTAGTGTAATTTACTTGTTGATTATTATTGAGTAAGATTTGGTGAAGTAATGACTCACTAAGAGTAGCGTCAAATAAGTCTTCTACTGCGTCTATTTCTTCTTGTTGTGAATATTGTGTGTATGTACCTCGTGTGTACGTGTAGTTAGTTTTGTGACCACCATAACTATAAACAGTGTAATCTGTCGCAGCAGAACCATGAATATACTTAGACACACTGATGGGTCTTTTGATTACTTGTTTATCCCATTCGTCAAATAGACTTTCATCGAAATCTAAGTCACTTGCATCGTAAATGACCTGCTCTTTTGCGTTATCGTATGTGCTACTAGGGTTAGTTTCCATAATTTTCCCTAGTTCTTCTTCAGTCATACCAAGTCGCATTACTCTATTCATTGTCATCCAAGAGTACATTACAGGTTTATCCGTATTTAATAACCCAAATACTAATTGGAATCCGTCGTTTGATGAGTTCTCTTCATCAGTACCTGATGCAAAAGCGTTCATAGAGTTGTGACTGTGTGTTTCAACATACATACCGAAGTTTCTATTGAACACATCATACCATTCGTCAGAGTCAGCAACTTCTGTTAATGCTCCGCTATTGTATTGAAGTGGTGTGTATGAGAACAGGTCTTCTGTCCAGTAATGAACTCCAGGAATGTCTTTAATTACTTGCTCATTACCATCGTCATCTTTAACTGTTTCTTGTTTGTATTGGTTCCAGTAAAAGTTTACTTGAGCCTCTTCACCATTTTTGTGGGTGATGCGTTTATACCACTCGATAACTGTCTCGATTGCTTTACGTGGTAATTTTGGTGCCGGATTTTCCGTCACAAAACAACCGTTCGATAGACTATCGTATGCGGCACCTAAACCAGGATAATCCCCACCTTGGTTTTTAACTGAGAATCCGTATTTTGAGTCAACAACTTCGAATACACCGTTTCCGGCTAGAATAATAGTTTTCAGCAAACCTTTCTTGAACTCTTCGTCTTTAATTGTATTAGTTTCAGAGATTTCTGGAGTACTCCCCATTACTCTTGGTTTAGCTACAAATGAGCTAAAGTCAAATTCTTTGTCCATTTTAATTGTATTGGATTTCTTTGTGTAAGTTGTGATTGCCATAGTTTCCTCCATTTTCTTTCTTTAATACTTCGACCAGGATTTGAACCTGGACGCTACTCGAGCACACGGTCTAAGCCATGCGTGTCTGCCAGTTCCACCACCGAAGTTATAAAGCGACCTGAAGGTCGCTTTGCAAATTAAGCTTCGCGGTTTCTAATTTCTTCTAAAATACGCTCGCGTTCAGATACTTCTCTTTCTTTAATAGTAGCTTGTACTTCACATTCTTCTGCTAGTTTTAGTAAGTTACTTAAGTTCTCATTAGCTGAAACAACTTGAGCGATAATGTTTGGTTGAATAGGGTTACCCACTTTAGTTGCGTAAGCTTCAACTCGCGCTAAAGTAGCTTTTAATTCATCTACGCTTGCTTCTGCATCTGTTTGAGATTCAGCTTCTTTGGCCGCAACAGCTTCTAAGATTAATTGCTCTGCTTTTTCTTCGATTGCTGTTAAATATTCTTGTAATTTAGATGGTGAATCAAGTGTTGTGAATAAATCATCTTCAGGGAATAATCGTGAAATTATTTCAATGTCTTTATCTGTTGGGAATGTTGTTCCACCTTTTGGTAAAACTTTACCGTTCACAGCTCTCACTTCTAAAATACCTTTAGTTCCAGCAGTAGCTGATAATACTAGAGTAGTCCCTTCAACACGTTGTTCGTAGTCTTCTAATTTGTATCCCATCGCTGTTAAAACAGTCTCAACTGTCATACCCGCTGGGATTGGAAGTTCTGGAGTTCCGATAATGTTGATTTTAGTAATATTTTCAAATGCCATGGTATTTGCACCTTGTACAGAGTGTCTCTGTACCCTTTCTTTTGTATTATAAAATATTTTATTTTTACCAGTTTAGAGACGTAGCGGTCTAATTCATCGCATAGGAGTCGAACCTATTACAGAAATTTCTGTCCTGAAAACCTTCTCAGACGATGTTTTTGTTAAAAACCTATAAATGTTGATTTCGGATTTATTTTGTCCCTGTAAGGGTTCAGCACATTGTAAAAGATAATGAATTCCCTCTTGAGTACATCTGATTGTATTCTCTGTTGACATTCTTCTCTCTCATCTAAATAAGCAAAGATTCCTCGCCAATTAATTTCAGGATTATCGATGTTCTCTTCGATATAGTGCTTGACATAGCAAGTCTCCGCGTTAACATCACATGTCAGATAACACGCGAGCATATTACTGTCTAGTCTCGCTATGTAGTTCGATTGTATATCGTTGGATATACCAAATACGTCCGATAGGCCTCGATAATTAGGGTCTTCAAGGTGTTTCATACGCTGCACACCGCGTTCTTTTGCTTCTTCTTCAAAAGTCATAGTCGACCACCTTTCTAAAAACCAACAAATGTCGTCTTTGGACAAACTATATCCCTATAGGAATTTAACGCTATATGCAGGTCGACAAATTCTTTCTGAAGTATATCAAACTTTGTTCTTCGTTGACTTTCATACCTTTCATCCAAATACGCGAATAATCCACGCCAGTTAATTTCTGGATTGGTTAGATTTTCCCTGATAAGATTCGTTACATTTTCTTTGCGAGCGGATGTCGAACCCGCGAGATAGCATGCAAGCATATTTATATCCATTTTTGAAACATAGTCGGAATTGTACACATTGGACATGGTGAATACATCTGAGAGGCGTCTATAGCTCGGGTTTTCTAGGTGTTTTGCACGTTGCCGACCTTGTTCGAGAATTTCGTTTTTAATACTCATAGTCCACCACCTTTCTAAAATCCGACAAATGTCGCTTTAGGATATAGTTGTTCCCTGTATGGGTTTAGGTGCTTCGCTATCTCATCGACCTCATCTTCCAACCATTCTGGTGTAGTAATGATGCGTCTATCCATATAGTTGAATATACCTTTCCAATTAATGTCGGGATTAGCTAAATTATCTTGTATAATATCACCTAAATTTCGAGAGCTTACGTTTAAACGACCAGCAAGATAACAGGCTATTACGTATGGTTCTACTTTATTGTTATAATCTTGCCCGTTTTTGATTACATCAGATAATTGTCTGTAGTTTGCATCTTCAAGATACCAATCTCGTTGGTATCCACGATATTCCAAGTCCAAATCTGTACCACATAGATTACCACCCGTGGTGTCGACAAATTCTTCATAGTCCAATTCTCTGTCTAAATGCGTCATAGTCCATCACCTTCCTATCTCTAAACAAATATGATTCAAGAAACGATTGGGGTTTGGGGTTATCCCCATGCGGGACCAATTTGTGTATACAAATTGGTCGGATTAATATCCAACAAACGCTGGTGTTGGATATGCGTCACTGCGATATGGTTCGAGAACCTTGAGTGAGTCTTGGACACCTTGTTGTAACCACTTTGGAGCCTCGCGTAATCGTTCATCGAAATAATCGTATAAACCTTTCCAGTTTATTTCTGGGTTATCCAAATTCATAAGAATAAGTTGCTCCATATCGTGGTTGTTCGTATAATCACCTGCCAGATAATACATAAGCATATAGTAGTCTTTCTTATCTCTATAGTCCGATTCTTCCTCCAAATTTCGTCGTGGTGTTATATCTGACCAACGTCTGTAATTGGAGTCTTCGAGATATTTGATTCGTCTCAAGGCTCGGTCTTTTAAGTCTTGTTCGTCAAAAAGCATATTTTCACCCCTTCTAATAACCTATGAATGTCGTATCCACAATCACCTTATCCCTATAAGGGTTTAGAAGGGATGCCAATGTTTCCACTTCCATTGCCATATACGATACATCTAACCTAGTAATGTTAACTAATTCTTCGTCTAAATATGCGAACATCCCTTTCCAATTGATTTCAGGATTGCTTAAGTTGGCTTCAATCAGACGAATAACATTTTTGTCTGTACCATCAACTTCAACACCATTTATCAACTCATTAGCTAAATAGCTAGCAAGCATACTGCTATCCATACGGGCGCCGTAATTATAAGACTTGGTGTCAATCAGGTCTGACCATTTTCGGTAGTTGGGGTCTTCTAAATGTTTAAGTCTTGTGGCGTGTCGCTCTTCGATTATTTTATCGATTCCCATATTATTATCTCCCCTTTTCTAGAATCCGACGAAAGTTGATTGGAATCGGCTTCGATACGGTTCAAGTACTTTTTTCAACATGCGACATTCGATACGCATGATTTCTTCAGTAGATGTCGGTGTTGTCTTGATTCTCTCGTCAAGATATGAGTACAATCCGCTCCAATTGATAGTTGGATTATGCATATTTTCTTCTATTAATTGACCAATAGCTTCGAAATCCATAAACTTTTTTCCACCTAAATATTGAGCGACCATATCTGTTTCACGACAAGCGTCGTAGTAATATGTCCAACTACTAACCACATCTGACCATCGTTTGTAGTTGGGGTCTTCTAGGTGGTTTTTACGTTGCATTGTGCGTTCTTGTGTGTCTTTGTCTAAATATATCATAATTTACCACCTTTCCGGCTAAGTTACCTAACAGGTGCCATAGTCACTGAACGTGTGTCGAAAATATATTTGTTCGCTGTTATAGCTCCGCCGTTTAGGAATATAGCCATCAAATTAAATATTACATTTGCTGATGTTACGTTTGCGGTAACGTTTTGCGGGGCTGACTCAGAATGTTCAGCACACGAAATTTGGTCAGGACGACGTTCATCACCTTCGTAATTCTGGAAGGCTGGTTCTATATCGATTGGTGACTCATAACCGTCGACTATCTCACCGTTTTCTTTGATACAAACATATGCTTGACCGTGTCTTTCAGCGTTACCTCCATCAATCCAAACAATATCAGGAACTTCTTGTACGAAATCGTGAGCGATTTTTCTACTAGCATTGTTATCTAAACACCCTATAAGCATAGGGACTGTACCTTCAGGAAATTCTGACATAATTTGATGAAAAATCGATGTGTCTGTGATATATCCGTGAACGTAACTCATCATATTACTGTTAGCGACAACTTCAGCTTTCTTTTTATCTACGTCGTAACGTTTGAAATTTTGTCGTAAGACATTCTTACTTTCTACAATGTCTCCGTCCATAACAATTACATTATTGTTTAGAGACATTTTGTCTAAAAAGGCACATAACCATGAACCAGTTCCGCCTGCGCCGAGTATAAATATTGCATAATTCTTTGGTGTTGTTAAATACATAAGTACACTTCCTTTCAAAAGATTATAGGGGCTTGGGGTTTTACCCCATGCAAGGTCAATTTGTGTATACAAATTGACTAGAACGAATCGTCCATTAATAATAAAAACATTAACATAATCCAAACTGCTGTCATAAATGTACCTCCACAAGTTTATTCAAAAGATTATAGGGGTGTGGGGTTTATCCCCATGAAACGCCAATTTGTGTATACAAATTGGCTGAAACTTTTATTTCCAATAAATTGACCTGACAAACGTTCGCAGGATGCGGACAATTGTCAGGTACAATAGTTGGAGAAATTAGGGACATCGAATATCCCTAATTGAATTCTGGTCACTAGTCGTTACCTTTGAAGTTTTTCCAGAAGTCTGATGACTTCAATTCATTCATTATTCTTTGATTTAATACAGTGTACACAGTCCAGTAGTTATCTGCAGTTACAACCGCAGAATCACTTGAGAAAGCCCTTTTGCGACACTTCTCGTTAGGGTGAATTGTCTTATAGCCGCCTTCAATATCCACATACGGATATCTTTGTTCCACAAAGAGCTCAACACTTTGTTCAGTACAACTAATGTTACTATGAACGATAGTATGGATACCACCTTTGTATATTTTGTGTATAAATCGCATTGTCATATTGCCAAGGTCGATGACACATACTTTCTCACTTGTCATGAAGTGTTCGTGTATTTTAAGTAGGGTAATCCACTTCTCGATGTGTTTTAGATTTGTCCAAAGCATATTGATTATTATGTCGATATATTCTGTAGTGAACTCGGCGATAACTTCGTGTTTTACATACTCCACGTCTTCAACAAGGCACAGAGTACACTCTCTACCACTTTCGGTACTTGTTACAACACACTCAAATTTATAGTCAAGACCAGCTTTTCTGAGATGTTCGTTTAGTAAGTCGGTCATTGTTTGTGTTTGGAATTCTTTCATATTTTCACCTAATAGATTAGCAAATGTTTGAAACTCAAATGTATTCACGGCTAATCCCTTTCTTTTTCACATAAGTTAGCGAGTTTCGACTGACTCACTATTTCTGTTATATTCTCTGCTAAATAATTGTTGATGTTCTCTGGTCTATCTACGACCCTAGATGTTGATATAGTTTCCGTCAATTTCTTCTCACCAGACTTATCAATAAAGTGAATACTGTGTTTAGAGCTTAGTTTCTTCGAAAAATTGCGAGCAACAAACTCACCTTTTGAGAATGCTTTAATATCTTCACCGCAGTAGTTTATTGTACTATCCACCTTACAATGAACCATACCGCTCATGCAGCATTCTATATCGCTAGTGATATGAATCTGGTGGCAGATAAAGTCTGGGCGTATGCGCCTATTGGCAAACCGAGTACGTTTGTTCTTAATCACGTTATTGTAAATTGTCTCCATTTCCCAGAATTTCTTCGTATCAAATGTTTCAAGGAGACCTTGTAATGTCCACACGTCTATTGTGAGTTCAGTTATAGTTTGAGCGTATAGGTAGATTCCACAGTAGGTATCGATACCATAAGACTTTACAACCATAGTGTATGGTTTAATCTTATTGTTGATGTGATGCGCTCGCTCAAGAATTGCACTAGGTAGTTCATTTCTTAACAATTCCAGTCTTAGCTCTGCACGTTCTTCGTTGAGCTTTTCTTTTTCAACTTCGATTTCATCCAATCTTCGTTGTATTTCTTCTTTGTTCATTGGTTGTATCCTTTCATGTATAAATAATTTACAACAATTGTCGACTAACCTAATCTGTTGTCAACAATTGTTGTATACAAATATTTTACGAAAATAGGTAACGTTACCTTTTCCTATATACTTTTGGAGCACTAAATAGTTCGCGCCATTCATCTTCGAACAATTCGATACATTTTTGTGCTATTCCACCGTCTTTAAAGTATATTGTCTCAGGACTATGCATTTCATCGACAGTATAGTGTGGTCTCAAACTCTCATATGTCGAGTCATACACCACATACCATTTATATTCTGCACCGTCACTCCAATTTGGAGTCCAACCGTCGTTATGAGCTTCCGCCCATTTCTTGATTTGGAATGTGAATTGTCGAACTCTCAGTTCGCGATGAGCTTCGTCTTTAGTTTCAAATAGTCTACCTAGACGATAAGCGCAGTCACTATATTCTCTTTCATACTCGTATTCAAAGATTTCACGACTATCAAGAACACTATAAAACATAGTGCCGTGCTCAGGTAGTTCTATACTTGTATCGCGACTCAATCTGTCTAGTTCTTTTTCAGCTTCCATTTTAGAGTCTTCTAGTACTTCCATTTCTTCGCGGATAGCGTCTAACTTTAGTTCTAGTTCTTTTATTTTCTTTTTGTCTAGCATAATTATTCCTTTCTTGCGTATGGTAGTGTGGTTACGATGAGACTACTGTCTTGGTCAAATTTTCGATGCATACTACAACAATTACATATCGTGTACCACTTATCTAGCGGGTGTATTTCTACATAAACACGTTCGTTCGGGTTACGCATCATTTCGTGTCTGATTAGTGTGAGATTGTTTGGGTCGTTATAGTTCCAATGACTCCACTCAACCGAAAACAAGTCTGTTTGATAACCAGGATGTAGGTCATTTAGGGCTTGAATAGCTCGTATTAGTACATTATAATATTCACACTCTATAAAGACTGTTTCATACTGCGTGAGTAATGGTGCTATCTCTTCGCTGAGTTTTTGTGTTCCAATCCATTTAATTTTCATTCATATCACCCACCCTAATGAATACAATATATTTCTCTAATTTTATAGTGCTCATCACACACTATTTCTAACATTAAATTGCAATCGTGCCCGTCGTCATTTATTTCAGGAACACAGAAGTATAACAAGTAACTATCAATTGTTGGGTATGCTGCCTCGCGGTAACTTTTTGGTATATAATCACCAACTTTTAGTTCTGCAAATTCGACTAACGTATAGAAATATTCCCATAAACTTTCACTATTTAAGTAGCGCTTATACACTTCTTCTATGATTATTTTACAGCTAGGGTGCGTGTTCGGGTCACTCATAAGTTGTTCTAGTATTGACTTTCTGGTTTCATAAAGTCGATTATTCATAGTATTCCACCTTTCTTATTCAAAGATTATACGGTTAAACGCCATAGAAAAAAACCAATTTGTAGACACAAATTGGTCAAGACTATTTCATTAGGTCTTCGTCTAGGAAATTCCCTATCGCGTCATTAATTGCCATAGCGAGAGACAAGTCCCGTAGTTGTTCAGATAGGTATTTAACACCATCTTCACCGGGAAGGTTAATTGGGTCGCAATGCTCGTTGTCAAATCCTAGAGTCGGTGTGACATACTTAGATTTTATTTCGTCTAGCGCAGCTTGTTCTCGCATACGCTCATCTACAGGTAATGCACCTATTGCCGCATCAAAACTTGCGATATGGTATTCACCATTCTTATCACGCCATGAGTATCCTTCAAAAGTGAGTTCACCGATAGGTTTTGTATCTATCTTCTTATAGATTGGGTCTAGATAGTCTAATGGTAGGGTGTTTGGAATAGCGACATATCCATTACCACCATATCTTGCGAACCCATCGAACGGGTCGAGTGGTTGAGCACCTTGTTCTTTTAGTGCTGTTAGTATATCTGTATATTTCATTATTTCACGTCCTTTAACCATATTATAACACAAAACCAAAAGAGTAGCAAGAAATTCCTACTACTCTTCGTTTTCTTCAATTGTCATACACAGAGTTTGATACATATCTCCCAACATATCGTTTATATTATCGGTCTCTACACCATCTTGCTTAATTTTGTACACAACTATTGGTGTATGCCCGGCATCTGTATACATACCACGTACTACACCATTTGGAAATTTAACCTCATCTTCCATTGGAACATAATGTTCGAGTTCAATAGAAATCATAGCTTTATTATCGGCGATAGTGACTTTACATTTACCGTACCACGAATTTCTTAGTGAATTATAGTCAATTTCACGCACTACGGTAATATGGTTACTGTTTAGATACATACCGTCTAGCTCAAAGCGCTCATTCGGTTTGAATAGTGGAATCACAACATCTAAGTTTTGTTCCAAGTAGTTTAGAGCTGCGTCTAGGTTATCCGCATTATAAGGTGTTCTTGTGATTATTCGCTTTGTTTCTATATTTGTTATCGATAGTATATAAAGTTTATCCCACATTGCTGGGTGAGGACTCAGACTGAATTCATATCCAGCGTCTTTAAATGCTTGTTCGATATGGTCGGTATTTCTATTTTGAACCGACTCAAACTTCATGCGCTCGCGCACTTCTTCCAACTCTTTCAAGAGTCTTTGCTCTTCTCTTTTCAAGTCTAGTGGTACTTCGGTTAACTTTTCGTTTTTCTTGAATATATTTAACATTTTACACCTATGTCAACTGTTACATATAATTTGTCTGTCACCTCATCAAGAGCTATTATATAGTCGTACAATGTCATATCCTCACCTTCACCTGCTTCGGCGACTACCACTTCGTAAGAATATTCTTCGAAAGATTCGTCTGTGTCGATATGATGGTGGTATTCTACACCGTTAGGCAGTGTTTTATGAGTATCTTTTGCTAAGCTACGTTTTAAATATGCTGCAATAGTAACCTCACCAGTCGACGTCACTTTAGTTGTGTATTGGCCTCGAAATTCTCGGCGTTCGATAATACAACTTATTCTAAATTCATCTTCATCAATATAAAAACCTTCAGGGTATAATAGGTCACCTTTCATATAACCTAACACACAATCAATAGTATTACGATATTTATCCATGAATTGTATAATGTTATTTAGTTTACAGCATCTATGAGTCATATAGTAGTTTTGATATTCATCAGCTAGAATTTCGATTTCATTCTCACCGATTCGAATGCGAAGACCGTTGTTACTGAACACGTCTTCGATTCTATAGATTTTCTGTTTCACATCTTTTCCCAGTCTAATTTGTTTTTGTACGTCGGATAATTCTTTGATTAATTCTTGTTCTCTAGTTTTTAAGTTGTTCATGTTATTTACCTCGCTTGTTAAGTTTCAAAAGATTTAAGGGGTATGGGGGTCTACCCCCCATCGAGTCAATTTGTGTATACAAATTGACTAAAATTGGTAAAAAGAACCAGCCGAGACTGGCTCTAGTCTAATTCCCCCAATAATTCTAATTTAGCACTAGAGTGCGTGATTACATTATCAGCGACCACGTCGCTAACGTGTTTACGTGCTATATCAACCGCCTCGGGTAACTCATCGATAGTAACATCTGATTTGTCATATGTGAAGCACTCTGAGATAGTATGACTCGCGTCACTTAAAATGCTGTGATATACATCACGAACGTAACGACCTTGAGGTACAATAACCAAATCACGTCGGTCTTGTATTTTAATGTTGCACTCACCTTCAGAGTACGCGATTTCCATAGTCGCTTCTAATATTCTGTCATCATCAGCGGCTGTTACGAATATTTTATATATGTCACCTACACAAAACACCCATAAGCGAGTTAGCGCGTAGTCTTTAACACAGTCTAGTATAGTGCAAAGAGTGTCAATATTCTCGTGAGTGTAAGTCAGTATTTCATTTAGACTTTTCTCATCATACGCGTCGTGGTATAATCTATGTTTGCGAGCCTCAAATGTTAAAGTATATAATTCCCCACGGATATTAATAGTTAGTGTAACTCCGTATTTGTCAAGTTTTTTGTTAATTTCATTTAACATATTCCAATCAATGTTAGAGTCTGTGACTTTAGATTTTAATTTTTGCAGCTTAGCTAATTCGTCTTTTAATTCATTTTCTTTTTGTAGTATTTCTTTTAAGTCCATTGTCGCACCTTTCTATTCACACATTAGCAGAAGAAGTGATTCTCTCATAGCTTGTTCGTTCAACTTAATAGCAAGAGTCTCGACACACTCAGCTAAATTGTCTGTGATTTCTACGTTTTCGAAAAACGTCTCAACAACAGGTGTTAGGTACTCTGTTGTGAACTCATGATTACCATTCCTATAATCAAGCTCATCAACGGTTAGTGTCAATTTAGCTTCTGTGTCTCGCATAGTATCAAGACTAGCCATAATAGTTAGTTTAGTTTGCACCTTACCGATACTTGTACATCTTTCAAGTGACACACTTCGATTAGGTATCTCTACTTTGACAAGTTTGAACATTTCTGGATGGTCTTTTACAAGTTGTAGCAAATCAAGTAATACAGGTACACACTCTCTAAATTTATATACGTCTTGTAGTGTTGACATGATATGATGACTCGTTCTTGTGTCCCAATTGTGGACAGATGGGTGCTTGTCATAGTCAATTCTCGATATGTGTAAATCTTCTGCGAATTGTTGATATTTTACCTTGAAATTGTAAGGTTCAAATTGCTTATTCATTTCACTTAACCATTCGTCTATAGCTTGGCGACACCCGCCAAGACTTCTGACTTCGTTAAGAAACTCATCTGAGTTTTTCACCGTTAGTAACATCATTGTTCCAGGTATATGATTTTCCATTGTTATTCCACCTTTCTAATTTGTATATACAAGTTCTAAAAATCGGACTCCGGTTTTCCGAATATGTCTTCGAATTCTTTACTGTTCTGTTTGGCAAACCTTATTGATTGCCCTCTAAGTTTTACTATCGTCTGTGTTAAATCTTCTAGCTCAACGTCACGATATGTGACACTGTAAGATTCATGGTCACGCACCATAAGTTCGCAACTTACTGTTAGCTCATATTTACATTCTGTTGGCACAATTACAATGACAGTGTCATATTTGTACCATGACAGAGACCTGAAAATCCAAGCGTTATCGTATACCACAAAATGTGGTGTCTCCGGTAATACCTCTAGCAAAGTATTGAACTCATCGAAGTTTTCCGCAATAGCTTCAACGGTTTCTTCATTCTCTATATTTATTGAATTGTTGTCACGCTCACTAAATAACGCATAAGTCACACCCAGGTCGTTTTCCCATCTATTTGGCGTGTAGTTGGTATTAACGTATAGTTTCTTAAGTTTGTTTATTGTCTCCATACTAGTCCTTCCACCTGCTGACGCAGGATTACATATTTCTAAGCCATGTACGAGCTTCCATCAAGGCTTTGCCCAATAGGTTCTGACCAGGGTAATAGTTCGGGTAATTTAACCTCGCATCACCTATAACGAGACCCGCACCCCAAATTTTATCGTTTGGAGACGCCTCAACCATAAGTTCATCACCTGTGCTTAGGAGCTGTGCCTTTAGGGGCTCGGTACTAAACTTGGCAATCAGTATATCGACCATAATGTCGTATCTGACCTTATTCCATTTCTTTTCATCGAAGTTTCTCACCTTGCGACCAAGTCGTTTAATCGCTCTAGGGTCAGTTGTTGCGAGTATGGGTTTAACCATACTCGTATCAAACATTAATGCTTTCTCCAGCATAAACGCTTGTTCTGAGCTTGTTACTTTGTATCCCTTATATTCAAATTCTACGTAATGGAAATTAGAGTACGGGGAGTTTTTACCGTAAAATGCTATCATGTTATTCACCTCCAATCTCTCTCACCATTTTGTCTAATTCTGTTTTGAATTTCACATATTCACGTTCGCAACCTAATAAATCTGCGATATATTTAACATCTTTATCTAACTCAACTTGTGTAACACTATCCGCGTTGTCTACACGCTTAATAACAGGTAGGAGCTCATCAATAGTCAGAGCGTCGCAATTATAATAAGTACAAAATTCGTGTAATGTTCCAACGTAAAGAGTTTTGTAGTCACCGTACTCGATTAATATCTTATATTCTTTCATTTTGGCACAACCTTTCGTATTCAATTTCATGAGATTTATGGGGTACGGGGTTTACCCCGTAAAAAGCCAATTTGTGTATACAAATTGGCTAAGACGTGGTTCGTAAACTCTCCATCTGGTCGCGAGGAACACGCCCCACAACTCGAGGCTCATAGCTCGCTCTAGGGCCGTACGAAACCGACCCGTAGATGAAATAATCATCGTATCTATCTACCACAAAGAAATGGTGCGTAGAATTAGCGTCGTATGACTTTTCTCTGTAGCTGTAACCTTTGGGAAGTGGTTGAATGATGAGTTGGTCACCTTTGTATTCCGCGTAATCTCTGATTTCCGTTAGTTCAGCAGGTTTTGAGATAAGTGACTCACCTGGACGATTAAACGCTAGTTTGACAGCAATACCTAGACCAACTATAAGAGCGGAGATAAATGGTACTACAGCTAAATATAGCGATATAGTCTGTGCGGTCTCAAGACGTGACCAGAGGACGTCTCTGTTTGGTTTAGCGATATCCGCTTCCACTCGGCTTTGCCAACTTCGCGATATGAGGAAAACAAGTACGCAGATGAGCGCAATACCGAGACAAGTGTATAAAAGCGGTGACCAGGCACGAAGGACTGTTTGAGATACTTCGTCAGACATAGCGTTAGTGATTAATTCACGTTTTTCTATTAAGTGGTTCATATTTTCCTTTCTTCCAACAAAAGTCCCCGACTCTAGTCCGCATGAGCGCACAATAGTCGGGTACAAAGTCGGATGAATAGGGATACTGAGTATCCCTAATCTTTGAGATATAATAGGTCATTGTTCGGTACATTTGTTTCTTCCCCAAGTACTATGACTGTCGCATTGGATGAACCGTTCTTACCAAGATACACCTCGAATACTTGAGGTGAAGCTGGGTCTATTCGATAGTTCGTATAAGAATAATCGCTTGGTAGAGGGTCTATTTTCAGTGTTTGCCCGTCAAAGTGTGCGATACCTTTAAGGTCGGTGAGTTGCACATCTTTGTAACCTTCTTCACCACCAACTTGTGTTGGATAAAAGCCTAAGCTCAAGAAGCTCGCAACAGCACATGGTATTAGAAATAGCGCTGAGTTGAGCCTCAATTCTTTGTATTTGTTGATATCTTCTGTACTACTAGCTCGTTTATATCTAATATGGTAGTATAGTGCTAGCAGCACGAGAATCGTTGCGACAACACCAATTGCGATGTATGCACTTTTAAATGACGCCGACATGCTATCGTGCATTTCTTGCGTGACATATACTTTCTTTCTAATTAGGCTCATTATCGTTTACCTTTCTATCTAAATATTTGATATCAGACTTCGAGAGTTCATACTCCGCACCATCTACGATGAGCTTACCATCTCTATATTCACCACTGATTCGGCCGATAGAGTCACCTGACTCATTATATAGTGCATATGTTTTAGGTAGATTTTCTATAGTGACGTTGTGACCTTGTACGGTCACGTGTTCGTCAAAATTCTTCATAGGAATTGAGTGTGAAATGATAATTAGCGGGGTGGCGAAGAATAGTATTACACCCATCATTGACACTAACATATAGACGAATGGGTCATGCCAGAGTCGCTTTATAAATGAGGTGCTCTCGGGTATTACGCGGCACCAACGACCAAGCGTTCCCCAAAGCGCGCGGAATGAGAAGCCGACGGCTAGTAATGTGAATACAGCACTGATTGGTCCTATAATGTTCACTGTTAATGCGATATGCATTACATTTCACCTCTAACTTTCTTACTGATATAATCATTGTCATCTCTAGACAGTGAGTATTTAATACCATATTTGTCAATTAGATATCCAGTATCGTATGACGAATCGTATTCATAGCGACCAATAAATTTGTCACCTAATTCGCTGGCAGTTTCAAATTCGGGCGCCTTAATACCTAGGCTATAATAGAATTTGTCGTTTTCAATAGTTACCATATTGTTATTAACACTGATTGATGAATCTAGTTTTGATAATGGTTGGTTGTTCAACACAAATCTGTCAAAGGCAACTAAGGGTGATAATGCGATTAGGATGCATATTCCTACGAGTACTCGGAATATAACTTTGGGTAATCGTTCTTGGAAGTGTCTGAGGATATTCATGCAAAAGATGAATATTCCAACAGCAATAGCTATTATCACACATGATGCCAAGACTTGTATTGGTCCGCTGTAGTTTAATTGAATTTCCATAATTTATCCTTTCTAGAAGTTCACCTAGTGAACTTTCTTATGTGATTTGTTTCCAACAACAAAACCTAACAAAGTTCGTAGAACGCGCACAAATGTTAGGCGCAAGAGTCGGAAGAATTAGGGATACTTAGTGTCCCTAATTCTGTCTTGATTTTATATAGTTAGCATTTTCGTCCGAAAGTTCGAACGTGCGCCCTTCGAGATTGGTTAGAGTGTATCGACCAAAATCTTGATTGTATTCGAATTTATATGTGTTGCTGTCTCTACCGTTATGCCACGGTTCTTTAACGTCTTCAGGTTCAAGAGTGTAGTTCGCAGGTAAATTGTGGATAGTAACCATGTTGCCAGAAACGGTAATGGAATTAGGTATATCTGAGAAATTGGCATCACGTGATTTGTATTCTTGGATGAATATTCCGATAAGCATTATCGACATAGATATGCATATGGTTGTTATTGGGCCAGCTGGTAGTGTATATTTGTCAGAGACTACGAAAAATAACAGTCCAATAATGGCTCCAACAATACCTACAAGGAGTAGTAGGCCAGCAATTACGGGAGTATAATTTAGTAACATTATTATCTTCCTTTCTGCCTAGATTTGATATAGTCGGAGTCTTCATCTGAAAGCTCGTAACGACGACCATCTTGAGTCTCAAGAATCCCTGTTTTAAAGTCTTCGTCGTAGCTGTATTTGAATTTGATTGGGTCGTCACCACTGAGACCGAAAGGGTTATACGTATAACCTGATGGTAAGTCATGAATAGTGACGATATCTTCTTCCACCGTGACTGAATTTGGCACTTCGCTAAGTGGTACTTCGTGAATACCGCTGAAGAATATGCGCACTGTAGCGATAAACGAAAGACATGGTAGGGTGAATAGTGCTACACATATTATTTCGAAATATTTGTGTGAATAAGATATTCGACTAAGCACGTAGCGAATGACGAATAATAAAAGTATTGTAATAACGAACATCACTAATGGTAATTGGATGGGTATGTTGATTAACATATGAGTCCTTTCTGGTGTCTAGACACCTAATTATTTGATTCTTGAATGAGTTGGCGATAGAACTTGTCTTCCTTGTCAGTTAGTTTATATGTGCTAAACTCGTCACTGAGTGTACCGTTACGGTATATTAGTGTTCTCTCACCTTGAATATAGACATCGTCGGTGTCAGGATACGAGTAGTAATATGGTAAGTTTTTAACGGTAACCTCGTTTCCGTGGACCTCAAGATATGGCTCTACTTTCTCAGGCGGAACTACTCTTGGTGGTAGGAATATGAGAGCAAGTGTTATAACGAATAAGATTACCATAGAACCGACTCTGTGGTAGGCGAATACCTTCTCAGAGATATTCGGACATTTAGCTTTCACAAACGGGGCGATGAACATCAACAATATAAGTGTGACAAAGATTATCGCACCAATGAGTTTAAAGTTGTATATTATCATAGTTCACAACCTTTCTAATATAAACATAGTCCAAGTAGACCTATGAATATTGCAAGTATAATTGTACTGCTATATATTAAAGTAGCGAAATGGTACGGTGTTGTTCGGACACCTGGGTATGGATTTTCTGATGAGTTCATGTGTCTGATATTTCGACCGATACCGATAATAGCAAGTATAACCATGAGCAAAGCGCAAAGAATAAACTTGATTCCAAATTCGTGCATAATGATTCCTTTCTTTAATGAAAGGTGCTATTTTCTAGCACCTTTTTCTAATAAAAATTTAGTGTCTTCGTAGTTAAGTTTGTATTTGTATCCATTTTGAGCTGTAAGAGTAATTGAGTCGAACTTCTCGTCGTATTCTGCAATGAATACGTTACGAACTTTCGCGTTAGGTTGACTTTCTCGGTTGACATTAGAATCATCGTAAGAGGCACCGAGGTAGGTATCATTTGAAATAGGTTCGAATATGACTTTTTCACCTTCGACATGAATTTTGTCTGATAATTCAGAAAGAGGTATACGACTGTCAAATGCCGCCGCGCCTACTAGGGCCAATAGCCCGCTTAGGAATAACGCAAGGAATGATACAATAGATATCAACATCAGCATATCTTTAGCTTTCTTGCTCGCCTTTTCTTTGTCGACATATTCGTTAATTATTATCATGCCCGTTAGTACTAATCCCGCAAGAATTACGACGAGTAGCATTATCTGGACGAATAGTGGTATTTTACTTATCAACTTTCGCACCTCTTTCTATTAAGTATTGCAAGTCTTCATAACTCAGGTCGCGATGGTAACCTTCTTTAGTCACAAGTCTTCCAACTTCGTATTTTGAGTCGTATTGGAATTGGAACGTATTACGTTCGTGTTTCGATATATACTTAATCGACCCTGAGTCGTCTTTTAGACCACTGTAGGAGATATCTTCAGGAAGAGGGTCGATTGAGACTTTTGTTCCTGAAACAGTGATTTGATTGGAAATAGTCTTTAGTCCAACGTCTTTTTGGAGTGCTACCGGTAAGAAGATTGCGATAAGACCTATTGGGATAGTTAGGTTTAAACACATTCGCCCAAACTCCTTGTATTTTGTCAGCTTTGTAGAGGTGGCAATATCTATGAAGAATAGTCCCACAACAATCCACATTATGTTCATGAATATATACTTGTAGTTTTCGTATATCATCTACTTACCACTCCTTTCTTTGAGATAGTTTGTATCGTCAGAGTTTAACTCATATTTGTGACCATCGTGGTCGATTAGATATCCGCGTTCGTAATAGTCGTCACGCTCGAACTTGAATATTTGCTTTGTGTCACCTTTAAGTCGGTACGACTTGTACTCGATGTCTTGCGGTAATTTATCAATAGTGACTTTGTCACCATCGATGTGAATAACTTCAGCAACTTGAGATAGACTGGTGTCTTTCTTAATCCATCCAGCATCAGCAGCTACCAGTTGGAATGCGAGAAGGAACAAGCCTAGAGAACCAAGTATGAGAGGAAAGAAACTCAGTGTGGTAATTGCACCTCCAAATATTTTTCCCACCATACTGTCTGATTTGGTAAGCGACCATCCAGCTACGAGTCCGAACATACCAAGAGCGCATATTGCGAGCACCGCTAACGTAGACGACCATGTCATTATAGCTTCGTGGTCAATTGTTTTTAACATTATTTTCCATCCCTCTCTTTCAAGTATTTGGTATCGTCTTTATCAAGTTTGTATTGTCGACCATCTTGGTCTGTAAGTGTCCCTGTCTCGAATATATCGTCGTATTCGAATTTGAAGATATGCTCACTATTGTCTGGTCTAGAGTGACCTGAAGCAGTGTCATACCTGTAGTTATCTGGTAGGTTTGGTATAACGACCTTTTGTCCTTGCACTTCGATATCTATCGGGACGTCTTGTAGATGTACCGTCTCGTCAATAGGCCAGTGGAGCTGACATAGGGAATATCCCATAATGCAGAGACAAACAAATGCCAGTAGTATACTGTCTAGTGCAACCATAACTATTGCGAGTATTGTAACGAATGCAAAGAGTATGATGAACCATGTATCGGAAGTTGACGGTTCCGTATTAATCATTTTAATTATCATTGGTTATTTCCTTTCTAATAAAATGAGCTACGGGTTACCTCGTAGCTATTCTTTGACGATAAGACCTCTCTCTTTAAGTATCTTGACATCGTCACCCGATAATGGGTAATAGTTTCCGCTTTCGTCGTATAAGCGTCTAGTACCAGACTTACTTTCAAATCTTAGGTATTTCTTCGCGGTCGAGTCCGTGTTTGAGTAATGTACGTCTTCAGGAAGCTCATTTACTATGACTAAGTCACCTTGAACTTCAATTTGGTCTTTAACAGCGACAAGGCCTACTGTCTCAGTTTTTGACGTCTCGTACGTCCCGAAAGATGCGTATAATAGACCGCCAAAAGCCAACGAGGCTATCAGGTAAAGGCCAGCCTGGCCCCATTCTTTTGATAGAAGACTTACAAGTAAGCCCAAAACAACAACCGATAGTACAAGGGCCACAATACCCGGTAATAAGACCGTGTGTTGTGTCTCCCAAATCGTCCTAGTTAGGTAAAATGTTGGGTCAACTGTGATATTATCCATTTTTGGCACCTCTTTCTTTTAGGAATTTTGTATCGTCGTCAGATAGTTTGAATTCACTACCATTTTCCGCAATTAGGCGTGTTGTTCCGTAGAACTCATCTTGTTCAAACCGGAAGATATTAGACTTCTTTTCACTTGGCGTGTAGAATTTGCTGAAGAAATTATACTCATATCCTTCAGGTAGTGGGTCTATGGTAATCTTCGCACCGTCTACATGGATTTGTGAATCTAGTCTATTTATGTTGACAATTGGGGTTCGATTTAGTGTCGCAATACTGACTAGAACCGTAGCGGTAAACATACATATGAGAATTACATTATCACTAATAGCTGTGACTCGTTTGAGGTGTTCTTTACGTGCGGTATATATGCTCATACAGAGTGTTATAGTGGCGATTATCGCTAAGACAAAGGTAATGTCCCACGCTATATCTGCGATTTTATTGTTATATTCGAACATTACCTAGCACCTCGTTCTTTTAGGAATTTTGTATCTTCATCAAGTAATATGAAAGTTTCGCCTGATGCACTTGTTAGCTTACCTACTTCAAACGTTTCATCATAAGAGAACGCGAATATCTGACGCTCCTTGACACCTTGGAATTGCTTTGGTTCATAACGGATATTCTCAGGAAGTTTATCGATAACTACTTTCGAGTCAGTCACATGCACTTGGTCTGAAATTCGTGATAGCGGAACTGATTTTTCTACATGTAGACTGAGTGGGTTCACAATGGAACCATATACGCAGGCTGCAGAGATTATCGCTATAACCACAGCCTCACAAACACCATATGCTGCGAGGGCAAGAAATGTGAGAAACAGACCCACAATGACTATAGCGACTGATAGTACTATTTGTAACCAGTTATCGACCGGTACACGCGTTGATTCTATCAATAGGTGATTTGCCATTACTTCACACCTCTTTCTTTTAGGAATTGTTTGTCAGCGTCATTAAGCTTGAATTCAACTCCGTTCTCATCGATTAGTTTTTTCGTGTCGTAAAAACCATCATACTTAAAGACTCGGCGCGATATATGGGTCGGTTCAGTACCCGTCTCATGCATTTCATTTACTTTGTCTTGATAATAGTACTTGTCGGGTAGATTGTCTATAGTTACTTTATCACCATCAACGATTATATCGGCATGTACGGAGCTTAGATTAACTTCTTTATATTCGGTTATCCCACTTGTTAGTGCGAGTACGTTAAGAAACCCCCATATACCAACGATTGCAATAATGATTATACCTGGTACAATAGCTATAATTATAGGTTCAGAAGATTTCGCTAGGATGCACACTAAGATAGCTAGCACAATAATAAGTAAACAAATGACAAGTGCATTTATCATATTGCCAGACATGGGATAGTGGCTTCTTTCCACAACCTTTTCGTATAGGATTTGATTTTTATCCATTCTGAGTGCTCCTTTCTTGTAGGAATTTAATATCGTCGTTATTTAGTTTGAATTCGTTACCGTCCTCATCTACTAACACACCTTTTTCAAATAGCGAATCATATTTGAATTCGAAAATCCTACGACCAATATGTTTCGGGTCCCATGTCGGGTTTAATTTGTCGGCATAGAAATAATCTTTAGGTAGTTCGTCAATAACGACTTTTGACTTATCGACATGAATGTACTGTTGAACTTGACTTATAGGTATCCCATCAAATTTTGCGTCACCTTGCGAGATACCCATGATGTACCAAAACCATGGTCGTATTAAAACGGCCATAAGTATCAGGAACGGTAGTGCGAAAATGGCTGCACCCTCACTATTGAATCGTTTACCACCATAATACATAATTACAAAAGCGAAAACGCCCAAGATTAGAGCAATTATAGCAATCGGCACTGATGGCGTAGTTGGTTCGTATGTTCGTTCTACTAATATATAACTCTTATCCATTGTGGTCACCAATTCTTGTTTTCTTTAGAATATATTCTAAGTCAGCTTGACCGAGCTTATATGAAAACCCTTTGTAGTCGCATAAATACCCTCTCTCAAATGTTGAATCGTAACGAAAGACTAATATGGTACGCGCACGAGCATCAGGACTTGGTGTACACACGCCATGTTCAAACGAATATCCCTTTGGTAATGGGTTGATAATAACTTTACTACCTTGAGTTTCGATATAGGTGTCCACTTCGGATAAGTTAACGCAGACACCGTCAGCAAGAACAAGGAATGTCATGAGACTGATTAAACCTGCAAAGATGAATATACCTCCAAGGATGTATGAGACGTTCTCACCTAGTGTAGCGTGATAACGTGACAAAGCTGCGATTATTGCACAACTTACGAGAAATACTACAAGTGGTATTAATGTTTTATTGGTTGACTTTTTGAGCATGTAATCTACCCCTTTCTATTGATTTTCCGACAATAATTCCCAACAAATGAACGCTTTATGCGTACAAATGTCGGGTGCAAAAGTTGGATGAATTAGGGATATTAGATATCCCTAATCTACGGGTTAATTGTTTTAGGCTATTGGCCCATTCGTTGTTTCAAGTATTCTTTATCCTCATCAGACAGTTTAAACTTACCACCATCTTCTGTGACTAGGTACGCTGACTTGTACTCTGGATTTTCGACAAATTTAAAGACTTGTCTGTTCTCACCGTTGGGATGAGTGTCGTTGTCAAACTTGTGATACAAATGGTGTTTCGGGAGGGGCTCAATAGTGACCATCGAACCTTCAATGCTGATGTAAGAGTCAACACTTGACAGAGGTCGGTCTTGATTGTAGTTGAGTGCTAACATAGCGACTGCACCAATCATGATAAGCATCAGGCACCAGCCTGCAACTTTTCCTGACATTTTTAAACTTTCAGTTTCTTCACCCGGATTTGCCATTATTTCAGCAAATCCATTAGCGCATGCAATAATCAGAATGAGAGTTGAGATAGATGCCACTGCGACACATACTACTATGAGTGGATGTTCGAAGTATATAACCATTAGTGCTCACCTCTTTCTTTTAGGTATCTAGCGTCTTCTTTTGATAGCTCATAATAACTACCTTTTTCAGTAATTAGTTTACCTGATTCGTATAATTCGTTATATTCAAATTTGAATATCTGCTCAGTGTCCCTTTTAGGGTCGCTTTCATTCTTTCTTTCTGTGAAACTTTCGTACCCATATGGATTATCAAACTTGTCGACTACAACCTTTTCACCATGAACAGTGATTTTATCACCGATAGTTGATAATGATACAGTATGAGAAGTGTATTTTCCTAGACCACCTGATGTGAGGAATGTGAGGAATCCGAATACTATGAATGCTGACAGAAACCCAGCGCCAACATCACTCAACTCATTTTCGATGTCTTTATCTTTTTGCGCATCAAAACAGATGATAATGAAACTAATCAACAAGCAGGTAATTGTGAGTATCCAAAATACAACATGATAATTCAACCATCGAATTCCAAATAGTTCTAATTTTTCAAGTTCATATATCATTAGCTCACACCTCTTTCTTTTAGGTATTCTTTGTCTTCATCAGATAGTTTAAACCTACTTCCGTCTTCAGTGACTAAATACGCCGCGTCAAAATTTGGATTTTCTTCATAGTGGAATACTTGTTTCTCACTACTTTTTAGTTTCTTATCGTTATCTAATGTTTCATAGGAGTAGTTATATGGGAGTTCATTAATGGTTACCTTCGACTTATCAACAGTGATATAACCATCAACTTCTCGTAGTGACCTATGGTCGTCAATTAGGTTGTGATACACAATAGAACCACCAGTACCCAAACCTGATATTAGGATGCAAAGTACGGCAAACTCAGGAAGAAATATTAGCGTTAATATACCAATCACCATTAATATAAGTGCAATCACAACGATTGTTAACTCAGTGTCTGAAGTGAATGTCAGCATTATCGCACACCTCTTTCTTTCAAGTATTCTTTGTCTTCATCAGATAGTTTGAATTTACCACCATCTTCTGAGACAAGATAGGCTGTACCGAAGTCTTGGTTTACTTTATATTTGAATTTCTGGTTTATACTCGGTTTTAATCGATGACCATCTATTTCTGAATATCTGAAATTCTTCGGTAGTGACTCGATAGTCGCAATATTGTTTTCTGTAGTGACTGTTAGATTTGGCACGTCTCTCATACCTACAACTTTCCCTTCAGACTTATAACCAAAAAGAACTGTGAAACACACTACAATTGTGATTAATAATGTGATGATATACATCAGGTACAATAGTGTAACAAAACCTAAATAGGTGAGACTGCTATCTTCATCAGCAATACTGACCATAACTATTCCAATAATCTTTAATAGAATTACTACAATAAGAAGTATCCACCAATTATTTGCGGAAAATGAGTAAAACCATGGAATCTGTTCTATCATTAACTTTCACCCGCTTTCTTTTGTATTAATTTAATGTCGTCTTTGTCCAATTCGATTGTATCGCCATTTTTCGTTACCAGCATACCTTGGTCGTAAAATGCGTCATATTTGAATTCGAAGTGTTGGGTTTCTTTTGAGTTAAACGTGCCAGAGGTTATATTATACCAATAACCACCAGGCAAGTTGTTTATTGACACGCGGTTACCGTTTACCTCAATGTGCGACTCTATTTCTTGGAGATTGACATCCACAGGGATATTACCAAACGTAATTCTCATCAAAAACAGACCCATAATCATTGGTCCAAGAAGTGGGAGGATTATTGTTGCTAACTTAATCTTGCCGGGTCTTTGAGTCACCATGATAACAAGTAGTATGAGTCCGATAATTAGTGCGTAGTATAATAAATTGTCCCAGATTGGGTGATATACATTTTTCGCTATCATTGTTATTTCTCCTTTTCATTTAGTTTTGGAACTTGTATATACAAGTTCAGTTTCGTGATTTAATTAAGACGAAAGACTCAGACGATGTCTGAGTCTATTTATTTTCATTCTTTTTAGCCTCTTCAACCTTTTTAGCGTCTTCTAACTTCTTCGCTTCTTCAGCCTTTTTAGCGTCCTCCAGCTTTTTACCTTCACCGCTAATGAGTGTGAGCTTTCCATCTTTAATTTGAATTTCGTCACCTTCGCGAATTCTATCATATTGTTCTTTTGTGACGGTAATTTGTCTTGTACTACCATCTTTTGTTCTAACCTCAATCATATAGATTGGAGTTTTACCTTCACGAATGTTGTAGAATAATTCTTTTTGTTTCTGGTCAAGTTGATTAAACTTATCGTTATAGTGAGCTGAACGGAACGAATCTCCAATCATATCACCTATAATGTAACCCCAGAAAATACCATTCATACCTGAGTTGTCTGAGAAGAATCCAGAGTTACGATAGTTATCATTTAAGTATGAACGATAAGTGTCACGATAGTCTTTTGAAGCGAAGCTGTTACGATTCTTACTATAACTAGTATCAACGTCTTTTAATCTTTCTCTCTCACGAGATGCTTGTGCGTTACTTTTTGGACGCATAACACCTGATTTATTTGAGCTAGAGTTTGCGTACGAACTCACTGATGGAGTACTACTAGAGCTTCGTGAGCTACTATAGCTTCTTGAACTACTAGAGCTCGAACTCGGTGATGAGTAACTAGAGCTACGTGAACTTGATGGGGAGCTTGAACTAGAACGACTCGAACTTGATGAACGGCTCGAACTATATCCTGATGAACTAGACCTTGATGAACTAGATGCTCGGCTTGAGCTACTAAACGATGAGCTTGATGAACGACCAGCACCTGAGCTAAATGAGCTCGATGATGCACGTCCACCGCCGCCACCAGATGAACCTTTGGCGTCTACAATTCCGCTACCAAAACCAGTTAGTACTAGAGTGGTACCCAAAAGGGCACTCGCAATTTTCATTGAGTTTTTCATATTGTTCCTTTCTAATCGGAATTGTTCCGATTATTTATTCTCTTTCTTTTCTTCAGACTTTTGGTCTTCCGCCTTTTTGTCTTCTGATTTCTTAACGTCTTCAGTTGAACGTTTGGCGATTACTGTACCTTCAATATCTTCTTGCTTAGTCGCATATTCCGACACAGTACCCTGCACTTTGTCTCTGTCACTTGCACAACCTGTTAAAATAGATGTGATGGCTAAAAGAGCCACTCCAAATTTAATAAGCTTCATAACCATTCCCCCTGTCCAAATCATCACGTATTGCGATTAATTCTGTATCAATATCACACGCGTTCCAAATCATCTCGCAAAGTGCTGTGTGTACCACTTTAGCGCGACCTGTAAATTCCATAGTCGGAATACTTGATGCTAAGGTGATTAATTCGTCAAATTCAGACAACTCGTCAGTATCTTGAGGAGTGAAATCACCTGTAGGGAATCCGAACAGTGTGAAATCACTACCAACAAGTAGGTAGATAAGTATTTCACCATCGTACTCACCTAGATGCCATGCGACAGCGTCGCCTCTATCACCAATACTTTGTAATCTACGCTCTGCGTATTCGAATAATTCATTTCCGTTTGTAATCATTTTAATCTTCCTTTCAGTGTAGTTCCGAAGATAGTTCCTGACAATTGTCCGCGTTTAGCGAACTTTTGTCAGGTACAAAAGTCGGAGAAATTAGGGATACCGAGTATCCCTAATTGTTGATAATCTATCTGTTTTCTATAGTTGTTGGTATCTGACCAACTCTATGTTCTAATTTTTGTTTTGCACATCCTGTGCAGTATAGCCCGATAGCTACACCTGCAACGAGGACGAGTATGTATTTTACGTACTTCATATTTTTCACCTACAATTCAACACGACGAGCGACAAATTCTGGGTCACCATGGTCTACTAAGTGTTCTACTAGGAACTTGTATGCTAAGCTTACATTTCCGAAAGCCTTGATTTGTTCGTGAACCACTTTCTTGTCTTGTAAATGTTGAATACATAACGTTACATTTCCGTTAGCGCTACCTGTTTCTTCGAATTTTCGTACAAGCATTGTGACACGAATGTATTTATACTCACCGAAACCTGGTACGTCTAGGTTGAAGTATTTTTGAGCTCCGTATGCTACTTTTACAATCTCGAACGATGTACGTTTACTATCGCCTTCGAATGTTACCAGTGGGTATAGCTCAGCGCTAAACGCAATTTTTGGAGTTCTATTCAAGATGCCGTCGATATCTATTATTGATAACATTGTCTCATCCTACCTTTCTATATTTGTTCACTCATGTGAAATAGTTCATATTTCATGCGGTAGCCAACTTTTTCATAGTCGGTTACACGCATTTTGGCAGTGAATTCACCCTCAAATTCATCAACCTTTTCATCGTCTACATAACCGATTCGTCTACCGTCATATTCCACACGGATAGCTTTCGGGTTGAATTTGTTTTCAGGTTCCCTTACTAGGTCTACCTCTACTATAACACTAGGGAGCCCATTTGTCAATAGGTGTTCCCCGTCATATTCGCTTACAGGGATTTGCACCCCGTAAGTAGTACCTTTAATTTTAATTGTGTTCATTTAACTTTACCTCGCTTATTTTGTTTTCTTTTGTCGTTCTTGCGCGATGCGCTTTGTATTAACTTCAAACGTCCATTTACGATAATATGAATCGTAGGTGCTACTATATGGATTATGGACATTATCCAAACCATAAGATGTTTGGTATGTATCTAACTCAGGGCCTGGATTTTCTGCCCGTACGTTTAATAATTCATCAACGGTGTATTTTGCGTAGTGAGCCCATTCTTCGAACGGTCTATGGTTTATTGAGTATAGTGTATGAGCAGCACCTGCAGCATATAGCTCATACTCACGGTCGGCTGCTTGCTCAGAATAACCTTCGCATACCACCTTGTATTTATCTAATTTGTCTAATATTAATTCACGAATGTTGAGCTCTTCACGTGTGTAAGCCAGAGTTTCTGGAAGTGCTACTTTGAGCTTGGCTGAATAGTTTCTAACGTCTTTTTGTACTAAATATAGAACTGGTACAAACACGATAATAATCCAGATTACAGCACCAATCACCGTTGGTGTGTAGTACACCATAAGACCTATTATGGTCGCAAAGATTAATACTCGAAGTGTAATGAAAGCTACGACGTCTTCGAAGTAACCTTCTCTGTGTCGTTTAGTACTCATGTGATATGAGTAGACTGCTTTTCTTAAGTTGCTGACTGGTGTTTCTATATCTAAATGGTGACCTATTACCATTTCTGCTACAATTAGGAATATCCAGATAATTATCGTTAGTCTAATATAAAACCACGGAATGTAGCTCGAAATGTTAGTGATGAACGGTATTACTGTATTAGTGATATAATGAACTAATGGTCGGACTGTACGCTCACCATTATTCGTAAATATATCGTAGATTGTGTAAAATATACCACCAACGAATAATACGCCAGCGAAATTACCAATCGCTTTTATGAGTGATAGCAGAATACCTTTTATTTCTTCTCTGGTAGGTGGTTTAATAACTTTGGTTTGATTCAATTTTTCCTTATCCATTGCTTTTTCCCCTTCGACTTTAAAATTAAGATAGGGACATATGATGTCCCTTATTGTTTATGCCAGACCTCAACCGTAATGCTTGATTCACCTTTTTGTGATGCACTAGATAGTGAATATCCCATTTCTTTCAGCAATCGTTTAAGTGTAGAATAGTCTTCGTAGGTTCTGGCTTCAAGGTCATCTTCTATCTTGTGCAGTTCCTCACACTGCATTTCGTGCTTTTGACATTGAGCCGATAACTGTTCGTTTAACCTGTTGAGTGCATTTTTGTATTCTTCTGAACATATTCGTAGGAAGAAAGGTGTTCTGCACACTAACTCGTCACGTTCTATCTGTATGCGACAACACTCGGCTTGTATGGCTATTAGTTTAGAGTGGATTTTGTCAACTTGTTCTTCGTGTCGGCGTTCATTCTCGTTTAACATTACGGTTGCACATTGGTTGAACATTTCGTCATTTGTATCGTAATCGACAAATTCGATAGCAATTGTATCTAGCGGTACAAATAATCTGTGTGTTAGTTTGACGTATTTCATTTCGCTACCACCTTTCTACAGTATTTCCATTAGAATTTTGAAAAGGGGTACGGTGTTGTACCCCGCGTAATAAATAATGCCAGCTAATACTAGACTAAATGCTAATATCAGAGTTAGTGTCTGTGTTGTTATCAGTTTTATTATTTCCATCAGTCTCACCTTTAAGTTGTTTTTCGATGTTTCTTTCAATTGCGATTTTAATCGGAATTACAACAAATAGCATCCCTGCGATTATCCCTACAGTTTTCAGTGTACTATCAGTGTTTAATGCGATTTTATTTCCGATATTTAGAATGAAGAAGAATAAGAAATCATAGATATTCGACTTGAATAGTAATGAATTCTTGTCTTCGTTTGTTGAGTTTGCGTATAACGGATGTTGCTTGTCGTGAACATATCCAAATATAATAGTTGTCACCAATAGACCTAATCCCATTCAGCGTGACCTATTGCCAGTCCCGTGCTCCCTGCTGTTTTGATACCAAGTAGGGTGTCAGTCGCAAGTACTACCCCTGTTATAAATAATACTAAATGTAAGCTCATTGATTTCATAATTTTACCTCGTTTCTTTCATTTTTTTATTGATTTTCGCATGCATTTGCCTTTTTCTTACAATAACTTTGAGCGCGGTTTTCAAGACGTTTTGATGCTGCGCGCTCTGGTCGATTTTTGTCTCGTCTTGGTTGACCTTTATAATCAGCTCTCAAATTGTAACAGTAGAATTTATCGAGAGTGACGTTGTCAGAATACCATTGTTCTACGTCGACATCTTCAAAAAACATGCTGTATAAAGCTTCGAGCATTATATCCCGTCTCATTTCATCCGTAATCTTGCATCGCTCTTCACGCATACGGTCTCGGTAGCTCATTACATCTTCAACCATGTTTTTTCGTAAACGTTCAATTTCTTTTTTCTGAGCTATTTGTTCTTTTCGAATCTTAGTCTTATTAATGGATTCTTTGTTGTTCTCTTGTAAATAATCATGAAGTCGTTGTTTAATTGTGTCCAAATCTTTTGGGTCAAAAATCTTAGTCTTTGTTATATCGTTGGCTTGGTCGGCATTGTCCCACAGGTTTGCTTTCTGAAGTTGTTTTACAAACATAGTACGTATATTACGTGTACGCGTATCAGGTATACCATACTCTTTAACTACGTCTTTCACGTAGGTTGTTAGTTTGATTTTAGTCATGATTTACCTCCAAAGATAAATAAAGGTGGCCGAAGCCACCTTGCTATTTCTCTAATGTTGTTAATTCGCGTTTTACACGTCTATCTTTTAGTTTTAGTCGCGCGCGTTTTTCACCATTTTCCCCATCAGGTAGGTGAATAATTTCGATGTCTTTTTCTAGATGTGCTTTATACATTGCAGGTGTTCTTGCTGAATCTGTATCAGGCATAAGGTGACCTAGAACTGTTCTTGGGCCCTTAGCTTTTGATTTTGATGACGCAAGTGATTCATAGTCGATTTCGGCTAATTCATTCACGTTTTGCACTATCCATCTAGAACGTGGTTTATTTAGTTTATAGAGTGTTGGGGCTAATATGCGAGCCCAGTCAGCTTTTAGTTTGTCGTCAGATACGTCTTCGTACACAACCTCCATATCAGCGATGTGTTTGACAATAGCGTCGCGAAGTTGACAGTCTTCTTCTGTAAGGATTTCTGACTTCCCGTATGCATCTTCACATCGAGCTGAGCTGTAGACATACAGTACCGCGTCAATACCGATTGTCAACAGGAATACTCCGAAGATGACCATAAACACGACCGGGTTTACTTCCATTGCGTAGATTACGAATATGTAAAATAGTACAAGACCAATGATTGTCATAAGTCTATAGATTGCGTACCAGACAATTGATTTGACCATTTCGTTATACCACCCGACTCTATGTCTTGAGTAACACATATACATTGCTTCACGTAACTTGTTTGTGCTTGCCGGTGTGTATTTAGTGACTAACACGTGGGCAACAATTATTCCGGCAATCGCGAGTGTTGTCGTATCAAATACAATATTATAGATATATTGCCAAAGTGATTTGATATCGTCTACGAGACTCATAATTGCACTCTTAATTTGAGCTGTGTATTCACCATCAGTTACTTTGTAATCTAAGAATGCGAACAGACCACCCGAAGCAAATAGTGTTGCGATACCTGTGAAGATACCATTACGGGTTTGTTTTCGACCGCGAGCTTTTTCTTGCTCTGAAGGTGGATTAATATAGCGTTTTAAATTTGCCATTTTAGTAAGTTTCCTTTCTTTGAGAATATCAAGAGTAGATTGGGGTTTGGGGCGGGCCCCATAATTACCGTTTTGTGTATACAAAACGGTAAAAAAAAGAGCCCCGAAGGGCTCGAATTATACTCGTTTATATCCACGTTGAAACGCAACACGCGCAATAGCTTTGAATATGTCTGAATTTTCAGCTTTTCTAATATCACTCATCTTAGTTGGAGCGAATTCTCCGAATGTATCAATTCCCCACGATACAGCTTTGGCAACCACTTTATGTTCTTTGGCGATAGCGTTTGTGCGACGACTCGCTGCTTTTGGTGTTACTCCGATTTCTAACATTTTGTCTCTTAAAGTCATAATAAATACCTCCGTAAATCACTTCTAAACTCACTACATTTGTTATCAAAAGATGAGTGGGGTTTGGGGCTTGCCCCATGAAAAGCCCATTTGTGTATACAAATGGGCTGGGGACTATAATTCCCAGTATTGTTGAGCATGTCGCTCTAGAGGTTTAATACCTTGTTCTAAATCGCGTGCGGCTAATATGTCGCGAGAGTTTTCAACGAATTCGTGAAGTGACTCAGGAATTTGTTCGATACTAGATTGCGGATTTAGCAGTGCTTGGTGAACCTGCTCAAGAGTGCGATACGCATTTGTTATATGAGCACCTTTCGGGAGGTAGATGGTACTTTCAGCAAATCGGTCGAAGTTTCGATTCTGACCAACCACATTTATATAACTAATTGGGGTAGCACGAGATGAGTCAGGAATTATTGTCCCAGAATTTGATTGTAAACGGTGTTTCGGAATTCTGTGATAATTCTTAATGAGCCTCGCGTCAAGGTCTGAGGCGTAGTCGAATTTGTTCATGTCGAAAGTAGGGCTACGTAAGTCCATATCAAGACGTACCGAACCATCTGGTTGCTCGCGGATTAAAGCGCCCAAATACGCTGAGCCGATATTTAGATTCGTGTATTGGGCTCCTCCAGAACCTTTACGGATATGTAGACGAGATTCAATATCCCGTATGTCACTATGAACTATATCGTTCACCGCATCCTGCACGTTACCAGCTAGAAACATGAACGGAGCTTTTTGGAAATCAACCTCGATAGCGTTTCGACCGGGCTCTTTAGCGTACAGACTACCCACGTAATATGGATTGTCTATGCCGAATTGGTGTGTCATTCTTACATCGAAAATTATACCGTCACGAGCGAAGGTGCTCACGAATTGTCTTGGATTTTCGCTCCGAATGTCTACAACTTCTTTTAGCTCGAATGTGTCCGGTAACTCTTTAGCGAGTTGTTCATATAAGACGTCTTGCTCGTTTCTGTATTCGAGGCTTCTTAATAGTCTGTCTAAATTTGACATTTCCTCATAGCGAGTACCTGCTGGTAGACCAAATTCGTCCGTGACAAAGTCGAAGTATGATGCTCCGAATGTTGGGTTATCAGTAATGATAATCTCGTGAGTGTTGTAATCTTGGTCGATATACGACGCAAAATGTGTAGGTGCACCTCGGTATTCGTGGTTATAATGGTAACCGTGTGCTGTAGCTCTTTGGAGCCATTCGAAATTTTCCTTGTTTTTAATGAGTTGCTCTGGATTGTCGCACTTTGTGAGATTAATCGCTTTTGCGACTGATTCTGGATTACGAAAATCATAATGGATGTTTGGTTGCTCTGGTAATTGCATAGTTTAGTTCCTTTCTTAATTGTCAATATAATTATAGCATAAGTAGAAAAATCCGCAAAAAAAACGGAAATTGTCGCTACGCCAAATCGTCTTCGATTAATGTTAGTAACAATTCCAATCGATACATAAATGAATAGAATTTCGAGTGAGACATGCTGACTAAAAGTGTGTCTTCTTTCTTAACGTCAACTTTGTACCAAATATTGTGGTCGAAGACCATATCACATGGAATATCGTATTTGTCAATAAGTGTTCGAAATTCATCTTCAGCATTGTTTTCTACAAGCTTACGCTTAAAATTTTCAGTTAGTTCCATATTTTTTACCTCCGTTTCTAGACAACTCGTCCAGGTGTGTCGTAAAGTTAATCTTTGTACAATCCAAATCGATTCGATAGTTAATAGACAACTCGTCCAGGTGTGTCGTAATAGACAAAAGGAATGTTCCCCATAGAGGAATCTATGGGGAATGTTGAATATATTAATTATATCTTACCACACTTTTCGACTTTTGTCAAGTTACTTGCGTAATTTCTTGATTATTTTATACGCTGTGATACCAATTAACGCAACTTTGGTGATAGTCGCTAAGCAGTAAAGTGCGTCTTGGATTTTCTCAGCCTTGCGTCTAGTGTCAAAGTCCATTGTGCTAACAACGTTTAGTATTTGTACAACTTTCATCTTAAACTCATGGATGTCAGTTTCACGCACTATTGCGATAATTTCGCTTTCACGTTCATCACGCATCGCAAATACAAATTCACGGTCTTCGTTAATCCAAAATGGACATGCTAATTCACGCTCCGAATCGAATGCTACTTTGACATATCCAGATTCTTCATCTTTCTCGTGCAATTCATCGAAACCATAATCCTCAAGGATTTGTTCGATGATAACTAAGTTTAATTTATCTAATTGTGTTAATTCTTCTTTTCTTAATATTGACATATTTTTACCTACCTTTGCATGAATAATTTAAAGACTTCTGGGTGGTCACTTGCTAGAGTTGACATTATTTTAATACGTGCATTTTCATAGACGATAAAACGCTCACGGTCACGTTCTGTGATTACTGGGAGTGTACCTTGGTCTAAGTTGTCTGTTAAATCCGAAAGTTTTACAACCATCGCATCTAAGTTCGTACACACTTTATTGATATACTCATCGTAACTGTCTTCACGATTGTGTGTTAATAATGCTAGGACATTAAGCACTTCTTGGCTAATACCTTTCTCACGTAAGAAATCAGCATCAAATGGTGTATCCTCGATTACGTCATGTAAGAGTGCCACAGTCTTCTGCAGTTTTGTTGTAATGTATTTCGTATTGTTTGCGACACGTAACACGTGAAAGATATACGGGTCGCCGTTTCTTCGTTCCACATTTTTGTGTGCTAATGTTGCTATTTCTAATGCTAATTGTAATTGTTTGTTGTTCATAGTATCTACCACCTTTCTAAGACAACGACACCGGGTGTATCGTAACTATAGTTTTGTTATATAGTCAGCGATAAATGCTCTGGCGTCGAAGAGTGTGTCGAAGTTTTCAGTTGTGCGCGAAATGTATCGACAATTTTTGTTATATTCTAGTGCGTAGTCCACTTCGCTGTCATAAAGTGACGCGTGAGGTTTGACAACTGTGATTGTTGTCGTGAATGGGCGTTCGAACAGGGTGTCAACTGATATTTGACAACCACGCTTTTTGAACACTTTTGTTTGATACAGTCGTTCACGACCATCTACTGTTTTTAGTTTTACTTTGTACATATTGTCCACCTTTCTTATGCTACAACACGCGGGTCATAGTCCTCGCGCTTAAGTATTGCTTTTTCTATTCTTCTTACGAATCCAAACAAACTATCGTCACGGATATCTGAGAGTATTTTGTTGTTAACTGGGTCGCAGAGCCTCGCGTAGAAGACTTTATCACGCCATTTCATAGTCAGTTTAATCCCACGGGGGTCTAAGAAATAACCTTCAGGAGTATCGTCTTCTATATGTTTATCGAAATTGTAATATGTTAAGAGTTCGTCCATACGCTGGAATTCGTGTAGTAAATATACTGTCATAGTAACCCGCCTTTCCTTTGAAAGGGCCCGAAGGCCCCGTGTTAATATTTCAATTCTTTAATTGCCTCAACTTCTGGTTTCAAATACATACGTTTCAAGTCCGAGAATGGCCCATAATGTTCCGCTGGATAGTTACCAGAGTATGAATTTATCACATTGATTTGGTCTATATCTATGTCAATACGCTCACCGTTAAACGTGAATGCGTTTGTGTCAATAGAAATATCATAGTCGTAGCACCAGCGTTCACCAGCTTTATTGTATTCGTCAATTTCAATGTTAGCGCTAAGTTTTGGATATAACATATCGATTAGTTGAGTATCTTCAAATTTAACACCTGTCGAAAATTCACATACCATCTTCATGTAACGATGACGACCATAAGACTGTAAGCCTAGGTTTAAATATTTCAGACAACTCTCAATTGTTTCACCATAGTTTATTTCACATGCTATAGCACTTAGTTGGTCGTAATTGACATCAATACGTTCGAGAAGTCTTGCTAGTCTTACGCGTTCTGCCTCAGGAGTGTTCTCTAAATTATCAGCTAAATATTCATCAATTTCAGCAAATTCAAGTCTGTCAAAAGTGATGTCGTAATAGAATCTTCCCGTACGTCCACGGAAGTATTGATTGAGTTTCGAATACTCATTAATCGTAATCAGATAGAAGTGATTGTTACTTACAAGTCCGTCTAACACACTTAAGAATTGTGTCTGAGCATCTTCGGTATCATTATCTCCGTTCGGGAATATCTTCTCAAATTCGTCGATAAAAATAAAAACTGATTGCTCAATAGTCTGTAGGAATTTAGCTAATCCCGGTGTGTTTTCAGTGACTACGATAGTGGGTATATCTTTTGCGAGTAACTTTTCGGATACCAATCTTGCCGTTAATGATTTACCTGTACCTTTTCTACCACCTAAGATTACACCGAAATTCTTAGTTGAGTGTTCATATCTGTTAACCATTTTATCAGCTAACATATTATGCTCGCCGTATACTTTCTCCGTTGTTTCAAAGTCTGAACGTTTTGTTAGACTATAACCACTCATTGGGTTGAAGTCAACGTCGTATGTACCTGTTGGAATTTTGTCTTCGACTTTTAATTCATCTGGGAATATCCTTAACGTCGAACCTAGATTTACTATTTTCATGAATGCACATCCTTTCGTCTTATTCAAAAGATTATAGGGGTTTGGGGTTTACCCCATGAAAAAGGCAAGTGGAGTACTCCACTTGCCGGAAATTAATAGTTGCTACCTAACTCAACAAGGTAATCTCTATACAATTTAGCTACCTCGCCACCGTGTTTACCAAAGAGTTTATCACTTTCTATTTTGATATCATCTTCTTCACGAATTATTTCTTCTTTGATGTCGTTAAGCATAGTCTTAATAAATTTACCTGTATTTTTCTCAGTCGCTTCGATTTCACCGTGACTGATTATATTTAGTAATCGTTGTTTAGTGATTCGTGACTTGATTGCGGAAATTAATTTGATTTCATTTGCCGAGTATTTCATGTCTTTTTTCACTGAAATATTACGTTTTTCTAACCACTCATCGTATTTGTGCTTAACTACTGGGTAATTAATGTGCCCAGACGCGTCTGGTGTCAAGATGTATTCGTCTTTCGGCTTATACACCTGACCTTCAGCTATACACTTACCGAATTTAGAAGTAAGTTCGGTTGCTGAGATTAATAGGTCGCGTAAGATACCTTCGCGCAACACTGGTGCTGTTTTGTCTTCACCTACTATGTTAGCGATTTTTTCTTGCGATAATACCAAACGTCTATCGTCTGTAAACAACACGTGTATATCGAAGAATCTGATAGTACGCTCACCTAACAGTGTAATATCGTAATCACCAGCACCTTTTACCGTACTTGCACCGAATAATTCACCATAGAAGCTGATTTGCTCTACAGGTGCCACTTTACTTGCGTGGTCACAGACTTTATCAAACCAAGAGTATATTAGTTCACGATTTGTTTCAGCGTATTCAGCTAATGTTTTCCAAGGAGCGACCGTTCTTTCTTGCTCGGTTAAGAAGTCTGAGCGTTTTGCCACGTCGATATTGCGTTCTTTATCTACTATTATAGATATGTTCGAACCGTGTATTTTCTCAGTTGCGATATATTCTTTGTTTAAGTCAATACATTTCTTCGTTTGGACAGCATAGTGGTTTGTTAATGATGGATATTTGATAAATTTCATACAATCATCCTTTCTGATTAATTCAAAAGATTATAGGGGTGTGGGGTTTACCCCATCTTAGCCAATTTGTGTATACAAATTGGCTAAGATTGAGTGTTGGCGAGCTGTTTTAGTTCATGAGTGAGTTCTTTGTCTTCGGACTTGAGATAAATGGTGTTAGTGACCAGTTCATTGATTTTCTCAAGATTAGTGTCGAAGTGCAGGTTCGCAAGCTGAGACTCATCGATATGAGCTTCGCCACGGTCATTAAAGCGGGTTGTGATATAAATTGTCATAGGTCTGTCCTTTCTGTTACATATCTATATCACAATACACGGTCAAAGTCAATAGTGGAACAAAAAATTTGACGTTTGCTTGCAAATCTGTTACACGTGTGTTATAATTAAAGCATAGTAAATACGAAAGGATTAATATATGAATGTCAAAATAGCAACAGCTGTGGGAGCAACAATCGTTGGTCTAGCAGTATCACAATCTGGTGGGGAGGCTCACGCGACAGCGGTAAACGATACTACTGATGCTGGTAAACTTGGTCCACTGGTTTCGAAAGTTGATACCTCAGCTACAGACAAGGCGGTAAACGCAAAGAAACAAGAATACATAAAAGCAGAAAGCGAAACAAGACAAGCGTCTATTAAACACACACAAGCGCAGACTATAGCGAACGCTAAGAGTGCCCAAATAGCGAAGGTGGATAGTCAAATTAAAGACGTAACAGGAAAGCTACCTCCTGAAGCTAAGATACAAGAACTTAAGCAACAAAAAGGGATAGCTGAAATTAAGCGCGAACGAGCTGAAACATTACTAAGAAATGAAAAAGAAGACAGACAAAGTACATTGGTCAAGCTATCGTTAACAAATAATGCGGTAAATGACAGTGTGAAAAAACGTGATGACGCGTGGCGTAAAGTAGAAGCGGAACGTGGAAGTGAAGTCAAACTTCAGGAAGCACAAATTAAGGTGAAAAAGTCAGCAAACAAAGAAGTGCAAGCACGAAGTGAAGTGGATAGACTCACAGACAACTTAGCACAAGCAGAGCGTTCTGAAAAAGAACATAAAGAACAAGTAGTGAAACTCACACAGGAGAAAAACGTCGAGGAAGCGAAGCTTACAAAATTGCAAGGGGATTTGGCTAAGGCAGAGAAAGCGTACACTGATAATGCAAAAGTGACAGCGAACAACTACTTCAAAGAACCATATGTCGAAACAAAAATACAATTAGATAGTAGATTTGTATCAGCACTGAAGAACTATCTGGCGAACAATTCACAAGCAAACTTACAGAAAGTAATTGATGTGGAGAAAGCACTAGACCTTAGAGCTCGGTACCCAAAATACGCGAACGGTCAGCAATATGTACATGGTATAGAGAAAGTTGACCCTGAACACTTGACTGAGGACCAAAAACTTAGACTCTCACAATACTTCACAATGATTAATAACCAGGTTCGCGCTCAATTTGGGAAAGCTCCGCAACATGTGAACCTGAATGTGCAAAAATTCGCAGATAAGATAGTAGAGAAAACTAACGCTGATAAATTCAGCAAATATGAACATTATCACAGAGCAATCAACAAGGCGGCCTATGAAATAGGTATTGATAAATATGACCACGGAACAGTATATAATAGGTTCGAGTCACTAGACTTCTTACCTAATCTTAGTAAAACTGGTACTACAATGAAGGACTTGTATGACCGAATATACATAAGTGTACAGCGATTCTACTTAGAAGGTCGTTCAAACGGTCACTATGAGCATGCGAGACACTTACTGTCAGATGCCGATGTGACAGCTGTTGGGTTGTCTGCATTTATTAAACCAGAAGATGTGAAGCGACAATCGGCGACAGCGCGATTATCTGTAGTATCAGTTAACAAACTATACATGCATGACGGGTGGAGATATGTTGGATACAAACCTGTAGCAAACTATGATAGATATGAAGCATTATTCGGTAGTGGGTCTGGTAAGAATATCACACCGATGACACCAGACAAGATTAATCAGTCATCTGTGGACGAAGCCGGACTTCGAAAAATTAACGCAGAAATTAACTTGGCAAAAAGACAGATTACTGCGACTAAGACTAGAATAACAGCAATAGACAAAGAACTTAACACACCGTTTACAACAAACGCTGACAGATACCGTACGGTGCTCGAGGAAAAGAAACGTGACTTAGTTAAAGCACAAGATGCGCTTAAACAAGCAAATAAAGAATTTGAAGATGCAGCACGCAGCAAAGGTGCATTCGACGGGTTACAAAGAAAATTAAACGAAGCACAAGCAGTACTAGATAAATATAAAGCTAAGCATAAGAAACTAAGTGAAGACTTACTTGAGCAAAATGCGACAATCGATAAGTTAGAGAAAGAGAGTACACTACTTGAATCAACACTTAGAGACGTTAACAGACAGATAGTCAATGAAACTGAAAAGCTCAAGTACGGAAAACCTGACACTTCAGCACTTGGTAAAGAACGTGAGCGCTTAGTTAAGGAATTAGCTGTGCTAAATGAGGATGTTGCCAAAGCTCAAGCTGAATTAGATGCGATGTACGCTAAAGAGTCTAAAGTACGCAACGAACTACGCGAACTCGAAATTGAGGCACGTGCGAAAGCTACATATTACGCTACAACACGTCGCGCACCAATTCTGACACTTCCAGAATTCGACCTTAGCACATTAGATGAGGTAAAACCAGCACCGGTAGTAGAAGATAAACCTGAGGTGAAACCTGAGCCTGAGGTGAAACCAGAGCCAGAAGTTAAGGGTGAACCTAAAGTTGGAGTCACTCCAGAACCTAAGGTTGAAGTTAAATCTGACGTTGAACAAAGTGACTTAACTAAAAAAGTGAAAGAAACACTAGACAGAGCGACGAAAGATGCTAAACAAGGTGAAATAACTAAGCGTGCTAATGTTGATTATTCGGGAGTTACTAACAAACCAGGTGTGATTCAAGCGAATACGAAAGTGAATAAAGAACTTCCATATACAGGAGACGAAGGGTCTTACGCTGGAGTAGGAATGTTACTAGGTCTATTAGGATTCTTAGGAATCAAAAAACGCGCATAGACAATACGCCCGTCTCGTGCGGGCGTGCACAACGAAAGGAGAACGGCTTGTGTCGAATAAAGAGATATATACGCAAGGCGGGGCTCGGCTATACAGCGTGTCGGAACTAGCAGAAATTACAGGTAATCCACCTGTATATATACGTAAGTGGTTCGCAAAAGGTGGAATGAAACATTTCTTCACGGCGTATCGCGTATATGAAAACTATCCGACAAGGTTGTTCTATAAGCCTGGCCCACCAGAAGAAGGAGATGAATTAGTCGAAGGGAGCGACTACATCTATAAATATAGAAAATATAAAGGGGGTACGATATGCAAATCACAAAACCATCGGGACTCGGTAATACCACTGCAGCTTTCGGAGTAACGTGGAGAAAACTAGCCGTCGGGTTTGTAGTGTATGGTAGCGGGATTATACTGTGGTCTACACCTCTGTTCAAATGGAATTGGTTAGCGATGATTGGGTATTACGTGCTCGCATCTATACTAATCGGTGAGACCCCAACGAGACGGTCAATGTTTAGTAATACTTACGGGGTTGTGTTCAAAAAACCAATGAAAATGGTTGTGAGTGAATTTGCAACCATCAATACAATTGGTCACGGTATTCGAGAAGTAGAGTATCTTCCGGAATTTGGAATATATGCATCAAGGCTTGTTACAGGACAATATGCACTTGTGTACGTCGTGACTAGTACGCTTAACAGATGGTCTAGTGAGGACGAATATGCTGAGCATGCGGAGAAAATGAAAATCATGTTTAACAACATGGAAGGTATGGAGGGGCTCCAAATTGTCATGAAAGAAGACTCTGACACAGGGATGCTTCAACTTAAAAAGCACCTTGAGTCAAGAGAAATGGAATTTGGCGAAGGTGACGATGACCTTAAGGCACTTTCAAACCATAGACGAACACTACTACATTTAGCTGCAACAAGTGAAATTGCACGAAGTGTACAGCAATACGCTATCATTAAAGTGAAGCCTAAAAATGTGCGCCGTGTTGTCTCAGCACTAGAGAAATCAGCGAGACTTATGCGACCGGCACAAAACCCTATCGATATAATCCTAGCAACTATGGGGTTTGAGGGCGGTACAATGCTTACACAAGAAGATTACGAAGGTAAAGGTAAGAAGCGTGAGCATAGTAAGATAGCTAGTGAAAATGGACGTATGCGAAAACGTGAAAGCGACAAGAAAGCAGAACGCAATAAGGCTAAGAAGCGTCCAGCAAAGAAAACGAAGAAAGGGCGACGTAGATAGATATGGCGGAGAAAAAGAAGCGTAACAAGAAACAAGAACAAAAAGACCTATCTATTGTATACGAGGTCAAAGAACCGTTTTCGTGGGATAGGTTTTGGGACGAGAAAATACTCGCCACATACAAGAAATTCAGACAATACCTAAAGGAGCGGGGGATATTGAACTTCCTTATATCCCCGTTTCAGTACAGGAACCGACTTATAGGTAAGTTGGTAATCGTAGCGCTCGCAATACTGTTAGGTGTTGTTCCAAGGACAATAAACTTAATTAACGAAACGAAAGCGAGAAACGCTGCCAGTGAGATAGCTAGTATAATGAATAAGGTGTACACATCAAACGACATTACAATTCAAGCTCTAGCGTCGTCGCAACATGACAAGAAACATATCTTGACATTCAAGATTACAGGGGACACTAAAAAAGGTGTACCATCGACGACCGACGGATATGATGTATTACTTACTCCGTGGAGAAACAATAGTGACGTTGAGAAAGTTAAATACAACTATACGATAGTACCAGTTGACATCAACACACGTATCCTAGTAGTATATGTTGATAATTCTGAACAGAACGATAAAACAGGTATCTTCGGACTTAACATCGCCGTTAAAGATACTCCAATGATGAAGCAACCAATCGAAATCGTATTATCAGACAATCAGGAGACAAATGACTTATACAAAGGTGGGAACGTCAACCTGACAATACTTGCTGATAAGTTTGGAACAACTGAGAATACAAAGCAAATCAGTACAACTAAAGAGAGCTTGGATAAGGCACTTAATGTGTACAAGATTAACGAAGAGCGACTCAAAGCGAGTAACATCAAAGTGAAACCAACATACGACGAAGTGAAACAATTTGTTGAAAAAGGATTGTATCGTAAAGATGTTGAAGACAACTCACTAACAACTATAGTTAAGAGTGCTCCTGAAGCGAAAGTTCCAGTTATAGCTCGACCTAAGATAACACTTGTGGTTGACGGTAAGGAATTCACTGAAGAAGATTATCAGAATCAAACGTCTAAGGTGAGTAACCAAGAGATGGCTACGACTGAAATACAAACGGTTATGTCGGAATTATCTGACATTATCAACAAATTAAACGGACTTAACGCCTATAGACATACTAAGTATAAGGAACTCTACGCGATGAGTAGAATACTTAACAAAGAGTATAATCCGACTGAATTTGGTGAAATGGTAAATGTTAAACCGTAGAGAAGATAGACTTGGCATAGTCCAAGTCTATTTTTCTTACAAAATTAACGTAGAAGACTTTACAATTGACGCGTGATGTGGTAAAATAGTAATATAAGTAAAGTGAATATCGAGAAAGGAACGCAATTTGCGAAAATTGCATGGTAAGAGAATGGATTTAATAACATATGCGGTTTCGAATAGACTTCAAGAAAATGGCGAACTGCTTACGTACATGGATAAAGACTCAATTCCAAAACATGTGGTGGAGAAGTCATTTGAGAGACTGATGAACGAATATTCGGATGAAGATGCAAAACTATTAGTTGAAGACTACAAAGCCTACTTAAGCGAAAATGTTGGTGTAGCAATCACACCAAAAGAAGACGGTCTACACGTTCGCGGGGAAATTAACGACGACGTAGTTGAAGTGATTGGACTAGTACATGGTAAATCACCAGAAGCGTTAGTTGAAGGATTAATCACTGACACGATAAGTGTTCTAAACCCTGAGCAAGAAGTTAGAATTAAGAATATTAAACTCAGAGATAAAGTCGTGCGACTACGAGAAGTGGTTGAAAACACAAGTGCTATTGTAGAACATATCGAAGGTATCGGTCGTGTGACATTTGAAGAACCTATTAGAGAAGAGATTAAGGTAGAAGAACCTGTTGAGGTGAAAGTTGAAGAGCCTATCGAAATCAAGGTTGACGAACCTTTAGAGGTGAAAGTAGAAGAACCTGTCGAAATCAAGGTTGAAGAACCTATCGAAATCAAGGTGGACGAACCTGTTGAGGTGAAACCTGAAGACGAAGAAATTCAAATCGACTTAGGTGACGATAAGGAACCAACGATAAAAGTTAAAGAAGACGAGACACAAAAAGCATTGCAAGCTGTGTGGGAAAACTTCTTGCACGATTTAGATAATGGAAACTTAATCGACACGCTTAACCTAGACCGAGACGCTATTGTAGCGGGAATGTAGAAAGAGAGGAGACACATCTAGACATGGCAAAACCAAAAGAGTTAATCCCTAATTTAATGGAGATTGGAGTCAAATTCAATCAAGTAACTAAGGGTGATTACGTAGAATTAGAAGAATATACGCTTAAAGAAGCAAAGAAAGCAAAAATAGAAAATGTAGTTAACGCAGAAGAAAGTAACCAAGTAATCAGTGTTTACGCAGCAGACCTGCTTAATACAATCACAATGTATGAAGATGTAGAAGGTAAGTTAGAAGATACAGAGCGTGAGGTATCGCAACTTAAGTCTGATAACGCTCAATTACAAGAAGAAGCGACACTTTCTGAAGAGGTGACTGGAAAAGTTAACGGATTTGGACTTATTATGGACCAAATGGAAGAATCGTTAGCGGAAATAACAAAATCACACGCTGTCGATAGAGAAAATCAAGTACGTGCTGAACAAGAGCGCGACAGACTAGCTCAGGAGAACGAAGACCTAAAAGCTCGTGTTGAGCAACTTGAACGCCAAGCTGAAGAATTTGAAGCGAGATACAACGAATTAGACACGGCGTATGAAGAGTTAGCTAATGAGTACGAAGTGGTAGCTAATGACGCTGACCAATATCAAGCTGGATACTATGCTATTCAAGAGCAAGTTAACAACCTGATTAACAACCTAAAGGGTCATTTATCGAAAGCCGGTATGTCGGACTTTGGATTTGACTTTAAGAAATAAAATAATTGACTAAGACTAGCCTATATGGTACAATGAAGGTATTAGGGGTAACCTAATATGTCTGATGGCATCTCCTTTCGGAATAGGCTAGGCACAAGTCGGGAAAGAAAACCAGTTTGGTTTTCTTTTTTTTTTAATTCGTTTGCATCTGTAGACGTTTTGTGTTATAATAAGGCTATAGAAAGGAGTTCAGATGGCGAAAGTGAAGAAAAAACGACCACCTAAATCGCGAGTTCCTAAAGCAAAAGCTAAGAAAACGAAAGCGAAGAAGGGTAAACAGAAGAAAGCGCCGAAACTAACAAGGCTACGTGTGCCAACCAATCGACAAGATAAGTTAGTAGACCTGAAAGTTACGCGCGGACATAACTTCTTATCGACGACAAAACCAGCACTTACGGAAATTTATCCGATGAGACAAGTGGAAGGGAATCAGTACGAAGTACTAGATAAACCAGCGTATGTGTCGACGATAATGAAACTAATCCTTAAGATTAGACAGACCAACGAGATGTCAGAAGTTTGGTCACTAATTTTATGGAACATAAACCAACTTGACATTTTACCTCCGTCAGTATCGGTGACATTTGTTAGAACTTTTGAGAAGAAAGATAATGAGGCGATGAAAAAGGAGATTAAGCGTCGAGGAAAAGGTGCGGTGATATTCACCAAAGATAATGCAGAAGACCAAGAAGATACAGGTGCAGCGTTAGACCATGATAAGCGACTAGCGCTAGCTATAGCTCGTGGGGATTGCGTAGTATCATTCGGAGCTGAAGCAATAATCACAGCACCTAACGACCAAATCCTAGAAGAAGCTGTTCAGGCAATTCAGGATTACATCAAAACGAATGATGAGACACGGGGTCTTGAATACGAAATAGATATCAACAAACAGATGCGACCGTTCCTACTGTATGGGCCAAATAAACAAGCGGGGAATCGTGAAGTTTATTACGATATGACAAGTCATGATGCTGGTATTTCAGCGCTATATGTAGATAGTGGGGGGGATAGAGCTCCTGGGAGTGAATTAGTAGGTTACTCTGTAGGGAAACTTATCAGCTCACACGCGGCGTATAAGTTCATGAACTCGAGAAGTCTGTTTGTCGGAAACGATACTGTGAACAAGACGTTTACAATCGGTAACCCTGACGGGATAGATGAGCCTTCTCAAATCTACTTGGCAAAAGTTGCTTCTAGAGCATACCTATTAGAAGGTCGCTCAGTAACGCACATAGTTGCTGACCATGCAGAAAATGCGAAGCATTTAATGAATATGCCACTATTTGATGATAAGAAGGTGTTCGTCGATGCGTCCCAAGGTAAGCTCAATATTCTAGAGCCAATTAGGACAAAAGACTTAGACCAATATCCGGAACGTATCATCTCTAGGTTCGATATGCATATCGATAATATCATACAGTTACTGTCACAATTTATGCCACAAACTGGTTCGACAAACACGGATGATTTTGCGAATGCGACTCGTGAGATACTTACGAACTTCTTTGTAAATAAGAAATACTGGATGTACGGGGCTGAGGATAATATCGGCTCACTCAAGCTGTTTGGTATTCACGACCAGTATGCGACACTGGATATGTTTGGGGCTTACATTGTTAACGCTCAAACTACAAACAGAAACCAGAACCATACGCGAGCACTCGCACAACTTAATACGATAGTAAACAATCGTATCTTACCGACTATTCCGGCGCTTAAGAAAACAACAGACCAGGTAATAGATAGAATGATGGACACACCTTACAGGGTAATAGACCTTACAGGTATGGGTACAGGGTCACCTGACCTATCAAACCCAGCACTTAACGTTATGATGATTACGTACCTAAACGTAATTTTACCAGCGTTAGCGAGCGGAGATGTGATTATGATTCACGGAATGGATTCGATGGCGCAAATTGCGAAGACAATTACAAACATTCTAAGAGCTTCACAACGTAACTTGGATATTGTCTTCACAGAATCGAATGCGGATAAAGCGGATACAATCCTTCAAATTACAGATAGACCAATAGACTTTGCGATGGTTGATTTGTACGATAATGTGACGGATGTGCTACATGATAAATTAGACATGGACGGCGAATGGTGTGAAAAATATAGTCAAGAACCATCATCGTTCTTCGTGAAGTCAGGGCAGAGTGTTGACTTCATTAAACTTGACAACATAATATAGAGGGGTGATTTCTTGAAGAAAAAATTACTCGGAATAGTTACGGCTCTGACGATAGGATTATCAGGGCTGGGTGGTACGGCACAAGCTGGCGAGTTTGACTCACTAGACGTACCGCAAATTATTCCGAATGCTTATAAAAAAGCGACTGAGAGTGCGGATGCCTCGAAAAATATTTTCAAAAAAGAGGACGCGAGTGATTCCCAAAAAACAGCGCAGAAAAAGAAAGATAACATCAACGATAAGATGAAAGAGGTCTTCGATGCTGCTGGTTGGACAGCACCAACATTAATTGTTGGTCAGATATCAGGGTCGGTCTTCGACGCATTCGGGGCAACTAACTCGACAGTAAACTTAAGTACCGACGAGCAGGCCTCGTGGAAAGCTCGTGGCGTAGATATGACAAGTTACCAGGCGTTTGGTGAAGGTCTAACAAACCTGCGAAGCCAATCGTGGGATAGGTCGACAAGTGAACTGAGTGTTGGAGCTGTATCTGACGGAGCCACAGAAGGTGCGACTGCACTTTCAACAGCAGGTCTTAAGTTTCTACAAAAGTTTAACCCAGCACCAGTGGTAGCTGCGTTCTATAACGACTCATACCTGAATGACGCCAGATTCGGTGGAGGTAACAACAAGCTAGTACAGATTGTTAACTCAAACCAACACCTTAAAGAGGTGGTGACATTCTTCGGTGCACCAACAGGTGCTGGAATATCGTTAGGGTGGCTTATCACAGCAACACTGATTATCGCTCGTATAGCATACTCGTGTTTATACATACTGTTTGGAAATATGCGACATAACTCACCAGGAATGGTAATGAGATGGTCAATATGGAAGATAGTTGTTGCGGCAATTGGTATTCCACTTGGAGCAATGTTACTCTCAGAAGGATTAGCGACATTTAACGACGTGCTGAATGATAAACAAAAGTACGCTGACAATAAAATACTGTCGCAAAACTTAAATTTCGCTGACTGGTATAACTCAAACTTCGAAATACCTGCAGGTACAACTATATCAGTAGACGATAACGGTAAGTTCAAAATGAGCCCCGAAGCAATTAGTGCAATCAACTATAAGAGCTCGCGTAAAGTAATCGGTAATGACTCAAGTTCAACCGAAGAAATCGCAAACCGAATGGTGGATATGGCTCAAAAAGATGGAAATAGAACTACCATCGTATTCAACTCAATCTTCAAGGATAATGAGAAGGTAGCAAAAGCACCATTTATCAAATTCGCTGAGTCGTTAACGTCTACAGCGAAGGAGAAGCCGAAAGAAGAGAAGAAAGAGGAGAAAAAAGACGGCGATAAGAAAGAGGGAGACGATAAGAAAGAGGAGAAAAAACAAGAGCAACCTCAGGAAGAGAAGAAAGAGGATAAAAAACCAATTGAGGAGCTCAAACAAAGCCCATATATTACAACCCAAGGGGTTCAGGCAAATGGTCGAGAATTCACAGGTACAGGTAATGGCGGAATGAGTACTCTTGCGGCATATAACTTCATGGTAACTGACTTTACGAAAAACGGAGCTAAAGTTCGTACGAACGTAGGTCAAGTCGACTTCCCTTCTATTGCAATCGGACTATCAGACGAGGTAGTTGATGCAAAAGGTAGTACTCAAGCACCAACACTAATTAGATTAATCGCTTTATTCACAGTTATGACTACAGCTGTACAAGTTATGGTTGGCATCATTTCTACTGGATTTGGTGCATTGTTCAAAGGTGGTGGTGGTACGGCTCTGGGGTCTTCACGAGGATTCGGAGAGCTTATCGGAGGGGTAATCGCGATTACACTCGGTGTATTCGGACTATCACTTATCTTACAGTTAACACTCGTCATGATAGATATCTTGTGGGATGTACTCGCTGGTATATTCTGGAGTGACGATTTAGATATTGTAGGAGAAGCCCTCAAGCCGATTACGGATAAAGTCCGGGAAATCTGGCTTATCGGTGGTATACTAGCGGGACTTATGAAGTCACTTGCTTCATTCATAGTTACGATTATGGTGGCTATGGCATTACCACGAATGCTTAAGATTCCTGTACAAGGCTACGGGGCATGGATTCAAGGTATCCCAGATACTCTTGGTGAGAAAATGCAACTTTGGGAAAATAACTGGACTGGAGATTACCAAGCTGGGCGAACTAATATGTCTAAGATTGGACAGAACACGAAAATCGGTGAACGTATGCGTCATGAACGTAGTGAGCGTCAATCACATAAACGTGAGAAACAAAAAGAGCGTGGTAAACAAGTTAAAGCCGGTCTAGGATTGGCAGCTGCGGCAGCAGCAACATCCATAGGGTCTAAGATAGCGGGTATCAACCCTGCAGATACATCTATGGCTCAAGACCCGAACAGTATCGACCAAAGTACCGAAGTTAATGAGGGTGGAACTCAAAACAGTCAAACTGGGGATAGTAAACAAGTTAACCAAGCTGAGTCAACAGAAAACATGACTAACAACGAGCACGGACTTAGTCAAGAGAATACGGAGAGTGTGATGAATAACGACCAACATGATATGGTAGAAAACTCACAAAACGTAGAATCACTAAATCCAGATGGTGCGGGTAGTCACGAACTTAGCGGGGCTGAAGCTGGAGCAATTGCTGGGGCTGGTATTATGGGTGCAACAATGATGAATGATAATCGTCAAACTAATGACTCGAAATCAATTAGTCAACAAGCATCTCATTCGCATACTACCGAAGGTAATAGCTCTCAAACAAGTAACCACCAAGATGGTAATGCGAAGATTGATAATAAGAACCTACAAACACAAAATAGCGAAGCGAAATCTGTGTCGAATATTTCACGTGGTGGAAACAAAGAGAGTACGCAACTCAACACTGGTAATACGAGCGCGTCAAATAAATCTGTAGCGACTAGCCAATCTAATACGAAGTCAAACACTACAAACACTGGTCAAGCAAAAGCCCAAGGGGCTCAAGCAGCGAAAGCTACAAAAGCACCGGCTGAACGTAAAGCTCCAGGTAGATTCAGACAGGCAGTTGGTAAGGGTCTAATGAACTACGGTGGACACACAACAGGTAAGCAGGCAATGGCTGGACTTAAACACGCAGCGGCGTCAAGTGTTGGTATGGGTAGATTTACTCAGCACCAAGCTCAATCGGCTGTGGAACAACGTAATGAAGCGTTGGTGGCAAATGGTATGAGAGTATCGGATAACCTAAACTTCATGGGTCCAGGTAACCGTGAACAAAGTGAAAGACGAGCTGAAGCTAAACTTAAGAGTCGTGGAATCATTCAGAGTAATGGTCAATTCACAGCTCAACACCAAGCTAGGTTGGATAGACAAGGTTCTCGCTCAACGTATAAAGCGATGGCGAATAACGACAGACGATTCACACCAGCAACAAACGCGCCGCAACCATCGGCGCGAACAACAACGAAAACAACTCAGACACATAGCGAACGAGCTAGTAGTACAACTAGAACAACTCGTAAGTAAAGAGTGTAGGTAGCCCGTAGTCGCCTGGGAATTCCCGAACGTGAAAACGAACTGCAACAAACAAAAATGAACAGTTGGTGTTCAAAATAATTAGACAACCGAACATATATGTGGTATAATGTATGCAAGGTATAAAACACAACAAGAAAGGAAACATTAAATGACAGCATTATTAGGTATGTTAAATGTGAAAATCATGGGTTCAGCGTTAGCGCAAGAATTCCTATTCGGAGCTGGATGGAGTGCATTCAGAGCCAAAGCTGAAGAATACTTCAGACACGGATTAGGAGGAGACGGTGCTGCTGGTATTGGTATCGCAATCGCGGTAATCGGTATCGTCTGTGCGGTAATCTCATTTGTGGTACACAAGTTCAATCCACAAAATAGAATGCCAGGTTGGATTACATGTTTAATTATCGGTATCGCAGGTGCTATGTTAATGGGTGGGGTAGAAAAACCAATCGCCTACTTAACACAAGTTAAAGACTGGATATTCGACCTACTAGGTATATAAGGTATGAAAGCTCGAGAAATCGAGCTTTTTTTTCTTGCATTTGATTTCGAAATGTGATATAATAGAATCAGATAGGAATAGCCAAATTACATGGCACTATTAATACTTGAAAGGATGGAACTTAATGAGAATATTAAAACGAACAGTAGTAGCAGGAGCTGGTATTGCAGGACTCGCAGGATTAACGCAAACAGCACAAGCAGATACTGAGGTAGTAACTAATCATCTAGGTCAAGGTGACGGGGAACTTATCAAGGGTGATAAGTCCGCACAAAAAGCTGTGGATGAAGTGAATAAAGCTATCGAGAACCTACAACGAGAATTCACATTCGTAAAAGTTGAAGGTACTGGAAACTTAACAAAAGAGCAAGTAGAAGCTAAGAAAGCTGAGTTCAGGAAAGTACAAGCTCAACTTAACAAAATGAATGCGGTAATACAAAACGCTCAAGCTAAAGGTGTAGAAATTAAAGGTGAGACAATTGTGACATCACTAGATGAGTTACAAGCCGTTGTTAGGGAAGCTAACGAGATAGTTAACAATGTAGCATCTCCTGAAGACACAGCGAGATTACAAGACTTAGTTCGAGAAGCTAATACGCAAATAGCTAATGCTAAACGTGCTCTAGTAACACACGCTAAAGACGGTATTGTCGGAAACTTAGACGATATTCACCGTAAAGCAGAAGATGCGAAGAAAAATGGTCTAACAGTTGACACTACTGAGACTAAAAAAGCGAACGCTGTTATAGAAACTACAGTAGAAACTATCAAAAATAAACAAGTTAACGAGACAGACATCTCAAAAACAAGAGACCAAATCTTAGCGAAAATCAAAAATGTAGCAACAGAAAATGCCACAGAGATTGAGAGAGCGAAAACTTATAAAGACAATAGTATCAAAAATATCGAATCAATCAGCAACTGGATTAAATCAGAACAAAATAAAGCAAAAAATGTACTGAGCGAAATTGAGAAAAACTCTACAGCAATCAAAGACTTTAATGACTATAAAACAGCACAAGTTGCTGAGTTAGAAAAAGCTAAGAAAGCTGTAACAGACTCTACTCGAACTGCTGATGAGAAGGCTAAATTAATTGAGAAAATTGATGAAGCAATCAAGAACATCAATGAGTCTACAGTTAGACCTAAAGAAACTGCTGGAACAACTGTACAATCAATCGGTGAAGTAGATTTCGGTAATATTGGTCGTAACTCTAAAGAAGTTGAAGCTTTAATGACTCAAAAATCGAAAGAAATCGACAATGTAATTAAAGACGCGACTGATAAATTAGCGAGTGCTAATACTGGGGTAATGACTAAGATTAAAACTGAAGTCGACTCAAACAAATCGGCTATTAAAACATTCATCGACGGTGTGCTTAGCGGTAAAGGTTCAGGTGGTTCACAAATTGACCAAGAATGGTTAAACACTCGACCAATCTATAACGGAGACACTTCAGGTGAATACAAAAAATACGTAGAAGCTGCGCTTAAACAAACAGCAGAGAGCACTGAAGGGGTATTCACTGGTACACAGGAGTTAACTCCAAACATGTCGCTTAAATACGCTAAAGAAGGTAAATCTATTGCCAACATCGCGGCGGCGCAATGGATGGATGATAGTAAAAAAGGTCTTGATGGTGTGTTTGGTTCAGTAATGGTTCCAAGTAAGAACATTAATGACTTTGTGACAGTTCGTGGTACAAAAGCTGCTAACTCACAAAAATTCAAAGGTGGAGCACAAGGTATCTTAAACCACATCGCTTCAAAAGCTTGGGTTTCTGGTACACAACGTCATAACATCTATAAAGAAGCGGTATTTGCCGACATCAAAAACCAACATATCGACTACGTAGGTAATGAGAATGTGTTCTTAGTAGCGTCTTATCAAGACCATGTAACATTCGACTTTAAAGATTCGTACGTAACATATGATGCGAATGGTAAGCCAAAAACTTATCCACTATCATTAACAATGCACGCTATGCCATTTAGCGGAAGTAAGTGGCCAAACGACTTACCAGGAAACAGCAGACTTATGTTCCTGTACTACTTATCAGTAGACCCTAAAACAGGTAAGGTACTTACTGGTGTAGGTTACTACCGTCACATCCAAAGTGCGACTGGGCACAACGGTGGTGGTGGTTCTGCCGGAGAATTACGTCTTGGAGTAAATAGCGGAAACGCTGGTGAATATAACGACACAATCACACTCCAAGGACAACGTTTACTATCACCAATAGCGTATAGTAGCCCAAGCGCTAACCCATATACTAAAGTAGGATTATGGACAACATTTGATGTTCGTGTAGATGAATCTGCGGGTGACGGAGCTAAACGTTCACCGCTATACATAGGGGATATCGATGATAACCAAACATTATATGTATACAAAGAAACACACGGTACAAACACTGATATTATCCTATCAGGTAACGATGCGCCACAAATTCGTGACGGAGGCGAATATGGATACTACACTTTAGATACACATGTACCGAAAAGTAATGGTTTAGCCGCAGGTGCAAACCTAGATGAAAACTCAGTTATGATAACTGGACAAAGTACAGTTGGTATCGGACACGGTGGTTGGTACCAAAGTATCGACGTTTCACTATTTAACCCATGGGGTATTATAGGTGGAGCACCGTCACTAAGCGTTAAGAAAATTAACGAAGAAGTGGATACATTCAATATCACTACTCCGACAGCTAAAGCTCATACTGAAGGTACTTACGCTGTGAAAAACATCATAGCTAACTTAGTATCTCCACCTACTAACAACAAAGCTGAAATCACAAACGTTAAATACGAAGCGAAATTAGCTCGTGCGGTAGCGGAAGAAGCTCCAGATAAACGTGTAGCGTCTAATACGTCTCTAGTTGTACGTAAAGTTGGAGACGACATTCGTAAGAGCGGTTCAGGTAACTCATTTGTAGTGAAAACTGCAGATAAAGCTAAAGTGAGTGCTTCAGGTAACTCATTAGTTGTTCGAGTTATTGATAAGAACCGACGTTCAGCTAGTGGAAACAGCTTTGTGGTACGTACACTTGAGCCCACTGCGAAAATATCAGGAAGTGGTAACTCATTAGTAGTTACGACACCAGATAAAGCGGTAAAGTAACGAACAACATCGTGAAAACAAGTATATACGTTGACCCAGCGCTGAAAAGCGTTGGGAACAACGCTATCAACGCTTGGAGGCAAGCATTGAGTAAACACGGTGTTGACCTTGAAGTTAAATACGAAAAATTAGATAACGGTGTAGGAATCGCAATACTGGATGCAGATAATGTGACAACTAGACTTGATAGAACATCGGATACAGTTGATGTGACTAACGATAGTGACTTCGAAATGAAGGAACTTGGCGGATTAACTGTTTCAACTGTTGGAATGGAACTGGTTAACGTAGATAAGGACGATAAATTAGTGAAAGACAATTCAATCACGGAAGCTGGACTGCTTAAGAAGGCGAAATATATAGTTCAAGTGAATACAGAAGCCCTTAAATCGGATAAAGAAATCGAAAAAGTGCTGAAACATGAACTTGGTCACGTATTTGGACTAGAGCACGACAACAGCGATAGTCTGATGACAACTTACTACAGTGACCCTATCTTTACTGGTGAAATTACAGACAAAGACGCATCACTTGCAGCGGATAATATTCGTCACGGTAAGTTCTGTGACTGTGCAACATGTACAGGTAAAGTTCAACCTGTTAAACAAAAACATAAACCGGTACTGCGCGTTAACTACGCTAAACAAACAACCGTCAATTACGGTGAATAAAATATGAGAGTCAGCCTAGGCTGGCTCTTGATTTTTGCTTTGGAATATGATATAATTAAGGTAACAGATAATGACGAAAGGAAATTGTGCATGAGATTAGTTTCGATTTATGAATCAGTAGAGTATGAGTCACGTGGAACGCTTAGACGTGCTCGTAAACAACTTAAGAAAATTAACAAATTGGCAGAACATTATAGAAATAAAACAGATGAACAAATCAAGGATGAAATCGATAGATTACGTCCCCATTTCAACATTAAGAACAAAGAACATATTGTGAGACTTTACGCAATGGCGCGTGAGGTTACTTTTAGACTTCTTGGGAAGTTCCAATATGATGTACAGGTACTTGGGGGTCTCGCGGCACTTGAAAGAAAGATGATACAAATGTCAACGGGTTCAGGTAAAACTATCACACTAATACTGCCCGTAGTAGCTTACGGTATGACTGGTAAAGGTTGTAACGTCCTTACAGTCAACGAATACCTTAGTGAACGTGACTGGAAAGAAACAAAGCCAGTTTATGACTTTTTCGGTATTACAAATGCGTACACGAATACGGATGCGAGCCCACGTGAGCAACAACAAGCATTTGCGTGCGACATTACATATAGTACAAACAGCACTTTAGGGTTTGCATACCTTAACTCAAACTTGGCGACAGGTATTGGTGAGGATGTTAAAATTATAGAGCGTCCATTACACTCAGCAATTATTGATGAGGTGGATGAAATCCTAATGGATGATGCTAGAAATCCACTTATTATCGCAAAAAGTGTTGATACAACGGATGAGCTCACATATGTGGAACACAAGGGTCGCAGATACGAGACGAAAGATATAGTAGAAAAACTTAAAACACTACGCTATATGGAACGTGACGAAGAAGACCCTCGCGGTGGACTTATTATCGGTGAGAAAGCTTGGGACGAAATCCAAGAACTATTTGGTGTAGACGACTCATTATTCGCGAATGAGAAATTTATCCATATAATTCAAGGGGCGTGTGATGCGATTTATAAACACAAAGCATTCGAAGACTATGTTGTGATGCCTGAGCCTGACCCTGATAGTGGGAGTAGAGTGGTTCTGATAGATAAGGCTACAGGGCGACTTAGTCACGGGCGAACATTATCAGACAATATGCATGCGTTTGTTGAAATTAAAGAAGGTGTATTCACAGGTAGTGGGAATGAGAGTTCAATCCAAATAACGTATCAGATACTCTTCGGACTATTTGAAAATATTGCTGGTGTGACAGGGACACTCGGTGCTTCCTATAAAGAATTCTATGACATCTACGAGACAGGGGTTGTAGTGATTCCTGACAGATTCCCGAACCAACTTAAGCAGTATACGAACTTGTATGTGACACATCATCATTTGATGGCTGATGTGGTTAGGAAAGTTGGGTATTACCAAGCGTGTAAGAATCCGGTACTTATCGGGTGCCCATCAGATAACGTTGCACGAATGGTCTCTGATATTCTGAAATCACATTCGGTGAAACATCACCTCTTAGTGTCAACAGACAAAAACGAAGAAGTGATAGTGGAACGTGCTGGTCGACCAAAATCGGTGGTAGTTACAACTGATATTATGGGTCGTGGTACCGACATTAAGGTAGAGGATACACAACTTCAACGTGGACTTGTGGTACTACAAGTTGGTGCTAGACCGAATTCGCGAGTTGAAAGACAATTTGCAGGTCGTGCAGCAAGGCAAGGCGAACCAGGAAAGTATCACAGAATGCTTTGTGTACCAGAGCTTGAAGATATGGGACTATTTGAGAGTCAACTTAAGAAAATAAGAGATTATGAGCGCGAACATAGGCAATACATCGCAAATGTTTATAATGGGGATATCCTTATGGACGCTCAGGCAAGTTATTATGACGAGGTTGTCGGTGAGATAGATGAAGCACTTAAATGGAGTGAGTCAAGCCATAGTAGTCAGCGTGTACAAGAGTATAAGATGTCGTCAATTACGGACTTAATACAAGTTGCAACGGTAGCGAAACTTGATGAATACAGGCAAGTACTTAAAGAGTCTATTGAAACGCAAAGTGAAGTTGAGATAAGAGAGTTAGTGGCGAAACTCACGCTCCCAGAAAAAGAACGTACAAAATACAGGGTGCGTTCACGTGTTGGTGAAATCCAACATATTCCGTTTGCAGACTTACAACAAATTCTCTACAGTCACATTCAACATCTCACAAACGAAGTAATCCAAATGATTAGAGAGTACTCAGAAGGTGCGATGAGAACAGCGCGTATGACTGGTATTTCTAAAATGGAAGTGAAGCCCGAAGATTACATGTCGCGACTTATGCTTGACTTTATGAGAGAAATCGAAGATGAATTCGTAATTCATATAGAAGGTATAAACTAAGACAAATTAGAAAGGAAAACATACCACATCCCTTGCATTTTGCGCAAAGGTGTGGTATAATTATAATATGGAAAAACCAATCTACAAAGAATATGTGATAATATTCGTCGGTTGCTTGCTAGTAATGGTGTCAATACTTGGTTATTTCTTAATGAGAGACAAAAGTACTGAACCAACAGTTGATATGAAGACACCAGTGAAAATAAGCACGACAACAGTAATAAATCAGGAAAGCAGGTAAAACGAATGGAGTTTAACGCCGTAGTGGAATTAGACAACAAAGAAGTGGAAACAAAACAGGTGGTAGCGAGTCCTAATAATGAAGAAATTCGTGAACTACTAATCAAACTGAATGAATCAGTGAGTGCACTTATCGGTCTATACGGAGGTGACAAAGCTAATGAAACTAATTAACATTGGTGAGAAAGGATACCTAGTAGACGTAAATGAGTTCAACAAAATCACAACAATTGAAGAGTGTAATAAACTACTAGAGCGTGAATTAGAAGTGCGAACACGAGACAATATCGTGGTGGACGAAGCTTGCTACAAAGAATTAGTTGAGAAAAAGCGCGCGTCACTTACGAAGAAAGTTGAAGATAAACAACAAATAATCAACAAGCTCAAAGTAGAACTAGCAACAGCTCGCAGAGCAATGTCTGAAGTTGAAGAAATCAGAGCGAAAGTAGCCGAACTTGAAGGTGTGATTAATCACCTTAACGCAAAACATGGTGAAGAACTACAACAAATAGAAGAAACTCACACTATTCACGTGAGCGAACTACAAGAACACTATGAGTCAGCACTTGAACTTAAAGATAAGGAACTAGCGGAATACAAGTCAAACGACAATGAGCTAATCACTTCACTAAAAGCTGAAGTGGAACGCCTTAGAAAAGTAGAGTCGGCATTTGAAATACAAATTCAAAACATCACAAAAGCTCACGAAGAACGAGCAATTAATTTCGATAAAGTGAAATCTGGATACAAAGACAAAATTCACGGACTGAACGAGCAACTTAAAATTGCAGTAGACCGTAAAGACAAACTTGAAGAACAAGTTAGAGACCAATTGGCTCATATCAAAGACCAAGATGCTCGAATCAGGTCGATGGCTTCACAAATACAACAATACAAGGTCGCTAAAGAGAAGTCAGACTTTGTAATCCAAAAATCAGCAGAATACTACGATGACTACACAGAGTTTCTAGAGACTATTGGTAAAGAATTCATACAGGAGTTCGAAGCTGAGCCGGTTAACAGTGAAGAATAAAAGGAAAGCAGGTTAAGATGGTAATACAAACACAATCAAACACGACACCTAGCGAATTAACATTTGAACAAAACCAATTATTAGTAGCTGGGTCGAAAATCTCATATAACGACATATACCAAAAGCAAGTTGGTATTCCGGTTGTTAAAGGTAAGTACTACAAAGCACATGACGTAGAGAAAGTCTTTGTGGATTTCAATCAAATACTCAAAGGTGTGTCAGAACACGGTCACGCACAACACAGAATACTAACAGACGTTAGGCAGGAACTTGGTGAAACACAAGAGAAACTTGTGAAAACGGAAGCTGATTACGAAGCTCTTAAGCAGAAGTTTGATAAACTAGTGCGAGAGTTCGGAACTAAGTATATGTTACTACAACAAGAAAATGAACAACTTAAACAAGATTACGCTCAGAGTGAACAAGCACGTATGGAACTAATTTCGCAAATAAATTAGGACGAACACTTGCATTTGTGCGATGAGTGTGATATAATTAAACTAATGAGGGATGAACCCTACAAATTTAAGAAAGAGGATAGGAACAAATATGCAACTTAGAAAATCAACATCGAAGGCCCTTGCAGGATTAATGAGCATTAGTACAGTGAGTACTTTAGCTGTTCAATACGTTAGTCAAACAGCTTTAGCTGAAACAACTAACCAAACTGCAGAAGGATACGACTTAACGAAACAAGCTACAACAGCACCGTTTCCAGTAATGTTCGATAGACCATCAGGAGTTAACGCTGCTGCGTTATCTGGAGCTATTCGCTCACTTGGTTCAGACGCTGAATTATACAAATCAGCAGTTAAAGCTGTTCCAGAATTAGCTGATGGTGCTAAAATGAACCGATTATTAACAGATGCGTTAAGCTCAGACGCTAACACAAGTGCGACAGCTAGAGCTACAATCGTTAAATTAATCAACTGGTATAACACATTAGGTGGAACTAAAATTACAACACAAGCTGGAGCTGAATATACGGTAGAGAATTTAGAGCAACCGATTAATACAATCGCTGTAGGATTTGCAAAAGACAAATCACCAGAAGCTTCTAAATTAGTACAAGAGAAATTTGGTTCAGTTAAAACAACTGGTGACGTAATGAAAGCTTTAGATAGCTACGTACCAGGTGTATCTGACGGATTCAAAAAAGCATTTGAAGACTATAAAGCAAAAGTTAATGCTCCAAATGCCGATATCGCAAAATTAAGTGAGTACAACGAACTTAAACCTGTATTAGATGCTTACGAAGGAATGTACGCTAAAGGTGCTGCGGAAATCCGTAAAACAATCCTTAACCAAACTAACTCAACAGAAGCTGCGGTAGCATTCTTCGAATCAGCAGTAATTACTGGACGTGTTGACAATAGTGATGGTGGTAATACTAACCAAAATACACCTGAACAAAAAGACGTTAAAACACGTTGGGTAGACGAAAGTGGTAAAGACTTAACTGCCCCAGAAACTGGTAAAGAGTACAAAGGTAAGAAAGACTTCAACGGATACACTTACACTCACGAGAAAACAGAAAACGGAGTACGTACTCACTACTACAGTAAGAAAAAAGAACCTAAAGCTATCACTTCGTGGGTAGACGAACAAGGTAACAAATTACAAGAAGATAAAAACGGGGAATTCCCAGATAACGACGGTAAATCAGACATTAAAGGTTACACTTTAATCGAAACAAAAACTGAGAAAGACAGTGATGGAAACGTTAAAGTAGTAAACAAATACAAAAAAGACGTAATCAAACCTGATACTTACTGGTTCGATGAAGAAGGTAATACTCTTAAAGAGAAAGCTGTAGGGCAAACATTACCTGATACTGATGGTAAATCAGACATTGAAGGTTACAAAGTAATTAAAGTTTACACAGTAACTGAAGCTGACTTAGCTGACAAAGGTAAATTTGCAGGTTCGGCATTCAAAGTTGGAGACACAATTAACATCTATAAAAAAGATGCTCCACAAGTAGAGCCTGAAAAACCAAAAACTAAAGTAGTAACTAAATGGGTTGAAGACGGAACTAACAAACAACTGAAAGAAACTCAAGACGGTACACACCCTGATAACGACGGTAAATCAGACGTTCCAGGATACAAATTAGTACGTACAGTTACTGATGAGAAAGGTAACACAACTAACGTGTACAAAAAAATCCCTTCAACTGAATGGGTAGAAAAAGACACTAACAAAGTGCTTAAAGAGAAAACTGAAGGTTCATTCCCAGATAACGATGGTAAATCAGATATCGACGGATACAGATTAGTTACAACTACAACTGATAAAGACGGAAACGTTAAGAACGTTTACGAAAAAATCAAAGAACCAACAACACGTTGGATTGAAAGAGGTACTAACAAAGAGCTTAAAGAAACTACTAAAGGTACATTCCCAGATAACGACGGTGAGTCAGATATCAAAGGTTACAACATTGTAGCTGTTGAGAAAGACCAAGACGGTAACGTAACTAATATCTACGAAAAAGCACAAGAACCTAAGAAAGTTACAACTGTATGGGTTGAACATGAAACAGGTAAAGTGCTTAAAGAGAAAGTAGAAGGTTCATTCCCAGATGAAGACGGTAAGTCAGACATCGATGGATACCAATTAGTACGAGTTGATAAAGACAAAGATGGTAACGTGACAAACGTTTACGCTGAAGAGTCTAAATTAATCACTCACTGGGTAGATGAAAATGGAGTACGTTTAAGTGACGACGAAGTTGGTAAAGAATTCGGTAAACAAAAAGAGTTCAAAGACTACAAGCTTAAAGACACTCGTAAGTCTAAAGACGGTAAACAAATGTACTACGTGTATGCTCCAGACAAAAAAGCAACACCTGCGAAAGAAACACCTAAAGCATCGACACCATCTAAGAAACTTCCTGATACAGGAGATACTGCTGGTGTAGGAGCTCTAGCTGGACTTGCAGCAATTATCGCTGGACTGTTCGCAATGGGACGTCGTAAAAAATCAGAATAATAGATTATCGAAGGATGCACTAGACAACTAGTGCGTCTTTCTTTTGTCAGGACAAATAAGGTGTAGAATTTCTGGTGAAGTCTTGACAAACGTTTAGCCCTATGATATAATAAAGTTAATCAGAGTTATATCTACGACAGTAGAAGATTATATAAGAAAGTGAGAATTAATACATGGCAATTATCAAGAAATCTATGGTCATTGGTGGAACAACAATGGGGATGGGTCTTACATCTTTATTTGGTATCCAACAAGCTAGTGCGGATACAGAGACAACAGGACATCTCGATGTATCAGTAGACCATTCAAATTTAGATGAAGCAGTATCACACGCACAAAGTGCTGGGATTAAAGTAGTTCGTACAGAGACTGAAGTGTTGACGGGAGATGCGAACAAAACTGCTGAAAACATCGCTAAAGCAAAAGAATATTACAAATCACAAGCTGAGAAAATAGAAGCTGAAGCTCAAAAAGCTCAAGCTGGAAATGCTGAAGCTGAACAAAAAGCTAAACAGAATAAACAAGACGTGGAAAACGCTAACGGAGTGATGAGTGCATTACGTAGTAACTTAGCGGTATATGGTCAAACAGCAACTGCCACTTCAAAAGAATACAGCAAAGCTGAGTATGACAAATCAGTATCAAGCATTAAAGCGTCACTAGAAGTTGGGCGTAAATACCGTTCAGTGAAAAACGAAATTGCTGATTTCAATACACACCAAAACGCTTACACAAGTTTCCAATCACAAGCTGATGCTGGTAATATTAAATTACAACGTGAAACAGTAAGAGTGTCGAATGTAGGGGACACAACAAGTTATATGGAGAAAATTGACAAAGCATATAACGACCTGCAAACGTATATTCGTGGATTAAATTCAGCGTCAGGAACAATTGAAGAGTCTCAAAAACCAACATTCACACTATACGATATCGTAGTGGATGATGCGTTAGTTACTGAAGTTGGTAAACCAGTTGAGATTCCAACATGGACACCAGCTCCGGTTGAACCTGTTGAAAAACCAACATTAGAGTACAAATACTTCGACATCAGAAGTACTCCTATATCAAAAAACGGAGTAGTTAACGCCGATACTGAAGTGGTAACTACTAAAGAGACTAAAGAAGACGGAACTAAAGTGTATCAAGCACTTAAGAACCAAACTGTAGGTGTAGTTGGTGAAAACGAACCTCTACCAGACGGTAGATTCGATAAAATTCACAACATCATCACAGAGTTCACTCTTCCAGAAGGTGTTGAACTAGACGAAACTCTTAGTAAGTCAACTGATGAGTGGAAATTCTCATATGATAAAGAGCGTAGAGTAGCTAGATACGAAGCAACAAACAGATATTTACTTCAAGTTAACAACAAACAAAATGTTCGTAACGGAGTAATCTCTGGAACTGTAGCTGGAGAATGGCACTACACAACACCAGGAATCTTCCTTAAAGCGACGGAAGACGACAAACAATACGTTGTTAAATCAACAACAATGATTAACGATGAATACGCAACAAATGCGAAAGATATCGTGATTCAAACAAATGCTGCAACACCAGAAAAACACAATAAAGATGGTAAAGGTGTGGTTATCGACGGTAAGACTGTGTGGTTTGGAACTACGAACAATTATCATATCTCTTGGGACTTTGACCAATACAAAGGTGTGAACGTTGATAAGAAAATGCAAGAAAAAGGACTGTTCATCGCTGACTATGCACCATTTGATGTGTTAGAGTTGGCTGGAAACCCAACTATCAAACATAACGGTGAAGTTATCGCAACAGGTGAAGATGATGGTTCATTTGTAGATGCGACAGGTAAGAAAATTGAAGGATTAACATGGGCTAAAGTAGACTCAATTGAAGGTATTGAGGAGAAAGGTTCAGCAATCAAAGTTGGAATAACAGGATTCGACCACCCATGGTACAAAGAATACGTGGAAAAAGGTGTTAACCTAGAAGTGTTACTACCAATGAAAGCTAAAGTTATTGACAACACACCTGAAGAACAAGGTGGAACTTACGGTGGGCAAGAGTATAAAAACGTAGCTTACCAAAGTGACTTCGGAAATGTTTATAAGACAAACGAAGTAGTCAACCGTACACCTATTACAGACCCACGTAAAGATGCTGTTGCAGCTGTAAGTGACTTAACGTCAATGGACCTTAAGAACAATCCAACAGCAACAATTGAGAAGGGTACTTACTTCCAATACAGAGCTAAAAGTTCCGTGTTAGATGGTAAAGAAATTCATGACTTCACAATGGATTCTTACACAGTTAAGGATACGTTCCACGAAGCTGACCAATACGATGGTGTTTATTACACAGAAACTAACTTAGACATTTACTTCAAAGAAGGTTCAGCATTATACAACCGCTATAAAGCGAACAAAGGTATTATGCCGGCTAACTCAGACATTACTAAGTTCACAACACAAAAAATTGCACGTAATGTATCGGTAGATGAGAACTCAGCTCCAGGATTAGTGGACGCTGCAGACACGCGTGTTACAAAAGTTGAATTAGATTTCGATGCTGATTTCCTAGCACAAATCGACTTCACTAAGACTAAATTCTCAGTGGATACATTCTTCCAAGTTAAACGTGTTAAAGACGTGCAAGGTGTGACAAACATTGTTGAAGAAGTTATCAACGGAACTTCATTTGGTTCAAATGAGACTAAGACAAACACTGGAAAAACACAACTTGAAAAAGAAGTGACTAAAGTGGAAGAAAACGTCAACAACAAAAATAAAGAAGTGCTAGAAAACCTAGCGAACGTACGTAAAGAGTTAGAAGCTAACAGAACATCACTAGCTGACGAAGTAGCTAAGAACTCACTATCAATCAAGAACCTAACAACACGTGTGGATAAAGTTGAAGGTGTGGTAGAAAAACACGACCAAATCGTAAACCTACACTCAGATGCTCTTAGCGTAATTAGCAAAATCCAAGATACACAAGAAAAACGTATCAACGAAGTAGCTGAGAAAGTTAAAGAAGAGTTATCAACTATCACAATCTATGTAGATGAAGTTGTAACTGACACACTAGCATTTAACTACGCTGTAAACCACGGTGTTGCACCAGCGTCTATTAAGTCGATTACTCTTGATGATAAAGGTCACTTCGTAGTTAAATACAATGCAAACATCAAAGCAGTTAACGGTTCGAAAGAAGCAACTGTGAACGAAGAGAACATTGAGAAAATCAAGAAATCTCAACCAGAGCGTTTCAGCAAATATGAATTCTACACACTTAAATCTGAAAGCGACGTGCGTAAAGCATTAGCTGACTACGGATATGCTGGTGAAAGAATTAAAGATATCAAAGCTGAAGGTGATAAATTCACAGCAATCGTAGACTTAGGGCAAGCTGGTGAAACAGTAGTTGTACCTAAAGCTGAAGTAGAACCAGGAAAAGCTGGTGAGCAAGTAGATACTCCGAAAGCGGAAGTTGAACCAGGAAAAGCTGGTGAACAAGTAGATACTCCAAAAACAGTAGTATCAGAAACACCAAGAGCTGAATTCACACCAGGAAAAACTGGAGAGAAAGTTGAATTACCAGGTTCAGAAACTAAAGAGGAAGAGAAAGTTGATGGACGCAAAGGTTCTAAATTAGAGTTACCGGGAGCGGAACTCAAGTTAGCACCAAGCGTAGCTGATATAATCAAGTCTCTACTGTAATAAAATTAAGGGAAAAGGTGATGAAATACTTCACCTTTTTCTTTTTTTGTGATATAATAGAAGTAGAATATGACGAAAGGACGCGAAAGCGTATAGGTAAGGAAAGTGCCAACTTACAGATACACAAAACAATACGGTAAGTTCAATGATGTGAAGCCTGAAGAAGGCACGTCAATGCTTATCAGACAAATAATTAATTCGATGATTAAGATGTCAGAAGATTTGAATCTAACACCTCTTGAGGTGGTGAGTCTTATTGATTCGCAAATCGGAGGGACGTATGAGCGTAAAGATGTTTTGGTTAAAATATACGTCAACTTGAATGAGGAACAGAAAAGATTCGCGCAAGGTGTTGGAAGTGGTAGATTCATGGTCGCAACTATTATGGATATGGTTCTAAGAAGTGAGTCTACACTACTTGGGTTTATTGGTCAAATAGGACTGATACGTAGACAACTTTTCGGTGAAGGCAACTTCGACACTCAAGTCAAACCAAAGGTTATTGAGACTGAGGTTGAGACTGAGGTTGAACCTGAGGTTAAGACTGTGGTTGAACCAGAAGCGAAACCAAAGGTGACTAAACCTAAGCCGAAAGTGGAGGTCAAGCCTGTTGTCGAATCTAAGCCTAAGGAGATAGTTGAGGTAAAAACGGAACCAAAGGTTGAACCGAAAGTAGAAGCTAAACCTGAGGTTAAACCAACTAGACGAAGTAAGGTTGCAGAAAACTTAAGAGAGGGAATCGGTGAAGTAGTGGTGACAAACACGCTTATCGATGATTTTATGTAAAATGAGGGATACGAGAGATTACAATCAAATAATAGACGATAACATCGCGACGTATTATGCGAATGTTCATGAATACCCAGCATTGCAACGCGCAGCGATACCTCTAGGTCGCCCGTCAGCACCGATACTTGGTAGGGACATGAGTGAACTTAGAGAAGCTCTTAGAAACCCAGAGAAAGCTAACGTTGCATTACTAGGGGAAGCTGGTACAGGTAAAACAGCAATCATGCAAGGTCTGGCGTATCACCCAGACTCAACACAGTACTTGGTATTATCAGTCAATACGGAGCGACTCATCGTTGATAATAATAGTGATAAAGATATCGAGATGGCGAATGGTTTACAGGACTTAGTAGACGAAGCAAGTCAATATACTCGCAGGTTTAACATTATCCTCATACTCTTTATAGATGAGTTCCATAGAATAGCAATGGTATCTAAAGCGTCAGTTGAGGCTCTAAAACCAATACTTGAGAAATCGGCGTACAACGGATTTAGGGTTGTTGGGGCTACAACATTTGAAGAGTATGAAGAATGGATTGCGCCGAACAGAGCCCTAGACCAAAGGTTACTGAGATTTACAATCCCGGAGTTAACACGCGAAGCTGTTATGCAGATACTAGAGTCAAGAGCGAGATTGTATAACGTACACGACCTAGCGGAGGAAAATATCTATAATGATATATACGATACGTCTAAACAGTTACTAATATCCAACGCACAACCACGTGCGTCAATTGATATTCTTAACAACATGATAGGTAACATCGTTAAGAACGAATATATGGAAGACGGTCAACTGATACGTGAGTATAGTACGTGTGAAGACCTTAATATTCCGGGTGACAAAGTATTGTCACGTCCAATACTTAATAAGGTAATTAGACGAACGTATGGTGTAGATATAGATAACAGAGTATCGGCAAAAGAGCTTGAAGAAGCACTGCGTACACGAATCTTTGACCAAGAGTTTGCGATATCTACGGTTATGAATAGGTTCAAGATGATGATGGCTGGGTTTAATGACCCGACACGTCCGAAAGTTTCTATTCTAATGACTGGTCCAACAGGGACAGGTAAGACGGAGCTAGTTAAGGTTGTTGCCGAAACACTTAAAGTTCCACTTAAACGTTTCGATATGTCGAGATATCCACGTGCAGAAGATTCGGTTAGGTTTGCGGACGAATTAGCTCACGCCGGTTGGTCAGCACCAAACGGCGTTATCCTAATAGACGAGATTGAGAAAAGTTCAAGACAAGCGATTAACACGTTACTACAAGTACTTGACGATGCGAGATTGACGTCAGCAACTAACTCGAATAACGTAATATCATTTGCGGGGACAATAATTTTCATCACAACAAACGTTGGTTCGGACATCTATCAGCACTTACAAAAACACGCGAGAAAAGATGCAGACGGAAAGATAGATGGGCAGACAGTAGACGTGAGTTTAATCTATAATGCGCTTAGAGAAGACGATAGATTTGAACAAGCTGTACTTGGTCGTATAGACGTTATAGTTCCGTTTATGGGATTATCACCATATACACTTAAACGTATCGCAAAACGTGAGCTCGATACGAATATCGCAATAATGGAAACACAACATAGACGAGTGTTAACATCACCCGACATACTACCGTATGTGGTTGAAGACCATACAAGTAATGATGTAGAGAGTGGGGGAGCTAGGGACGTTAAGCGTAACATGAAGAATATCATTATTCAGCATGTTGCAAACTACTTAGCTGAAGAACCTGACGAAGTGCCACTAATAGTTTATATCGGAGGGAAACCACGATTCGCGACTGAGGGTGTACTTGACCCTTGGAGTGGGAAAGTGGAACATAAAGAATGTCACCCAATAGAGAAGGTTGAATCTTGGCTAAGTCAAGTCGCACAACAGACAGGAATTACTGTGAGGAATCACGGAATATTTGTCCCGAACGATTGGACAGGTAATAAGTTTGCAAGTCAAGTGGCTGATGCACTCAAAGCTGGTAGCCGAGACCTTAAAACGTTCGTTGTGGGAGAGACTATATGGGTAGACGATATCAAGAGAGGAGAAATTGTTAGTGAGCAGATTGCGCAAGCTAGGAAGTATGGCCAAGGATAAGGCTGAACAGGCAGCGAAGAATAAAGCATCTAGAGCTGTTAAGAACACTAAAGCGTACAAAGCGATGGATAAGGCTCAACAATCACTTGCGAAAGCGAAAAAGATGGCCAAAATGGCTGGACGAGCAATTCGATTTGTGATGTTCATAGTGTCAAACCCTATAGGATGGGTTTGTGGAATACTACTTGGAGTAATTCTATACAATAGTGCAGACGCGCTGAAAGGTATGGGAAATATGGGAGGAGACCTGACTCGTGATACATATCACGGAAACAGGAATAGAATCGGTAACCAGAGTAAAAACGACACCTTAAGTGCCGAAGGGAATATAGTCTTAATTGACTGTAAGCACGGAGATGAAGGTGAGAAATCAACATCAGATTCTGTAGCGTCTGGTAATGCTTCTGAGTCAGACTGGACTAAAGAAGGAACCAGAGCCCACACAAATGCGAAGAAAACATTTGAGTCATGGACATCTAAAGGATTATCTGGTACTGCGGCGGCAGGGATAGTTGGATGGGTTGAGTCGGAAGGTGGGTTCTACATGGTGGGACGTGCTGAAGGTAGACACTCAAACGTATTAGAAGAATCATCACTCAAATTCGGTGCTGTTCCATTAGTATCCGGACAAGGATACAGTGTAGGTGGTGGGGGTATTTACCAATTTACCCCGTACACAAAATACGCACCATTGTCAGACCCTGCATGGGAAGATATAGACAAAATGACGGCATTTGTAGTTAAATCGCTTCCGTCTGATTGGAACCCTGGACATGACTTATCTGGGAAAAACCAATCGTTAGAACAGTTCGCTAAACAAACAGACATTGCGGATGCGACATTGGCGTGGAACGCTTATGAGAAAGGTGACCCACGATATATTCCGAAGGATAAAAAAGTCAAGGACGGACAAAAAGCGAACGAAATCTTCAACAAAGATAATATCAAATTTGATGAGGCAAAGTTCAATGAAAACTTTGGTAAATCAAGCGGGGGAGGTAGTTCATCAAGTTCACCAGAACCTGAAGATTCGAAAACGCGTTGTAAAAACACTAAATCAAAAGGTGGCGGAAAAGGTTGGTACAAACACAAAGATGGTAAGGCTGACCCATCAGTTGGTGCGTGGACAAAAGAAAGTTTACCTGATGGACTTAAACCTTACGCACTAGACCCTGAGTCACTTGGGATGAAATTCTCATCTAAAGATGGTTGGGAATGTCTAGCATATGTTGGTAACCAATGTACAGACTTGACTGCATCGCTTGCGTATAAATTATGGGAAAAAGACGGTAAACACCCTAAACAAGCACGTGGTAACGGAGTCAATGTAGCAGACAACTGGGCTGCGACATTCGGTGGTGATGTGTCTAATGAACCAAAAGCGGGTTCAATCTTCTCAAATGCTGAAGGTAGTGAATATGGACACACTGGTATTGTATCTCACGTATTTGAAGACGGGTCGATACTAATTATCGAACAAAACTACGCTGGAAAATCTGGTGCTGCGGTAGGACAAACATTCACATGGAACTATCGTATGGTTAGTGCGAGTGACGCTAAGAAATGGAAATATTATGACCCTGAAACGCAAGGGTACTCGATAGTTGAAGATGCGAAAGCGGTAGCCTAGAAAGGATGAATATGTACAAAAAGAACGAACAAGAAACAATAATTCACTACGACGTGCTGACAGGTAAAACGACATTCTACAGCAACTATGCTCCAGATGTTCGTACATACCTTCAGTCAGACGGTGTAGAGATAACGCGCAAGATTGAGCACGATGGTGTTGTGGTTGCTGTTGAAGGTGAACTCACAAACGGGTTTACATTCAGCAGACGCCCGCGAAAACGCATAGAGCTTAGTGAAGAATACAAACAAGTTCTTCGTGAACGAATGATGAAATTGCACAAAAGAGGTGGCGGGGAATAACCCCGCTACTTTTTCGTAAAAAAATCCAACTAGGACTAGACTTTCGCACTCGGTTGTGGTATAATTATAATATATAACGAAAGAATAAAATGAAATGAGGAAGATTGATGGTTAAAGTGAACCTAAACAAGGCTCGCTCGAAAGCGAAGCCAAAACGAAAACAAGCACCTCGAAAACAAGCGCCAAAGAAACGACGCTATGAAGAAGAGGAAGAAGACGACATCTATGAAGATGACGATTTTTATGATGAAGATTTCGACGATGAAGACGATTATGACTACGACGAAGATGATTATGACTACGACGAAGATGATTATGACTACGATGACGATGAAGATGAGGATGAAGACGAAGATGAGCCTCGCTCAAAATCACGTGGTGAATCTAGTTTTAAAAAACGTGCCATACAAATCGGCGCTGGTCTCCTAGCTATCATAGTACTTGCGGTGGGTGTTCGTGCTTGCTCAAAAGACGATAAGAAGGAAGAACAAAAACAAGAGGAACCGAAGCAGGAGCAAGTCGAAAAAAAGTCGGAGGAGACGAAGGAACAAGCTCCGTCGAAAGAACAGGAAATCTCAGTGTCAAAAGGATTGGGTCGTGAAGAAGAAGCGGCTAAGAACACACTAGAAAAACCTGACGTGTACGGAACAAACGCAGACAAAGAAGCTGTAACGAAACGTATCAAAGCGTCGGTTGAAAAACTTAAAGAAGATAAAGACAAATTCAAAAACAATCAAGACGGTGGATTATCACTAACTGGTTACTCGATGCTATCTAACTTCAGAGTAGCTCTAGACGGCGGATATGAAGTAGATTACGACTCGATTGCGGTCTACAAAGCTTCGGCGGATAACGTTATCCAGTTTACTATGAAGATGAAAAATAAAGACGGTAAGATACTAGTCTTTGCCGGAAACTATGTTCCAGCAACAGACCAAGCGGAACTAGCCGTCATGAAAGGTGACTTAATACCTTTGGACTCAGCGAAAGCTTCATCACCAACAGGTGGGAAACAAGTAGATAACGAGAAAGCCAAAGAAAACAGTGATAAACCACTTAACCCAGAAAAAATTAAGGATGCTTAAGAATAACATATGAAAACAAATTACGACTACGAACGTCACAAACGACTGAGTGAGTCTTTAGGTATAGAAGTAGAATATAAACCAAGACCAACAATAGGATATGTGGAAACATGGTTTCCTTATATAGTCTATACGACAATAATCTTGGTGTTGGTATTCGTATTCAACATCTTTATGACGATTATGAGAGTTGATGGGCCTTCAATGGACCCAACTCTTCATAGTGGTCAAATAGCACTTCTTGCTAAATCGGATAATATTGAGCGATTCGATATTGTCGTACTAAAAGAGCGAGAAGTAGATGGCGGGGAAACAAAGAATATCATCAAACGAGTGATAGGAAAACCTGGAGATACAGTTACAGTCAAGAAAGGACGTTTATTCATAAACGGCGAGGAATATGAAGAGCCATATCTAAACGGGGACAACATAAAGCGATTCAAGAACGAAAGTTGGGAAATTAAAGTTCCAGAGGAACACTACTTCGTACTTGGAGACAATAGGGATGTATCAAAGGACTCACGAGCAGTTGGGTCGTTTAAGAAATCGGCAGTGGTCGGTAAAAAGATAATATAGGAAAGGTAGAGCGCGATGAAACTAGATTTCAAGAAGATTAAAGAAGAGAAGAAACCAACGGTTGACTCACCAGATATTCCGGAAACACCGGAGGATGTACCACAACTTCCAGAGGTTGAAGCTGTGGAGAGTGATAAGCCAGGGCTAGAAGCCCGAGGTACTTTTGAGGAAGACGAGTCGGTTGCTGATGACGCGGGTGAAGACGTAGGTGAATATGAGGACGACGAAGAGTCTGGATTAAAGAGTAAACTTAAAGGACTATTCGGAAGTAAGGAAGAAGACCCTGCGGAGATGACATTTGCGGATAAACACACGAAAGCGAGAAAAAAACGTATAAAAAACGTCGTGATTTATTCAGTAATCGCAGCGATAATATTCGGTGCCGGTGCTACAATGTTAGCGCAATCTGGAGTTCTTGAGAAAAAAGAACAACCAGCACAGAAAGTGGAGTCACCTAAACAAGATGACCAAACGCAGATGGACGAAGATAAAGCGAAACAAGAAGCTGAAGACAAAGCCAAGAAAGAGTCTGAAGACAAAGCTAAGCAGGAAGAGCAAACAAAAGCTGACGAGAAAGCTAAGCGTGAAGCTGAAGACAAAGTTGAAGCGGATAAGAAATCAGACGAACAAATCAAACAAGAAGTGGATAAGAAAGTGCAAGAAGGACTTGAGAGAGCAACTAAGAGTGTTGTCGAAGAGTACAATAAGAAGTTAGAAGACGCTAATAAGAAAGTTGAGTCAATTAACAAGGATTATAACTCACTTAAATCAGAACGTGACCAACTTCGTGCTCAATTAGAAACAGCAAGACAAAACGCACAAAACAGTAAACCATCAGAGCGTATTGAAATTCCAGGTGAATAATCATGGTAGCTATAGACCAAATTAAATTAGTAGACCCATCGGTGCCCGCTGCACTGTTTCGACTCTTACAACGTGATGAAGCATTAGCGTATTTGCGCGAAGGTGATGGTATATACGGGTTCGAAGTACACCATGACTCACCGGATATTAGCGGTTTTGCATTAATTGGGATGTCGAAACATACGATAATTGCGTATAAAAGCGATATAGGTGAGGTGCCACGATTAGTTCTATTTCCAGATGTCGAAAAATTATTCGATGACTCATTCGGACTGCTCGACTTAGAGTGTACGAAGAAATTCTTCACGGACGATTCGTTCAAGGGTCGTAAAATAGAGTCGGGTGCTATGAAGCATCTGGTTCGTGACTTGCTACCTCCAATGAAGACTGTACCTGATTTGTCCGAGGAGTTGTCGTTCCAAATTACTAGGATAATGTCTGCGGAATATAATGATGCTGACGCTCAGGACGTTAAAGCATATAGACCAGAATTCAAAGACGGGTCAAAAGCTAAACCTGTTGAGGTCGCACCGAAACCAGTAATTAAAAAGGTCGAGGAACCAAAGGTAGAAGTAAGGAAACATCCAAAAGATTCACTTGTGGATAATGAGAGTAAATTCAAAAACGTCGAAGAAGTAATCAACTTCTGTGTGGTTAATCACGCGATGGATAGAGTGGTGTTAGACAAACTACATCAAGCTATGGTTGATAACTTCACACAGAGACACAAAGATATTCCGATTGATTCGATTCCAAAGGAATTTGTATCAGGATACATCAAACTAGTGCTTAAGGCTGTTAACCAAGATAAGTTGAGGTGGGAATAAATGATTGCGAGTAGAGATAGAAATATCGTAATCAAGTCACAATTCAATATTGGTGGTTCGAGAGGTAAGTCCGTTAAAGGATTTATCTCTGACTACGTATCTAGGGACTCAGCATGTGATGCGTCAACGAGCTACGTGCCTGACAGGATGAGAGTTCCAGTACAAGGTGACGGTGTTGGTTTCACACTTAATGCGACTGCGATTGACAGAGACGAAGTACTAAGATTAGCCGACCATGTTGAAGATTTATTTCTTGAAGGAAATAGAGCAATACAACAAATGGTGGTGTCCTTTGACCATGAATACCTGGTCTCACAAGGAGTTGTTGACCCTGATGTTGTGATACGTAAAAAAAGCGACTACCAGTACAACTACGATGATGTAAGACTTAGACATGCGATTAGGGAAGGTGTACAGAGTTTAGTTGACCTAGAAGGATATAGGGATGCTCAAATGGTTGGTGCAATACAACATGACACAACGCATTTACATGCGCATTTAGTTGTATATGAAGATTATCCAAAACTTGCGCGTACACGAGGACGAGAAGAGAAAGGTGTCATTAAGGAGAGTTCATTTCACCAAATGGCATACGACATAGACAGGTCTCTTACGAATACGAAATCTGTTAGTGTGAGTGAGAAGAAACTATTTCCTAATAGGAAGAAAAAAGAAGAGCCGAAAGTTGAGGTTCGAATTCCTGAAAACCAATTTGATGTCTGGATGGCATATGCAAACATTATGTATGAGCGAATGCTTGAACGTGAAGCTCTAATTAACAGCTTGCAGGCATCTGTGGATATTGATGAAGTGGATATTGATGACGTACTAAATAACGAAGATGAGAACAAGGTTTAGACCTTGTTTTCTTGCTTTTTAGGATTATGTGTGATATAATAGACGTAAGGAAGTAAACGATTAGAAAGGCGAAGATATGTGAAAAAGAGAACAATCAGCGTCGTGGTCGGAGCACTTCTAACTACCTCTGTAGTGGCAAATATTACAACAATACTTGGAGATAAGGTTAAGAGTGTCGAAGACGATGAGCAGAAAGAAAAACAAGACTCGGAACAATTTGCTGAGTCAATGCGTCGAGCATTTCTCGGTGAAATTGGTTCCCGGATGATAGATGAATATCATAATCCAGTAGAAACAAATATTTCAGAGGAAAATGAGAGTGAGAAACACCCGGAATCGTTGTCTAGCGAAATTGGTATTGATTTACCTACTGGGGAGCGGACTATGTTGGAGGATAAGGTAGAAGAACAACCAGAGGAGTTACCTGAAGAGGTTGATGAGCGAATGCAAGAGTTGCCGACGGAGACCCCGAGCAAATTAGCTGAGGTGCAACCAAAAGATGATGTGCCGAGTGAGGCCCGAGAAGTAGTGTCTGGTGAATTACCTGAAGAAATACCTCAAGAGCTTCCAAGTGAGTTACCGAAAGAATCACCTAGCGACTTACCAGAGGAACTTCCACAGGAATTACCTAGTGAAGTACCTCAGGAGTTACCAAAGGAATCACCTAGTGACTTACCTGGTGAGTTACCGCAAGAAGCACCAGGGGAATCACCAAAGGAACAAACAAAAGAAACACCTGAGGAATTACCACAAGAGTTACCGCAAGAGTTACCTAGTGAATTACCGCAAGAGTTACCAGAGGAACTTCCACAAGAATTACCTAATGAATTACCTAGTGAATCACCTAGTGAATTACCTAGTGAATTACCAGAGGAATTACCTAGTGAAACAGCACAAGAACTATCAGAGGAGTCACAAAAGGAACTTCCACAAGAACCCCCTAGTGAGTTACCAAAAGAGTTACCTAGCGAATTACCGGAGGAACTTTCAAAGGAACTTCCACAAGAAACACCTGAGGAACTACCACAAGAGCTACCTCAGGAATTGCCAGATGAGCTACCTCAGGAACTTCCAAGTGAATTACCGCAAGAACTTCCAAGTGAATTACCTCAAGAGTTACCGCAAGAACTACCGCAAGAACTACCTCAGGAATTGCCAGATGAGTTACCTAGTGAAGTACCGAGTGAATTACCTCAGGAATTGCCAGATGAGTTACCGCAAGAGCTACCACAAGAAGCGCCAAAAGAGGTACCTAGTGAATTACCAGAGGAACTTCCGCAAGAGTCACCAAAAGATACAAAATCAGTTGAGGAAAAAGGATTGAATAATCCGTTCGACAAATCAGAACTACCAGTGGTCGACCTGAAGGTTGGAGATAGAATATTCGATAGAACAATTACGAAAGTCCCAAATCTCAACATAACGTACAGGAAGATACTCAGTATGTCTGAAGATGAACGCTTCAAGCGAGCACAAGATGGTATGGAAGAATCTTACGGTGCGTCAGATGGACAAGTGTGGTTGGGAGCAAGTGATGATGTAGTCAAAAGCTTCAATCAAGGTGAGATGCTGGACATTGCACTTGTGAATAAGTACTTTGTTAATTATGTCAATGCTGACAGAAAAGCTCATAAAATCAAACCATTGGTGTATGAGCCAAAATTCCAAAGTTCAGCGGACGAAAGGGCTCAAGAGATGGCGGACTATGGTCATATACGATATGAAGGTAGAGCTCATACGAGACCTGATGGAACTAAGTGGGTTACGGTACTGAAAGATAAGGTCAAGAATTATCCGTATGGACTGGGTGAGAACTTACAAGCTTACTCGGTATTATCCAACCCATACCAAATTACTAGTGAGCAGTACGTGGCAAAAACACTATTTGAAAGATGGAAGAATTCTCCAAGCCACTACGAGAATATGATGGATTCGAGACTTACTCGAACAGCAGTGTCAGTTAAGATGACTACACGTACAGGTGCTAGAAGTGAGAATGAAACAAACTGGATAATAGGTGAGCAAATACTTGCTGATGGCGAATTAAACGATTAGAAAGGACGTAGCAAAGCTACGATGTGAAACAATATGGAACACGAAAAACAAGAATACTTCAGAATAGACAATAAAGGGTTAACATCAATCGAATGTGAATGGATGGAGCTTGGTGGAGTAGACAAGGTGTACGTAGAAGCGTCTGAAATATGGAAACGAGAAGACCAAACACGTACTCGTATAGACGCGTATGCATTTGTACTTCAAGGTGGAGACGACATTAGTGACCACACAGGTCTACCAATCCCGATGTATATCAAAACGACTCCTGAGCACATGCATGTGTTTTACGCAGAGGATATGGAAGAAGCTGCGAAGATGGCTTATGAAGAGAACGGTAAAGAGTATACGCCGATAGTGTGTGAACCTGTTGGTGAACTTGGAGATGAAATCTACAACCCGTTTGCGGATGATGAGGTGGTGTTATAATGACACAAGACCCAATGACGGCATCCCATATCGAGTATTTAGAGGATGTGAGAGCATTTGCGAAACACTACTTATCGCTAAACTTAGAGGAACGTAGTGTTGTCAAAGCTGAAGTGGACGAGGGTGAATATTCCTCTACACTAGAAGGTGATACGCTCACGAAAATAATGAACGACGTTGATGAATATAGTATCTATAGTAACCAAAGACGATACTTGCGTCGTGAGTTAGATAGAACTGTTGAAAATAAGTACACAGACCAGGATGTGTCGGGTATGCGACATGACTATGAGATTGCGGTGCGTGAGATGAATCGTATAGATAAGGAATACAAACTCACTGAGGCGACACCTATAATTGCTCGCTCACAACATGAGGTGCGGGAAGAGTTTAGAGAAATGGCTCAGGAGACAGAACGCCACTACAAAAGTTTGACAGACGATAACTACGACCAGTATATGTCGGAGATGGAAATGTACTCAGACCCTGGAATAGTTGCAGAGAAAACAAGGGACGTATTGGAAGATGAAGACTTTCCAGAAATGGATGTCTTTGGACGAAGAATATAGGAAAGACGCCTACTAGGCGTCTTTTTGTTGTATTAATTTGATGTATTCATCTTTATACTCGTCGTTTTGCACTTCGTTGAAGAGAGATGCTAACTTAGCTTTATTACCTTCACGTTTAGCCTCTTTGATACGAGTAATCATTTTGAGTCGTGCTTCTGCTTTTTTGGCGTCAGCGACCTTCTTCTCATTCTCTTTAACTTTTTCTTGAGCTTTAGCTTTTTCCACGTCCTTAGCTGTTAGAGCGTATGTTCCTTCTTTTTCAACTTGGGCGTAAAGTTGTTGCCCTGCTGGGTTACCTATTACTCGCGGTAAGTCTTTACCTTTTTTACCCGACTTAGATTTGAGTAGCATTACGTCCGTAACAGATGACGGAGAGTATGTGTCTGAGAACTTCTGACCTTTAAACCCTGAGTCGAATATGTAGATATTTCCTTGTTCATCGATGTAGTCAACAGCAATCATGTGTGGGCCTGCTGGAGATATTACACGGATAACCATAACATACCCTTGTTCATAGTATTTGAATATATCTTGATAAGTTGCTCCAATCATACCGTGCTCTTCACCGTTTTTCTCAACCACCCAATCATTACCCCAATCTACTTTATTATAACTCAGGTATCCACTTGATGCGTAACCGTTGTAACTGTCTAGTTCTTTCTTTAAATCCCAAGGGGCATAGCCGATAGGTGCACTACCAGTTTTTACTTTTAGGAAAGTTGCTGATTGAATCATACAACTTGCTTGTCGCCAGTCAATATTCTGAGGACCAAAAGTGGCAACCTGGTTTTGGTCTGATTGATTCCATGTGTTAGGGTCTTTTGCGTTAGAACCTGTACCTGTATAGGCAAGTGGTTGCATAGCAAAAACTAAAGACACTAACGGAATCGATAATGTGGCTAGGTATCGTTTCTTAAATTTCATTTGTTCATTCCTTTCAGATTATACTATAATTATAGCACAATGGGGCGAGAAAGTCTAGTAGTGTCACACGATTGTAACAATAATATTGACAAATAGGTGATTTAGACGTATAATAGAATAGAACAGTCGATACTATAGTTATTGGTTGAAATATAAATCAAGGAGACGAAAGAATGGGTTCATTTAGTTGGGAATACGCATCGGAAACATCACCGGTAATTAATATCTGTCCGGGAGATGAAATTAAAATGTTAATACCTGAGCACTTCGAGCGAGATGCGATTGTAGGTACATACGCAGATTATGGTATAATTGAGGTAGGGGATAAGGAATACGACATCTACGACCTACTCGCAGTTATGAACGCGGATAGTTTGTCAGATAGAGACGAACCTCATCGTAGAGCGAAAGAGTTCTACGATAACAAACACTTACCAACACCACAAGAAGTTGGTGATGACGAAATCAGGAATATAGGTATCAATATAGAGAGTTCGGGTCTCGAGTTTCCACTCAAAATAGTTCCACCAGAAGAGAATGTTACATACGAAACCTGTGAGTTCGTTTCAGAAATTGACTACGAACAAGGTTCACATAAAGTCTTTAGAGATGGTCTGACGCCATGGGATGAAGAAAGTCTGCGCGGTGAAGAAGTCGGTAGTAAGTACGCATATGAACACTTTGATGAGACACTAAAGGCTTTAGAAGCGATGAAAATCAAAAGTCAAGTAGAAGACGATGAATATATATTCGAAAATGTTGAAAACATGTTGGCTAATCCTGAACATACAAAAAATCAAATTAAACGAGCTAACGTACCGGCATATTTCGACTATGAGGAGTTCATATATGAATTTGTCGATGAATATCGTATGGTTGAAGGGAAAGAGGATGACGACATACTGAGCGACGTGTTTGACGAACTTGACGAACAAGACGGAATGTCGTTGTAGAAAAAAATCCGCAAAAAAAACGAAACTCTTGGAAATTTCCAAGAGTTTTATTGTTTGGTCAAACACCTAAATCATCATTTGTTCGATTTCGTCGGGTGTCTGTTTGACACGATGTAAGTCACGTATTTCACCGTGAGAGACAATTACCAATGTGTAGTCGGCTTCGGGTGATTTGACCGGAATTACATTCTCAATGTATTCAGGTCTAATTAGTAATTCTTTGTTGTCTAATTTTGTTAGTTGTAGCATCTTTCTCACCTACTTTTTGATTTTTCTAAGGTACAGGTTGTACAGCACCTTATCTTTAATTATACGATGCAATTTACGAATCTCAAGTCGCTTGTTGAGTTCTGTTTGTGCGAGCTCATCAACCCTATCGGTAAGTACTAGAAATTCTTCTCTCGCGTCTTTATCTTCTAGTTGTAGTATCTCGCGTCTAACTTTACCAATTCTTTTCGTTGTAATACCGTGTGGAGCCACTTTGTCGAATAACATATCGTAGTAATACTTATAGGTGCTTGTCAGGTTGTTATAATCGTTAACCATAGTAACTAAATCTTCAATATCGTCCGTTGCACCACGGAATATATCTTCGTTGTATGAAAACGTGTATTTCTCTAATTTTGTAAGTGCGTCAGTCATCAATAATTCTTTATCTGACTTTCTAAAAGCAACACCTTGTTTGCCTTTTGGGTGACTTAAGTAACCTAGCATTTTTTTCACTTCCTTTCTAAAATATTTTAGGTCACCGAAGTGACCTATTTTAATAATTCTTCTAATCGTTCAATTCGTTTTTCCATTTTAGGGTGAGTTGAAAACCACTCGCTGCTTAATGGACTCGCTATATACATTCCCGCTGATTGTCTTGGAACGTTGTCCAATTTCGGATTCTCACTTATCTTATTGAGGGCTGATATGAGAGCCATTGGATTACGCGTAAGACGCGCTGCTGTAGCGTCTGCTTGATACTCTCTTGCTCGTGAAATAGCGAGATTAACAAGTGGTGCGATAACGACCGCGACAATTAAAGCTAAAATAGCTCCGACTAATGCGAATCCAGCGTTCGAGTCTGATGAACGTCTACTTCTAAACATCATATTGACTAAAAATGTCATAATCGACGCTAAAGCGATAGTGATAGTTTGGAGTCTTACGTCATAGTTTCTGATATGTCCCATTTCGTGTGCGATAACGGCTTGTAATTCATATCTATTCAACTTTTTCATCAAACCGGTTGTCACTGCAACCGCTGAGTTTTTAGGTGACGACCCTGTTGCAAACGCATTTAAACCTTCGTCTTGTATCACATACACTTTTGGGGTCGGAACTTTGGCTAATACTGCCATGTTCTTCACAATTGTATAGAGGGTTTCATATTCCTCATAAGGAGCTTCGTGGGCATCGTTCATATACATTACAATACGACTTCCTTGAAAGAGCATGAATAATGTATAGAAGAAACCGAATATAGACGCCAGGATGATTCCATAAAGGAAGTCTCCTGACGTATAGTATCCAACTAAGGCTCCTACAATTGCGAATAAGAGTAAGTATATGCAGACTACTAAGATTGTCTTATATTTATTTCGTCTTATTTGCTTATAGAGCATAGGCGTTAGAATTCAACTTTTGGATTTTTCTTAAGCTCTTCAGGTACTTCTAGTAATTCGCGTACCTTGAAACCGAATATTCCAGCTAGAATGTTTGTCGGAAACGATTGAACTTTTGTATTATAATCGTTAGTAGTTGAGTTATAGTGTCTACGCATAGAGAATACGGTTTGTTGAGTGTCTGTTAAACTATCTTGTAGTTTAGCAAAGTTTTCTGATGCGCGAAGTTCAGGGTATGATTCCGCTGTTACCATGAACGCTGGTAAGCTACTATTGAACTGGTTGATAGCTTCGTTTCTCTCAGCTAAAGTAGTAGCGTTCGCAAATGCTGAACGTGCCTCTGTTACACCGCGTAGTACTTCACTTTCGTGTTTTGCGTAACCCTTAACTGTTGCTACAAGGTTTGGAATTAATTCCGCTCTATCTTGTAATGCTACATCGATTTGTTTTTCCGCTTCAATCGAATAGTTTCTTGATTTCACAAGTGAGTTATACATTAATACTAAGATTAATGCGACTACACTGATAATTATTAATGCTGTCATATTGATTACCTGTCTTTCCTAATATTGTTTAATTATATTATAGCATATTTAGCGCGGTTTGTCGAGTCTTTTCGAGAAAATCCGCAAAAAAAAAACGAAGCCCTCCAGGCGAGGGCTTTTGTTTCTAGCGTTTAAATACTACAATACGACCAGCACATTTGAGTACTAATTCATTTTCACCAAATGGTCTATTTGTAGGTCTGAATTCAGGTACAATGTGTTCCCCGTTTATATCGCAATTGAACACTTGGAAATCAGCTCTGCGAGCAACAGATGCCATTACTAATTGTTTATTAGCTTCAGCTTTAATTGCTTGTGTGCGTTCGAATAACTCAGAACGACTCGCATAATGAATGTTTGTTAATTCTAATTTGACCGCAAATCCTAAGTCAAAGTTTCCGTTACCGAATTCTGTGTATTCTTCTACTTTTTCAACAATCTCGTTGTATAATGAATCATTATCGTAGATTGATTCTTGAGCGTATTCTAATCCATCACTTTCTAATTCACCGTTTAAGACAGCTTCAACTTCTTCGTAGTTGGTAACTTCAACAGTGTGTGCGATTAATACTTTGCGCTCTGCGTTAGTTAATTCTTCCCAACAAATTGTTGTATCTTCATCATCGTACTCTTCTTCATAAGTATTTCGGTCTACTCGAAAGAAATCGTGAGAATCATTGCTACTGAAGAAATCATTACCTGCTGTAGCTGCACGTAATACAAATGCGTAGTAGTCACCGTCTTCGATTAGTGTCCAGTTTTTAAGTTTATCTGGTGTTACACCACGTGCTGTAGCGTAAAATTCAGCTAATTCTTGAACACTTGCAAATTCTTGAGTGATACCTTGTACTTCAAATGATACACGACCTGTTTCATTATCTAATTCGAAATGAGTTACATGTTCTTCGTGGTTAAAGTTAAATTGTTTAGTCATTAAGTACCTCTTTCTTGGCGTCTTGCGCCTGTAAATTTAATTTTGTTTGGTGGACATAATTTTTGGCACTAATGTCCGAGTGCCTTGTTAACCAATAAGCTACTTCATTCACTTCTTCGTGCACTTTACCTATGACAACTTCTAGTGTCCCCGAATTTAGTGATTCGTAGTCTGTAGAAGATTGATAAGCGTTAAGTACATGGTGCGAATGAACTCGCATAACAGGTTCACCTTTAATTGTTTTGTGCCAATACTCTTCTTGAACGATTGTATTAGCTGGAGTGTTAAACTGTGGTAGAATGAGTAATCGTAAATCACTTTCCACAGGGAGTATGGCAAATTGGGTGTAGTACTTCTCGTAGTCTTCTTTTGTTACCACGAGTACTTGCGCTTCCAAGTTGCCAAATTTTTGCCATTCTCTAAAGTAGAGTGAAATAACTTTCAATTCTCGCTCAAACTTGGCTAAATCTAAAGGTTCGCCGTTATCATAGATGGTACCGTCCTTAATAGACCAGCGTTTTGTCTCTTTATGTGTTTGAGGGAGACTTCTAAAGTAGTCTGCTAAATTTTGCATTTTGACCTACCTTTCTACTGTGCGTACACGTGTTGTAAATCCGTTTAAGGAACTTTCGTAAACGTTACCCGCTAACTCTTTGCCTGCGATTACCGACATTACTATATTAGCGATAATGTCTCCATTTCTTGAATTCGCCATCATCGCTTGAGGTTCGCTTTCTACAACCTCATCACATGATTGGTCGATTCCAGGATTTTTATCTTCAATATGATTTAATTCAGGGTAAACGTCGAACATATTCGCAAGTATGATTTCTTGAGGCTGAGTAAAAGCGTCTTTACTATACGTCGCCTGTAAGTTAGTAGTAAACACCACCTGTCCACCTTGGTCATTATTCCCTGAGTCTATTGCGACATATTCAGGTAACATGTCAACCGCTTCGTTGATTAGTTTTCTTGTCGCTACATTATCGACCGCTGAGATAATAATAGGGACGCCGTTTTCAGGTGTGTTTGTGAGCACGTCAACCACAAAATCATCGACTGACGTCAAGTAGTTTTCATCAACAGAAATTGGTGAAGCGTCCAAAATTGTAGCACGCGCCGTCCCAGCTAATGCTATAGCTTTATTTCTACCAACATCGTCTAGTGAGAATTGCTGACGCTTAAGGTTCTTAGGCTCTACTTCGTCACCATCATATAATCTAATTGGTACATCTGTACCCGCTAATAGTCTAAATAAATTAGTCACTGTAAATCCACCTGTTCCACCGCAACCAACGATGAATATTGCTGGATTTTTAATTTCTTCTATTTTAATCAATTGTTGCTCACCTCCATATGAATTCATAAGAATATAGGGGTGTGGGGTTTACCCCATGGGAGCCTGCGTGTAGACGCAGGCGACTCCCTATATTCATTATACCATATTTTCGTATTTTGTTCAAGGTCTAGGCACAAATCACTTGTACCTGAATTGGTGTCTCTTTACTTTCTTCCATTTCCGCTAGAATAACTGATTTGTTATCCTCACCTTGAATTAATAAGAAGTTTTGGAACCAGATTGCTACATCCGATTCGTTTTGTAAGAAGGTTGCTAGAGCTTCTTCATTCGGATTGATTTCTGTTTTCTCAACACTTTCACTTTGAATGAAGAATTTCTCTGTGTTAGACTCTTCTGTCACCTCTTCGATGACAGTATTGTCTAATGCGTTTGCTAAGTAATCTGAGATTACATCGATTTGTTTTTCCATATCGACGAATAGCTCAACGATACCTTTGTGGGCAACTTTTATGTTTCTATATGTCTCTAAGAATAATTCGATGATATTCTCTTGAAGCACGTCTGTTGCGATGTAGTATGCTTTAGTTTCGCGCGTTTGTCCGATACGGTTGATACGGTTTTGAGTTTGAATTATATCTGAGATATCAATATTCAATTGATATTGAATTAATCTGTTTGCTTGTACTAAGTCTAAAGATGACTTAATCATATGTTGTGGGACGATTGCTATATTTTGTTTCGTATACAATTTGTCGATTACGTCTTGATAGTTTAATTCGTCTTTCATCTCTTTGGTTGTCAAGCTCTTAACACCTAATGTATCAGCTAATTTAATAGCAACTTCAGGAGTATTTACTACAATTAGGAATGTTTCATCTTTTTCTCGTTGCAGAATGTCTTTTAGAATCTTGAATTTCTCAGTTTCTTCCAATTCTGGAGTATGAATTAAGTTTGATGAAGTAATATCTTCTAACAGAGATAAGTCCATCTTAGTCAGATATTCTAAGAAGCGATTACTTTTCTTCGCTGAAGTGTTTAATACATCATAAATTGTCTTAGAGTTTAATCCATCATTAAGATTTAAGATTGCATTTGCGATATTTGTCGCAATCACTGGAGATTTATAGATATCCATATCTTCAACAATACGGTGTAATCGTCTTAGTAACTCTAGGTCTTTTTGAGTAAGACTTGACTTAGTTTTAATTACTTGTGCGTTATGTTGAGTTGCTTGCTCACCGAATAATTCAGTTGCGATTTGAACTGATTGAGCTGTTACTACTGAGTTTGAAACTAATTTGTAGAATAACTCAAAGTTCGGTGTCGGTAATACTGACGGGTCGTTTACAACTGATACGCGTTTGTTGATTAGTGTGTTAGCTAAGTCTTTAGATGAACTATTTACGTTTAAGATTGATGTACCAAAACGTAAGTGGAATAATCTTTCGCGACTAGTTAATTTCGGTTGTGTGATAACAGCTAAATTGTCAGGCTCAACCTCGTCAAATTCACGGTTTTGTTGAGCGATAATGTTCTCAGCCATATCAGCTAAGTTCTTCTTCAACGTTGACTCGTCACTATCTACTGTATTACTGTACATTGCTGCTGTTGAACATGTAGAACCCCAAGCCTCATCTGGGATACCTAACATTTGAACCATATTGAACCATTGAGTTGTGTTCAAGTTAGCTAGAGTTCCAGATAAGACAAACGTACGATACTGGTTGTGAATATTAATTGTTGTGTTTGGTTTTTTCGCGATAAATTTATCAGCTTTTAGTGGTCTGTGTAAAAGTTGGTGAATTTCGTCAATAACTAAGTAATCATCATTAGTTTGTGAGATAGAGATTGGTGCAACTTTAGTCACGTGAACACTACCATTCTTTACAGTGAATCCGACTAGATTGATGAAACCAATCATTGTGTATTCACCTTCACGCATTTCGTATTTGTACTGATTATCGTCAACTTTTTCTAAATCGACGAAGATTTCGAATGTTTTTAGCCAAGATGACTTAAGCGAAAGTGTCGGTGCGACAATATTGATTGCTGGTAGAGTGATTTGTACTAAATTACTTGTGTCGTAATCTTTTAATTGTTCCGCAGTATATTGTGCTGCGAATTTTTGAGCGTACATAATACTTTGTACTGTCATTAACGTTTTACCAGCACCCATATCTGATAGGTTATACATAATGCGTGCTTTATTGTTTAACACTAATCCTGTATGCTGTAAGCTGTTAAATTGTTGAGTTTCAGATAATTTGTACCCAGCTTCGTCTAGTTTAGATGTAATAAATGAATATGCTTCATTTTCTTTTAGCGTTTCGATGAATTTATCTGATACTAACTCTTCGACATTTTCGCTGTTTTGTTTAACTGTTTCTAAGAACATAGTTACTTGTTCTTCTTGTGTGATTGGGTTATAGATTTTCTCAGCTTTAATTTCTGATAAGATACGTTCACACACAGTTACAATCTGTCTCATGTTCCCGTTAGTGAATAAAATTTGACTGATATATTTGTCCGCATTTTCTGATTTAAAAATAAGGTCAAGTATTGTGACTAATTTACCATTTTCCATAATGTTGGCGTAGACTGGCTTTGCACTAAAGAAACTCGACATAAGTGCAGCTAAGCGTAATAACCTAGTATAGTGATGGTCTTCTTCAGAATTTACAATTGTTAAACCTTGATGGTTCATTACGTGTTTCACAAAGGCTAAATCACCTTCTGGTGCAGTTGTGATACCTGTGTTAGTATATCTGAAATCGAATATTTGAGCTTGTAATCCGCGGTCAAAATGGTCCATGTGGATATTGATTTGGTACTCATCTGTTAATTCTTCGGGTTTTTCAAAATCGTGTGAAGTTATAATAGTGTGTTGTAATCTTTGAGTGACGTTATCGATTGACCCGATACGCTTTAACTCAGTGTTATTTTCTAAAATAATGTCATTTTTAATTCTATCATAATTGTGTCTTGAAAATTTCATTTGTTTACCTCGCTTTTTGTTCAAAATAGATAGGGGTTTGGGGTAACCCAATTCAAGCTATTTGTGTATACAAATAGCGCTCAAATAGTGGTTTACCACTATTTGTTGTGGTAAACCTTTGTTAAATATAAACTAATTGAACTTCGTCTTGTACCTCTGGTAGTGGTGTTGACACACTGTCACTTGCGACAATTGTATTTACGTGTTCGCGACTCTTTTGTCGTGAAACTTTAAATCCAGGGACAACGACGTGAACTTCTTTATCGTCATATTCTTTACGTACCAAGTGTCTGTTTGTCGTGAACGCTAGTACGTCGTATCCATTTTTCGACGGATATAAGAATGATTGGTCTTTAATTTCTACGTCCGCAAATGGATTACGTTTGTTTAGTACGACTCTTGGCTCACGTTTATTTTGTTCAATACGACCTATAGTTTCGTCTGGTGCACGATTGAACATTTGATTTAGCGTGTAATGCGCAAACTCTTTCTTCCAAGCTTCGTACGACTCAATTGGTTCATCGTCGTTAACTTTCGCTTCAATTTCTTCTCTAGTAAATCGTAGATTTAATAATGACTCTTTAAGTGGTTCCCAGTTTTGAAAGCCATTTGCGTCTAATTGCTCAAACATTGAGCTGATAATTGTTTCATCGGGTTGATACGTATCTCCATTGTGATATAACGGTATTTTTTCAAATTTCGATAATGGATACGCATTCACATCTCTATTCATTTCCATGTTGTTTAACCTCCGTTGTTATTCAAAATATGGATGGGGCTTGGGGTGTCCCCCCATGTGGGCATATTTGCGTATGCAAATGTGTTATTCATTTTAATGTGGTGTTTGTTGAAATTCATGAGATTTAAGGGGTTCGGGGTTTACCCCGTGAGAGCTATTTGTGTAGACAAATAGCGAAAAAAGCAGGCTTATCCTGCTTTTTAGCGTGAGTAATTCGGAATTGATACTTGAAAATGTACTTTTGAGAACTTATCGATGTTCTCAGGATTCGTCACAACAGGTGTTGTGACGTGCTTTTCGTGTAACTCCACTAGCGCTTTGTGACTTTCTTTAATTGCTACTTTTAGCCAATTAGTGTTGTAGTGGTTTGTTATATTCTCGCGAGTTCTTGGAGTGTGGTATGTTTGTGGAATATATTCGTGTTCCTCACAAACCTGCTCGATGATACTTTCACTTATAGGATGGCTCAAAATCCTGTCCACAATCTCCTCAGGATAGTCACCGGTAATATTCGCCCACGTCTCAATGTATATGTAGAACCATGGAAGCATTCGACAATCTTGTAAAATGTTGTCGGCCTCAGCTTCTGCGAAGAATTTTTTCATATATTTATCAACAAGTTTAGTCGTATTTAGGTCAGACCTGTTAACACCGTAGTGAAAAGATATGCATAGGTACTGCGTACGAACAAAATACTCCATAAAATATTGAAAGTGAGGAGTGCCTGCGAAACGTTCTATGATTGGTTCGAATATATTGAGCGGGGCGCTGTTTGTCGGATACCTATAACCGAAACGTATTTCACCATCAACTGGGGTATAGGCTGTAACGTTGTCGCAGTAACGGTCATCGTCACTATATAGTTCGGGAACATATAGTCGACAATAAACCACACCATTCTCAGTTGTATAATCAGCTATAGACGGGCTATTAGTGCGAATTGTATCGTATTCTAGTGGACAATGTCTCAACCTCATCTATCTCACCTCAACTTTCGAAGTGAATTCAGGTATTGAAACCAGGTACTCAACCTGTTTATATTCACCTATATATTCGGGTTTAGTTGTAGCGACAATTAGGCTATCAACTATGTCTTGGTGCATTTCGCCGATTAGCATAATTATTAGTTGTGAGATTTCTCTTAGCCACGTAGTATTATATTCACCACGAGGTTCTAAATACGATGCTGTGTCTGTAAAATCCCACGTACGCACTTTTTGTACAAAATTCGAGTTTAATAATTCTGCGACAAATTGAGTTGGATATTCATTTTGGTTGTTAAGATGCACTAAACCGCAGTACAATACTGGTAAATATCCGAACGAGGAAGCTGTACTGTAAGCTTTATAAAGTTCGATTAGCTCTTTATAGTAGTTCGTGAAGTGTGGTATGTTTTTGAGTTCCCTTTTAACTTCATTTTGACCTGGAACATAGTACCTTATTGTTCTCAGAATATATTCGTATAGGCGTGCAAGTGAATCGTTATGTTCAGCTCTAACTTTCTCGAAGAGTGGATTTAGGTGTCTAATATCACGTCCACTATTAGCCCATGGGTATATTATTTCTAGCTTTTTATTTAAGCTCAGTTTGTACGAGCTGGAGTTATACTGTGAACCAATTGTCAAATAATACGTATTAGCGTCATGCTTTGCGAATCTATACCCTTGAGCGAGTATCTCGTTATAGTTTCTGGAAAAGTATTTATTTACAACTATCATATCTTGACACCTTCTTTCATTTTCGGTATGCTGACACAAAAGTTGACCTGGTCGTAGAGTGGTGCGGTGTTTATGTCAGATACAGGTATAATGTTTTCAGACATATATTGTTTGTGTAACAGTCTTATTTCGTCGATTAGTATCGGAAGAACTTCTCGTATCCATGTGCTACTGTAATTTTCTTCGTCCCTGTCTTCGTATATGTTGTAAACCGAATCTCGCTTCGAGAAATCCCATTTCTCAACAGTTTCGATGAAACTTGACTTTAGAAAATCTGTCACAAACGTTGTTGGATATTCGTCATACTCTTTAAGTTTTAATAATCCGCAATATAAGAATGGTAGATAAGCGACCTGATAACCGTAGCTAAATGTATTGTATATATCCACCAAGTCTGTGTAGTAATTGACGTATTGTTTATCACTTTCGATTTTTCGCTTAGCTTGAAAATTTTGAGGGACAGTGTACTTGATACATCTGAGTAAATATTCATATAAGTATTCTTTCTTGTCTGGATATTTCGTTTCAAACAAGTCAAGTATTGGGTTTAGACACTCGATGGCTGTGCCAAACCCATCCCAAGCGTGTTGGAGGTATGGTGTGTCGTATAATTTGAGTTTGAAACTATTAAGGACATTTGTATTATTATTTAAACAATATAAGCGCTTACCACCGATATCTTCGCGTTGAAGTTTGTATCTTATGGATACGAACTCGTCGTTCCAGTCAATAAAGTTTTTCTTTAGTGTCGCCATAACTTATTCCTTTCTATTTTGTTTTGATTTTATTAGTCTATATTCATCTTCTGTGATGTGGACTTTTTCACCACTCTGTGTATATAGTGAATTGTCCTTGAAGATGAATGTTTGTTTTACTGTCGGATTATAGTTGTTGGTATATGTGTAGTTTCGCGGTAGTTTATCTATTTCTACTTTTGTACCTTGAACTTGTACTAAGCCAGGAATGTCTGTCAAGTGCTTAGTTTCTGGGTCTTTGGTTTGAGTGTAGGTCAAAAGACCAGCGACGATTAACAGTATTGTAGAAACTAGTAGTGCGACTAATCGTTCACTTCTGATTGCTAAGACGAAGTATAAGACGGTGATAAGAACTATAGCGACTACCATGATTGTGACTGTAGTCACATTTTCAAATATGGGTTGTTGGTATTGGAGCATGTAATTTTTCCCTTCTTTTAGTATTAGACAACCTAGCCTGGTGTGTCGTAAATAAGAGACAACTCAGCCAGGTGTGCTATAAATAAGAGACAACCGAGCCGGGTGTTCCATAAATATGAGACAGCCGAGCCCGGTGTGTTGCAATTCGAGTGTTTCGTAATTTTCGTGAATAAAAGACAACCTAGCCGGGTGTGTCGTAAGTTTAGTTTTCGATAGTTGGGGTTGACACGCGTAGTGTTAATGGATATTTGGTGTCAATTTCGTCGTTACTGTGAATGATACATTCGCCAGATAACTTATACTGTTCATGTAGTTCGGCAAGTGCGTCCAACGCTTTAGTCAGGACAATTGCGTAGTTACGTGTGAACTCGTCTCCCATTCTCATTCTATACGTATTGTAATATACCGCACGAACTTCATCTTGATAGAACGATATCTGTACCGTGAGTTTGATGTTCTACCTTGATAATATCGTTGTCCCAATCAATAGTTAGATGATACACGCCTTTACAATGAACTATCTCATATGTTGATTCGCCTTGCTTCGTTGTACTTGCTTGAGGGAACGGGAGCGTTTTAAGTATTGTTATTATACCGCAATAGCGGTCTTTGTACTCACTCATATTACGCACCTACCAACGGTGTTTCAACCACAAATTTAATAGGATAATTCGGGATAATATCAGCTCCGCTATGTACGGTATGCTCACCTGAGTTGAGATAATCTTCTTGCATTTGTCTGAACGCATGAGCCACCTTAGTCAATACGTTATTTATCACGTTCATTCTGCGAGATTCATAGTCACCATAATAGTCACTATAACGTACTCTTAAATAATTTTCAATTGAACCGTCTTCAGACTCAACTCTATCCAATAGTTCGATAACAGCGTCCATGTAGGGCTTGTGGTAACCGTATTCATCATGGTAGTGATTTAAGAACGCGTACAAATAAGGTAAACCGTTGACGCTCTTCTCACGCTTTAGGAGTTGTATTATCTTATCACTATTGCCGACATATTGGTGTAAAGCGTTTGGTTGTGTAAACCTTTGTTTCTCACCTAATAGCCTGTAAGACGCTCTCACTAGATACTCTGTAATTGCTTGTTTGTCATCAACAAATAAATCAAGTAGTGGTGCTAATTTATAACTAAAACATGCGTAAGAACCAGGTGTTGTCCCGTTGTAGTCAACGTATACGATTTTGTTATTCCAATCAATGTCAATAATTTTATCGGAGTCGTATTCGGGTTTAATAACCATTTCAGTACCACGACGGTGTATATCTTGTGGACGCACATTTGTAATATCACATGTGATTAGATAGTACAGGTCGTCGTATCGGTCTATTAATTTCTCTCCAATGTTTTCAAATCTCATAATTTAACCTCCAATTTGTATATACAAGTTCTGAAATCTGAATGTTTGTTTCAGACTAATTCCAACGTTCTAGTTCTTGTGAAACGTTAAAGGCAATTTTAAACATAACATCAGCCTCACTATAGGCTGTTTCTATATCATACTTTTCAAGTAGTTGGGCACCCAAGTCCCATAACACGTCTTCATGCAAGTACCTGTTGGGTGTTGTGTTTAAAGTGATGTTATTACGCAGTGCCCATGACAACATTGCTTTATGTTGGTCATTAGATATGTTCAGTTTCGGGTTTCCGTGCATTACTCTGTCGTTATATAAGAATAACGTTTCAAGTGGCAACATCAAATCCGTCTCAGAAACATACGGTGGGACAGGTATATTACCAAGACATAAGTACCCAGAACCCCCATACACGTGACCTAGTGGGAATGTCTGACCGTTGTAGACGATTCGGTAATCTATATCACTTGATATAACACCTTTGTTTGTCACACGTGAAATATAAATGTTGACTGGTGGGATTATTGTTTTACGCATCTTGCCGTTAATTTTCATTCTAGCTGTATGCATACCAACTGTGTAGGTAGCTCGGTCACGAGTTAGTGATTTTAACGCCTTGGTATGAATATTGTCTAACAACTCTTCGGGTATTTCGTTTATAATCTTCATTACTCATTCCCACCTTTCTGATACACTTGTAGTAAATATTTCGCTATTTCTGTGACGTTGGTTGTTGTAGCTATATAGTTTTCATCAATTGGGAGTGATTGACCATCGACAAGTAAGTGTGAATCGCGAATTCGAATTCGGTATTCATTAATTTTACCGAAATAATAGTCGTTATTCCCCAGAGTTGAGAAACTCGATATCGTTATTGAGTCTCGACCAGAAGTCACTTTGACTGGTTTATACTGCGTAGTCACGTCACTAATAATAACACCACCAGATGTATGTCCAACATATACGTTCAAATGTCCGCGATGCTCAGTTATAGCCATAACCTTATTTAATCCGTCTACTTCTTCCGAAACGGCAATGAATTCTTTTGGGTTATTGTTCGCGAGCATTGTGGTGTCGTATATATGAAGCTGGAAGCCGAATATATTATTCATTATGCGTTCACGCTTATTCTGTTCAAGTAGTGTAATTGTCCCAATAGCTCGACCTGTAAAGTCAACAAGTAATGGTAGTAAATCTATCATGATTACATATTCAAATGTGTTTGTGTCCAACACTCGAGCGAGATTCGGACATTGTTTTTGAACTATAGGGTTGTTTAAGTCTCTGAATTTCTCTACTCGAGCTAGTTTTTCATATTTGATAATGTCGTCTAATAATCTACGGACGACCTCTATGGGTCTATCGTGACCTTGTTTTTTTCTTTCTATAATGGTTGCTAAAAAATCCATGTGAGGACACCTCCTTAATTATTCGTATAATTGAGTGGGTTCGGGGAACCCCCGTAGCCCAAAAGCTATACAGCTTTTGGGCGGGACATTAGTCTATATTTACGTCTTCGATTGTTTTGTCGTCTCTAAATCCTAATACAACAGGGAATCTAAGAGAGCGACCGCCGTCTTTATTTGTAGTTTCTTCGAAATATTTGATTTCGACAATTTTACCTAAGTACTTGTCTTGGTTAGCCCAGATATCTTCGCGCTCATCTTCAGTTAATCCTGATGAAACGTTAAACGTATTGTTTTCATCTAATTGAATGATGAGAGATTTTAGCCCACCACGATTTTTACCGTCAATTGCCTCTTCAAACCCAACTACCGGTAAGTCTGCTGTATGCATTTTCTTAACTTTAAGCAAACCTTTAGCGCGTTTAGTCTCGTATTTTGCATGAGGGTCGTTTAGCATTACACCTTCATAACCTTGTGCCGTTGCGAAATCACTCCAATTCGGGATAGATTCGATATCCGTACACCCTAAAATCGGTAGTACATGTACTAATTTACCCTCATTGAACTGCTCTAAATATTGTTGACGTCTCTCAGTGTATGTTAGTTTTGACACACCAGCTTGAAATTCATCGTATGGTAATGCGTCAAAGATGTGGTATCCTATACCTTCACATTCACCGTCTGTTGAAATCATTTGACCAGTCTTTTGAAATCTTTCACCGCTAGTCCAGTTGTTATCTTTATCTTCTAATAATAACTCACCGTCTAGAATAATGTGCCCGAATTTTGCATCAATTGTATTTTCGATGTCAGTTATAAGTTCTGATAGACCTTCGATAACCTTACCTTTTCTAGTCTTAATTGATACAACTTTACCGTTATCGAATTCGACAATCGCACGGAACCCGTCTAATTTTTGAGTAACGAAAAATCTAGCATCAGCTTTGTAGCTTGAAATTTTCTTCTCGTATGGGAATGCTAATTGCACATCAAATACAGGGATGAACCCAGCACCGTAAACTTTGTTTAATAAACTTGTCCCAACTGTTGTAGTCCAAGATTTACCAATCACTTGTGCTAGCACGTCTTTTGTCATTTCATCATATTGGTTAATGAAGTGTTGAACCATACCAACTTCGTGGTCAGTACCTGTGTTATTCACACAAAGGTGGTCTAATAACTCAGCAAGTGACATACTGTGTTCAACAGGTGTCACTTCTTTTTGAATTTTCTTAGTTGATAGACCGATTACTTGGTTCGGGTCACCTAAGTAGTTTAGGACACGTTTAATTTGCGGGTCTTCGACACCTTGTAGGATTTCAGTTTTCTCACTAATTTTACTTGTTGATTTGATTTTCTCTAATGTGTTTACTAATAATTGCATAAATAAATACCTCGCTTTTGTTTTGTTCAAATGAATATAGGGGTTTGGGGTTTACCCCATGAAAGCGCCATGTGAGTATTCACATGGCGCTATTATATTGTAAAATATACATGAGATGTATGGGGTTCGGGGTGACCCCGTTTTAGCAAAATTGTGTACACAATTTTGCGTTTGGCAAATGTTGAAATTTGTGATATAATAGAGGTAACGAATAAATGTGAAAGGAAATCGAAATGGCGAGAAGAGATAATATAAGACGACACATCGCAGAACACCGACGTGCTCGAGCAGCGCGACGTGAGATGTTAGGCCCTGATATGTTAGATACAACAATCAATATTGGTCGAGAGGTTGTTGGGGCTACGGCGGATATGAGTAAACGCGCTGCGGATACAACTATAGAGTTCGGTCGTAAGGCCACAGATATGGCAATTGATGCTGGGAAGACAATTTCGACAGCAGTCGGTGTCTGGGCTTTAGACGTCAAAGAGAAATTTAACGAAATCAAAAACAGAGAACGTGAGCCAATCTTCGGACGTATCAAAAATGCAGTAATGGAGAAAGCTCGAAACATTCAAGACCGTGGTTCGCGATTTGTTAAGAATATGCGTGACGGGGTTATGAACTTTACGGCGGATGTAAGAGATGTCTTCCACGATATGTCATCAGCACCGGTTGCGATGGAGAAAGAATCTTATACTGAAGTAGTTTCAGACAAAGGTTTAGATGAGGATGCTCAGGCGACACCAGATAGAATTGATATGGTGGACGCTGTAGGCGCACTTAAGAAAAACGCGAAGCGTATCGTAGAAGATGATGAAGTTAACGATTTTGCAAGATACTACTTCGAAAATCGTAAAGAGGCACAAGAGGGTGCTGAGACTATGCTTGGTCGACTAGATGATAAGGCGAAGAGTGATAAGGTGACTGCAGGTCAATATGCTAGAAGTCTTGGTATAGCAACTTTCTGGTCAACACTTAAAAATAAACAACCTCTACCAGAAACTACTGCTGAAGGTGTTGTCAAAGATATTGATAGACATGCTTTACTTGAGACTCAGTTAGCTGAACTTGAGAAACTCAAAGGGTTAATCACGGAAGAGATGACTGGTATTGAAGATAAATACGGATTAATCTCTGCTGAAGCTCGTGAGGAAAAAGCATTCACTGAGTTCACAGAAAGTGGAAAACGTTATGCTGAAGCTCAATATAATTCAGCTCTACAAAACGGAGCGAGTGAGGAGGAACTTGCGGTGCTTAGAAATAACTTAAACTTTACAGAACAAGTGGTTGACTCTGAACAACCAGTGAAACCTGAAGAAAATATGGTTGACCAAGAACACGTGTCTATACACTCACCACTAGTTGAAGCTGAATTAGCACGATTTGCGCAGATGTACCATGATACTGAGTACAAATCGTCAATTATGGCTGGAGTAGCGGCGTATGACGCGAACTTCGTTAGTGATGAAGGTGTTCCAAAAGCACTTTACATGCAAGTGATGGACGATATCGATAACGGTAAACTTGCAAAATATGGAGTTGGCGAAAAAACTCTTGAAGAACGCACTGATGACGTTGAAAGACTGCGAAACGCTCAAATGTCTGATGAAGACTTCGAGGAATTCCACAAAGAAGGTAAGAAACACTTCAGTGACGTAGTGGCTCCAGTTGTGACTGGTGACGCTCTTGCGTACTATAACCCAGAGCTTGGTGTTAAAGATAATTATACGGTGACACCAGAGGATATTGAAGAGGATGAGCGTCGCGAACAAGAAGCTTTCGACGAACAGCAAAGACAAGATATACGTGATGCTGAGGAGCTTGAAAACAGTATGTATGAACTGGATGCACCTCAATATGATGATGCTTACTACGCTGAGGAGCTCGAAAATAGTATGTACGAACTAAGCGAACCTGGATACGATGATGCGTACTATGGAATGGTCTGAGAAAACCTGGGATTTAATCCCGGGATGAATCAGTACCGTGAGTACTTCTTACGGTAAACGCTTGACAAATCCTCTCTCTTGTGATATAATACAAGTATAATATTCAAGAAAGGAGAGTGTCTCATGAGAGCATCCACACCAAGTTTTGTGGTTTCGGTAAAAGTTCATTTACCTGAACAGATAGAAAATCACTTAGAGAAGAGCTTTAATATTACTAATAGTGCTTATAATGAGGCACTCGGCTTAGGTCTACGTAGACTTAAAGCAATGCGTAATAACCCAAGATATCAAGAGTTATTGGAAGCTCGTAGGTCAATAGCTGAGAGTATCGAGCGACTGAAAAAGTCTAAGGGTTTAGCTTGGCAACTCAAGCTGTACGATAAAGCTCTATCTAGCCTGAGACTAGATTATGGGTTATCGGAGTTTAGTTTATCTAAACACCTCACAAATCGTAGAAATGAGCCCAACTCTCCTTATCGACATCTAAACTCAGGAGAACTTCAAGTTATCGCAAAAGACGTTTATCAAACTCTTGAGAAAGTTATATTCTATAAGGTTAAACTCCATAAGGTACGATTTAGAAGTAAATATGGCTTAAACGCAAGTTTTAGAAATAAAGTTAACTCAGCAGGTACTCGTATTGTACCATCAGAGAAGATGGGTGTGGCTTATATACTCTTTATTCATAAAAAGAGTACCTTCGTTGAGATTTCAACTAAGGTATTTAACGAATACCAACAGAAGAGCCTGATGAGAGCTGAGAAAATTAAATATGTCCAAATAGTTAGAAAAACAATTCGAGGAAAGAAAATGTATTACCTCCAGATTGTCTGTCAAGGATATCCTTTAACAAAGGTGGTTAAAGGTGATGGTGTAGTAGGTATTGACCCTGGTGTCTCAACAGTCGCTTACGCGTCTAGCGATGAAGTATCATTAGTCGATTTAGTACCTGAGAATGTCACCTCTCGTGAGAAACTCATCAAATCACTAGACAGAATGATTGAACGAAGTCGAAGGGTAAATAACCCAGACTGTTATCACCCAAACGGTAAGATTAAGCGTGGGGTTAGGTTTAAGCGACCTACAAATAGAGCTAAAAGACTAATCCTAAGACGCCAGAAAGCGTATAGAAGTCTGACTGAGGAGAGACGAAAACTCCAAGGCGAGCTTGTCAATAGAATTGTCTCACAGGCGTCTATTATTCGAATGGAAGACCTTAATGTTAAAGGACTTCAGAAACGAAGTAAAGACATTCGTATAAATCCAAAGACTAATAGACCATATAGTAAAAAGCGCTTTGGGAAAGCAATACTTAAAGCTGCACCAAGTTACTTTAGGGAGGCTCTTAAGACTAGAGCTAACACGTTAGGTATCACCTTTGAGCTTATAAATCCGCAAAAGGTAAAACCTAGTCAGTACAATCATATAACTGAGAGTTTTGAGAAGAAAACTCTTTCAACTCGTGTGTTTGACTTGTCTAGTGACTGGACAGTTGTACAGCGAGACCTCTATTCAGCATTTCTAATTGGACATATAGAAAACGGTCAGTACGACCAAACTATTTCTAAAGAATTCCCGAACTTCTATCAGAAGATGCAGGAATTTCTAGCAAAACAAAAACCAAGTCGTTTAGACTGGTACTTGAAATAATGTCAGGGTGTGACTTAACCCCGCGGGACTGACGCTCCTGCGTTACCGCACAAGACTTAGACTAAGGTCTTTGAAACAGATAAGTTCTTAATGAGACAGTTGAGTTCTTATGAGCTTATCCATCTTGTGAAACTTCCAATGCTTAGACGCATACCGAGATTGGGTCTTTACCCAAAGCAGGTTATTGTCTTTCAGACAGTCATCTCTAAAGTTAGAGGTGAGTTCTAAGCGCGTTTACTTCGGTAAACTGGAATCCTGGGATTTCAATCTCGGGAGGACGTCAAGACCAAGAGATTCCACCGGAATTTGATGATTACGCATACAGCATGTAAGAATATACACTATAGTCTTGAACTATAGTGTATTTAGTTTGTTTAAAAAATAGGCAAAAAAAACAGGCCTTACGGCCTGCGAAGTCAAAGGGGGCACCTACACCATCTGAACAACTTTGATGGTGCGGCTTCAATAGTCGATAGACTTCTGGTCTTTTCCGACCTTAGTAAGTCGCAAAACTACTCCCTGCTCCGAAAAACCTTGTCTAATATAGACAGATGAACATTATGGATTTGTTCATCGGTTTTTCTCACGTTCGTCGATAGTTGCATTCCCGTATCTGCTTGAGCAGGTAACGACAGCGGCAACCTCTTAACGCATCAAGAGGATTTCTATCCTCAGAGGTAGAGCCTACCTCCAGATTTTTTCTTTTATATTAACGCTAATAAGTTTAAGACGGCGTTTTCGTCTCTATCAGCTTTATATCCGCACTCATAACAATAATATTCATGGTGCTTAGTTCCATGCTTTTCATTGCCTGACAAGGTAATCTTTTCATCACCCGTTTTGATGTATCCGCAAGATGAACATCTTTGAGTGGATGGATAATATTTATCAGCTATTACTAATCGCTTTTCGAACTTCTCCGCTTTATATTCCATAAATTGACGGAACCTTCCAAATAGCGAGCGGTGTAGCCCTTTTGCTTTCTTGGACATCTGCATTTTCTTAACTAACAAGTCCTCAATCACGACAACATCGTAGTCTTGATATAGCCTAGTGGTAAATTTGTGTAACAAGTCGTTTTGGATGTGTTGAATTCGCGAATAAGTCATCTGCAACTTGGTTCTCGTCTTTTGATAACTTTTCGAATGTATTCCACATTCTTTACGTTTGCGTGATAAGACTCGATTATAATGTCTTACTTTACCGTATAACCGATTCAGTTCTTTAGGTCTTAACGTATAAACACCATCTGTATAATCAAAATGGTCTACGTTCGCATCTACAGCAGTCACTTTACCGGTTGATTTTAACGGTGTGATTTCCACCTCGACAGTTAAAGTCGCTAGATATTGATTTTTCACACGCGTAATAGCGCACAGCTTAACAGGACCTTCAGTTATGTTGTAACCTGTAAATCGGATAGATTCCCACTGTCCAGTATAAGCTCTAGGTTTATCTAAAAATAAGCGACCACACTTGATACAAGCTCTATCAGTTTTAAATCCCTGTTTAGTGTCTTTACGACTTTTAAACTTAGGTTTACCCGAGTTCTCTTGTGATTTCTTGAAGAACTGGTTCCACGTATTTGTTAAATCCTTGACAGCTAACTGTAATACGCGAGAAGAATTTTCGTATTCCCAGTCGTTTTTATTAGCGACTAACTCATCTCTTACAACACGTTCAGTTGGTGATGGGAATCTTTCTCTTTGACTCGTCTCTTCTTCAGTGAACTGAATTGTTTTATCAGTCAGGCTGTCTCTGATTTTGCGTTTTAGCTCGTTCGGTAAAGCGATAACTCGCTCGTCATATAGGTCATTCCAAACCGAAAGCGCTTTGTTCCAACAATATCGCCGATAGTCACACTGAGAATCAAGATAGGTTCTCATCTGTTTTGTCGGGTAGAGTTTTACCTGTAGGTTCAATATCATATGAGAGAACCTCCTTATCAGTTTTTATAGCTTGTCTGTAAGCACGACTATTGCGTCACCGTAACGGTTTTTAGTAGGTGCCTTATAAAGTATCTGACACCGAATGTGACATGTCGGAATCGAACCGACTAACACTCGAATCACAATCAAGCCGCGAACCTATTTGCGTTATGTCACCGTGAGGTACCCGTATGGCAGTACAGGCGTGAATTCATCGTTATCCTTTTAATGGTGGTGCGGGTAGGACTTGAACCTACGAACCGAATTCGGGGCCGATTTACAGTCTGCTGTCGTTGCCGCTTGACTACCACACCGTAGAATGCGACTTTCGTCGCACTAAAACTTTTTAATCAGCTAACAGATGGTTGCTGGATTCGAACCAGCGGTTCAGGGCTTTGCAGGCCCTTGCCTTACCACTTGGCTAAACCACCATGATTCCGCGAGTAGTACGTTCTTAATCCAATGTAAGAAGTTAAAGGAACTACTTTCTGCGGAAAAGAATACAGCGAACAGTACAATATAAGTCATATTTAATTACATAAAGGAACTGTCTTGTGCTGTTAATTGCGGAAGGTTGGATTTGAACCAACGACCTCTGGGTTATGAGCCCAGCGCGCTACCGGACTGCGCTACTCCGCTGTAATGTTATTTTGGCAGGCTGTGTAAGATTTGAACTCACGACGGTGGATTTGGAGTCCACAGTTTTACCGAGTAAACTAACAGCCTATATTTCTGGAGGAATAGGTGAGATTCGAACTGCTCTGAAAAACCTTGTCGGATATAGACAGATGAACATTATAGATTTTGTTCATCGGTTCTTCTCACGTTCGTCGACAGCTGCATTCCCGTATCTGCTTGCGCAGGTAACGACAGAGGCAACCTCTTAACGCATCAAGAGGATTTATCCTCAGAGGTAGAGCCTACCTCAATCATTTATTCATATTCGTAATAACAACTTGGTTTTCGTTGTGTTATTTTGTGGTTCACTGCTCACCTATCAATGACCATAAATCGGCGTGTAAGGTCTATCATTTTAACCTGCCGAGCTGAATTAGGAGGAGTCGGCCGTCAGGAATCGAACCTAACCGTGTTTTCACACCGTGTTTTTCACGTATATCTACGCTGAACCAGAACCGATATATTATGGAGGAACAGGTGGGATTCGAACCCACGCACGCTTTTACACGCCTAGCTGCTTTCAAGGCAGCCCCCTTATAACCACTTGGGTACTGTTCCATTTACGTCCGCAAACCATGAGATTACTGGTTTGCTCGAAGAGCTTTCGATACCTTATTGTTTAGCATCTTATCCACGACTCTTCCGAGTCGTACTCTTCATACCTGGTCGGTTACGCCAACCACTCGTTACGTTACAATCTACTAAGCCACTTTTCTATTCGAAGAAAGACCGCTAAATCTCTCTTTTGCTGTACTTGTTGACTTCACTATCAACCTTGCGGGTATTAAGTGGGTAGCCTAGCTACCGAAAGGTACTTTCAATTGCAACGGGCAATGACTTTTGCTTAATATTTTCATTATATTCAGAATTATGGGAATATAGTGTTAAACCTCATGTGAGTTTAACGAATCTTCTTGTTGACTATCGATAGGCACTACCTTGCGTTTCGGACTCTTTTGGAGTTCAAAATGCGCACCACCGACTGTTACCTTGAGTTCTGCATACTCGAAAGCTGATATTACAAGTATAGGTTACCACCTATTGCTCGTGTTATCTGATATGAATATTTGGCGCGACCCTCATATCCACACCTTATCTCGCCTCACTTTGTCGCCTTCAACTACAGGTGCCCCTGCACCCTTAGCAGTTACCCTTGGGTTAAGTTTTCTGACTTCCAAAGCTGAAACCTTTGACAGATTCCATTAAGACCAGATATTTTTAGACAGACCATTGCTGGCGCTAGTGCGTCGACACTAACTTTCCCATGTCACCATGGATTATCTTGACGATGCTAAACCACCGTTAAACTACGCCACTAGGATTCGAACCTAGGCTCACGGAGTCAAAGTCCGTTGTCTTACCACTTGACTATAGCGTATTAATTCACAACATTCATAGTTCCCCACGGCAATTATACAGGGGTAAACATGTCTTCACCATTCAATATCTACCTCATGATGATTCATTTGGTTGACTATTTTCTGGATGCCGGCTTATGAATTTGTGTTGCACAATAGTGCAATCAGGAAGGAAGGATTCGAACCTTCGACCCCCTGGCTCCAAACCAGACACTCTACCAAACTGAGCTACTTCCTGCTGAGGTCGGTACCTTGACGAACAAGGTTCTAGAGATGTTGTCTCACACCGACTATGATGACCCGTACGGGATTCGAACCCATGCTACCGCCTTGAAAGGGCGATGTCTTAACCGCTCGACTAACGGGTCTTGTTGGTCACGACTGAGAGGACTTCAACCTCACTTAACACTTCATGTGTGTAGTCTGTAATAACCACCAAAGGATTTTAACCTTTGATTCATTTCATGTGAGTCGCGTTAATTTTAATGGTGGAATAGGGCGGAGTCGAACCGCCGACCTTTTGCTTGCAAGGCAAATGCTCTCCCAATTGAGCTACTATCCCAAATTATTTATGGCGCACCTGAGAGGACTCGAACCTCTAACCACCTGATTCGAAGTCAGGGACTCTATCCAATTGAGCTACAGATGCATTATGGTGCGGAATACAAGACTTGAACTTGTACGCTAAAAGCACCAGATTCTAAGTCTGGCGTGTCTGCCAATTCCACCAATTCCGCATTATTAAATTCCGCATTATTATGGCGATTCCGACGGGACTCGAACCCGCAATCTCTACCGTGACAGGGTAGTGTACTAACCATTGCACTACGGAACCAACAAGATTATTCATGAAAATGAAGGGGTGTGGGGTTGTAACCCCATAGACCGATTTTTGTGTATACAAAAATCGAAAAAAAAAATGGAGCGGATGGCGGGATTTGAACCCGCACCATCAGTTTGGAAGACTGAGGTTCTCACCATTAAACTACATCCACATGGGTGGTGCTAAAGCGCGCTGCACCACATAGAAAGAGCCCGATTAACAAGCCCCTCTGATTAATCCAACGGAATGGGTAGGATTTGAACCTACGCACGCTGTTACACGCCTAGGCCCTTAGCAGGGGCCCCTCTTAACCACTTGAGTACCATTCCCAAGGTGATGAGCAGTTTTACAACATGCTCAGGTTCATGCTAGATATATACAAATAGAATCCATGTGATTCCAAATGTTCGAGCCGTTTAACGACATGCTCAGGTCAATTTAATCATGCTAATGTCTATGTTATGGTGAACAACCACATTAACAGGATAATGACTTTTCCCACTAAATATAGTATATCACACCACAATACAAAAGTCAAGCGGTATTTCGAAATTATTTAGAAAGACAGGTTGGCACACCTGTCTTATATTGTTATATTAGAAACAATCATTACTTCGTACTATTAGTATAACATGGAGTAAAACAAAAGTCAAGCACAAATTATAAATTTTGCTCAACTTTTGCCCATATCCTATTTCGCTACTTCTGAGATATAGTAAGATGTCACGTTATTCGTGTGGTGACCGTCTTTATCAGTTACAATGTATGCGAACGGTTTTCCGTCATACAGCGCTATAGTTTGATAAGTGTTGTCACTCATCTTGTATGTCTCAAGAGTAATCTTCGATTTGTCTTTCACTTCGATAGTATCTCCAAGTTTTGGAAGACTCTTTTCGAACTCAGCTTTGATTTTCTTAGCTGTAGCGTCTGTCGCAACTTCTTGTTTTGTTTCAGGTGCGAATAGTTCAAAGTCGGTATACAACTTAGTTGGCTCATCTGGGTGATACACTGTAGAACCTAGTATATATCCACCACCAATAGTCGACATAGTCACTTTGTGTGGTAAACCTGAAGAATTTGCTTTTTTCTCAAGGTCCTCTTTTAACTTGTCGTTGTAAGAGAGCTCTTGCTTAGGTTCTTCTTGTTTCGGCTCTTCATGTTTTTGTTCAACCTGCTCAGGTGCTTTAGCTTTATCTTGGTGTGTTGCATACATCCAACCACCTAATCCACCTATCGCAAATACAGCTATGAAGAATGCTATCCATTTCTTCTTATTGCTTGGTTTTTCTTCAATGTAATCGAAGTCATCAGGCTCGTTATAGGACTCGTCTTCTACTGACTCTGGAGTTTCTTCATCAGGGAATATTTCCTCGATAATAGTACCTTTTAGGTCTAGTTTTTCACCTTCAACACCATATCCTTCTGGGTATTCAGGTCGACCTTCTTCGGGATTTTCGTCCTCAACTAAGTCTTGAATAATCGATTTGGTGTCAACGATAGGTTCTTGTTCTATTGTCTCAGTCACGGTATCAGCGATAGATTCTTGCTCTATTGGTTCAGTCACTGGTGTAACTTGAGTCTCTTCTATTTCGTTATTTTCAATAATTTGTGTCACTTCGGGTTCAACGAGGTTTTCACGCGCTTTGCGGGCTTGCTTCTCTTCGCGCTTACGGATTAATTCCTTTAACGCTTCATTCCCCAAATTTCTATTTTCATTTAGGTTTGGTTTCATGAGTTTTTCCTTTCTTGATTGGCACATTTCTTCATTATAGCACAATCCGGTATTATTGTCAACTACAATTTTGTGAATAATTCACCAATGATTTCTGAATTTATATCCTCAGGACTCACTAATGACCACTCAATACTCACCCAATTATCAATCTCAGGGTCGAACGGTAGTTCATTTCCAGAAAAGTAGATAGTTCGGTTAGTTCTTGGACGTCTAAAGTCGCGAGGTGTCAGATATTCAACATACTCTGAGTCACTCTCCTGAGTCTTTTCTGCAACCGAAAGACATGCTAGGTCAAATTTTGCTGACAGACCATGACCTTTACGTAATGGTTCAGTATTATAGTTATCGAGTATACCTCTCGCTATATTTGATAACTTATCATCTAGTGACTCTTCGTCTGAGTAAAACATAATGGTATTTTGTGGTACATCATCAAAATAGTTGAGGAGGTACCACTTTCTAATGCGCGGACGCATTAGAAATCCCAGTCTTCATCAGTCATTTCTTCAACGTTTGTAGATACAACGTATGAATCACCTTTGACCGAGAAGAAATCATGGTTTTTACTAGATGTGTTCAGAGCATTCTCAATAATCGGGTTAATAGGGTCATGAATGAACTCTTGTGGTCGACCCAGATTAGCTAAAGCTCTATTTCCGTTATATTTTACGTACTCGATTACTTCATCTTCCATTCCGATTTGAGAGTATATTTCTTTCGTATAAGCCACTTCGTTTTCGAATAAGTCCCAAAGTAACTCATACACCTCTTTATCGGCGCGTTTTTGCTCGTGCTCAGTTAATTCATTATAAATCTCTTGAGCTGAATAACCAACACATGAACCGTGGATAGTTTCATCCAGCATGATTTTACGAATGATTTCACCACTAGTAGTCATTTTACCTAGCCCAGCAAGATATAGAGGATAGAAGAATCCTGAGTAGAACAGGTATGATTCTAAGAACACACTAGCTACATGAGCCATGTATAAGTCATATCTTGAAGGCTCTAGTGTTACTAACTTATTGTAGTAAGCAAGAATTCTATCAGCTTTGTATGTTAGATATTTATTACCAGGAACCCACTCATCAAGAAGATAGTCAGTTTCTGCTGAAGGTAATAGAGATGTGAATATTGTTGAATAACTTTTCGCATGAACTTGTTCGATAAAACTCATGTATGCATAAACAGCTTTTAGCCTATCGTCGCTTACGTGCATACCGAGTACATTCATACCCACATTACCTTGTTGTGTATCTAGTCCTGTTAATCCGGCTAGAACTTTTTTGAACACATCACGTTCGTTTTCATTTAGTGCATCCCAAGATGTGATATCTTTTGATACTTTGAACTCAGTGTCTAACCAAAATTGTTGAATATTCTGGTTCCAATACATATAGATTAAGTCATCAGTTTTATTCCAGTTTACTGCTTGCATTATTTCGACCCTCCAACAATATCATTATAAAGTGTTACATATTCATTAAAATCAATAGGTGAACCCAATGTTGCATTATAAAATGCAGTTATGTGATTTTGACTTTGTGGTTTAGTTAATACCGCAACAAAGTCACTGTTATGAATTGTCCACACGTAATCGTCACCTACAATTGTACTCATAATGTAAGTATCACCTTTTTGAATCCATTCTCCAGGGTTAGTTTCAGCTATTTGTGTTAAAGTTTTAACGAATACCCTAAGAGCTCCGTCATTACGATTGTTCTTTTTGAATAGTATCTTAGCTTCAGGGTCTTTCATAGCGTGCCAGTAATCAAAACATGGTTTTGGCTCTTTTGCACCAGGGTGTTTTTCATTCCATTTCTTCGCGTGGTTTAAATGATAATTTCTAAATTGTTTTGCTGTGTTCATAATAGTTTCTCGCTTTCATAGTGGACACAAGAGGGTGACCCCTCTTGTGTTTGGTTTTAGATTGAACAAGATGTACACTCTTCGATAGATAAGAGTTTGTTTCTTGTGTAGTATAGGGATTTTAATCCTTTATGGTGAGCATAAGCGTAATACTTAGATAACTCACGTGTCGATATATTACTATTGACGTACAGTATAGTTGAAATACCTTGGTCAATATGAGGCTGAATGACTGAAATGAGGTCAATTAACTTCATCTGGTCAATCATATAAGCGCTCTTATAGTAGTGAGCTGTAATGACATCTAGGAATGGCATCGGATAATACGTTTCCGCATTACCATAACTGCGTCGTTCGATTAAGTCAACTACCGGCATAACGGAACTTGTCGCATTTTGCACATAAGATATACTTTGTGTCGGAGCAATAGCTAAGCGATATGCATGATATAGTCCGTATTTTTGCACACGTTTTTTCAGATATTCCCAGTCTCCGATACTTGGGATATGGAATTTTTCGAATAATTTGATAATCTTAGGAGATTGTGGTTTAAACTCCTGAGTTAAGTATTGGTCGAAATAGTTTCCGTTTGCGTATTCAGATTTGTCGAAATCTTTGAATGTTACACGTCTTGTTCTTGCAATATTGCATGACGATAGTAAACTGTAATAGTTCATCATCGCAAAGAACACCGATGCGAATTCTTTAGCCTCTTCACTTTCATATTCTATGTGATTTTTAGCTAGAAATCCGTGTAAGTTCATTACACCAAGCCCTACAGAGTGAAGTTCATCGTTAGCTTTTCTGACACCTGGAGCATTTTCGATTTGTGACAGGTCAGTTACAGTTGTTAGTGCCTTCATTGCCGACTTGATAGGTGCGTAGAAATCATCAGACTCCATAATATTCACTATATTGATTGAACCTAAGTTACATACAATGTCACGACGTATATCGTCTTCTTGACCATAATTGGTGATTGTCGAAGTCTCTTGTAGCTGTAGAATTTCTGAACATTGCCCAGTCAAGATACCATTGAACATACCCATATGTCTGATTGGTTCGTTAAAACAGTATGTGTAGTGTTTTCCTGGTAATGGGTCGATGCTTGTAACGTGAATTGGCGCTTTTACTTGAACGAGTTTGTCATCGTTAATGTAACTATGAATTCCTCTTTCTTGTAACTCAAGTAAGTTGCCTTGAAGAGTATCCGATTTAGGTGTAGCCGTATTTTTGTTCTCATTTGGTAAATCAAAGTCTATAAGCGTATCAAGCTGTTTCAATTCTGATGCACGAACCTCTTTTATTTCATGGTTATTTTGCACATAAAATTTATGATATGGTGTGCAATCCAAATGCATCCCGTTTGAAAGTGTGACGCGTACCAATTCCTGATTTTCGCCAGTTTGTCTAATCGGTGATAATGACCACTCTTGACCGTTCCATACGTATAAATCTTGACCAGATACCGTTTGAATGTCGACATATCCATAATCTCTAGTAAGAATTTTAGTATCACCCGATACACACAAGTTGCTTTGCTTAATTTCACCAATATTCTTAAGCGGGTGTACTTTATTCGCATTATCCTTGAATACTAAATAAGGGTATCCTGACTGAAGTTGCATTTTTGCTATTTGGTTTAGAATATCACGAGCTGATGCTTCGCGTTTTCTAATCTTAGGGTTTGCAACCATATCATCATACATCTCATCGAGATTTATATCGTCTAGAGTCTTACCATAGACTTTATATACGTTGTGTGGGTAGAACATAAAGAATGGTTTATTCGCTTTGGCAAGCTCCATAAATTTACTCGGAACAATTACACCTGTAGATATAGTCGCAAGGCGTAATCCTTCATCTGCGTTTACTTTCTTAGTATCTAAGAACTCCGGTAGGTCTGCATGGAATATGTTTAAATACACAGCTCCTGCACCAGGGCGTTGACCTAATTGGTCAGCATATTGGAAACTCATTTCTAAAGATTTCGCTACAGGTAAGACACCTTTAGCTACACCTTCGATTCCTTTGATACTTTCAGAGCGAGCTCGTAACCTAGAAAGGTTTAACGCTACACCACCACCCATTTTCGATAGTTGTCTCGCTACACCTTCGTTATAGTTAATACTATTTAAACTATCGTCTAACTGTAGTAAGTAACATGATGCTAGGTCTCCTCGACGTGTACGACCAGCGTTTAAATATGTCGGTGTTGCTGGTTGATAGATACTAAGCATCAGTGCGTCAAGTAGTTCAGTTGCGAAGTTTTCATCACCTTGAGCCAAATATAAGGCAACAATAACATTGTGTTGCTCGATATTTTCCAGATACATTTTCTTGTCGTTAGTTTTTAAAGCGTAGTCTTGATAGAATTTAGTCGCAGCCATATATGACGCGAACTTATGATTGTATGAATAAGACTTCTTAATTAATTTCTTCAAGAACGACTCTTCGTAAAACTCAAAGACGTCGAAATAGAAATCCTCATCTACAAGATAGATTAATCTCTCAATCTCATCAGGAAAATGCATAGTCTTTTCCTTAACTTCTTCAAGGAAAACAGCTAGTGCCTCCTGGTCTTTTTCTAGATTATAGAACCCAGTTTTCGGGTCAGTTTGTGTTATAGCGTTATTTAATTCGATGTGGTTATGTTTCATTTGCCCACCTTTACCTTTCTGATTTTAGTTGGGAATCGTCCCAGTGCTTCACTACTATTATACCATAGTTTGTGAAATATGTAAAGTGACTATCGATAGTGATTGATTAGTCGTTTAACTTTGTCTACGTCGTCTGAGTTACCAGCGAGTTCAAATTTGTAGTAATCTATGTTCAACTTCTCACCTATAATGTCTGCGGCCTTTGCGAAATTTGGGCCCCAGTTACGATTACCTGATGACAGTATTAGTTTACAATTGTTGTGTGTTTTGTTTAGGAATTTCACGACCGCATTTGGAACTACTCCAAACCCAACAGTTGGGCAAACTAAAACAAAATCACCATCCTGATATTCTTTCATCGGGATGGCGTTTTCATCTAATTTAAGCGCGAATCGTTTACAGTTCCCTGTTAAAGAGTAATATACGATTTGCATAATGTATTCCTTTCTATGTACCTGGAGGGTAGATATAAGATACTGAACCTTGAGCATTCACAGGATTGAACCATCCTCTGTAATCTCCAATGCTTTGGTTCCCGGCATAATTTGATTCTAATACTCGAATTTCGGTATTACTACGTACGTCTGTTACGTACGCTACGTGGTTACCACTCCATACAGCTATAGCACCTGGTTTTGGTGTGGTACCAACTTTAAATCCTTGTGATGCAGCACTTGCTGCCCACATATTACCATTACCCCAGTAATTTCCAGCCCATGGCGCTAAACATTTAACACCCCATGTACATTGTCCCCATGGGTATGAGTTCGCTGTTTGTACGATGTTTGGTCTAATAGACCCTGCTGTAGCTGGCTCAGATGCATCATAAGTTGATGTTGGAGTGTAGCTATACGTACGTGACGATGAGCGAACAGACGTGCTTGACGTTGCTTTTTGTTTCTTAGCTTCTTTTGCTTCTTGTTTAGCTTTTTCTTCTTTTGCTACTTTAGCTACTTTTTCGGCTGTCGCTTTACGTTCAGCCTCTTTTTCTTTATCAATTTCGTCGTCAATTGCTTGCACTTTTGTTTCAAGTGTAGTTTTCTCTGATTTCAGATTTAATTTCTGAACTTTCTTAGCGACTTCAGCGTCATGGTTTTCCACTTCACCGTTTTCAGCTAATTTCATTTTCGCTGAAACTTTGTCGATTTGTTGTTTGAGTTCAGCTCGTTTTTCATCACGAGTTAATTCTTTTGGAGCTTCCTTTGGAGCTTCCTTTGGAGTTTCACTAGGTGCTACAGGGGTAGCTTCCTTTGGAGTTTCTTTCTTTACTGCTAAAGCGCTTGTAGTCTCCTGAGTTCCTTCGTGGGCGCTTGCAGTTTGAGTCGCAGCACCAGCTAGAAGGGAACTTAAGGCTACAACGCTTACTGATTTACGTCTTTGAATGTGTTGTATTCTTGCCATATTTGTCCTTTCATCTTATCCTTTTATTCACCAATTGTTTGGCCACAACTTAATTATACCACAGTTTGGTAGAAAAGTCTAGGATGTAACAGAAATGTAATATTCAAATTGTGACAACAGCCATTCCCACATTAGATATTGCTCGTAATAATAACCTGTATCGTACTGAGCATAAAGATATTTGGCATCTAGCCTCTCAAGCGTACTCTGGATGCATTCTGGTGTGTACCCGGCTTCTTTACGCGCAGTCTTAGTCCATAACGGGTTGTTTGATGGTCGAGATAATTTCGAAAGTACTTTGGCGTATTTATCTCGCGTCTCGTAGTAATCATTAATCTTACGCTGTAAATACGGTATCGCCATTTGACAATAGTAGACTCTATCCTCTTCATGATATAGAGACTCGAGCGTGTCAACTAACTCTAATAGAATGCTGTCTTGCACTCTAAATACAGGATGGTCTCCGAATTTTTCGATAAGATAAAATGTAGCGTCGTGGGCGTTTTTCTTACGCACTAGACTGCGAAGTTTGTTGTTTGCACGTTTATTCAAGATTGGCTGCATAAGCGCCTCCTAAGTATGGAATAATGTGGTCTTCGTCAATTCTCTCAATAAAATCACGAAGTGCTGGTGTTGTTGCTTTTTCTATATGGTAATATTTTCCTTTATTGTACGTTGCTATGTACATTGGTGGGATTGCTGGGTGATGCATCAAGAACATTTTATAGATGTCGCTCGGTTTAGAGTGCGGTGGAATTAGACCTGAGACATAACTTTCAAAGTTTCTATCTCCTCCTGCTTCACGAGTTAAGTCGACAACAAATTCTAATATGTCTGATTTTTCTTGTAATTTGCGAACTATCCCAGCTTCAATTAGAGGTGTAAGCATTCTCATATATCTCACCTCATAGAAGTATAGTTCGCGAGTCATAATAATAACACGTTCCATAAATGATACAATCGTCTACGACGAGTCCTTTCCTTTAGAATATGACAAAACACCTAGGGGAACAAGTCCCCTAGAGTGAGTGTCCGATTTTCGGTATTATTGTCCGTTATTTGGATTTTGGAATCCAGGTGCACCAAATCCTTGTGCGTCAAATCCTTGAGCAGGTGCTCCAAAACCTTGTGCTGGTGCTCCGAATCCTTGAGCTGGTGCTCCGAAACTTTGTGCTGGTGCTCCGAATCCTTGAGCTCCAAAGTCACCTACTGGTGAGTCGAATGTTGGAGTTGCAACACCCGCAAATCCACCTGTTGGTGCTGGTGCGTCAAAACTTGATGTTGCTCCGAAACTTGATACTGTAGTTTCTTCAGCACCCCAAACTTTAGCGTGACCGCTACGTCTGAAGATTTCATCAGGTGATTTAGTTGTAGCTAATGCTACTCTGAAGTAGTCGTTACCTTTGTTTTCTGCTAGAGTTAATGTAATTGTTGCTGGTGTATCTTTAACTAGGTAGTAACCTACATTTCCTGCGATAGGGTCTACTTTGAAGTCAAAGATTGAGTAAGTTCCTTGAGGTGTTTCAATGTTTCCAAATTGTCCTGGCATCTTAATTGATACTGAGAAAACAGCTTCAGGGTATTGGCGGAATACGTTTACTAATTCATTTTTCACCGCTTCCACTGGTGTTTGCATAGTAATTGTATTTGGTAATTTACTTGACCATGGTAATTGAGCATTTAATTTCCATGATACGTATCTAGTCATCACTGAACCCGCTAATTCTGGTTTCTTAGATGCACTAATTTTTAATTTGAATAATTCTGCTGGTACATTTTCGATGTCGTGTCCTGTAAATACTAATTTCTTGATTGGTTTTCCGTTATAATCTTCTCCTGGGTAAATTGAAATATTTCTTTCGAATGTGAATGAATTTGCCATATTTTGTTTTGAACCTATACTATTGTACGAATCGTAGTCGCAACTACTAAGTCCAGTCAGTCATTGGTGATTCTAGGCTGTTCGCCCTTCGGTTCGTTCCTTTCTTGAGTTTTTACTTTTGAGTTTTTATTTTGAGACTTACTTACTTAGGTAACTCATTTTTACAGATGCTCGTCACACATCCAACCTCTTATACGGGAGGGCCGTATTTTTATTATACCACAAAGCTTGGTCTTTGTCAAGCAATTTTATCGTTCGATATCGTTAGGATATCATCGGTATAAATAAATTATAACACAACAAGAGAACTTTGTCAAGTGACTTTAGGTATGTTTTGGTATATTGGTATGTTTGGTATATTTCTCATGTTATATTTCATTATATCATGAGTTGAAGCACTTGTCAAGTCCTTTTTCACATTTTTTTTGACAGCAATTGTGATTTCTACTTGTTATATTTATATTATATCATAACTCGACGCACGTGTCAAGTATGAAAAGAAAAATCCCTGAAATTTTTTTCAGGGATTACTTGTAGACTACGATGGTTGTAGTACATTAACCCATTTTTCAGTGAATTCAGCGGTCATGTCTACGTATGAGTCTAGGTTTAGTTTGTCGTATATCTCGTCTATCTCTTCGTCATTCTTTTTGATAAGAGATGAGTTGTCAAGGTGTAATTTCATATTGTCACCAAGATTTGATATTTTAGCTTTCTTCAGTGTTGGAACTGAAGGGATTTTCGTAGCACCTTGCTCGAGTAAATCAGCTTTATACTGTTCAAATTCGGCTACAGTCATTGTGTTAGGCCAATGTTTGTGAACTTCGTCCTTACCAAGAAGTTTATACAATCTAACAAGTGTATCGGGTTCAGCGAGTGGTGCGTCATCAGGTAACTCCGCTAGGAATTGATTAAACTTTTTACCAGGCTCCATTTGCATAACGTTATATTTAGACATTTGGATACCTTCGCCCGTTAACCAAGAGCGTAATGTACCTTTGTGGACAGTATCTGTATCATCAACGAACAGAGACCCCGATGTTGGTCGCATAACCCACGATGCCATTTGTACAAACTCTCGTTTCGATGCTTGTGACTTGTATTCTTCAAGGGCTTTCTTGATTAACTTCTTGTCGATTGGTTTGTTCACTATATCTTCATTTTGGAGGTATATTGTTAGAACTCTGTCGATTAACGCTGGGTGTGTTAGTCTACTATCGATTTGAGCACCTTGCCAAGCTGTAAGCATTCCACCTTTAGCTGACACTATCTGACCGTCGTGCGACTCCATTCTGTTATTTGTATCTTTAGATACGAAGAAGATGTGTTCAGGGTCAATAGTGACCATTAGTTTTGGTAATTCACGGTCTAAGATTGCTTGGTTTGTCTCTTCTGAAATATCATAAACGTAGATACCATCAGTATTTGATGACGGTACTTTACCACCTTCTAGGGCTACAGCCATCGCAATAATTGCTGTAATCATTTGCCCGATAGCACGCATAGCAATTGCTTTGTTGTTTGCGCGCACGTTAGTGTCAAATGACCCGTCTAGTACTCCAGATGCTGAGTTTAGTATTAACTTATAACCTTCCTGTTCAATATTTACCGCATGCCACTCAGGAGTTCCGAATGGAATAGTCTTGAGTTTTGCTTTAACAGCGATTCGGTGGTTATAGATTTCTCGATATACGTCTCGACCATTACCGTCGTAGAACACTCCAAGGTTGATGAGCAACATGGGATAATACCCGGCGAAGTCCTGGTGTAATGTGTGACACGTTGATGTATACTTGTACCTCGAAATTAAGTCTTCACGCACCTTGGTTGGGATGCATTGGAAGACAGAAAAATCATCCTCGTGGAGGATTTCGTCAGTACGTTTTGAATTATTATATAGGTATGGAACCTCGTGTAATAGTTTAGTCGGATACCCTGTATCTGACGTTCTTGATTGGTTTTTAATCAGATTAAGAAGTGCTTGTGACACTTCTCCTTTCGGTATCTTCGAAATATATTTGTATTGGTTCCTAAGTTTCTTAATTTTCTTTTTATCTTGCTCTAATTGAGCTCCGAAAATTTCAGCACCATGTATACCACCAATTGAGAAGTTGACGTGAGTATTTGAATCCACACCGTATCTGTCTATTAGCGGTAAGTAAGTACCGAATGTATCGAGTAATTCTCTTCGTTTTGTTTTCGGTTCTGCTGGAATTTTAAATCTAAGTACATGATTAGTTGAGTCGTTCCAGTTTTTCCCACGGAAAGATGCGTAGAAGTTGTATATTGACATAAACTTCGCATAATGTTCGTTAGCCACTTTTGGATTGTGTTTCGCGACTTGGTTATAAACGTTTGTTACATACCAATCTTTAAAGTACTCTAACATGTCGAACTGTTCTATACCGCGCTCTTTTGCGATGTGAGCTGCTGGGTACATAAATGTTACAGTCGGGCTGTCCACAATTGGTGTATCTGGTGCAATGATGTTTTCCACGAATTTAGCACTTGATGCATTTACTGTGATGTTTTTACGACTTAATGATTCGTACGCTTGAAGTAAACTTTCACGTACAGTTTGTGTAATTTCCATTTTCGAACCAAGATAAACAACATCTTTGAGTTCCGCTACGTCGTTAATACAGTATAAAATATCTGCATAGACGTCTTCTGAGTGACCTGTTTTATTTGATTCTGATTCGATAATCGAACCACCCATCATTCCTACTAAGGTCTTTAACCCAATGATGATACGACCCCTGTCCACCATCTTTTCGTTCAAATAGCCCGCATCAATTTGATTACCATACATTTCGTAATCAGTAGTTCTGATGCGCTTAGCTGTATCATTAATTAATGTGTCTGAAAACGCACGTAACGTTTCTGGAGTAGTGTGTGTGCGTCCAGCTACAATTGTCTTTTTAAAGAAGTCCCACATTTGTATATCGTACGATAACGAGTTATAAGCGATGTACTTATCGACTTTTGGTGCGACTTCGTCCTCTTCTAAACCTAGAAACTCAGCAAGGAGTGAATCCTTACCGAGTGAAGGTACTTGTATTCTCATATGTTCCGCAAACCGGGTTGCGTCTTTTGTTAAATCATATAGTTTATATTCGTAACCTGAGTCTCGACACGCTCTTTCGACTTTCTTTGCGTCAAACGGATTATTGACCAGGTAGTGCACTTCTAGAAAATCATTATCGTCTATGAACGCTGCACAAAAGAGGTTATCGTATGACTCCATGTCCCAAAATTGTCTCATTCAATTCTACCTTTCTAGTTCGTTTTCGTATAGTTCTTTGACACCTTCTTCTAGCTCTTTGGCGTCGTTATATTTGCGAGCTACTTCGAGTTGTTCGGCGAAGGTCATTTGTTTATACCTTTCCGTGTCACTCATCATAGTTCGCTCGCTAAGCAAAAACAGGTGTGTAGATTCTAAGAGAGGTTCTTGTTGAAGTAATACTTCTGCAACATGAGCTCTATCCATAGGATTACTCTTGTCGAAGTATTGTTGCTCTGGGTATGGTTTACTCATATTATTTCGCCATGCGAATTCATTTAGTTTATTAAATAGGTCAATAAGACCATTGTGTGCATTCGTACGAGCTATATCGTATGGTCTGATTAAATCACCGTATTCATCCGGTGTTGCATCAAGTTCGTACATTTCGGTGGCTTGTTTGTTGTAAGCGTCGCGCTCATATGCGTATTTAGCAACGTATTCGAATCGTGATGACCAGTTAGCTAACTCTTGAGGGTCTGACTCTTTTAGCTCAGTCAGTTTATTTACAACATTTCTGAACGCTTGAGCGTCAAATCCGTTTAGCTCTTTCACATATCGTTTATATGCTTCTGGGTATAACGCGTCGTCACCTAATGCTGGTAATACGATATTGTCATACTTTTCATTTTGGATAGCGATAGCGTGTCTCATTTGAGCTTCTAGTTGAGTTTTGAGGTCAATATCCGAATCAATCGGTTTAATCGCATTGTGTTGTATAGCACGTGTAACCATTGACACATCACGGACTAACCTCGGATAGTGGTAGTCATCGAATAATTTATATCCTAATTTGTCGTTAGTTTGTTTTGCCAAAGCCCCAAGTTCATGTTTCGGCATAGGGTCTAATTGATATGCGGCTTTCATGATTGGGAGTAAATCACTAGTCTGCTTGCTAGTGATAGCTTTAATTAAGTTCTCATTTTTCATGCAAAGTTTCCTTTCATGTTATTTGTCCACCTCTATTATACCATAATTATCTGGTAGATGAAAATGATTCCTTTCACCTTATTTATTTTGCCAAATACTATGACAATCGCATAGATTGTCTGTACCGTCTAATTATGTATGGATTAAAACAAAAATAAACCCGCAAATGCGGGTTGTAAACGGTGAGCTATGTAGGAGTTGCACCCACAGTAATGACTAAAGAAAAGGGAGGTGAACAAAATTCATTACAATCTCATTAGCCCCTATCACATTCTCATTAGCTGCTCTGAAAAACCTTGTCAGATATAGACAGATGACCATTATAGATTTTGTTCATCGGTTTTTCTCACGTTCGTTGATAGTTGCATTCCCGTATCTGCTTGAGCAGGTAACGACAGAGGCAACCTCTTAACGCATCAAGAGGATTTCTTTCCTCAGAGGTAGAGCCTACCTCCAGCTTTTTCTTTATATTAACACTAATAAGTTTAAGACGGCGTTTTCGTCTCTATCAGCTTTGTATCCACACTCATAACAATGATATTCATGGTGTTTAGTTCCGTGTTTAAGATTCCCAGTTAAGGTAATCTTATCTTCACCAGTCTTAACATATCCGCAACATGAACACCTTTGAGTTGATGGATAATATTTATCGGCTATCACTAATCGTTTTTCGAACTTTAGAGCTTTGTATTCCATAAATAAACGGAATCTTCCAAAGAGCGAGCGATGTAGACCTTTAGCTTTCTTAGACATCTGCATCTTCTTAACTGATAAATCCTCAATCACGATGATATCGTAGTTCCGATACAGCTTAGTAGTAAATTTGTGTAACAAGTCGTTTTGAATGTGCTTAATTTTCGAATAGGTCATCTGCAACTTGGTTCTCGTCTTTTGGTAACTTTTCGAGTGTATCCCACATTCTTTACGTTTGCGCGATAATAAACGCTGATAATGTTTCACCTTACCGTATAGTCTGTTTAGTTCTTTTGGTTTTAGCGTATAAGTCCCATCTGTATAATCAAAATGGTCCACATTCGCATCTACAGCTGTTACGTTTCCTGTTGATTTTAACGATATTGTTTTCACTTCAACTGTTAAAGTAGCTATGTATTGATTTTTGACACGTGTGATAGCACACAGCTTAATTGGACCCTCAGGTATATTGTAACCTTTAAATCGGATGGATTCCCACTGTCCAGTATAAGCTCTGGGTTTATCTAAGAGTAAACGACCATATTTGATACGAGCTGTATCGGTTTTGAATCCTTGTTTGGGTTCTCGACGACTTTTAAACTTCGGTTTATCAGAATTTTCTTGTGATTTCTTGAAGAACTGATTCCATGCAATCGACAAATCCTTGACAGCTAGCTGTAATACGCGAGAAGACTTTTCGTATTCCCAGTCGCTTTTGTTAGCAACTAATTCATCTCTCACAATACGCTCGGTTGGTGACGGAAATCTCTTTCTAAGATTTAGCTCTTCTTCAGTGAACCTAATTGTTTTATCAGTTAGGTTATCTTTTATCTTGAGTTTTAACTCTCTTGGTAAAGCAATAACTCGCTGGTCATAGAGGTCATTCCAAACCGATAGAGCTTTATTCCAACAATACCTGCGATAATCGCACTGTGAATCAAGATAGGATTTCATCTGTTTTGTTGGATAGAGTCTTACTTGTAGGCTTAACAGCATTTGCTCCCTCCTTTCCGTTAATTTCGATATACTTTTTGTTTATTAATTTCATTCATACTGTTTGTATGTTAGTTATTGAATAAGGCATAACTCTCAACCTATATCACTACGCAATACAGGTTGAGATAGGTTAAGTGATGCTACTATAGTTATTATACCATAGTAGCGGTAATTTGTCAAGAGTTAGTTGTTATATCTTGGAATTTTCGCTTCGATAAGGAATTTCGCTGGGGATAACGTGTTCGGATTATTGAAGGTCACACGAGATAATGCACTCGTGCAGAATAATCCTTTTCGAGCTCTTGTTAGCGCCACATACATTAATCGTCTTTCACTTTCGTAATCACTATCATCAAGCGCCATGAGCTCAAACGACTGTTCTTCGAGTGACGGTAGGAATACATAATCCCATTCCAAACCTTTGGCCCCGTGCATAGTCGCTATAGTCACACCTTCTGGAGTTTCTTCCTTGACAAAAGATTCCATATCAAAGGTGAATGCGTTAACTACATCGAACAGTGTAGACTCCGTATGAGTCGCGTAATACTCATCACTAAATGTTGCTACTAATTCTTTGAGGGTATCTATGTGTTTTGCATACCTATCTGAATTCTTAAGATTTTGAGTCCAGACCTCGTAACCTGTTTCTTTCAATAGAAAATCAACAGCCTCAGCGAGTGTGAAGTCCTTGTTATGGTCGAGGAGTGATAAATATACATCGCGATAGACGGCTACCTTTTTCTGTAACCCCGGTGTCAACTCATCTATCTTTTCCGATAGTATGAACTCAATTACCGACATATCATATTTGATAGCTAGTAATTCTATTTTTCTAAGAGCCACTTCCCCGATTCCTCGCTTTGGTCTGTCTAGCGTTGCGATAAACGCGTAGATATCTTTAGGGTTGACAAGAATTTTCAGGAAGTTAAGCATATCGACCATCACTTCGGACTTCATAAAGTCAGCAAATGATGTTGTGTCGTTGATTGGAATTTTACTCACTTGTAACTCCCTGTTTAGTATTGGAAGAGCCATTCGTGAGCGTACTAAAATTGCAATATCTGAATAATCAATACCGTGAGCGTGAATTGCTTTGATATAGTTGACGATGGCGTCAGCTTCTTTGGTATCATCCTCATATTCACGGTATGTAACTCCTGCAAATCCTTCATTATTCTCAATAGCTGAGACCATATCATACATATAGTCGGCACCTTCGGTGTTGTATTTGATTAAATTGTTGGCATAATCCAATATCGGCTGATATGACCTATAGTTTGTCTCAAGTGGGTAAACCACACCTTTATCGAGATAGCTTAGGAATATATCAGGTCTTCCACCTCGGAATGAGTAGATACTTTGGTGCACATCCCCAACTAAGGTTAGTGACCCATTTTCTATACTGTTGATAAACTCAAACTGTAGAGCGTTAGTATCCTGAGCTTCGTCTACCATGGTGTGAATTAGTGAGTTTCTAAACTTACCAAGTATATCTTTATCCGAATTCACCATTAGGTGCATAATAAATAATATCTGGTCATATGTAATGACGTTCGCTTTACGCGCCTCAAGTATCGACTCTTTGAATACTTCATAACAGAAGTTAACGATTCGTTCAAGTGTCTTAGTATTTGTAATCTGAAACGTTTTACGATTAGATTTACGGAATCGCTGAATAGTTTGGTGGGAGAATACACCCTTGTCCAATTCTGTTGGTTCGCTCATATTGACAAGCGCACCTATTGATGACACTACCATGTTGATGTCCGATGCTTTAAATTTAATCTCATCACCAGGTTTCCAGTTCGACCACGCTAATGGGTTTGTCCATGATAATAGAAATTGGTCAAATTCTTCATCACGACCAATATGTGTATCGAGAATACGACGATATAGAGTACGTGTTGAGCTCTCATCAATTATTGAAAAGTTAGAATTTAGACCAACAGTCATTGCGTTATCTTTGATAATCTGACCCATAACTGAGTGAAAAGTACCTGTGATAACACGTCTCATTTGTTCTTTAGTGAGTGTTTTAGATAATTTCTCTCGCAAATCACGAGCTGATAACTTAGTGAACGAAATAATGAGTAAGTTACCTGACGGATACATTGTGAGTATCTTTTTAGCTCGAGCTACCATGGTAGTACTCTTACCTGTACCGGCCATAGCGGCCCCTATCGTTAATTGTTTGACAGGGGCGTCAGCTAAAGTCTGTTGTTTCTCATTTAAGTTCATAATTATTTACCTTTTAGGTCGCTAATTGCTGCGGTAGCAGCATCTGTGATAGCTGTTTTAATAACACCAAATGCTAATTCGTACATTGTAGAATATAACTGGTCAGCAACAGCCTTTTTAGTTTCTTCATCCAAGATATGGTCAACTGTAATTGCTGGCTCTTCCACTTTTGGTGCTGGTTTAGTTGTTTTCTTCTTAGTAGCTTTCTTAGTAGTCTTCTTAGTTTCTACTTTAGGCTCTTCAACTTTAGTCTCTTCAACTTTCGGTTCTTCAACTTTATCCTCAACTTTAGGTTCTTCAACTTTAACCTCAGCTTTAGGTTCTTCAATAACCGATTGAATTGCAGGTTGAGTTGCAGGTTGAGTCACTGGTTGCGCTACTGGTTGAGTTTGAGGTTGAGTTTGAGTTGTTGGTTGAACCATTGATTGTTCAGGTGTAACACTTGTAGGGAATCCGTTATAATGTGTTTGTGGTGGTGTTTGTGGTGTGTCATTTCCACCAAATACATCCACAACATAACCTTGTGTGTTATTTACCGGTTGAGTTTGCACTGGTTGTTGTACCGGTTGTTGTATCGGTTGTTGTACTGGTTGTTGAGTTTGTTGTGCTGATTGTTGAGTTGGTTGTTGAGCTGGTTGTTGAACTGGAACTTGCCCAGTTGCTTGTTGTAATAAAGAGTCAAAAGATTGTGTGAATAAGTTAGTCATTATTTACCTGCTTTCTTCCAGATATCTAGTATAAACTGGATTTGTGATATTTTGTCTGTAGATTCTGAGTTGATGACCTCTGTGATTTGGCCAAGAACATCATCCTCAGTTTGTAGTTTCTGTGTTAAAATTAATTCAATGAAGAACATTCTATCTTCAGCGATAGTTTCTTGAATATTATGTAATTTAGAGATATCCGCTGTGCGTAGTACGTCTACATATAACTTCATCGTTTGCGAGTGTAATGGGAGTTGGGCGATTACTGGATTCATCGTGCTGTCAATAGCTCGCACTAAGTTATTAACCACCGAGTGGACGTTTGCCCAGTCTCTTTCCGTCATCATTTTACTCTCTGCTCCACTTGATAATTTTGGAAACAGCGGGTGCATGAATGAGATTAAATGATTTCGTAACGTACTATTATGGATATACGATGTCCCCAAAAGTGCGTTATTCACGTACTGTTGGAATAATTCGTTCTTCTCAGCGATTCGTCTGTTCACTTCTTGTTGCTGAGCTGTACGTTTTCTAACTACATATTGCTCAATAACTGGGTAGCCTATCGCGTTTAAATTTTGTTGTAATTCTGCTTTATATCCAGCCATCAACCCGTTTAAATATCGGTTATAATCAGTTGATGACTGTTTTACATGAGCCACTAACCCTTGAACGTTTTTAATGTCGTCTGATGTTAGCGTATCATTTTGCACCTTAGGTAATAAGGTGTGTACTTCAGAAGCGATTTGCTCCCAAAGTGAGCGGTCAGCTTTTAGACTGACTGCGTGTAATTCTTTAATTTCATTTGTCATTATACCACCTGCCATTGGCTTGGTTCAGAATAAAACAGTGATGACCTATGGACTTCGTAATATACACCGCCAGGTTTAAGTTTACGTTTTGCGTATTTTCTCGCCTCTTGTTTCGATAGGTGTCGCATATTTTGCACCGCTCTAAATAGTGGTGCTGATACTTCTTTTGGAAGTTGTGCGTAATGTGAGCGCACCCACCTACTCAAATCGTCTGTGTCGAATTCGGATGTATCCGTGTATTCATCATATGTCTCTATCGTCTCTGTAATATATGACCGTAGCCATTCTTCGTCAAAATTTCCTTCAAGTATTAGGATGTCGAATTTACCTTCAATGGTAAATAGTCCAACACCAACGTCCGATTCATGAAGGGTATCTAAATCAGTCGCGTACAATAGGCGCTCATCACCACGTTCGATAAGTACTGCATAGTTAATTATGTCGTAGTGTTTCTGAGGATAAAATGTAAGTATATAATCATCAAGAGTATACGTTATAACCTCTTTCGGTGTGTTAGGTAACACTGTTAGATTCGGTGTATAGTCTAAATCTATTTTACCTTGTTCTACTAATTTCTGGTACACGTCGTTCGGGATTATAAGTTTATTCTCCTGCTCAATGTGGTGTTTTACAAACGGTAATGAACAATGGTCTTGATGTTTATGTGTCACTATACTGCACTTTATTTCGTCCAATTCGCCTGAATATAATTCTTTTGTTTTCTTTCTAGTTAGTCCGAGGTCAATCATGATTGTATCGTCAATTACAACGCAATTTCCATCTGACCCGGTCGAGATTATTTCCACGTTAAACATACGGTATCCCCCGGACTTTCCTAGATTGTTTTTCGAAATTTTTCAATCGGTTCACCTTCCTTGATTGTTAATTCATGAAAAAGAAGGGGTGCGGGGTAGTCACCCCGATAGTGCCGTTTTGTGTATACAAAACGGCAAAAAAAGATAGACACACTATAATTATAGCATGTCTATTTCATTTTGTCTAGTTAGTTTTGAATTTTCTTACAACTAGAGCTGTGATTAATAACCCGAAACCTAATAGCATAGTTGAGTCTGTAGCTGTACCTGTATTTGGTAACACTTTGTTTCCACTTTGTACTTTAGAAGGCTTAGTTGGCTCTTCTTTAGAAGGTTTAGTTGGCTCTTCTTTAGAAGGTTTAACAGGTTCTTCTTTAGAAGGTTTAACAGGTTCTTCTTTAGAAGGTTTAGTAGGTTCTTCTTTTGAAGGTTTAGTAGGCTCTTCTTTTGAAGGTTTAGCAGGCTCTTCTTTTGAAGGTTTCACTGGCTCTTCTTTAGAAGGTTTAGTTGGTTCTTCTTTAGAAGGCTTAGTTGGCTCTTCTTTTGAAGGTTTCACTGGTTCTTCTTTAGAAGGCTTAGTTGGCTCTTCTTTTGAAGGTTTAGTTGGTTCTTCTTTTGAAGGTTTAGTTGGTTCTTCTTTAGAAGGTTCTTCTTTTGCTGGTTGTGGTGGGATTTGGTCACCAGAAACATTACCTGAACCTCTAACAATTTGTACTAACACGTCTTTATCCCAATCTAATCCATTAGTTGCTTGGATTCGGATATTATTCTTAGGGTCTTTAGACAAATCTTTTACTTTTGTATCATATTCTACACTTACAATCTGGTCTAGAGTAGGTAAAGTAATTGTAAACCCGTGGTCAGTTTCATTAATATTTTCTTTTGCAATTTCGCTGACTATAGTCCAAGGGTCAATACTAGATATGATTCGAGCTTTAAGACTACCTTTAACGTATTCATGATTGTTATCAAGTGTGTCTGTAATAGTAACATTTGTTAGATTATCTTTTCTATAATTTAATCTAGCTCCCCAATGAACTATACTAGGGTCTTTTTCGTCTTGACCACCCCATTTATTAACGATTTCATTAGAGTCTGGCGTACCAGTTTTCTTTAGTGTTGTAGGAACAATTGTACCGTTAAAGTTTAGGTCATAAGTTTTAGTTTCTTTACCACTAACCTTTTCAGTGTCCCACTTAGTCATCAGTTCTAAATTCATAGTCTTATTCATAGGGTGTGAACTGAAATAATCGTTGAAGATTGTAGTGATGTCTTTTGTTGCAACATCCGCTGTTGCATTACCGACAACATTACCTTCGACTGATTTAACATCAAAGTTATAGTTAGTCTGTAAACCTAATTCGTTAGGTAATGTGAACTTAACCTTATCACCTTGGTTAATTATTAATTGGTCATCAAATTTGACACCGTATTTAACAGTTACTTGTGAATATTTATCACCGTGGGCAACCGCTGTCACGTCTGGTTTATTAACTGTGATTTCTTGCCCGTTCTTTGTTACCTCTGCGGCACTTGCTGAATGTGCTCCAGCGCCTAGTGTAAATAATGCAGAAAGCATTAGTAGCATCTTTTTCTTGTTCATATAAATCTCCATTTTCTTTAGATTAAGTAGTTTAATGACATGCTCAGGTCAAGTCCTTTAAGACCCAAGTAGGTCTTATTTGTTATCACCGTTTACGTATCTGTCAGCGTATTCTTGTGCAACTTCTGTGAATACATCGTCATCTTGCATTACAAGGTGTGTATATACATTTACGCGTTGCTCCACATTCAAACTTAAGATTGCTGAAGCTAATAATCTCGTTACATCTTGCATATTACCACGAGCTATAACGTTTACGTCGTTTAGAATGTTTGGGTTATACGATAAGAATACGTGAGTTTCGTTACCCTTATTTGTTGATAATGATTTGTCTATTGTTTTCTTGAATTTTTCCATTTTAATTTACTAATTCACCCTTCAGGGCGCCTTTCTATTGTTTTAATTTAATTATATCATATTATCGTGGAGAAGTCCACGATGCGTTTTCTTTGATTTGTTTTTGTAACCATTCGATTCTCTTAGAATCAAGTCTGATTGATGTTGAGAATTTCTTTTTTCTATCAATCATATCTTCTGTTGTTGCTTTACCAACATGAAGACCTATTATTTCATTCTTTTCGTTAAGAAGTGGTGCACCACTCATACCAGGGAGTGTGTAAGCTGTTGTGTACCATAATCCGTGGAGTTGCTTAATAGTTTCACCGTGTGATTCGTACGGTCTACCAACGTTTAAGTCTGGTTTTTCGTCTTTATCAGCCGGATAACCTATGATGTGCACTTTTGTTTTTTCTGTTTCTTCAGAAAGTTTTAAGCTTGCATGTTTATCCACTAGTCGAACTCTAATAATCGCCATATCATCTGCGTCAGATGATTTATAGCTTTCGTTATACAGTGTTACATCTTGTGGGTAAGCATAATATGTCTTACCGTTATGATGAAACTCTATATGTGAAAATGTCGCTCTATCATCACGTAACACGTGTGCGGCGGTAAGTATCACATTGTCTGAGATAAACACTCCGCTACCGTAACTTTTGTACGTGTATTTTTCATCTTCAAATTTCGGTGTTAATTGAACTATCGCTGTGTCTTGTGTTGTGATAGTTTGTGTGAGAGTCTCTTGCTCATTTATTGAGTGGACTGTTGTTGCAAAAACATCCATTGTTGATGCTTTTGCACCAGTCACACCAACTACAGCTACACCGACTGCGGCTAATACATTCTTAATCGACATTGTTCAACTTCCCTTCCCACAATTCTTCTAGTAATTTGATTGATGTTTCTAATTCATAGTATCGCTCATAGTGTTTAAACTCCCATAGTATCTCATCGTGATGAACAACTATTGATTTTACTTTACCCTTAAGTAGTTTGTGAATATCTTCAGAATAGTTGGTCTGACAAAAGATATCCATATACTTTCTCAGGTAAATTGCTGATACATACTTCTTATCTCTGTATGTATATCTAGTTGCGCTGAGTTCGTTATAAACCTCACGCACTTTATCCTCGTGTGTTGGTGTAGGTCTATATCTGAGTCCAGCGAGTGGGATATGTTTTAGAGCTAGTTCTTTGAAATACTCTGTGTAACTGTACCTGTTATTTATCTTGACACGGATATCTGGTCTCATCTTGACCATTTCGCGTGCAAATGTGTCAAATCTCGTACCAATCTTTTCTGCGAAATATGTGCGCTTATGTTTTTGTTCGTTATGTTTGATAATAAGGTCAATGATTTCTTTTCGTGTATATTCATACTCCATTGTCACATACCTCACTTCTGATTTTTTCGATAAGTTTTGGAACATCGCCAAGTAAGTAGTATTTTAAATTACTCGTGTATTGCAGTGGCTGATACCTTGCGAATTTGTATCGGCTCCCTTTCGGGCGATGTACGATAATTGTTTCGAACTCACTTCTATATTTGCGCAACTTGTTCGCAACAATTGTTGTATTCAACTTAGTGTTGTACTCATGTTCGATAATTCGACATACTTGATTTAAGTTTATATAGTATTCGTCCTCAAACAGGATGGTTTCTAACTTGTAATTCTTCACTATCTTGTTTATTTCGTTTGGTTTTAACATTTGCTCTCCATCCTTTCGTGTCAGTATTGCCGTAGAAGGTTATTATTTAACCTTCTATCGGTCTTCCGAATACAGATTTTCCGTATACTGTATTTATTATAATTATTGTTGGTGCGGGTTGGTCTATTTTTAGTTGTAGCGTTACGTGGTTGTTACTACTAGTGTATCGTAACCCGTTCATTCCCGCAGCGTCCATTAACGCTATGTCTTTATTCTTTTTAATATCCACTTTGTTTGCCAACTGGTTTACAACTCTTAGGTCTAAACCTTGCGCATTTGGTGATTGAGAATATAATTGCATTATGTTTTGGATTACTGTCTCGATTTCTTTTTTCGTTGTGAAGTGTTTATCCTGAGTCCCGTATGGTGTGATTTCTTGTGCGTGATATGTGATTGTATCGATTGGCAACTCTATCTGGTATGAGTCTGATAATCCAATACTAGAGTATCCCACAATACGTAATCCGACTTCGGTACCGTTAGGTATTACACCTTCAAGCATTTTTTGATATAATTCTCCGTCGCGTCCTAGGTGACCCATTATGTGTAGCGAACCGTCTGTTCTTACACCGTGTACCTGTACAGCGTTTGTATCATATGGATTTGTTGGCTCTTTGTATAAGACTGCTTTCCCGTAGAATGTTGGTAAGTCACCGCTCTCGTCAATTTCTCCCGCAAGTTCTGTAACATTTGGTTGTTGGTAGAATGATATACCTTTTACTTTTTCCATTGGTGAACCCTCTCTTATTTCTTGATTAATGTCTTTTGTAACTTGTTTAATTTCTTCGCTGATTTCTTACTCACATTTTTGGTTAAGAAATCTGTGAATTTGATTTTTGTCATCTAAATCATCCTTTCTAAAATCTTCTTCTGAAGTGTTTCTCTTTTAGTAATAAATACGCATTTGTTAACACTTCGCGTTGTTTTGGTGTTATTTTCTTTGTCTCATAACATTCAACTAAAATGTTATACGCTGGGAAGTCGTTGATTACTTTGTTAAATTCATCTTGGTATAGTTCTGTATTCAACATTAAATGTTTGACAAAACTTCTATCTGATAATTTCAATAGTGCATTATCTTGTTCCATGCGATTCATCCTTTCTAATATTTGTTTATAATTCACGAAATTTGTGGGGTTTGGGGTTCACCCCATGCGAATGGTTCGCGTATGCGAACCATTCTATTTTTCGGTGGTGTTTGGTTTAATTGTATATTCGTACGTTTCCGTACGAGTTCCATCTTTTGTCGTTACTGAGTGTTCAATTGTAACTTCAGTAGTGTTAGCCATCTTCACTAATCTTTTGTTCGTTACAGTGGTTTGTTTCGTACTACGTGGTGAGCATTTTGATTTTTGTCGAAGTTTGGCATATTCATCTTTTGTGATTAGAATGTTAGTCAAACTTCCCTTGAGTTTGTCGGGACATAATTCATACGTGTGTGACGTTTTATGATAACCGTCAGATATACTGCGGTTGTACCTACGGTACAAGTAACTTTCGTCAATAGTATCTAAGGATGGGATTATCACCTGGTTCCCGACAACACTAATATGTTCGATATAATCGTCAAGAGGTACGTCGTCTAGATTTGTGCGGTAATAGTCTACTAGTTCAGCTTTTTCGTTTTTCAATTGTTTTAGTTGATTTTTATACGGATTAACACATAATAGGTAATATACACCAACACATATAGTGTTTATTATAATTGTCGCGATTGATATATTGATTGAATTTGTTAGTGTTGTACTTGGGCCAATTGAAAATCCAAACCTAAACGAGTCAGTTACTATCAAACCTTTCATCAGTAAGAAAAAGAAACATATCCCTGCTGGTATCGAGAACACTATACTTAGGAGTTCACGGTCTTCTATGTTACTGTCGAGTTCACCTATTTGTTTGTCAAGCTCATCTCTATATTCTTTGTATTCTTTTCGGGTATAAGGGCTTTTTGCAATATCGTCATTTTATCACCTACCTTTTTGCTTTTAACATCAGACATTCTTCGCGTGTTATAGATATCCATATGTAAGTGTACCTTGTATATAAACGGTCTTTCTCATAAAAATCCTGATACAATCTAAAGATTTGGCGAATACTATGGTCTGTGTCAGATGGGTTGTGAGACCACTCATCATATAGATATCGCTCATCAATCTCATCTAATGGTGGGAATGTTACTTTGTCACCTTGCACTTTAATGTGGTCTATATACTCTGACAGTGGGACTTCGACCATATTATCGCGATAGTGCTTTTCGAGTTGGTTAGCCTCTTCATGCAGAGAGTCTTTTTGTTTATTATATGGTCTTACTGTAATGTGGTGTGATATTAACGCAATTATGAATATTAATGCAAAACCAGCTATTGCAAACGGCTTTACTGCATCATCGAATTCATATCGATTGCTAAATAAATATGTCCCAACACCTATACAGTAAAGGAGAGCGACTACAAGCGTTATCATAATCGCATTGTCATTTATTCGCTCCATACGTGTATTGATGTCGTCTTGTTGATTTTCTATATTTTGTATATTATTAATATAGTCTTTTCGACTATATGGGCCTTTTACTAGTATTGTCATTATGTCTCACCTACCTATGTTCTTTTGATTGTGTCTTGTAGTCTACTCAGTGTTTTCACGACACGTATTTGTTCTTTTAGTTTCTTCAGTTCTTGTTCATTTCTTTTGGCTTGTTTTTTCTTAATTCTCTTTTTCATAGTCGACCTTTCCCAAAACAAAAAGCGACCTAATGTTGGTCGCCTTGTCTATGTTTATTTAATACTTCTTGAAGGACAATTCCTTCGATATTCGCTTTTGCTAATTCACTTATTTGGACTTTTTCACCGTTGTTCATTGTTACTTCTATATCCAAATACGGTTCATAAGTTGCTAGTAAGTCGTGTTCGGTGTTTATTCGTATTTGTTCGTCGATTTCCCACTTAGTGTTCTCATATATTTTAATCATATAGTTGAGTGCAACAGCTACAGCTATAACCAGTATTGCAATACCACCTGTACCGACTGTTGTTGGTACGAATTGTAGGGATAGACTCCCTAAAACAATACCTATGATTGTCGGGTAGTTACGGTCAATAAATGCGGTAATAAGGATATAGCCGAACATTAGAACTAGTGAAACAATCAACATTCCACGAATACCTACGTTAAACATTAGGTACCCATATTCTTCCGTGAATTGTTTTGATTCTTCGATTTGATTAATCCTACCAGCCATTTCGCCGAATGTTTTATGTGTTTCTGTGTCGTAGGACGCTGACTTGAAAAACCATATAACTAGTGATGCCATACTAATAATTTTGAGTACTGCTCTGGTGAACGGTACCCACGCGTCATTGGATTTAGCAATTTTTTCTTTGTAGTATTCTTTTAATTTCATATTTTCTCCAGTTAATATTTTACGTTTAATATCGCGGATTTGGAGGGGTTCGGGGTTTACCCCGTTTTAGACATTGGTGTATACCAATGTCTAAAAAACGGTATTAAAATCCCCAAGCGGACAACCCTTGAGCGTTATATGCTCTGGTTGCTGCGTCTAACTGTTGAGCTAGGGTGTTCGTTGGCCCCCAACCGGGCATTGTTTGGAATAAACCACGAGCACCTGATGGGTTATACGCGTCCAGTCTACCATTAGACTCACGTGCTATGATTGTTTCCCATGTAGTTGCTGGAACACCAGTACGTTTTTCCATCTCTTTTGCTGCGCCTGCACCTATAGTGCCAGCAGTATTTCCGTTAGATAATCTTACTGATGGACTCGCTTCTAATATACTTGAGTCGGAAGTTGGCGTAGATGGTTTAGTACCTTTGGTGATAACTTTCGTTTTTGGTTTTTTTGTGACTGTCTCATTAATGATGGTTGAACTAGTCTTCTCGCCATTAGTGTATGTAATTTCTTCCACAACTGTCTTTTCACCATTTCGACCTTCGGAAACACTGTCTTCTGAAGTACTTGAGTCTGAAACAGTTCTTGTTTCAAACGGTATTTCTCTGGTTGTTGTACGCGCTTCTTTCTTGATACGAGTGATAATAAGTGTGGAACCTGACTTCTCAACCTTATCATGAGTTCCTAAAGTGATGTTGTGCTCTTTCAGAATGTCCTTATCGTTTAAGTATGTCGTAAAGCGGTAGTACGCTGACTTACCATCACGAATCAGGATAGGGCGGGCTTTAGAAATGTTAATGGTATTACCGTCACGCTCAACTCTGTCGTGTTTATTTGTAGAGAGTCCTTTTGAACTTAGTATTTCGGATGTATCTGATGAGTCTGTACTTGTGGTGTGTTCGATACCGTCTATTTTAATAATGTAGTTTGTCTGCGCCCAAACGTCGGTCGATACACCACCAACTAAAACCGACGCCAGAGCGATTGTAGTTAATTTCTTCATAGTACTATTATACCATAAATAACACTTGGAGGCTAGTGCCCAAGTCTTCTTTCTAGGTCAAAGATGTGGGCCCGCAAGTCTTCTATGGTACGTGTTTGTTCAGAAATAGTGTCCTGCATATCGTTTATGGCCGAGGTTTGAGCCATTAGTACGTTTAGAACCTGACCTAGTCTGTCATGGACTAAGTCGGGGTTCTGGTAGGTGGCGTTTTGTTTTGCGATATGGTCGTTAATCGCGTGAATCACAATGTCGTTCATTGATAACTTTTTATCTTCGGAGATGTCTTTGAGTTGACGTTTAAGTCTCGCTGGTAAGTTCAGCTTTAGTTGTTCTTTAATCTTAACCATTACATTGTAGTTAAGACTTGTACAAGTCCTCTTTCGTTTATTCGTCCAGAGAATGGACGTGGAACACCGAAGATAAGGTCTACATCTTTATGATTACTTTCAAGTTTTGATTTGAGAGTCGTGAACAATTGGTCGTCTTCCATTGAAACTTGTCCGAAGTCAGTAGTGTAACCTGTAAGAGCACTAAATCCACCGCCGAGGAATATTATCGCATCGAAGTAATCCTTTGTACCATATGCGTTGAGGATGGTATCTGTCACAAGTTTGATGAAGCGCTCTTTAGTTGGATTGACATACGATGCCCATTTTTCCTTACGAGCTTGACGTCTCTTGTTTGTGCTAGACAGTACCTTCTGTAATTCTTTTCGACTTTCGATAGTCAGATGATTACGCTGAGCATTTTTGATGGCGTCTTCGAGCAAGTTACCATATCCCGAAGTGATTGAATACGAGAACTCTGGATTAAACTTCTTATTACGAAATACCGCAAGGTCAGTTGTACCTTCACCGATATCGACAATTAGGAAATCCTCAAGGTCACCGATAGGTGAAGTTTCCTCACCAAGAGACTGATACACAGTTGACATTTCTAATTGGAAGTTAGTATCACGAGTATCAAGTAATCCAAAGAATCCAGCTTGACCTTCATTAAATACACGTACAGCAGAAAATGTCACGTTACAGTCAAAGGTACCTGTTGGTCTGAAGATTCTAATCTTGTGTGTACCTGTAAGTAGCGTTTGATATTCAGCTATTAGTCCTAACGTTTTCGCCTCTACAATCGGAACGGATACAGCTAGTTTCGCATCAGTGTCCCCGTCGATATGTGGCGCAATAGACCCAAACAATAGTGCTGTTGTGATTTCGTGATTTGATTTGTATGTTGTAGACGATACATCAAATTCTTCGTAACCAGGTCTGTCTAATGCGACGTGGCCAATAGCTGTTGGATATTCATAATGTTTTAGTGGTGACTCCAGGACCTGAATATAGTAGTCATTAGGGTCGTGAAACATCATGTATTTACTATCCTCTACAGTGAATACTGCAGACGGTTGGTCAAGTGGAGCTATATATTTATTGTTATTGTCGAGAATCGAACCTTTGATGGCTGAGTTCCCGATATCTAATGCTATCTTCATTATTTACCTCCCTCTTGGGTATCTACTGCGAGAATATCCTTACAATAGTCACCTAAATGAGCCTGAATTAGCGCCCTAACAATTGCAGCTTTGGTTAGTCCTGAACGTTCTTTCATCGCATCAAATTTCGGTTTGATGTAGTCAGGGATTGTGATTAGAAATCGTTGACCCTCGCGTAAACTGATTGGTTTTAGTGAGATATCTGTATTGTTTTCTAATGTACTTGGTAATTTGTCAAGGTATTTCACCATAACTAGTCTCACAAGAGTTGCTCTTGATATTCCTGTCATTGCTTTTACTTTATCTAACTCATCAATCATAGATGGGTGGAGTGTTACTATAAATCTTGTCTCTTTAGTCATTTTATTATTCCTTTCGTTTCGTTACTTATATTATATCGCAAATCGATATCACAGGCAAGCAAGAAAGCCAGACTTGTCAACAATTTGAACTAGAAGTTCTATCGACTCGTCCGGCATAGTGACCGCGGAATTATTAGCCGCAGTTGGTGACCTTCATGGCTAAAGTTTGAGGGTTTCTCGCGCTTGTCAGAGCGTTGTAAGAAATCACCAAGCGTGTAATCGACGGTACCTATTCGACGTGAATCCACTATTGCGCGCTTGCCTGGTGTTGGTCCGTAACGAACCGGTGTGTAACAATAGTTCATTTATTTCTCACATCTATATTATACCATTTTACAGAGAAATTGTCAACTACCGACGAGTCGTTGTGGTAGCGTTTGACCTATTCTGTTGGTTGGTGTTTCGTTGATTGTTTCTTTCGGGTTTATCGTCTTTAGGTGGTATTTCGGTTCTATTTTTATCCTTATCTTTATCCTGGTCTACACTATCCGTAGATTGCTCGAGCTTCTCTTCAAATGATGGTTCTTTCTCAACTACTTTTGTTGATTTATCCCATTTTGGGTCTACAGTAACTGTGAGTTTTAATCCTTTTAACGCGTAATTAGATTTATCTACGAATCGACCTTGATAGTAGAATGAACTTACTTCAGAGTCATCACTAAGCTCATATCCATCTCTTGAATATTGTTGGTTTAATGTGTAACCTAACCTTTTAGCGTCTCTGAGAGTTTTTATTTCAGAGAGTTTTTGATACTCACCGTTTAGTCTATCAAGTTTCGCTTTAGCCTGTAACCAGTCTAGTTGCTCTTTAAGTTCACGGTTATTAGTGAACACGCGAGAGATGTCTTTGTGGATAAGCTTACTTAGTTTGTTTATTTTAGGGAACTTGCTAAGTGAATTTAGACCCGTTTCCACCTCACCGATATTGGTGATGTAGTTGAAAATAACTAGGCTGTTGTCTTCAACCTTACCAATTTTTGTTAGAGTATTATTCAGGAAGTCGTTTAATTGAACATAGTCCTCAACAACTGTGTCAAGTTTCTTCATAAACTTTTTATCGATATCTCTATCATGGTCTAGTACTTCCCTACTTTGAGTACCAATTAGAGATTGCAATTTCTCAGAATCAGGATTATCATAGGCTGATTGGATGAAATTCGAGATGTCAATGTAACGTTTTAGTCGTTTTACATTCTCAAATGATTCACCAGAAGATATACTGAGTTTCTTAAGCGTTTCTTCTGCCTTATCGTATATCTTTTGTGATTTGGAAGTGATGTCTCCCGTCTCAGCAATCTTATCCAGTTCATGCTGAACATCAGTGAGTTTTTCAATATCCCCGACTATATCCTCGGATATTTGATTGGATACGAATTCTGCAGGAGCGTCTGCGTAAGAAGTGTTTAGCTTTGAATGCTTCCATGATTTAGTACTCTGGTACATATAGACTATAACCATACAGAGAATGGTAGTGATGACAATCGCGCCAATCACAACCGATTCGACGGATTTACCAATTTTCTTTTTGACTCTCTCGTCTTTTAAGTTAATTTTCACGCTTTGTCACCACCTTATATAATTCTTCGTCAAGTATACCGTAACGTTCAGTGATACTTGGATTTGATTTCCATAGTTTATAGAGTTTTTCGTCTGAACCTAGATGTTTGTCCCAGTCTTTTTCTACCTTAGTTTCTTCTTTAATCGAAGTGATGTTCGGGAATTTCGATAATGCTGGGATATTGAGTAGGGTTGCTCCAATATCACTCGCGTCTGTAATTTGGTAATGTGCACTTAGATTAGAACCACCTAGGTGTCTCACATTTGCTGGTTGTTGCCAGTTTGGAATTGATTTATTACCGTTTAGTAGTTGTTGGAGATTTGCTCCAAGCCTAGTGAACTCTTTATAGGTATCTGGAATTTGTGGGCTACTATTCGGAGTATCGTACCCTGTCCAGACAGATATTGCGTAACCGTCTTTTGTAAATGAGTTATACCATGCGTCAGAACCACCTGCGCCGTAAGGAGCCGGAGCATTTACTGATGCATCAAATGCGACTGTACCTGTTTTACCACCGTATCCTTGATAACTAGGAATAGTAGCTAGTGGTGCTGTTGAACTTGGTTGAGGTATACCTCTTAGCATTTGTGTTAGGACGAACGCTGTTGATTCTTTCATAGCTCTATTACGTTTTGGCTCAATCTTCTTAACTGATTTGTCGATAAATGTGATTTCATCCACAAATCGCGGTTGAGTATACATACCACCGTTGATTAGTGAGGCATAAGCAGACGCCGCTTGTAGTGTCGATACATTTAAACCAATACCGTCAACTGATGAATATGAGTCTTTTACATCAAGTCCTAGACCGTGTAGGAATGTTTTCATTCGAGATGAACCTAATATACCGTCATCAATGCGTCCAACAGGAGTGTTAAGTGATAGTCGTAAAGACTCTTGTAGGGTTTGATTACCGTAAGACAATCTACCCCAGTTATACATCACTGCGTTTGAACCAGGATATTGGTATGGCGCTGTAGACATTACAGTTGCCGTAGAGTATTGGTTACCAAAGTACTCAAATAGTGGGCCATATGCTGTGAATGGTTTTAGAGATGACCCTGATGACCTAGTTTGTTGTGTGGCACGGTTTAGTTCATCACTATAGCGTGAGCCGACCATACCAACTACTATACCATCCTTATCAACTACCGTAACAGCTACTTGTTGTTTGGCATCCAGGTATTTCATCTTAAGTGTAGTGTCGCGAATCGCATCAAATTTTTCTGGGTCTAAGAAACTCTTAACGTGAAGAGTAGCTTTATCATAATTATAACCTAGGTTACGAAGCTCATCTTTTACTGCGTCAGTATATGTTTTGTATTTTAAATTCTGTTCACGAATTCGTTCTTGAGTATGGAATCGTGGTTTAAGTGATTTGGTGAGGTCGACGTTTACCGCTTCATTATATTCTGAGTCTGATATTAGACCTTTGTCCTTCATGATACCTAGGACAACTTTCATACGATTATGCCCTGCTTCAGGGTTAGTATATAGATTATAAGTTGAAGGTGATTGACCGAGACCTGCGAGGTATGCTATTTGTGCAATTTTCTCAGGTGTCTTTTCACTGTAATCGCTAGGTTTAGTACCGAAGTAGATATCCATTGCGGCACTAATACCAACTGCATTTTCGGCGAATTCTAATTTGTTCACATAGAAAGTTAGAATTTCATCCTTATTGAAGTTTTCGTCTAATTGTTTGGCTAGGAATAACTCACCAACTTTACGAGTTAGTGTCGATGTTGAACGACCACCATCGTAATAAGTATTCTTAATCAATTGTTGGTCAATAGTAGACCCACCACGAGCTGTGTAAGATGAATCTACAACAGCTCTTACAGACCCGAATACCGCGTTGGCTAACGCTTTGTATGAGAAACCGTGATTATCACGGAAATTAGCATCCTCCGTCGCGATTAGTGTGTCTTCGTATAATTTTGGGATTTCCTCACGAGTTATCGGATTTGAAATAACTTCTGTAGATTGCCATATTACGTTGTTGTTTTTATCAGTTATTCGACTTGAACCAAGAGTGTTCAAGTGATTAGCATCTACATCAGGTAGTTTCTGAAGCTGGAGGAATACAACCAGCGTTACAGAAACTATACCTAATATGGATAGTACACCAATCGAGTAACCAATGCGTTTTAACCATTGTTTCATGTTGTACCTTCTTTCATATATGGAATTAAGTATCGCCTAGTACTATATTTTTTATAGGTTGCTCCGTACTTAATACCGAGGTATTCTTTTAGTTTATCAGGAGTAGTTGTATATTTCGATAACACAGGGGTTGATGAGTTCAACCATAACGTGTTGTCCACAAACCGTACTAAGTCAGTATGTTTAGTATCATCTTCGAGATGTTCCTTGATTGCTGACTCTAATTTCGGCGTATCAACATGATACTCATCACGGATGTGATGTAGTACTTCAGTGATGTTATTTTTAGAGCGAAGTTTGTTTTCAACAGAAAATTCGTATGCCGAATTTTCATCACGCTCACCACTCAAGATTTTATCGTATGTTTTGTAGTTGTAAATGAAATTCATAACTAATTGCGGGTTATCCATATATACTTTTAGGAAATACGCGCAGAATTTCTCAGCGTTGTCTTTAATATAATCATCAAAGGCTTGTCCGAATAAACCGAGTTGTTCTACTTTATCAACCATTAGTGTTGGTCGGACAATAACCGGAAGTATTCGTCTTTCTAAAGCTCTATCCGCTGTACGTAATACAGGGAGATAGTTTGATAGGACAATCTGACCGCTATGTTTTACAACGGTTTGTCTTGTGCCGTATTTGGGCTCTTCGTCTAAGTAACCTTCTGTGAGGATAGATTTTATAGCACTTGTATTCATACCCGTAAAGTTGTGTGGGTGTTCGTCTTTTTTCTCTTTACCCCACTCAGCTTCGTTAAACACTAGGAGTCGTGTTGATGGCAAACTAGATGTACCAAAACGAGAGTCGGTTGCGAAGAATGAGTCGTATTCACCCATAGCTTTCGCAAATGTTGGAGTAAAAACATGGTTAACTAACCCGTTAACTAGAGAACTTTTTCCAACACCACTTACAGCCGATGTAACAACCATCATTTTCTGTAATGTGTGGTCACACATAGATTTGTTATGTAGTATAGCGCCCATATACCATGAGAAGTATTCTTTATCCTCATCTTCGAAAAATACAGATAGGAAATCGTCAATATCGCGGTGTCTTTCAGGTGCCGGTTTTTCATACGGGATTATATCCGTTACTAGATGGTCAACAGATTCACCCTTATAGACTATAAATTGGTTCGGTTCCGGCATATCTTTAGAACGAACCACAGATAATTGGTTTAGAATGTTTTTCTCAATCTTAATGTCATTTTCTAATGCACGTTCAATCTCAAGACGAAGCGTAGATGGGGTTTTATATCCGCGTTCTGCATATTCATCAGCACTAAGACTGAATATCTCAGCTAAGAATTCACTAGTACGTAGTTTAGCGTAGTCTAATGCCAAATCCATATATTTTCTATGAGCTGACTTTTGGTCGACACCGGCTAAGATGTCTTTTCGGTCATATGTATCAGTTACTAGGAATCCTGTAGTTGGATGGATAAATCCTTCGATTGTAGTTTTGGTTGTACTCTTCATGAACAGAGTAGTGCATTTGTAGTTGATGTTGACTATAATCTCAACTGGTTTCTTAGATAATTTAGTTGTATGTAGAATCTCTATATCATTAAAGAGCATAACACCTCGTCCTTTCTTTAGTTTTTTTTTATCGTAATTATATGATATCACACTCTGAGACAAATGTCAAGTGCTTATTTGAAAAATTTACAAGAAATTGTCCGATAGGTGTAGTTGAGTGAAATAATAAAATTTACGACATGAAAATAATTGACTAAGGATAAATGGAGTAAGAAATACGCAAAATCACCTCGCGGACACTCGCGGACAAAGTTGTCCGCTGAAAGAACGCACTTATACCAAGGGTTTGTGGTACCTCGCGGACAACCCGCGGACAAAATCGGACAAAATCGGACAGCTCGCGGACAACTCTCGAAGTCCAACAAACGCAGTAGTGCCAAGGGATTTGCTTATTTCGCGGACACAGCGGACACATTTTTTCAACTTCTTTATATATCTTTTTTCTCTCTTTTTTTATTATTATAACTTTCAAAGTGATAGAGATTTGTCCGCTGACAACCTTAAGCCCTTGGGGCTCTAAGGCTAGAACCCCGCGGACAACTTTTAAAACGACCTATTTTAGAAGGAAAATTTGTCCGCGACCTCTTCAAATTCCTTGGTACAACTGGGCTAGCTCGCGGACACGGGTAAAATAGTGGGATAATTGGGTGTGGATACAGGTAAGAACGTTGTTATCACGGGAATGGGACAGTATGTGTGACGAACACAGTGGTAAAATCTATAGGTGAAATGCGCGAATTTAAGGATTCCCGCGGACAAGTGGGTGTCCGCAAAATGGGGTGAACCTTAAATATACTTAAAATTGGACATAAAACGTCCAACGTAGCGGACAATCCGCGGACAACTCGCGGACAACTTTTTTGTCCGCAAAATGACGAAAATGAGTCGAGATTCGGTCGGAGGGTAACGGTGGACAGTTGACGTAGAAATTCAAGAAATAGGAGAATAATTGCGTGATTAAGGTGGACTGATAAATTGGATGGTATAGCTCACTCTTAAATTATGGTTCTGCAGATACAAAAAAAACCCGCAAAAAAAAGAAGGACACCATATGGTGTCCTTTATTATGCTCCCGACAGGATTTGAACCTGCGACCTACCCCTTACCATGGGGTTGCTCTACCTGCTGAGCTACAAGAGCTAAACGACTCCGAAGAGTCGCGAAATTAGAAAATTAGTTTGGTGGCGGATTGCCCGCCATAACCTCACCTAAGTGAGGAGTACAACCGATGTCGTTAAACAATGGTTGTTATATGTTGACAGGTTTTAAATTGTCAATTTGTAACTGAGATTTTATCTGGTCAAACTCGGTTTGTGTCAACTCTATAGTTTTACCATGTTCTTTATCGCGCATAATTATGCGCCCGGATTTATCGTCTGGTTTATTTTGATTCTCAAAAACTTCAAGTTCTATATTGTCCTCCATGAGGTCGCTCTCAGTATTTAATATCATTCTATTTTCGGTAGCGAAAGCACGATATTGCGATATGATGTCCTGCTCATTCATTCTGAGCGGTTGCGTGCCGTACCACGTAAATAAACCTAACCCTAATATAACCACGAAGACACCTAGACTAATCAGTATTTCTCTGTCTAGGATACAGTCAATCAATAGTATAGCAAGCGGCAATAACCAGATACCATTCAGTATAATTATATCTATGGTATCGGATACTGATACTAAATATTCCGATAACTTAACCATGCGTATCACCTACCTTGTTGATTTTTTTGGTACTATACCTTGTGTGTTTAATTTGTCGTTTAGTTGTATACCCAGAGGATAACCTCCGGGTTTTTATTATCTATAGTAATCGTTCACGGATGTTCGCTAACGTTGTTTCGTTTACTAATTTACCATTAGAATACACAACTTGTAGCGCGTCCCAACCGTCTTTTTCGTATTTAGCTTGAGACTCCGTATCCAACCCGTCTATCCATAATAATTTATTTTTAGATTGGTCACCTGTTAATGTTTTAATATCTATTGGTTGAGGTGAATATGCAACAGCTACTCGACCGCGTTGTGAACGTTTTGTTCCGTCATCAGTTTTTGGGTCTTTGAATAACATTCTCTCTTCCCCATTTACAGTCGCTGCAGTTGCTTTAACCGCAAAACCAAACGTATCACGAGTATGATATTGATATGAGTATGAACCGATACCGAATACGATATTTGTTGTCGCAAAACCTTTTTCCATTAATCTCTCTGAAATTTCAATAGCGCGCTCTAATGTTATAGAGTCTCCGTAGATTGCTCCAATATGTTCGTCTAAGATTTTATACCCTTGTTCATTAACTGTTCCGCCGAAAGTGTCCCATAAACATTCGATAAGACCTTTTTCTTCCGGTGTTGTACCGTTTACTTTCGTACCAGCTACGATATCAACTGGGTTACCGCTATCTGGTCTTACAACAAGTTTACCATCGCGATTCATAATTTCTGATTTTAGTTTCGGTAAGTACTCTGTAACAACTTTCCAGAAATCCCACGTATCAGATACTGCTGAGAATAGTCCGGTTGGGTATACATCAACTAATAAATGTTTGAATAATTCAAATTCATCCGTTTGACCATACGAGCACATTACACTATGCTCAGTTGCTGAAATAGATGTAGCTGTATCTGCAGTTAATGGTGCATTATAATATTTATTCATTCCAAAAATAGCTGGTATTGTATCCGAACCTCTAAATGAAGTAATATGTCCCATACCCGATGACATAGCGGATTGTTCTGATGACATACCGCGCATCGAGAAGTCATGACCTTGATAATCAACACCTAGTGTAGAACCTGTTGTCTTAATTGCATACTCATCTAACTTGTTACGGTATTCGTGTGCTAATGTTGCTGATGTGACTGGTTGCCATATAGTTGTAGATAATATGGTTTCGATAAAGTTAGTTAACCAGAATGCTGATGGATGAGTATTCTCGATAGTCACAACTGGACAGCGCATTGGAGCTAATGTACCTTCGGGTAGAGCTTTAATTTCTAATGGTAAGTAACCTAAATTATGTAGCTCAACAAGATGTTCAGTTGAGACGTCTTCCTTACCTAATGTGTTCTTAATAAAGTCTGTGTAATTATTTACAATTGTCTCTATAGGAACTTCGAAGAACTCTTTGTTGAATCTGTCGATTAAATACTCTTTAATGAAGTATTGTAGTCCGAAAAAGACAATCTCTTCTGCCCACGGGGCATATTTGTTAGAGCGGGGTGTTAGTGTCGAGTAGACGACAGTTGTCTCTTCAGGGTACTGTTCCCTGTGTGATAATTTGTAAAAGTCTGTGTTTAAGTATATTGGTGTATTCATTTCTTTCTCGCTTTCTTTACTTTGATTTTATAGTTCTTTGTCGTCTTTTATACGGATGATATTCTCGTATGGGCTATCTTGTATTTGAACGACTTCTTCAAGTATGTCAACCATCAAAATAGCTTCGAGTTTCTCGATAGCAGTATTTGCTCGTTCTTTGAATAGGTCAAATCTACCGTACCACTCACATTCTATTGCGTGGTTTTCTTCACTTTCCGTTTCTGTATCCCATTCCACATCCAAATAGCCAATGGTGTGACCTTCATGGATAAATACCATAGTAGAATGTACAATACCACCTTCGTTTACTTGTGTGAATTCTAACCCGGGTAACGCGGGGTCTAATTTTTGCAGATAGCGGTAACCTGCTGAACCTGTTTCTTCGAGTAAATCTATGAGTGGGCCCAATTCTAATATTTGTTCTTCTGTTAGTCTTGAATTATTTTCCATGACGTATCCCTCTTTTATCGTTCTAATCCGTTGTTCGATTCCATCATACCTGCTTCAACCATTTTCGCCTCGAGTATGTCTAATGCTCTATTTGATTTATTGGCAAATTCTTCGTAACTATCATTCCATTCGATATCGACAGTTGATTTACCCATTTCGTTTTGATTCCATTTTGAAGTTATATGACCGACTTCTTGACCGAATTGAAAGAATTTCATTTCAGATGTAAGAATACCGTCATTTAACGCTTGTTCTATTTGTAGTTGTGGTAGTGTCGGGTCGATGTGTCTTAAATAATCGTAACCGTGTGGGCCAGATGCCTCGATAAATCCTATAACTGCTCCGATTGTATTTTGTTCCATGTTTTTCCCCTTTCGTATATTATTTTAGTTGACTAGTAACAATATCGTCTATTAGTTTGATATTAATCTGTGCGCGGGGTTCCGACTTTAAGAGTTCCATACCTGTTGCAATCCATAATGAATCTGTTGTAAATAATTTATCGTATGTCTTGAGTAAGTCACCTTTGTGCACAGCCTCTTCAGCATGACTTATAATCAACCATGATTCACCGTGAGTGATACCTAAATTGTCAACCGCTTGTAATGCACGTACAAATGTACCACCATATGAACTCAGGTCGTCAATAACGATAATTGGTGAGTCTTGACTTGGGGAACCATTTTGCGTATGTATATTCGCTTTTAGGTCGATAATTCTACCTGTAGCGAAGTCTCTTTTCTTTTCGCATATAATTACGTTTGGATACTTCGATGCATCATAACGTTTTGCTGCCCCGTGGTCAGGGAATACTATCCATGATTTGTTTACGTCTACATTTGTAGTCGATATGACATCATCAGCTAATGAGTAACCTAACTCCCCTGCGTCTAATCCATACTCTTTTAATTTTTCTAATGTGACTGATGAATGAGGGTCAAATACATAAACTTTGTTTACCTTTTGTAATTGCTTAGCTAATAAGCTAGTTAGCACGTCCAGCGAAAATGCCGTGTTTGTTTTCTCTACTCTATCCATTCTTGAATACGGCATATATGTTATTACTAAATCATACGTATGATTTAGTTGAGTCATAACGTTGTCCGCTAAAAGTAGTTCAAATATTGAACTATCAGTTTCATACTTCCATGTTATCACGTTGTTTTCGTTCAAGTGTTCTTCGTTTAAGTCCAATCTTCTCTCATTATTTGGGAATGTGACAAATGTCACTTCGTTGTTATTTATTTTCAGCACGTCTCAAATACCTCTCATTTATTTTTATTGTATCTACTAATTCTTCTATTGTGTCAAACATACCAAGTTCCACAACATTTAATGTGTTGCCGATATGGTTGATAACAATTTGCTGGTCTTCGGGTGCAATCCCGACTTCATCACCTGTGACCACAACATAAAACACCATTGGTTTGTCATTTGGTCGTTTAGGGTGGATGATTTGAACTTGACCACCTTGTCGCTTATTGATTGTTTCTATTATTTGTTTCCTTTTCTTTTCTTCGTTTTGCACAAATGTATGTGCTGCGTTTTCGTCTTGTGTCAATGTGATGATGCGATGTGTTCGCATAACGTATAATTCATGCGTTGAGTAACTCATCTCCACTATAAAATATAACGATTGCATGTGTAGTACCTACTTTCATTTTTCCTAATTGAAACAATTGAAGGTCTATCGACCTTCAATTGTTAAATATACTATAATCACAAATATAACAGCCATTACACGCCAGAATCCACGGTTGAAGAATCTGTTATTTTGTATATTGTAGATTTTAAGACCAATCGCTTGTGTCACAAATCCGACAATTATCCCTGCACCAAATGGTAATAGATAATTCGCTTTGAACACGAATGGTAGTTGTGTTTTCGCTATAGTCGCAAAAATCGCACCCAGTATAATCGTTGCGATGATTGTGAACACAGCCTTATTTGGTTTTGGTTCCATTTTCTCATCAAGCGTGAATAAGTCACTACCTGGGAAAACCCCAATAAAGAAGATAGAAACCATTGTGAGTGGCCCAACATCTAGCAATGTTTTTGCTGTTAATTCACTTGACGTTGACGCTGCGTAGTTTATTATATCTCTTGGGAATGGGTGACCGATAATCTTTTGATAGATTAAAACCACGCAAGCTGCACAGAATAATGAGAACGCGTATTGTACTTTTGTTTTCATAATAATCACCTAGTCAAAACTTCTTTAGGTTTTAACTATCCTTTCGTTAATTTTTTTTCAAGAAAATTAAGGGGTACGGGGTTTACCCCGTTGTGACAATTTGTGTATACAAATTGTTTTCTTTAAATATTATTGAAATATGTACGGGGTTCGGGGTTTATCCCCGTAAAGGGCTCATCGATGTATATCGATGAGCCCTCACAATAGAAATATTGGATAATTTCCGTCTGCGCAGAAATTAGTTTTGCTTGTTGGTTTTCAGTAGCATTTCGTAAACAACTTTAGACGAACGTGCTACTGGGTCTTTTGTTTTAGCGTCAGCTGCGACATAAGCTGTCTCAGCTGTACCACTATCTGTTACTTTGAAGATTGACCCGTAGAACTCTTGTTTTGCGTAGAGCTCTTTTTGAAGGGGCGTGAATTTATCCTGATTATTATCATCCACATTCACCACCTGTATACGATTTAACGGATGCTGTCTATTGTAGATAGCAACTGCGTACGCAACATTCTTTGCACTAGCCTCGCAGTACTCACATTTAGGATTGTAAGTCACATAGATTTGATTTTTCTCAATACCTTTTGACTCATCACCACGTGAACGCTCCATACTAGGGAAGTACAGTAGAAACGCCTGGAATACAGCAACTATAAGTGCTAGTAACGCGAGTATACCTGTGAACCCTACGACGTAGCGTTTAGTTCCGTCGCTATACGCGAAATGTAGTCCAATCATATACAGGATGAGTAGCAACGATATGACCGCACTGGTCGCTGAGACTAGCGACAAGATACTCACAATGTAATACGACGGGAGTAGTATAGTAAAGACTTCAGCGACGATTGCAATTACCGCAAATGGTAAAGCAACTCTCCACACAAATGATGGTTCCTTAAATCTATACATCACCTTCACCGTCCTTTTGGGTTGTTTCAGGACTAGCAACTAGACCGAGAGATTCATTACCTTCAATCATTAGTTTGACTACGAACGGCTCTGTGTTCACAGTCTCTTCGCGTAACTGACTATCACCTAAATGATAACGTGCTATGTTGGCTAGGAAACGCGGGAAGTATATATCGACAAAATGACGTTGGCGTAATTCCGACTCTGGGAAGAGTGATTTCGCTAACGGTTTCGCTACTGAATTAGTTAGTACGTGTGAGAATACCTTAGTCACATCATAAACGTCCAGGTCAGCAACTTCTAAGGTTGCGATATAGTTTTCTATAGATGCGACCGCATTATGTACTAGAGGCCCCTTATCAGCGGTATTTGGAATTAAGACCTCAAGGACATACGCGTCGTTGATTTGTTTATAGAAATACACACCGTTATTGTACTTATTTATGTCCTGACGCAATTGAATTAGAATAGCGTCGTCAGTACCGTAAGGTACTAGTGTTAACTCACCATCAACGTCAACTTCTTCACAAATCGGCTCATACCCCATAGAAAGAGCGAGCTCTAAAAGTTGTGCTACGGTTTGTGGGTCGTGTAATTTTAGTGGAATTTTGCGCTCTTCGCAAATTTGTTTAATTTTTTCTATCATGTAATGAGTCCTTTCGTTTGGATGATTTGTAGTGACCAAAACAGGTCTTGTATATTAATTTTAATTGTCCGCGAGAGTATGGGTACTTAACAATTGTTTCCTCGAATGAGTGTTTGTCGTAGAATTCGGCTATCTCAACCCACATTGACACGGGATAGTAACCCGGTAGATTATATCGCACGATGTTTGTATACTGAAGTGACGCGAGAGATATATCCTGTAGGTAGGGCGGAGTGTTGAATCCGAATATTTCGAGAAGCACAACAAGGCGACTCGGACTAATATGATGTTTGTGACAACGCAGTAGATAATTGTGCTCCGAGCGAATTATATCTAGTACTTTCGGTTTCAACTTAGAGGTCGCTTTTGAATACCCATAGAGTCTACGAAATGCTGACTCGGACAATAACTCGTGGTCTATTTCTTCTGACCGTACTGGCGGATGAGCCACAATAAGTTTGAGTGCTGGGAGTTTACTCTGTAAGTAACGTAAGACTTTGAGATGAGTATTCGCAGAATATGGGATTCGAAGTACATCGAGATTATTATCCTCGCACCACTGGGACTTGATTTCGTCAGTGTTATGGTAATTGAAATACGCTACGTCACGGTAGTGTTGGGCTCCGTCATACTCAATGATGAGGTTGTGCTCTGGGAGATAAAAATCTAACCTGTAATTAGTGCCTGGAATGCGAAACTCACGGATGAATTCGACATTATTACCCGCTAATAATTGAGCAACCATTTTCTCACCGGCAGAAGCCGAGTCACAAATGGGACACAAACCACTAAATCGGTTTAAGTCGATAGTTTTGGAATATCCACACGAGTGTGTAACTGTACTGTCGCCGACTTTTCGGAAATCAACTTTCCAATCTGGAAACCGTTCGCTATTAATTTGGCAGTAATGTTGATAATCTCTATAATGGCTACGCTTGTCGTTCGGATTACATTTATAACACTTGTGATTTCGCCAAAAGGACTTAAGCGTCTTGGTTACTGAATAACTACAATGGTGTGTGAATGTGTAGGTCTCATTTTGACAACCTAAAATAGCACCGTGACAACTACTCACCCAGCCTGAGATACCTTTGGTCACACACGCGTCGTTGAATGTCACACCTGAGGTGTGAGACTCGCACATACATGGGCGGGTGTAGTTCTTCTCTTTTTTAATATCAGTGCGTTCAATATGAATTATTCGACCACAAGTATGTTTGAGATATATCTTAGACCTACTCTGCGGTTTTGTGATTACTGTATATAAATACGTGTATTCAGATAGTTTCGACTGTGGTTTGTCTGATAATGTTTGCACAAGACACATATCAACGTCTAAGTATTGTTTTTCATTCATATCTATATTATATCATAGTCTGAGTGAAAAATCAAGTGAGACGAATATATTTGCACAAAATTCAGGGATATGATATAATTAAATAGAATAAAACTGAAAGGAAAAGAAAATGACAAATACATATCAAGTAAATGAACAAATGGAACAACTATACAAAAGACTTGAGGTACTAGCTGAAAAAATGAATAACGTACGTCAAATCTTTGGTTTAGATGCTATCGAATTCACACAAAACTCAGCACCAAGCAAGGTGACACCATTAAATCTGTTTGAGGATGATGCGTTAGATAACATCGTTGCGAATGTACCGGCGCAACCAGAGGTTAAGGTGGAACAAACACGTGAAGCAATTCAAGAGATGACAAACGCTGCGCAAGCTGTGGATGATACAATTGCAAGTATGGACAACGATGAAATACTAAATGTTATGGGAATTCAATTAGATTAGTAGGTGAAATTATGGAATTTCAAACATTATCACCAGAACAACAAGACTTTGTGCGTGTAGCCTATGAAAAACTAGGTTACACGGAAGGTCTAAAACAAATTCAAGTTGATGACCTTGAAATAGAACAAACAGCAAATGAACTTGCTGAAAGTTTGTCGGAACTCGACGAATCAATTCAATTATAGGGGGTGTTGGTGTGGACGGAACTGTTAAATTCAGAAAACCAGCGAAAATATTATTCTCAAACGAAACAAATCAACCAACACATCCCGGTTGGCTAATTGTTTCGCCTAAAAATGCATATCATCGAAACGTGGATATGATTAAAAATTATCTTAACAGACAAGACATAGATTGGATTGCGGTACAATATGACCACAAAAATCTAGAACAAGAGCCTCGTACGTTTCAAACTCTTAATCTTCTCACAAATGCTATATCAAAGTATGGTAACGAGAATTCAAAGGCTGTAATCGGACTTGAGAGAGGAAAATCGTATCTACTCAACGTTGGTTCAAGCGTGTATAGTAAAACAATGTTCAATGTGCATGAAGCTGACGAATATGCACCATCAGATAGTCAGGTCGAGAGTAAGTATGATAGATTTAACGCAATAAACCCTGATGCCTGGGAGAAACACCAAAGTGTAATCTGGGCGAAAATGGCGGCAACGATGCCGTTAGATGAAGGTACTTATGGGCGCGAGAATCACAAAGCGGAACTGACGTCACCGTCTCGCGGATTAGACGAAGAAGATATTAAAGATATGTGGTCGTGGAACACCAAAGTCTCATTATCGCCAGGATTATATGGTGACGACTTTATTGGTATAAGTGGTATTAAGGCTGTTCAATTCTCTGACTTGGAATTTTATGACGGAGATAAACTTATTACAGACAGACCGCTTAATCTTTCAACATGCGGGGTAGACGGATATGTAATTCCGATGCGAAACCCAAATGGAGACATGGCTAAATTCCAAATCGGAGCTGACACGAAGACATACAGTTGTTTACTTAAAGCGAGGGCTCAAAACGGAGTTTCTATTCAGAAGAGTGAATATTTAGATAAGAACTCTAAGCGATATAACTTCACAATTAATGGTCGACCATCGAAATTACGTGTTAAGAATGCGAATAACAAAGAAGCTGTACTCGAGGATGTGCTTGGTGAATTTGTAGTCCCAATGAAAAAGGATGTTAAGCAAACACTAATTGAGCGAGGATATGAAATACCAGAACTAATTGACTCGTTAAGACCTGTTGGTTCAGCAAAATACATGTGGCCAGCTAAAGGTAATATGGTTGGGTCAACGGATATGTCAAATAAGGTGGCACCGTCAAACGCTGGATTTATTATCTCGCGACAACCTAAGGTTGGAGATAAATACACAGTACTAGTAGTAGAAGGTGCTCTCAAAGGGAAAATCACAGCAAAATACTTAAATCACCCAAATTGTCAAGAATTTGCAGATAGAATTGCAGGAGATGATGGCCTTATAATTGCTCAAGTTCCTGGGGTAGCAAAAGCGTTTGTAGAATCAGTTGGGCGAATTTATAGTAAATACCCAATCGATAAGACTGTTATTGCGATGGACGCTGATGGTAGAACAAACTTAAGTGTAGCTGAAGGTATTCACCAGTCGTATACTCATCTTGCACCGTATACGAAAGGTAGAATTGGAGTTATGAGTTGGGACCCGAAACAAAAAGGTATAGACGATGCATTACTCGCTATGAGTCGCGGGGAAATTACAGTAGACCATATGGACTTGAAGTTCGGTACTGCGCAGCAGTTATTCCCTCTAGAAGAAGCTAAACGACCTGTACCACTCAGACTCGATGGTACACCGGCGTATAACGATGATAAACGTCCTGAGTGGCAAATTGAGTATACGGAACAACGCAAAGCTCGTGATAGAGAGATGCAAATCAAACAGATTGCTACAGAGCTAAGAAATGGTCAACGGGATGCTGAAGAATTTATTCGTGAACTTACAGCAACAGTAGATATAGAAGTGGTTGCGAAAGCGGGTAAGCTCAGTAAAGATACGCTAAGTGATGAAGACTTTGCGGGACTTGATGAGAATCATGAAAGGAGCAGATAGTGATGACTCAGGTTAAAGAATACAATAAAACACTATACGATATGATGAAACGTGATTCATCGTTTAATATAAAGATGCAAAAGCTCGGATACAAACTACAACCAGTTGTTGGTGTAATAGATATGCGAAACAGGTTGTACCACTCGGCGGACGGTAGTGTTGACCTACTCTCAAGATACCCGTTATTCAATAAATATAGTAATAGTACACGATATCGTGAACTTAAAGACGTTGAGAAAATCGGTGTTACAGCGAGTATGGAAAAAATCGGCAAAAAAAATGAAGAGATTGAGCAGGCACAAGCCCGCAACCCTCTAATAGAAATGTTTGAGTATGAAATGTTACTCATGGCTAAGCTTGAAAAAGAATTAGGTAAAAGTGTGTCAAAAGATAAGTTGATGCATATCGTAGAGGAACATGCGACAACACCGGGTTACACAGATACAGTAGAGAAGATTGAAAAACGTGCCCAAGAGCTTGAGAGTCCTGAAGTACGACCTGAACCATTAATATTAACAAAAAGACGATAGTGATTACTATCGTCTTTTTTTTTAGATATTGAATGTAAATATGAGTAGTGCTAGTATATTGTTCATCATGTGTAATCCTATAGAGTACCATACACCATATTTGGAGTAGAGGAACAGTATGAATAGTGACATTCCACCATAAGCTAATAGAGCTGGTATTGTGAACCCGTGGATAGCTACAAACACCAGCACGGACAAAGCGCATCCCCAGAGTGGGTTAGATAGTGACGACATAATGTGATGTCTACACACCATTTCCTCAACTATTGGTGCTGTGAAACAGGTATAAACCACCATAACCCAGTAATGGTCTTTGAGTAATTTGATAGTCTCTTCTTGATTACTAATCGACAAACCTGTAGACTGAAGTATTGCTGAGGCTACATTCTGGAATATCAGGAGAAACAAGAATACAATCAAGAACCCGATTAGAGTCTGAAGTGTTATACGCGGTTTATGAGCTTTGAATTTCCATAGAGCTAACATTGTCACAAGTATCAATAGCGGGATGCTGATATACGTTGGTTTATCTAACGTAAACGCAAGAACTATAGGCGGGAGCAGTAGAACCCACAACCCACCTAGTAATCTCTTACATGTGTTCCATAAATTATACATATTTACTTAGTCGAGCTGGGTCGAACCCGCTCCATACGTCGTCCTCAGTTTCAACAACTGGTAGTGACATGAAACCTAGACCTTTGATATATTCTTTTGCGTCTTCGTTTTCATCTACATCGATGAATTCGTACTCTGCGCTATTCATATCTAAGTATGCTTTAGTTGCTGTGCAAAATTGGCAGTTTTGTTTTCTTCCGTATACTTTCATTCATTTTATCCTTTCTAGTATGTTCTGATTGGTGTTTGGAACACCTTAGTTATGTTGTCTGACGCTGATTTTACGTCAGATATATTTAGTAATTTACCACGCACGATTCGTCGTTTTTGACCGTTCAGGTCGTTACATGTTACAAGTGTGATTATATTTTCACCAGTTTCATCTAATACATGCACGTCAGTCGGGTCAACTAGTGTGATAGACTCAATCTTGTATGTATAGATTTTATCCATATCAGTGATGTAGATACGCATACCTGGTTTCGCGTTTACAAGTGGTGAGAATAGTAATCTACCACCTTGTGCTGGTGAGTAATGTGATGCTAGCGAATAGTTACCAACACCCATTTGTTGGTGAGAGCTTAGCGTAGTAGCTCCTCGTAACATATTATAGTCACTAACACCGTTTATGATTGGGAGATTAATCCCAAGTTCAGGGATAGCTATCTCACCAATAGCATTTATTTTTGTTTTATCTTTATTGGCGTCAAGAACTGCTGATAGAGTAATTGGATGCACGTCTTCGTAATTAAAAGTTGCGGGCTCAGACTTATTCTGAGCCACATCGTCTTTGCTTAAATGTTGAAGTACGTTTTGTGACTTCTCTGACGCTTCCCCTAATTGATAATTTTTGTAGGGGTTATACGCCAGAGCCACAATACCAGCTAGTATCAGGATGACACCAATAACTGTTCTTATATGTTTCAATTATAGGTCCACCTTATCTAAGATTAGCTCACTCCAAGTTTCGAGGTTGTCAAGGTAATAGACACCGTCTGTGAATTCTATTGCTAAAGTATCAGTCTCAGTGATATGTATTTCGCTTTCCTGAACTGTAGCAAGATACACTACACCGAAATGTACTTCACCAACAGTGTTAGTGTCATCATTCACAAATCCAATCAGTGTTAAGTCGGCATCAACGCCGAGCTCCTCTTTTAGCTCACGTTTAGCGTTTTCTGTGAGTAATGGATATTCACTAAGCCCCTTGTGAGGGTTCATGTGACCACCAATACCGATAGATATACGTGAGTGAAGTCGACTCTCACCACCACCTTTTAAGCGTTTGTAGGTGAGGATGTCTCCGTTTTCGTTTTTCACTATGATGTAAGATATGAGTTGTTTGTATTCAGGGTTCGTTTCCATATCACCCCTGCGCTTAACCTCGATATATTTTAGAGTGTTTGAGAACTCTTTGAACTCACTAAAGTGTTTAAATCCGTAGAAGTCCTCTTTTAGTAATTTTTCTCGTGGAATCACGAGGATTTGTTCGTCATTTTTATTCATATTTACCCTTTCATCAGGAATAGTTGAGGTGTTACACACCCCATCCATTCGTTTAATTTTAATTCTGCTTTTACTGGAATAATTGTTCTATCCCTATTTTCTACTCTCGACCTTAGACAATTTGCAATATCAGTATCGAATGTTAGTATTTCGCAACCATGAATATTCACTTTGAATGATTTACCTCCCCAGAACGTGAAATCAATACCGAATTGGTATAACTTCTCAGGGTCAAGGTCAATAGTGAATGTCGTTTTGGCATCAAACCCTTTACCGAATGGTTTTATCTGATTCCAGAATTCGAAGACACTGAGTACCTGATTTCCGAAATCAACCGTGTTAATATTGAACCAGGCTTGGTCGTTTGTCGACACACCGTCGTAAAACGATAAATGCACGTGATTTTGCGGTAATTCATCAACGATTCCTTCAGATTTTGCTTTCTCGTATTCGAGCATAACTTCTGTTGCGACTTCGTGTGCATAATGGTCGAATAGTTGTGTGAAACGCTCTAGGTCGCAAGCATTAATACCAAAACCAGCCGCTTGTGCGTGACCGCCACCTGAGATTTCTAAATCGGGGTTACTCTCACGAATACGCCTAACAATCTCATCTAAAGGTGCCACATCAGTTGAACGTGCAGACCCTGCGATATAGTCAAAGCCATCAGTTGAGTAGTATACTTTCTCAATTCTATCTGTTGGAGTGGCGAATATTACAGTTGGTTTCTGAGTCCTGTTCAGTATGTCACTTGCGACAAGACCTGCTATACCGTGTTGAGTGTTAACAAAGAGTACGTTTGAATGAACACCAAAATCCGCAGGAGTAATTTGCGCAAGAACTGAGTCGCGCATGACTGATTTTTGCTTATTTTCATCAATCATCTGAGTAATATATGTTCTACGAACCATTGGGTCAGGATGTATCAACCCTTTGAACGCTGAAATCGGAGTACCTACAACACGTCTAGGTGCATTTAGTAATGGTGATAAATACCAACCTATCAATTCTTCGTCTTTTGGAAGTGGAGATGGTTTCTTACCGGTCGCTACACGTTCAGCGTCACGTATTGATTGCATATAGTATAGGCAATCGTAGAGTCCGTGGAACACTGTGTCGTACCCAGGAATACCTGTATACATAACTTGCGGATAGCTTATATCCTCACTAGACATTTCTCGGTAACGTTTTAGAGTGTCAACAGCGAGTCTTACCATATAATGATTTTCATCAACGATTGGCATCATGTCTGCAACGTTAGCGATACCTGCAAATACAACTAGTTCACGAATCAGATGTAGTGTATGTGGTTGATATTTAGTGGCGTAAGCCATCATAGTTTTCCATGCTACAGTCGCACCAGCGTTACCCTTGAATGGATATATGTCTCCCTGAACATTGGGGTTGACAATCGCTTCGGCTGGGGCTAATGCGCTTGAGCCCAAGTGGTGGTCTGTGACTAAAACTGGAATATCCTTAGTTTTTGCATACTGCACACCTTCTACAGCGTTAGTACCATTATCCGCTGTTAAAATCATAGATACATTACTAAACGTTGATAGCATATCATCAATCGCCTTTGGTGATAGACCGTATCCATCTTTCATCGATGGTATATAGACTCTATGATTGATACCGAAGACTGATAATGCGGCGGTTAAAACGCAGGCTGACATAATACCATCAGTGTCATAATCGGTGTCTACAACTAGGAGTTCATGAGTTTGCTTTTCTGCGAACTCGTGTAATCTGTCAATTAGTCTTTCCATATTGGTATACATGAACGGGTCATGTAGGGAGTCGTCATTAGCGTGTATTAGGTTTTCTAGAACTGATTCGTCCCAACCAAGAGCTTTGAGTGTCTGCTCTCTAACTACTTGTTGTAACATTAATGGCCACCTTTCTTATTTATCAGTGGGAGTATTAATAAGATTAATAACCCGGCGATAAACACTGGAATTGTAGCGTGTATAGCCCACGCAATAAAGCCTAGGAATCCGATTATACATAGAGCAATTACAAACCACCCGATTAGGTAGTAACCTACAAAGCGGGTACCTAAATCAAACATTTGCTTTGGTGTTTTGTGTAGTAGATTATTCACTTGGTCAATAACCGGAGTATTTAAGAATTTTTTGAAGTTCATAGCATTCACGACCTTTCTTTTTTTGTTTACTTCTTAGTACTTATGAACCTAAAGCATAACAAGAAGTAATGTAAGTCGGAGTAAAATTTCTCGTCAGGACTAACTCTATATTGGTCATAGACACTGTCCGAGTAATCCTTGAGAGAGTCTTTTTTCCACGACTCGATTTCTTTAGTTTGGAACTCGTCAGTACCTTCTACTTTCGATAAGAATTCGATATACTGAGGTTCGCTAAACTGAGCTCGTTGTATAGTTTTTAGGTAACTGTAAGTTGTTGCGGGAACAACCTCAGACTGTTTTAGTACTGTTTGTAGTTCGGGCGAGCGTCTTAGTAATTGTAGTAGTCTAAAGATACGCTCCTCTTTATTTACTTGACTTAATGTATTTCTCAATTTGATTCTCACTTTCTTTATGTTTTACTATATTATACCATAAAGACAGTGAAATAGCAAGGTTAGAGGGTATTTTCTAACCTCGCTTTGAACATCAACTTATGTTGAGTTATATTATAAAGTTCAGCAACAACGTACGTTGGTATTAACGAATTGTTTTCATAGAAACATTCAACCGAATATTGCCACATTGCGTGGTACGGGGTATCTTTACTGAAAACCAGACTATCAACGACACATTCAAAATCGTTTAGAGATAGTCTGTTATCACTAGGTGCACCTTCACCATCACACCACTTAGGGACAGGGCGCCCCTTCATGAAATATTTGGGGCGATATTTAATCTTATCCATAATATATTTCACTCGTCTTTGAGTGATTTCCGGCTTCATCAACCAATGTTTACTCGGTCTGGAACCAGTATTAAGTGACGCTGTACCGGTGAATAGCATCTCACCATCCTCCGACAAGCATAACCTGAATGGGATTAGGTGTGTTGCATTGTAGTGGAACATCTTGTAGCCGTTTCTGGTTGTACTATAGACCGCTTTCATATCATTTCGACCAGGTACATAGACCTGTTTACGTCGATAATTATCTCGTTTGATGACGCCGTTCTTTATTAGTTTTTTGTTATTTCGAAGTGTTTCTGAGCTGAAAATAACACTTGCACCAACTGTACGACCGTTTTCTAAACTACAGACAGCTACACACTCGCCGTGTTTTGGATTTCTACTACGCACGTATGATTTTAGTTTCGCTCTCGATTCGAATAGAATAAATTTAGTATGGGAAGTTTTGCGGACGGTATATTTCTCCCAAAATAAACGATAACCGAATATGTCAGAACCAATCCAGTACAGGGTAAAGGTGGCGCATGGAACTGCGAGCCAAATTGGTAAAGCTATAAATATTAGAGGTGTAAGTACGAATTTAAGTATGAGTCGCATAATTCACCTTCTTTCTAATGGAAAGAGCCTATTGGATATAAAATAGGCTCTCTGCGAATTCTTTTGGAGTTTTGGGTTCTATAGTACGTTGTAAGGGGATATAAGTTAGTTTATCCCCTTTCTTCGATATTAATTGTGTTCTAATGTCTTCGCCGTGAAGATTCATCACAAAGACTTTGTTGGGTACAGACGCGTCAGCAAACATAATATTTGCGGCGTCTTCATAGAGGTCAGTGAACTCTACGTCTTTTAAATGAAGATAACCTATGATTATCTGGATGAGATTAGGCATCAAAAGTCTTTCTGAGGATGAAATGTACACTTGTCGCAAAGAACCCGAATGATGCGACTAGGTATGTGATTGATACGTAACCAGCATTACAGTCGATATAGTATGCAAAAGCAGTTATAATACCGAAACATGCAACGCCGAGTATCGATGCTTGGTCACGTTTTGTCTCGCAGTATGTGTACGCTAATGGTATAGCGATAATGTACGCGAGAGTTTTAACTGTTGTCAGTATAACCATTGGTAGAGGTGCTCGTACTAATGCTTGTTCTTTAATTATGTCCATGTTAAGAGTGTCAACACTGTGCTGTACTAAGAGACATGCGATTAGGATTGATACTGTGAGGAGTAGGAGTGACTTAACCGTTTTACGAGTAGATTTGTCTATTTGGTTCGGCTCGCACTTCGCTTCAACCTCAGGTTCCATGTCCAATTGTACTGCGCGTGGGGCTTCGATACGATATTCCTCGCACACTTTGATTTCACGTTTACCTCTTGGTGGTCGGCGTTTTCTATCCGACCGATTTCGAATTGTTATTTCTATATTTGTCATGATATGTCCTTTCTGATAGACTAGGACTGGTGAGTATTATTTATATTCACCAGTCTTGTAATTTAGTTTGAATGATGGTGTCTTGTTCTCTAGAGTTACACCGTAAATCTCATTTCGTAATTGTTTTGATTTCCCACCGATACGTATAGGTATTAATTGATTATTAGTGTCTATACCAACCCATTGCATATAAACCGCTGATGGGGTTGTATTATTACCTTCGTAAATCGGGGCAACATAGTAATCTAACTTATAATTCGGATGAAGTCTCAGCCAGTTATCAAGCTCTTGTTCGTAGAATAGCATTGATTCAGTATTTTTGGCGTCAGACCCTTTGCCTTCAGTTCCACGATTAAGGTACGCAGACCCAGGCACAAGGTTTCTCAGTTCATCGTTTAGTCCCGAGAATTGATATCCAACAAGATGTAATCTGTCGTTTATCCAATTACCATTGAGTTTATAATTACGCCAACCAACAGGGTCAACATTAATACGTTCATTACGTTTTTCACCATTTTGTCCAGGTTCTTGAGCGTCAGTAATTAGGATATGAGCTGATGTAGAACGCCCTATATTATCCAACTCTCCAAGAATAATTGTCGCTCCGTATTTCACCGAACCTTCTGTTGTATTTGACTTCGTACCAGGTGCTATTGGCTCAACAACTTGATGACCCAGTCCAGAGCTATTTGTATCCGATTTAGAATCAGAGTCAGACCCTTCGATACTTTTGGGTAAGTACCCCTTGACGGTAGACCATAACGAAGGTGCTTCGTTTACCGCTTGTTCGGGAGTTGTGATATGATTACTATAGAATAGCCAGCCTAAACCAACAATAGCGATGGTTACAAGTGCTGAGACTATAGTCTTCATGACTGATTGGAATATCTTAAACGCGAGGAATATTACCACTAATGTAAGTAGTGCTCCGCTTGTTAAGAATCCAGGTGTTAGTAGATTTTCCATATCCTTCCTTTCTAACCTAGTTCGTGATGTGGTTCATCAAGTTCATTGACAGAACCAGCAAACACTAAATCGACTAAGTTTGTAGAATTTTGATACATACTGTAGGTCTGGGCCAGTACGTCAGAGTTGCAATCCTGAATACCCGATGTAGTCGGAATTGAAACGATAGAATTATCGTCGAGATGACGACAGGTTGGTGCACCGTTTTCAACCACTTTGATAACCGTCAGTCCGTCAATATCAGCGTAATCAGTGACACTAGCGTCATTTGACGCGTTATGTTCGCGTACGTCCCATTCAGCAAGACCGTAGAACGGGAACTCAGTGTTAGTGACCGCATATACGTCTTTTCCAATTAAGTTATCAAGCACATCGTCAGCATTGTTACGAATTGCAGGGTTTACCGACCGTAATGCGTTAGAGCGTACATATCTGTTGTTTGTAGAATGTTTATCCATATAATTCACCTTTCGTGTATTTCTACCTATATTATATCACAAATTTAAGTATAACGCAATCGGGTTAGTCGGTATAAGTATAAAATATTAATGGGAACGCACCAAATATGAGAGCGACCACATGTAATTTAAGAGCTATGGATAACCCTGTCAATATCGAGTATGCGAACACATAACTGCACAATGCAATGATGAATGGTATTAGGATTACCTGCATACCTAAAATGATTAATGTATCCATTGCCGGTTTATAGTAATCAGATTCCTCAAAGCGATATAACTGTAGGAGGGAGTCTACTGCTTTATAGATATTGACGCAGAAATATGAGGCACTACCTACAACTATAAGTAGTAGTGGGATATTCACCGTACCTGTCTGGGTTAACGTATCGACAGCACTAGACAATAGTAGTGTGACTAGTGTGGCCATACCGGCAAACACGATAAACCACCCCATAGCCAACAAGACTGTGAATGATGTTTTTCGCAATATAATTCTCTTATAATTTGCTAAATTCTCCCAATAAGCTTGTCGTTCCGACTCTGGAACTATGTCTTTTATTTTTTTCATTTAATCATCTCTTTTTCTTCTGCAGTAAGCCTGATATGTTGCATCTCAGCACCTTCTGGTGAATAAACTATTTTCGTGGCTATTTGATACGGGTATCCTACAATGTGCCAATCTGGTTCTGTGTGAACAAAACCTAATTTTGCAGGTAGCAGTTGCTCACCTCGGGTATTCCTGTAGGTTGTGAATTGTTTTAATGGATAACCGGCACGTGTCATACATTCAGCGTAGATTTTGTATAGATATGTAGCGTCACTACCGTTATATTGATAACGATAGTTGACTAGTTCACTAGCATCAATATCTTTCGATTCTAACGAATCAATTAGCTCGCTATATAAATCATAAGTTTCTTCATCGATATTCCCGCTCTCAAGTCTGTATTTGTGAATAGTCTTCAGGTCATCGAGAAGTTCTCTCAGGTTGAACCATATCTTATTAGTACCTTGATATACGATTTCCGTAGGGAAATTATCGATATGCGCGCGGAATATATGCGGAGTGCGAGTTAAATGTGCGTATTCGTCATATCTCTGAGTGAATTTGCACGCAACATTATAGATATCTTCGAACTCATCATCAATTAGTTGTTTATCAAGAGCATTTTCCCAGTCACGTAACTTAGATGCGTTCTTTGCGGTATATTCTAACTCGTCTTCAGTACAAACGTCCCTTATTATTTCACCTTTGTCCCAAATATCACATATTTCGTAATGAGTCAATCGACCATCCCACGCGCAGATGTCAAGTATATCGAATAGTGCCTCGTAACGATATTCGTTGATGTGCGCATACGAACCTTTCGGATTTGACCAATGAGTGAGTGTTTCGAAGATACTTCGATATTCCCTTGGGTCATAACTCAGTATGTCGTACTTGATATCTATCTCACATTCGTATACCCCGAGATTATCGTTATAAACGGGTTCAAATCTGTCGAGGAACTTTATTGTAAATTCTTCATGCGACAGCTTTCTGGATTTTGGCACACCCCTCAGGCTTAATCCACTATCCGTATCTGCAAACGAGAAGTTTAGTATATACAACAGTTCAATTAGTCGCTCTTTCGTCTCGGCACGGATAAGAACTGTACCTTGTGCGTTATGATTATTCATGTTTGTCACCACTTTCTTTAATACTGTAACCCAAGAAGACGTGTGGGTCTTTTTTGAGTTCAACATTTTGGTATTTCGCGAGTAATTCGCGTGTATCAAATTTTTGAGACGGGATAATTGCGTAACCAGACATTGTTGGATATACGTCAACTTCAATCGCCTCACGTTTACCACGTGTCTTTTCATAGGTAAGTCGTAAATCTACCAAGAAGTTTTTAAGTACGACGCCCATATGGTCGACTTTGTCAAAATCAAACATCCAACCTGGCGTACAACCTGTTGGGATACAGTTTGGTTTTGAGGCTAGAGAAACTAATTTCGAGTCGAACTTGATAAGATTGATATCTTTATCAATCAACTCGTGTTGTAGAGCTTTACAGATAGCTTTTTGCGACCTCGGTGTAATTGTCACGTACATTCGCGATAGCTCGCCCGGGACACCTTTGTCGATAAAGTTCTGGAATCGTTTGAGGTAGAACTCAGGCTCCTTATCAATTAGAAATGATTCATGGCGTTGTCTGAAGTTTGGTAGATTAGGATTATCTTTATTTCTTGATGTGAAAAATAAGATATGAACATGGTCAGGGTCTGTTAGTTGGTTATTTCGTAATTTGTTCAGTTTCATGGGTAGTTTCCTTTCTTAATTTTAATGAAAATAAAAATGGGTTGAAATAGTCGGAACCGTGTGGTTCAATTCGAAAGTGAAAATTGACTAGTAAAAATAGCATAAACTTGAAGTATCCAGCAGACTGAGCACCAGCGGTACTAAATATCAAGTCAATCAGACCCACTAAGATTAGTTGACCGAAAATACACTGCCAGAATCCTGTGAAAAATTTTAGCATAAGTACCTCCCTAAATAAATAACCGTAGATTACTCTACGGTTATAGTTTTAATTCTTCTTCATCTAATAACTCTGATATATCTACAGAACTCACTAGGTCAGTTAATATTTCATCTCGAACATCTATCGCTAGTTTCTTGCGAAGAGTTGGATTGTGTGCAACGTCACGGAATGATTCGCCGTCACGATACTTATAAATAGCGACTTTTTGATACAGTGGTATGTCGAGTCCTGCAATTTCTTGTCTACTGTACTCGTCGTAATCGTGAACTCTTGATTCGTAGTAGTTGATAGTCTCGTCCCAGACGCGCTTGAACATCGTTACAGGATGGAATTCAACTTTTCGTTGATTATCAAATGCGATAAGGTCATCAATCGTATCATCACGTATCGCGTCCATCAACATTATGAGATTCTTTCGTGAATAAGGTTTTCCGAAGAAAATGTTACCTAGATTGTCATGCTTTTCGAACCAATAATCCGTCTTGAATTTAATTAGTCTACCATATTCATTCTGGACAACGAACCCTTCAGTTTCACGGTTCGTGCGTTGATATTCCAACAGTCCATCAAGAGTCATTCGCTCTCGCCGAGCAGACGATAGACCAAGCTCGTCTAACTTTTCTTCCGATAAGAAATGTATACGGTGGTCGTTTATGTCTTTCTTACGTGCACCAATCAATGTATATTCTTCCTTATCGTATGGGATGATAATCTGATTTTCTGGTGATGTGTACTCGAAGAATAGACACATATTCTCGTCACGAATAAATTGTTTTATCTCATCGGAATATGGGTGATTTTCGAAATATTCTTGTGCGTTTTTCGAAAACTCCGTCATGGTTGATGCTGACGTAGCTGCTACAAACCTGTTGTCATCTAGGCCTAGAGTTAGAAATGTACCATCTAGTTTCTCCCAAACATTGTAGATGTGGTCATCGTGCAATTCAGAGAATTCTTCTCTAAATTTATCATCGTAATAGTGATAGAAGTCTTTATCCGATAATTGTTTATAGTTAAAGAACTTCTCATAACCAATAGTTAGGATTTCACCATTCATATCCAGTGTTAGCCCGCGTGCGTTACGTATCAGATTATCTGAAAAATCGACACCCTGATGCATATATTTGAATGTGAACAGAGGATTGGTATAGTCCTCTGCATTCATACTAAGCATAATGTCTTCATGGGCTAGTAGTTGGATTAATAGTGAAGCGTCTTTCGATGGTGATTCTTTGTACGACTTCACATCTCGGTCAAGTTGCAGCATACGTTTATACATATCGACATAATCCTCGTCAACTACCCTACTTACCGAGTCTATTTCTCGAAACCTCTCCATATAATCTATCGCTTGAGGTGACACCTCACTGCGAATAACACTCTTGTTCTTAGCTATATCAATACTGTCGTGAGCATTCATATGATGTAATATGGCGTCTGAAATGTCTGTGTCGACTTCGTTTTGACGCGCAATATGGTAATACATTGCTGATACATTTTCGTGACCTTTGTAGCTATCATGCTCACCGATAGTTCGTTCAATGAATTTTGATGTTAATTCATCATGTGTACGTTTTGTGCGAGCAACAGATTTACCTAGGTCGTGGTAGCGAGCAATAGTAGTTACAGGATGTTCATTCCCGTATAACTCAATTGCTTTCGTCACTGTCATATCGATATGCTCTTTGATAGATTCTTTGTGATATGGTGAATTGTGAGGGATTTTGATACCTTTAGCCACTTCTTTATTGTAATTCTCAAATGGTGGTGTTATAAGCGTATATTTATCACAATCTACACCAACTTTTGCTGGTTGCATAGATAAATACATTTGTTTTACTGTTTGTTCAGGTACGACCGCCTCACGCATTTTGTTTTGTTTCAATATCTCTTGGAGGGGTTTGTGTAATTGAACAACTTCAACTTCATAACCGTAGTTGTGCGGATTTATTTGTGAAAGCGCACCTAATCGTCTACGCCTGGTTAACATGGTAGCGTCGAGTACTATAGTGTCTACTTTTTGACTCATTAAGTCATGAGCTCTATCGTACATAGTTTGGAATACTTTGGAATTATTCCCACCTGTGACACCAAGCTCAGCTCCGATTTCATCAGATGATAAAACAGTTGCATCGGCTAGGTTCTCTTTGATATAGGTTGATTTACCCACACCAGCAACTCCTGATAGTAGTATTAATTTCATTATTTCACTTCCTTAGAAAATAGTGGTGGAATCAACCACCACTATATAATTTATCTTGATATTTCGTAATCGTCTAATCCTGCGAAATCTTCTTGTGATAGGGTTTCTGAATGGTCTTTGATATTTTCGTAATCTAGAAACTTATCTAAATCTTCAGTGTTAGCTCGTTCACGTAATTCATTGATGATGTATTCGTTAACATTTTCTAATGACTCGAACTCCTGAAACGTTGCAAAGTCCATTTCATATTTCCGATACGCATGTTCTAGTAATAGATAGTTATCTTCAGTTTTTGTAAGCGAATAATACATATCTGGATATTCGTATGATGAACTTATTGCTTCTAAGTTTAACCATACTGATTTCGGGAATGTACCATCAAACTCATCTTCAATTAGGTTATAAAATTCATCCAGCGGTTTTATAGATGGTTTAAATTTGATACCGGCGACTTTCTTCGGGCTCTCATTGAGTAATTGTTCCATTTCTTCTATATTCATTCTTGTCCTACTTTCTACTTTTTTCTTTTATTATATCATAGAAAGTGGATTTCGACCAGTTATTTGTCTAACGACTCAAACAATTCGATTAGTGCAATATAGTCGAATCGTTTTTGAATTTCAAGTGAATATAGTGCTTTCTCATCTTCTTTGAATTGAGCAAATAGTTCGTTAACATCAGCTTTGAATGTGTACAATTTTCGAAGAGCGGTTGTCACATTCATTTCAACCTTACCATTAAACGTGGTGACGCATACTTGATAATTTATTCCGTCTTCGTCGAGTTTGGTTATAGCAGTTTTTGTTCGTTCAATGAATTTGGGGTTGAACTCGTTGCCCCATCCGATTAGAGAATCCGAGTAAAGGACGAATCCACTTTTAGGTGCGGTGAGTTGAACTCGGTAAATTTCTTCACGAATCTTTTCGATTTTTCTTAGAAATTCTTGTTTCACCAAGTATAGTCGCGCACTTCTTTCTGTTAGGAAGTATTTATTGTCGCTACGGAATTCTTCACCTTTGTTTGCGATAATTTGTTCGTCTAGGTCACAGGTAACTTGTCCGCATCGTGGGGATGCTGGTCTTCTGTAATCATCAGTGTCGTAAAACTCAGATATGTTACCGGTCTCAATTTCATTTTTAGGACTTAGTCGACAGATAATATCATCGCTGTTTAGTTCAACGACGAAACCTTCTAGCCTGTAAACTTTGATAGTTTCACTTTCTTCTTGAATGTTGTACATCTTATTGATTAGGTGTTTGAGCATGGTCATCCTCCCGTGGTAAGTCTAATTGTCCGAATAGTTTGTGTATTTTACGCTCCAGATTTCGGAGTCTATTCATTTTATTGATTGCTTCTGGAGTTGCCTCGTGGTCTTTGATGAACTCGTATACTTCCATATATTCTTTCATCAATTCTTCACGAGATTGGATTACTCGTTGAGCGTAACGGTAGTTGTTGGTGATTCGTAGGTTTTTCTCTTGCGCAATCAGTTGTTCAGCGAAATCAGACAGGCTGAATTCACCTTCAATTTTCTCCGTTTCGACCGCTTCAATATTTTCGATTAATTGCTCTTCAAATTGATTCGGGTCACGATATATAGTAATTAGCTTCTTATTCTTTGTATCAACAACAACGTAGATACCATCATCTTTTGCTAAATAGACGTCGTTTTTCTCTGGGTTGCGTTCAGATTGTTCTGCGTCGAATTGTAATTTGGGATAGAGTTTACGCATAAACAAGCGCCAACCCATACCGTGGATATTAAATCGTTCTGCAAGTCTTTGTCTAAAATGCGCAGTTGGTTCATATTTCAAATTATCTGGTAAGCCCATAGTCTCACACTCCTTTTTCTTTTCTCGTTTTAATTCATAGAGTAATTTTCCATAATTAATACAAATCACATCCTAAGTCGTCTACAATTGTAGACTTAAATTATAGTTATCTATAGTTGTAGACCTAAAATATAGTCGTCTACAATTGTAGACGACTTTTGGTGTTTCGTCTACAATTGTAGACGAATATTATAAAGTAATAAGATATGTGCGTTCAACAGTTTCGAAGTTTCTTAGGTATTTAACCGTGACCTCTTCTTTAAGCCCGCGTGGCTTATGTACATTAATAGTTATTATTTGAGCGCATAAATCCTCTGTGTGATTACAGTTTATATCTATAATTTCACGACGTATGTAATCCTTTATTTTCTTTACGTTCTCACGAGATACTGTAAGTCTAGCTGATTGTAACTTATTCAGCACATCGTCGAACGAGCAGTCTCCGTGTTCGTATTTGGTAAATATCGTTTGTATATTCTTATAATTTAGTTCCATAGTATCATCCTTTCTAATATGTGTCTAGCAATCTGAAATCATCTATAATATTATGGTGGATATCTCGTACACGTACCGATAGTACAGAGTAATAGTATCCACTACCACCGCAATCTGCAAATGCGTCTGCTTGTGCAATTTTATTTTGATTGTTAAATATAGTTATAGTCAAATAATGGTCGTCTACATCAACATTGTATTCAAACTTGACATCTGTGATTGTACCTTGAAAATTATCAGTCACTATCCAGCGACCGTCAGCACCAGCACATCAGTCGTAGTCTTCTTCATACAGTTCAATGGTGGTGCCATTCTTAAGTTTGAGGGTGTCACCTTCTGTGGACTCGATTTCTTGATACAGTAATAGTTCTTTCATCTTGTCGATATTATTTAGCATTTCTTCACCTTCTTTCTAACTTTCGACGTAAAATGTGTATGACCTGTTCATTTCACGGCCATTCACGAGTATATAATCTAATCGAATTGGTGAAACACTACCGTCTAGAAGTGACGGCTCAATATATGTTCTGATTTTTTCACCAGTTGGACTCCAATATGATTTTTGAATGTCACGAAGCACTGTGTCAAACAAGTTACGCTGACTGTTACTTGTGAACCTCACTGTACCTCCGTCTAATTTGGACAAAGTGCGCAAAATACTGGTCGGAGTACCACTGTAGAGTTCAAGTAATTCGGTGAGTTCGTCACCAGTCAGAATGTAATCGGGTGTTAAGCAATCGAACATTTGCTTGATGTCTTCGTCGGATATACTTTTGTCTAAATATTCTTTAAATTCTTCATCTGTCATGTCCAAATCTGGACGTCTGAGTATTACCATCTGTATCCCACCTTTCTAAAAGCAAGGTCACCACTTTTGCGGTGACCTCTAACTACACAGCTAAGTCAAATTTTAACTGTGGTGTATTATATTCATATTCTGAGAGGACAAAGTCTTCAGGTTTAATGTCGTAGAAGTTAGTCCCTTTCGGACATGTTAACTCCAGTTTTGGTGAACATTCTATCTCAGGTCTATTTAGTAACTCTAGTGCTTGTTCGAATTGATTATCATAGATGTGTAGGTTATTCACGAAATAACAGAATTTACCTACTTCCCAACCAAAATGACACGCAATCATCATCTGAAGTGCGACGTATTGCATTGAGTTGATATGATGTGCAACCAGCATATCGTTACTACGCTGTGTTAATGTGCAATCTAAATAAATAGTTTCACCAACTTGTCTGACGTCAAACATCACATTGTATGCGCATGGTAGTAGACCTCCAGTCGCATCAAATGCCTCGTAATCCCAAAGTGATATTACATTACGTCTATTCCACGGGTTTTCTTCCAGTTGCTTAAGTAGTCGGTCGATAATTTGGTGTTTTCTAACTATTGCGCCATATCGTTCTCCGATATTGTTTTCACCATCTACAGCCCATAAACGCCAATATTTGACATTGTATTTTTCTTCCAGAACTTTCAATTCGTTAGTCTGGTCTTGATATATCCAGAATATTTCTTTAATCGCTGATTTGATTGGGATTTGCCTCAAAGTAGTGATTGGAAATTCACCTTTTTGTAAGTCGTAGGTGTCACATACTTGTGTGATATACTTCGAGTGAGCCTTGCGCCCGTCAGAATACACGGGGCGCGCATCACCACTCATTACTCCGTCTGTGAGAATATTTTCTATGTTTCGTTTAAATATTTGGTCAGCTTTTGTCATAATATTACCTTCTTATTCCGAACTTCTTCAGGTCAACTAGTCTTGTTGGTCTAGTGTTGACATTTTCTGTGCGGAATACGCGGTTAGCTTCCCACGAGTCGGTATACTCACCATCTTCTGAGTTACTAGGTTCGTCAGTCTCTGATTTGAAGCTCTGAATACATTTCTTAAGCGTGTCAAAGTCTGGGAAATCATAAGCACCTAGCATTCCAACACATTGTATATCGTCCATGTCCCCATCTAAGTATTTGCTCGCATCAATAAGCTCTGGTTCTGGATAACTTGAATAACTTACTGCACCAGCGTGAATCCCACCCATAGAGTAGCTCATTGGCTCATCGTTATAGTACAGTGTGTTTGAAGATTCTATATCGTAGAATACTTGGTCTTCTGTTTCGTCTTCACCACATTCTATCATTACTACGCATGTTAATTGTTCTGGTTCTTCTTGAATTGATAAATCTTCTGGTAGTACGTGTTCAGTCAGGTAATCTTCAAGTAATTGCTCGTTACCATTCACCGACTCTATAACCTCAATCATTTCGTGTACAATTTCTTGTGTAATTGAGCTTGTAGCAAGATTCCCATTTGGGTCGCCGATTTTAACGCCCGCGGCGATTTCGAATCGTTGTAAGGCGCGTCTAACAAGTTCGAATGTCACGACGTCTTGTATTATCACTCCGTTAATTGAATATGTTGGTAATGTGCTGATTGTGTCCCCTGATTCTATAGTTTTAGGATAATGTATTTGTATTTTCATAGTTATAAGCCTTCTTTCGTTATAATTTATTTGTTGTTTTAGGGTTCAAATTGTCTAATAGTGCTTCATACTCATCTATCATCGAACACGCCTCAGATAACATTTCATCTAAGTCACGACCATAATACCAAAATAGTGGTGTGTTCTTGTGCTCTACGATGAAGCCGATATTTTCATTTTCGTCGACAATTGTGTAAATGTTGTTACAATTGTATCGTGAGAACTTCGTACATTGGTAACCATCTACGTCGGTTTTTGTACGATAGTATGAATACAAGTGTTTTGAAAAATCAGGGCTTAGGCTGAGCTGTTTCTGGCTTTCTCTACCCTTTTGTTTTAATTTATCTAAAAATGATTGGTGCTTTTTGAGTACGTCTAGTGCACTTAAATATAACTGTTTTAAGTCGGCACCACGCTCGTTAGATAATTCTATGTGTCCGTAAATAGTACTACACTTGATTATATCAGAGTTTGAGTATACCTCAAATAGTATTGCGCCAGACACTTCTTCTGGGTTTGTGAGTTTAAATGTAGCGAGTTCAGAACTTTTCTGCTTTCGAAACTCGGCTATCGTTTTGTCTAATTGGGATAATGACGGGTTCATAATATTTCTCCTTTCTTTAGCAATCAAGAAAATTACGGGGCCCGGGGTGAGCCCCGTTGTAGCCTAAAATGTATATTTTAGGCGAATTAATCGTGTTGAATTTTGTAGTCGGCAGTATTGAACACAACTTCGATTTGTTTGATGTCTGACACACCTGATTGGTTTGGAACAGGTGCTTCAATAGTATATGTTACACCATCGTGAGATTTCACATTAAGTGCTGTCGCACGGGTTGTGTAACTCGTGTCGCCTAATTCAAAGCGTATGTCTCGACCATCCGGATTAGAGAGGTATAGTTTACTTTTGTCTTTGGTCACATGTAAATTATATTCCGATGAATCCAGGACTCTTATATCTTCTTTTGTCGTTTTGAGTTGGAAATTTGACACAATCACGCAGATTGTTGCTACTACAATCGCACATGCAACGCGACGATGACGTCTATATTGCGGGTCAGTTATATCTTCGTCGTACATGACGAGCATACCCAAGAATATCAGGAGAAGCATTGCTATACCAGCTAGCACAGCAACAACTACTGTGACGCCCCAATTGACTTGCTCATGAGTTGTAATTTCGATAATTCTCAGCATATCATTTACCTTTCTACTTTTGATTTTTCTAATAGGAATGGTTTTAAGTCTATGCCACCATCACTTATGTTCTTGGCGATAGTACCTACGATTCGTTCACCCCGTTTTTCTGAACGAAGAGCGTTTTGTATATCGATGTCCACTTGTTCCGAGTCGATATGTGTACAGTAGTAGAATTTATCGTCTTCATCAAGGATTGTGAGATATTCACACGATTCCTTGTAAATTACATCGTCTAAATCTTCGATAATAGGCTCTTGCACTACTGTTCGACCCATAAATTTAACTTCGCGAGGTAGAGACTCTGGACGTCGCCTAATTATACTGATTCGGCATGGATACGTGTCGTGCGGTGTTTTGGCGTATATACGTTTTTCATCTTTTGATAACTTGAGGGTGTACTCGTCATCTTTGATTATCTTCCCGATAGTTATACTTTTCAATGTTACAGTGGAGATAAGTAGGACTATGAACAGCACGTTACATAAGATAACTGTTATCGAGACGGATGAATTTAGATACGAAAGAGTATCGATAATAATCAACGTTATGAGAAACAGACTCCCGTACGCGACTCGTTGCTTTTTGGTTGGTGGTTTATGTTCCGCGACTTCAATCTCTACAAAATCAGGGTCTCGGTTTATGTAATCGTTAAAGTCATAGGTTTTTGTGTTTTTCCAAAACTCTTTTAGTTCAGTGAGCATCGTGCACCTCGATATTTGTTACTATATATTCATCATTTCTGTCAATAGATAGTGTTAGAGGTTTTCCACCATAACCGAAACAGAATGTGTAGTTAGTTGCTTCGGGTTCAATAGTCGCCAAATCGTATGGTGCAGGTTCGCTCAGTTCAACGTCGTAGATGGCGCTTGTGAATAAACTTTCGAACACACCTTCTGGGCATTCTAGAGTTTCAATATTATTGAGTAAGATTTGTGCGAATTCTTTTACCTTGTCATCTTTACATAAATCTAAAAAGATATTGGCGACATCTTCACGCAATTCAAGACTATCATTTCCATTTAGTATTTGTTGTAATTTATCTGGTAACATTATTAAATCCTTTCTGGGACAAAGACTTTGCCGTTGTCACTTATAGCTATTTCATTTGCGACCTTAAGTGGTCTTGTTATTTTGTCTAGGTTGAGATAGTCTATTATCTCGTCACGATGATTCTCTGGTACACTTTCTAGGAGGTACCATCTTTCTCGCACATAGTCTTCGATAGAATCGAATATCGCTATAGTTCTACCGAGAAACATATCGATAATTTCTTCGGCTGACCAATAACCAGATGTGTCGTACAATTCACACATATCTTTGTAATCCTCTGGTCTAAGTTCAGTGTCAGCAAGTTCGACAACATCCTGAATAGTGTATCCTGCTGAATGGAATAATTCCCTTATAGTGTGAAACTGTATATCTTCGAATTTCACATCGAACCTTGTCAGACACTTGGCACCTAACTTATCTAATGGTAAATTACTTGGGTTATCGAAATGTATTATAATTCTGTTCATTATTGTTCACCTACTCGTTCATATCTGCTCAAATCGAACATATTCATATGTTCACTCGCTGGCTCTATTTGTGCGTGTTTATCTACAACCACAAGTAATGGGTTGTTGTGTCTTGACGACTCTGTAGGTTCAAATGAATAATCAGTATCAGTCATACCTACCAATTTATAGTTATAGAATATGTGCGTTTTTGTTCGTATATTGTAATATTTGTTCAGTTCCATATATTCACCTTTCTGTTCGTTATTCGTCTACAAATGTAGACGACTATTTAATTTGTTGATGTCTACAAGTGTAGACGACTATTTAGTTTTGTTGATGTCTACAAATGTAGACGACTATCTGGTCTAATTTACGTCTACATTTGTAGACGTAAATTAGTACAGTAGATATGTGAATTATAAGACGCGTAATCTACAATTACTTGATTGTGATTAGGCTTATATTCCACGTAGGGTGCTGTTCCCATAGTGCTTTCGATATGTTTTTCAACAATCGTTGGTACGTTTGTCGGGTCGTCTGTTACACCGATAATATCGTCGTGAGTGCGATGCCCGTCGCGAAAACGGACATGCACTTCTATCGGTTTGTTTGTGTCAATACGTTCTAACATAGCCTTATACCATCAGTAGCTCGATAAAACTATTTGTCGATATACCTTCCATTGAGAAGTCGATTGAGTTTTCTTTCTTCTCGCTGACAATTTCTATCCCTGCGAACATACAAAACTCGTGAAGGCTTAGTGAGCATTGCTCTTTTCTCTCAACAAGAGATATTAGCGCTTGTGAAGTTGTTTCGTCAGGCATAAATCCACCCACTGAGAAGTTTGTAAGTATCAGTTGGTCACTCAGACTTACAGCAAATGTTAGTGGGTCGTCACTTTCGATATGGTTGTGGAAGATTATCTGGTCTTTATGGATAATCCCATCACGTTTTGGGACAACCTTTCCATCACCAACGAATAGCGTGTAGCCTGGTTTTGAACCACGAGTGCTAAATGGTGACATATTAAACGCATAACTACCCTCAGTCGGGTCGAGGATTAACATACCTTCGGCAGCCAAACCTTGCTTATTTAATCGTACCATATCACCGCTATATACAACGTTACGTGACGTTTCTGAATAGAAACCTATATGCGAACCATCAATTCCTTTAGCGTGCAGGTCTAAGTCTTTATCTTTGTCCCAATAAAAACCTACTTGTGTATTCGCTTTAATAGGAAATGATGTGTACATTGGGTATGAACCGATAAAGTTTTTACCTGACGTTGGCATCTTAATAGACGCTTGGTTACCACCCAGATATACACTTACATCTTTACCTTGATATCTACGTCTAAATTCCATAGCAATTGATTGTAGGAGTTCAATCGCTTTTTCGGTGCGGTTTTCCGCGTTGTATTCTTTGATAAACACCTTACCGTTTCGAATTCGGTATAATTGTAAGTTATCAGACTCCACAACATTCATGTGAACATGTTCTTGTAGGTAGTTGAATACTTTTATCAGTTGATAAATATTCATTTCTCGCAGAACACTTTCATCTTTATCAAAAATTGTCTCAGGTGTGTGGTCTACATGGACTTTTTCCGATAGTCGTTTGATTTTGTTGATGGTTGGTCGAGTAGAAACAATATATTTACGAAGTAATAACCATAGTTGCTTATTTGGTCGGAAATGTTTTGCCAAATCAATTAATCCTAACTCTTCTTCATACGCTAAGATAAATGCGGCTACTTTCTCACGCTTCGCAGTACTCGCATAATTTAGTAGGAAATCAAAGTTGTCAATAACCGCTTTTGATTTTACCAGTTCTGTCGAGTCGGTCACCAGATACACAAGTTGTCTGAAAAATAGGTGTGGGTCAGCGATTACAAACCCGGTATCCGTTGCAAGTTTAATCATAATTTGCTTATTACCCGGTACTGAATATATTTTGTAACTTCTTAATGTTTGGACGAAATCGTCAATATCAGCTGTTGGTATTGCGAACGGTTCTCGGACGAACTTAGTTATCATATTCTTTGTTGTGATAGAGTCAACACATTCGATTGTGACCATATGTTTGGTGATAAATTCATTCACCATAGTGTCAATTTCGTTTGGAATGTATTGACCACCAGACCAATAGTGTGTAAGGCGGTCAATCACAACGTCTATCCAATCTTTGTTGAGACGTTCTGCGTAACTATTGTAAAATGTTGAATTAGCGTTACGTAGGTCAAAACCGTACATTTCTAAAAGTATGCTAGTCACCTCATCGTCTAAGTGCGGTAAACCTTTTACATATACCCCGCGTTGTAATAATCTACGTGTGTTTGAGATAGTACCTTTTTGTAATCTATCTTTGTCTATTGTCTTGAAATATTTTAATGTTATTTTGTGCATAAGTTATCCTTTATCCTTTCGTCTTAAATACCAGGACGGCGGGTATCACAACTATAGTTGCAATAACCAAGTATACCCAATATCCCGGGTAAACTATTACTAAATTTATTTCGGACACATCCTTATGATTTAGGTATAGTTCTGTTATCAAAATTGTTATGGGTATGAACCACAATGAGAACACGGTTATTACAATATCCATTGTGCGTCCTAAAGATTTTGTCCACGACCAAATCAGTGCCAAAAACAGAGGAGCCGCTATAAGGTGTAAATTCGAATTACTCATAATGCGTTCAATGTCTATTAAACTTAATAAGTTACACATCTTGCTCACCACCTGGGTGTGTCACTATAAATTGTTCGATTACTACGTTATCTTGGTCATATAGCGTAATTGTCGCATTCGATATATCCCAACCTAGTTGGTTAATTATATGTTGGTAATTTTCGTAAAATCCAGGGTATGTAACCTCTACGAATTCGATAGTCACCTTTTGTAGTGTTGTGTATTGTACTCGCAACATGGACAAGGTCTTTTCTCCGAATACGCGTTTGTACCACACGCTAGGTGTTTGCTCATCGTGCGTAATTGTTTTATTTTTAATCTTGATATATTCGTCAACTATTAGTTTATCTATTATTGCATTATTCGTGTCCACCAAACGTTTCTTCTCAAACGTGTTATATCCGATGGTTATCAACGCCACCGTCGCTGTTGTAAGTGCGACATATTTCATAGTCGCTCCTGGAATTATAGCGAATATAACCCATAACACAGTCAGTGTTACATAGATTGCGTAGCTATGCTTGATTCTTTGCTTTGCAACACGATGAGCTTCAAATAGTGTCAACAAATCGACTTTTACATATTTTGTCATGTTATAATCTATCCTTTCAAGTTAAATCAGGGTCTTGACAATTTACTACACTTATATTGTACCGTATATTGCGATGTTAGTCAAGACCTCTGGTAGAATTTTTCTATTCTCTAATCTTAAATTGTTCTTGTTTAGGTTCTTCTTTGCGTTGATTTTCGTAGAATTCCATAAGTAATTTCTTACGTTCTCGGTTAGGTATACCTCTTAAGTTTACACCATTCACACTAAAATCTGGCCTTTCGTCTATATATATTCATTTAAGCGTTTTGTCGCCTTGGTAATATTCAATCTATCATAGTATATATGATGTTCGCTATCTGGGTCTAAACTCGCTGCACGTCGTAAATTAGCAACTACACCGTGTTGTTTAACATATTCATCATGAACCCACACGACATTGTCGTTCTCGTCAGTCGTAACTATTGGCGTGTTCAAATAATACAGGTGGTAGTATCCATCTTTTTCCATGAGAAACGTGTCTTTAAAGTATACAACTTGTATTATTCTTGGTAGATTAAATTCCATCTTTCTCGTCCCCTTTCAGCTTACGTACAAGTCGCATAAAGTCATCACATCTCGCGTCAATTTGTTCTTCAGTAAAGTGTGCGATTAAAAATCCGTCTGGTAAATTCAAGTCGTGCACCTGACCAAGACATGTATATTCATGTATCCACGATGAGTCAACAGATATAGTAATGTGGTCGCTCACATTTACTATCAAATATGTTAACATATTCTTTTGTATAGTGATTACTTCATCAACTAACTCTCCCATTGATTGACCAACGCAGTGTTCGATATTTGAAAGCTTTTTCAGTTTTTCATCTATCGCATCAAAGTCCAGACCTTGTGACAATTCCATAATCGAGCTCATACTGAATAGCTCTACTATTGCGATATCCTGAGGTTCAGGGTTTATTAAGTGTTTGAGCTTTCCATCTTGATGTGTAAAACATATATGATACGGTGGTTCTAATTGCTCGCATTCGTGAATTATTTGTTTTATATTCTGTTCTAGATATTCTTTATAGTTCATTTTGAACCATCCTTTCTATAATGATATGTTGCGTTATCAGTTTGAGTATACCGACAGCCTCATCTATCGTGTAAACTGATATATCCCTATGTCGTAATAGTGCTCTAAAATCTGAGGCACAAGGTCGGTAACCCAATCCGTATTGCTCAAAACCTGCTAAGTCTTCCCAGTAAGAATCCGGGTAGGGTAAGTCGTCTTCAAAGTTCTTGTTCCCTTTAACGTATTCTTGGTGAAGTATGTTGATTTCTAAGTTTTTCTCAACAATATCCTTTAGTTGTTTTTCGCCTACAAAACGCATTTTCTTAAGTAACAACTCTTGTGGCTGAAGTTTGTCTATTTCAATGAATTCTTTTAATTTTTGTTCTAATTGTGTCAAGTTTTTCACCACCATTTTTGATTCTTTAAGGTTATCTATGAAATGACAGGGGTTTGGGGTTAACCCCATAGTAGCTAATTTGTGTACACAAATTAGCGAAAAAAAGCGTAAAACACTTCCATATTGAGTTGATGTGTGATATAATGTAGATAGATGAAATAAAGGAAGTGATTAAGATTAAAACATATCATGTTGGTGGATTCAATCCGCTTAATAGATGTAAAACATTAGCGGACGCTCTTGCGAAAGCTAAAGATGATGATATAATAGAGATACATAAGACAATTAAAGAATCGGTCACAACAACGAAAGCAGTGATAATTAAAGGAAATAATAACAAATTCCTAAGTGAACAGGGTGTTGTTGGTATTAGCACTAATAACCACCTTGTTATTTACGATATGAATTTTGTTAGTGAGACGCGTAGTAACGCGATTGTGAGTGAAGGTCGCTTGGAACTTAACAATTGTAAGTTCAAAATCAAGGGGCCTGTACGAGAGTTCTACCCATTACTATGGGTTAAATCGGGTACTTGCACCGTACGAACTTGTGAACTAATGAGTGTTCAAACAGAGCCTGAGGTGCAGTTTACTGGATTTGATACTAAATTCTCATCGTATTATGATGGAGATATAGAACTTAGCACTCGTGTTGAGAAAAGTTTTATTCAAGGCCCTAGTCAACTACGTGGATGTGACTTGTCTTCTACAGTACTAGACCAATTTAACTTAGAGGATTGTAGGTTGAATAAATTCGTAACACTGGGTGATGGTATAATGACAAGTTGCCTACTACAACCAGAACATAGTGAACCATCTGTCAAACTTGAGAAAGAACATTCGCTTGGTCCTCTTGGAAATCAAACTGGCTCATTGGTGTGTGCTTATGTGGACGGGGATGTTGTGATTGACAACTTACTGTATGCAGGCTCATCTGACTTTATGGGTATATTTGGTGTAAACTGTAATATTACTCTGAAAAACACGAATTGTCCAAAAGGAATACTACGCCACAAACTCACATCGTCAGCATTTAGTGCTATGGATGTTGTAGATGATAATTTCTGGGAATTTGATTCGACGAATGCATCTTTTGTGCGCTCTAAAGTTAATTCTAATAGTAAACAAAAGACTGCCGTTGAAAAACTTAACGAGTTGATAGGTCTACGCCGAGTTAAAACTGAGATTGAGAAGATTCTAATCAACAATCAACAACGTAAAGTTAATCAAAATAAAGACTTCGATTTCTCATACCATATGATATTTGCGGGTGACCCTGGTACGGGTAAAACTACTGTGGCTCGTATCGTTGCCGAAGCGTTGTTTGAAATAGGAGCTATTCCTGAAAACAAACTTACACAAGCTACGGTTGACTCCCTCATTAAAGGGTATGTCGGTCAAACAGCACAAAATGTTAAGGAAATTATTGATAAGGCGCGTGGCGGAGTTCTATTTATAGACGAAGCATATCAATTATCTGTTAAAGATGGTCAGAACACATTTAATGATGATGCGCTCTCGGTGCTAATTCGTGAGATGGAAGATAACCGTAGTGACCTAATCGTGATAATGGCTGGATATACCAAAGAGATGAAAGAATTACAGGCGTCTAATATTGGTATTGAGCGTCGTACTGCGTGGATTGAGTTTGATGACTACACACCAGAGGAGATGGCTCAAATATTCGAGCTTATGCGAAAATCAAATGAAATTGAGTATGAAGACCCTGCGCTCGAGCGTGTGATGCCGATTATCTTCAAAAAAGTTACAGAACTACATCTATCTAAACCTGACACAAATGGTCGTTACACAAATGGTGGTAACGGGGGATTAGTGCGTAACGTACTTCAGAGTATTATTACTGCCCGAAATTACCGTATGGCTAAAGAGGGTGGTACTGATTGTATGACAAAACTTGATATTCAAAACGGAGTCAACCAATACACGGCAAGTGTTCGTGAACGAAAATAAAAAGAAAGCCTATCGGCTTTCTTTTTTTGTAACTACATATTGATAGGCTACTTTTATCGGTTTCAGATATACTCCATAAATGTTTAGAGTCATCAGATTTAGAAACTCACCGAACACATATATCTGTAGTGTAGTGATGGGTAGACTCCTGAACGCTTTTAGGAATGAACCAAGTTGTAACGCACGTAGTTGATAATATGAAAGGATACCTATCATAATTACCGGGAGTACGTAGAATATCGGCGAGATGAATCCTAGACCGATACTAAGTATAATTGATGGGATAGTCCATACAATTTTTTTCATATACATCCACACTAGCTTGGGTAACGTGTATCTATAACCCGTGGTCAATTCATAGAATGTTCGAGTACAGTATGTGTGAGCAACAAACCATATGAATAGACCGACGAGTGTAACTGTCACTTTAGTCCAATCAGGCTCTATTATAAGATGACCGTGTGATTGAACCCACCTATTGAATAACAAGAGGGTCTCATACCCTGGGTCTAGTAGGAGTACGAATGCGACTATATTTATGAGTGAGTTTATAACCCCAAGTCCGCGCATACCTTTTGTATTTTGCACGATAAATTTCGCATCTTTACGATACTCTCCTGTGAGAGTGAAATGTTTCTTTAGATTGTTCATAGTGCACCTACTTAAACTCAACGTCTACTAGCTCTGTAGGTTTAATAGTCTTACGACCTAGTCCCGAGACACCTTGTAGGCTAAGTTCACTAATTTTAAATTCTTGGTCATTTATAGTGACGTTTGTAGCCATTTCAGGAATATCATAGTACGCTATGAGCTGTTCTTTTGTTTTACCTGACGCGACTTTGGTTGCTTTTTGTTTTGTCATATATTTTCGCATATCAGACACTCTGACATGACCACTCGCAAATATGAATAATCCTAGATGTTCTTTATCTTGCGACACCGTTGTAGTTATACCAACGATGTTTGTAGCATCGACTAGTGCAGTTGCGAGTGTCCCTCGGTCTTTTGTTGGTTTCTGATTTTCTAAGTGTACATTCCATAGAACACCCTCTGAATCAAAGAACCCTATACGGTCTTTTGTTGTTAGCTTGGTTGCACCGTCAAACTCTTTATTTTCGATGCGGACATATTGATATTTATCCATCGCAACAAACACATCAACAACTTCTTGCTCGATAGTTGGGGCTTTAGTTATAGACTCCTGCACAATTTCAGTCTGTCTTTCAGATGGTAGTTGTGGTAACATCTGTTCGTGACGTTTGATTATTAGTTTATGACGCTTTTTCTCATCAGTTACGATTGCTTCTACTTGAGCTATCTCTTTTTGGAGTGATTGACCTTCTTTTACAAGCTCTTGTTGGTCAAAACGAGATAATTTGTAGATGGCAATACTTGCTATATGTTCAGCTTGTTCCTGATTAAAGCGGAATGTCTTAATAGTTTTATGGTATTTCTTAGGCACGTCCAAGACTTTACCTGTTGTTAGAACCTCTATCAACTCAGCTTTTGATGCCGACGCTTTTGCTGAGGCTATTACTTCATCCACTACGTTTTGTAGAATTAGTAAACCGTGAACTATATTCATTCTTTTTTGAAGTCCAGCTAGTTTTAGGCTATGTTCATTCTTCACTATTTCGTGCTGGAACTCTAAATACTCTTTAAAGTACGATTTGAGCGAGTACTGCTTAACTTTATTGTTATTAAGAGCTAAGAATTCAAATCTATATGTTGATTCTAATCTCGTTTTAGCAAATAACATTTGTATCACAGCGTCAGGGTTTGCTCCTTTAGCGAGTGATAACTTAATATCAATTCCGTCACGACCACTGTTGTCGGCAACTTCTGTAATCATAGGGAATTTGGCTGGCTGTTTTACCTTCTTACCACCCTTTTTGATAACTCGCTCCATCGACCCTTTAGTGAGCTCGTCAACTAACTTATCCATCGACCCCGAGAATGTGAACGGTAGTTCATAAATATGCAGACTATGTTGTTTTCTATCATATCTAACCCGACCTTGAAGTCGTAGCGTACCAACACCCGTCTCATAGATTTCGAGTAGGTCATCTTGGTTAATTACTCTACCTTTTGACGGGAAATCTGGTCCCGGTATAATCTCGAGTAATTCATAGGTCTTAATTTTTGGTTTCTTAGCGTATGCGATAAATGCGCTAACAGCCTCGTGAGGGTTGTGGGTTGGGATTGACCCTGAAATACTAACGGCAATACCAAGTGAACCGTTGATGAGTAGATATGGGAGTTGTGCTGGTAAGACTGTCGGCATCTTTTCTGTTTCATCATAGTTTGGTACGAACGGGACGATACCTTCCTTGAGGAATTCACCATATTTTTCTCCTGCAGGTGTCAGATTTGCTTCGATATACCTACCATGCGCTGCAGGGTCACCGTAGATTGACCCGTTATTACCTTTTACTTTTACGATTGGTAGTGGATTTTTCCACCATGTCGAGAGTCCAACAAGTGCGCCAGCGATGGCTGTATCACCATGAGGGTGATATTTACCCATAACTTGCCCTACAATTTTACTAACTTTTGCTGGTCTACTTTTTGATGTTAATTTCGAATCTAACATATCGTATACAATTCTACGATGCACAGGTTTAAGACCATCCCGCACATCGGCTAAAGCTCTATCTTCTATTGTGTGCATACCGTATTCGTAATAATCATTTAGAAACGAATCAGCGGTATTCACTGTGTTAATTTTTACCATTTTACACTTCCTTGTCGTTTGTATTTGTAATTATTATATCATGACATTAGTCTTGATGTCAATAGTGGAATAAAAAAACCCGGAAAAAAAATTAGGTCAGTGGGATGACCACTGTAAAATCATTTCCATGGATTTTCCCCTTTCTGCATAATTAAATGCGAGGTAGCACTGGGTAGGGAAACCCAGTGCATATTTTATGGTCGGTGTTTAACACCTATGCGCTCAGTGGGATTTGAACCCACACGAGATTCCTCGCCAGCCCCTCAAGCTGGTGCGTCTGCCGTTCCGCCACGAGCACTAAATGGGAGGGTTTAACCCTCCCTCGTTATTATTTTGCAGTATTTTTACGTCTTAAACCTACAACAGTAAGTAATGCTAATGCACCTAATCCAACTGTTGTAGTAGACTCGCTACCAGTGTTAGGTAATGCTTTACCTACTTTAGTAGTTTTAGTAGCTCCAGCAACTTTAGTTTCTGTTACTTTGTGAGATACTGGTTTTGTTACGTTTGTTGTAGCATTTTGACCGATTGTGTTTACTTTAGGTTTTTCAACACCTACAGCAACAACTTTATTCACTGGTTTGATTTCGCTAACTACTGTTTCTTCGATAGCTTTTAACACACCATTATCGATGAATTTCATTACTTTAACAACACGGTGACCGTTTACACCTTCTTGTTTAACTACTTTTTCACCAACAGGGATTGTAGTATCTTCAGTTTCAACTGTGTTAAACTCAACGTCTTCTTCACGAGTGAATTCTTCGATTTCAATCGCTGGTAATTCGTCAACAACAGGAGTTGCTGGCATGTGTTCAGCAGTGTAGATTCCAAGTAATGTTACATACTCTTTTTCTAATCCAGCTAATTCACCGTTTAACTTATCTTCAGTGTTTTTGAACTTAGACACTTCAGCAGTAAGTTTGCTGATTTCATCGTTTAATCTGTCGATTTCTTTATTCACTTCAACTAATCTAGCTTCGTTTTCAGCGCGTTTTGCAATTTTGTTTTCTAACTCAACTTTTTCGTTAGTTAACGTAGCAATTTCATTTTCGATAGATTTGATTGCGTCTTCAACTGCTACACGAGCTTCAACAGCTTTGTTGTATTCAACTACTGCATTAGCGTGAACAGCCTTTGTTTCTGCTAGTTTAGCTTGAGCTGCACTTTGTACTTTGATTGCGTCACTTAAAGCTTTTTCTTTAGTTGCTTTATCAGCAGTCACATTACGTAAGTTATTTTCAGCGTCATCTTTAGCTACTTTTGCATCGTTCACAGCTTTTACAGCTTCGTTGTACTTAGCTTGAGCATCTGGTGTTTTAGTTTGAATAGCGTTTAATTCAGCTACTTTAGCGCGAGCAGTGTCTAGAGCTGTAGTTGCTTTAGCTAACTCTGCTTTTGCTGTTTCTAAATCACTATTTGCTTTGTCTAATTTAGCTTGTAATGTAGCTTTATCTTCGTACACAGCATTTGGTAATAATGTTTGAGGTCCGTAGATAGCGTCATATGAACCGTTCTTAACTGTTGATGGATTAATCGCAATAGCATGAATTTGCATAAAGTCTGCACCTTCAACTTGTGATAATGCGATACCTACATTTTTGTCACGTACTAATGTGATAGCATGTTGGTAGTGACCTGTAGTTGGCCCTTCGTGTAAGAATTGGTTTGCAGCCATATAGATTTCGTGGAATAATTGTTGTTTAGTTATTTGCATACCTTCGAAGACACTACCAGCTAAGTTTTCGTAGAATTGGCTAGTTGTATCTACACCTGGTTTAGCCGAAGTTGGTAAACCACGTTTACGCGCAGCGTCGTTGATTCCACGACCAAAGTGACCAAACTTTTTAATGTTGTTGTCCACAACTGATTTAGCTACTTCACGAGCGAATTCGACAGCGTCTTTGTGTACTTTTACTTTTTCAGTAATCCCTAACTCTTCACGAGCTGAGTTGATTAATTGAGCAAAGTATTGAGATGCTTCAACTAATACGTCTGTCGGGATGTTGTTAACGTCGTATACAACACTATTATCTTTTGCGTTAGTGTACCCTTCGATAATCTCGTTGTAGTCATGATTCTCACGTAACTCTCTATCGGCCTCAATTACTTTCTTGATAGCTTCTTTACGTTTTGCAGAGTTTTCTTCTGAGAACTTATCCCAAGCGGCGTCTACACGGTCGAAATAATCAGACGCGCTCTCACCAGGTTTTTGAGGATTAGCTTTCTTCCAAGCGTCTCTATCAAATCTTGCTTCGTCAATAGCTTTGAATTCTTTGAATGCTTTAATCCATTCTGGTGTAGTTACTACTTTTGTTGGATACGCGAATGCGTTCTCAACAGCTTCTTTTGCATCTTTTTGTGCTTTAGTTGTTTTTGTAACTTCACTTGTTTTGTCTTCTTTGTCTTTTGCTTTTACGATAACATCAGCGTTTGCGTTTACTTTTTTCTCAGATAAATCTGCGTCAAAAGCTTTAGCCGCGTCTAAATTCGTTTTAGCTTCTTTTTGTTTAGCTTCTTTATTTGCTAAATCAGCAGTAGCTTTTGCTACGTTGTCTTTTGCGATTTCTTCAGCTTTAGGGTCTAATGCTTGTTTCTTAGCTTCAACATCTTTGTCAGCTTTATTTACATTTTCTTGAGCTTTTTCTACTTCTTTAGCTTTTTCTTGAGCTACAGTTTGTTTTCCAGCTTCATTTGTTTTAGCTTTCTCTAACTCGTTTGCTTTATCAGCTTTATTTTGTTTTTGAGCATTGATTTTATCTTCAATTTTAGCTACATCCGCTGGTGTAGTATTTTTAGCATCAGCGATATCTTTTGTTAATTGACCTTTTTCTTCAGTTAAAGCTTTCTTAACTTCAGTTTTGTTGTCAATAGTACCTTGTACTTTGTTGATTTCTTTTTGAGTGTTAGACACTTCTGCTTTCTTGTTGTCAACAGCTTTCTTCGCGTCTAAAACTTGATTGTCTGTTACTTTTGTTACTTTAGTTGGTTGTGTAGATTCTGTACTCACTTCACTTGTAGTGTTTTCTGCTGCCGAAGCATCTCCACCACCTACTAATACCGCAGTACCTGCAGCCGCTAATGTTGCAATTGTCATAGTTGTTTTATTCATAATTTTATACCTCGCTTGTATATTAATATTTTATTTTTCCGATTTGACTCGGGTGAATTTTTATTCATGAAAATTAAGGGGTTTGGGGTCAGAACCCCATGACCTGCACTTTGTGTAGACAAAGTGCGAATAACTCATTGTTAAAATTAATCCGGTTTCATCGTTTTTATAGATTTTAATTTTATCACAAAATAGAAGGGGTATGGGGTCTAACCCCATGGGGCCAGGCATTTGGTGTATACCAAATGCCGAAAACTATTTGTCGAAGAATAGTTGTTTACGTTTCGCCGTATTATCACCCATTAAGTCATCTATGAGTGAAGCTAGTACATCAGGGTCATCCACGCGTAGTTGAGTTAGTTTTCTAGTTTGTGGATTCAGGATAGTCTCATTTACCTGGTCGGCAGAAAGCTCTCCTAGACCTTTGTTTCGCTCGACATATTTAGGCTTATTTCGACTGAGATATTTTAACTGCTCATCTTCAGAGTATGTGTAGTGAATTTTATTACGTCCGTAGTTCACAAATAATGGTGTATCTAAGAAGTATAGATGACCACCTAACACAATACCCGGGGCATACTTCATAAACAACGTGATGAGTAGTGTGCGAATATGTTTACCGTCAACGTCTTGGTCAGTACCGATGATTATTTTATGATACTTTAGTTGTTTCGGGTCGTATTTAGCGCCGAATGAGATACCGAGTACAGAGAATATAGTGGTAATCTCTTGGTTCTCTAGGGCTTTAGATAACGTTGCTTTATTTACGTTGAGTACCTTACCGCGAAGTGGCAATATAGCTTGGAAGTCTGCGTCCCTGTTTGCTTTAAGGGTACCTGCTGCCGAGTCACCCTCAACCAGTATGAGTTCTAGTTTCTTAGGGTCTTTTCCACGTGCTTGAGCTAGTTTTGTAGATAACGCAATCTTCGCGTCTTTTTTTGAGATAGTAGTATTCTTATCTAACTCTTTAGCTTTCTCATATAACTCTTTGATTAATTGGTCTAAGAGTTTGTGTACGGCAGTTATGTTTTTGTCAAGATGCAATCTCGCTTTATCATAAAAGACGTCACTCACCATCGGGACTACTTCTTTGTTATTTAGTTCGTCTTTAGTTTGAGGTGCCAACATTGGGTTGTTATGTTTGAAGTCAATAATGACATGAGTTCTTTGCATTAGGGTCTTTTTCTGGAATAACTTACTAACGTCGTCGACATTTAGAATTTTCTTGATGAGGTCTATTTGTTTTCGATATTTCGTATTGAGGTCTGAGCTGAACTCAGCATAATAATGCTTCATTAGTCGAACTAGCCCATCTTCAAATCCTTTCACATGTGTTCCACCTAGTTTATTACGGATACCGTTTGTAGAGGCTTCAAGAGAATATGTTTTATCGTCTGAGAATACAAGAGCGATGTCCGCTTGCATATGCACCTCGAATCCATCAACTTCTTCTGATTTATATCCAGAGACTATAAATGGTTTGGTTAGGTTTTTCGTATCCGCTGTAATCTTAGTGATATAGTCTAACAATCCGTTGGGGGCGTGAAACGTATATGTTTCACCCTCTTTTTCATTGATTAACTCGAGTGTCAAACCTTTATTGAGATACGCTCGTTGCTCTAAAAGCTGCTTTAGCATATCTTCATTTACCTTGGTTGTTGTTAGGCGTTTAGGTTTATTTGAAGGTTTGAAGTGAACTTGTGTACCTGTCTCGGCTGTCTTTTGTTTAACTTTTGGGAGTTTTCCGTTTTTCAATTTAACTACAGGTTCCCCGTCTTCAAAACGGTCATGGAAGATGTATCCGTCTTTGTAGATTGTTATATCAAGGAAATCGCTCATAGCGTTGGTAGCACACCCACCAATACCGTTTAACCCTCCAGAGAATCTGTTGGCATTTTGTTCACGGTTAGCTTGGAACTTACCACCAGAACCCATTCGTGTGTACACTAATCGCTCTTCAATTTCGCCTGGATTTGCCTCACTTTCGTATGGTGAAATTCCGCGACCATGGTCTCTCACAACAATAGAGTCGTCAGCTTTTAGTGTTACGGTTACTGGCTTAGTCTTGTCAGGGTAATTTGGATATTCGTCAATTGCGTTATCGATAATTTCACGAATTATTGTTGCTAATCCGCATTCACCATTATCACCTATAAACGTCCCTGGACGTTCACGTATTTGGTCAATGTCAGATAGTAATAAAATAGTGTCGGTCATAAATACATCCTTTCATGTCTTTGTTAATTCCACAGTAGGGCTCGAACCTACTTTCGCACCGTGCGTGGATTTACTGTTTCAATATCATTATATCATAATATCGTACGAAATGCAATAGTTATTCATTTTTTCATAGACTAAATGTTCGTCTTTATCGTACCATATCGACGGTATTTCGGATTCACACCAATCAATATCTTCGAGGATAAGCGATTGTAAGATGATATCATGTGGTAACGGTAAAATTTCATCTGGATGGTCTCCCAACCAAGCGCCAGCATTTTGACACATGACAACGTCCCATAACTTATATGTTGCGTCTTGGAAATCAGCGTCCCAATATATTGGTATAGTAGCCTCAGCGATAGCTTCGTGTTCCTCTATTCCTTCTTGAGTTGTATGCACAATGCAATCTCTGTTTGATTCATATCGTTTACAATAATTTGTGAAGGTTTCGACGTCTTTGATTTTGTCTAAGTTTTCCTGAATGTAATTCCTAAATTCTTTTAACTCGAATATCGCTCTGTCTGTGTATCCAGACCAATGGAAGTAGATAGAATTTCTAGGATAATCTGCATAATAATTAATAATAACAAGTCTTTGACCGTAACTAGAAATTAGGAAAATTGAGAAATTCACCATTTCTAGATTAATTTTGGAGTATTTCAACTCAAGGTCTTACGGTTAACCTATTCCATATAAACTCATCTTATTTCGACTTGTAGCCACACAATAAGACTTGTCGCTTATACTTCTAACTAAACACCACCCTAAAGGGAAATGCTTGACTGTCTTGCGTCAATACATCTTTATAAGGTTGCACTTTAAAGACTATTTGAAGGTGTCTTTATAACCTTGTCCTTGTCTAGCAATTACATATGAAGCTCCGACGTGGACGTTAAGCTTCATAGCCCCGCAGTATTTCTCTTTGGCCAACCAAGATGTCCAAGCTGGGTTGACTTTGATTAGATTTACTTTATTTTTATAGGTAACACTTTCGACTATATCACCAAACTGACGATACGCTAGTGAGTGTATCATCTCATTATACTTCTTGTTCTGTTTCGTTTCGGTCTTAGACTTTTTAGTTTTGAAGTCTAAGTCTTCAATACTAACATCTTTACCTGTTTGGAGTGCCAACTTCACTATAATATTAGCAACACCTTGCAAATCAGTCTTAGTTTTATCTCCTGATTTGAAACGATAAGGTAGTACCTGCGTTTTCACCAAATGACCATACTTGTTAGTTTCAGCTAGAGTAACAAAACCTTTATTAAAGTCTAGACCAATAGTTCCGTTATAAGAGCGAGTGACAAAATCGTCTACGTGAATTTCATAGGTACAATAGAGATAATATCTCCCATTCCTCTTTATGATTTTGTAAGATAGAGGGCTTGACTTAGACCTTAAGATGGATATTAGATGTTTCTTATGGCGATTAAAATAAACTTTACCATAAACATACTTACCTCTCGCTGATTTATATCCGCCGAAATCCTTACGTAACTTAACTCCAAACTGATTATCTTTACGGTTGTACTCTAACTGTAACATCGTATTGCAGGTCGTTTCTTCTCTTGCCCCAATAAAAGTCATTTGACTGTCTCGTTGAGCTATGAAGTGTTCATAATCTTGTTGTAATAGTTTCTTTGTACCAAAACAGAGTTTTAGTCTACCTGATTCTAACTGGTAAGTTAGATTGCTAAGTTTTTGTTTCATCCTATTTAGCTTGGACTTCTTAGCAATTATCTTTCGTCTTAGGTTCCTTTGTTTGATAAGCGAGACACGTTTACCAAGTTCTAGTTTAACTGAGTTATAGTCTCTTAATTCAACTAACTTTGGAATAACTTCAGTTTCAAGATGAGAGATTTTAATCCCTAATTGCTTCCTCTCATACTTCTTTAATTCCTTTAGAGCGTTGTACCTACCTTGAGCGTCAGAAATAATAGAGCTAGCAGTTCGTTTTAGAATATTGTATTTATTTTGCAAGTGCGTATTGTATTGTGATTTGTTTAAGTCGCTGTGTTTAATAGTATAGAAAGTCTCCCTCATCGCTTTAGCGTATTCGCTACGAGAAGACTCTATGTATTCGATTATATCATAGTTGTTTTTCTCGTGTAACTGTGTTACAACTGTGAATTTTCGCTTTTGCATCAGGGTTCCTTTCTGTTTGTAATATTATACTTATATTATATCATATAATCAAAGTGATGTCAACTAGATGTGGAAAATCAGTAATTACTCTTCTTTGTTTTGGGGAGTGTATACCGACCTATTGTAAATCCTTCCTCAGAAAAAACCACAGGATTAATCCTGTGGTTTTCCTAATTTTAGTTTTTCATTAGCTCTTGCAAGAGCTTCTAGTTCATTTGTGATATCTGGTGTTTCCGGTAATACTGGTTGTGTTACCGCTTGAGCTACCTTGATATCTAGAGCATTTAGTCTTGAACCATATGTCGCAAGAGTTTGCTGCATAGCATCAGCTTTTGTTTCTGTACGATTAGCGACACTCGCAATCTTCGCAATATCTGATGATGTAGACTCGAGTATCGGAATTATATCCGCAATAGCTTCGATGAGTTGACTTTCTTTCATTAGGGCTACAAGCTCTTTTAAGTCTTCTGACGTAGAAATTACGTCTTCATCAGCTTCTGCCGATACTATAGCTTCGATAAACTTGTCTAGCTTGTCGGAAACTTTATCCATACTCGCTTTAGTTTGTTCTACAGTCTTTTGTAGAGTAGTTTGATTTTCAGTTAGAGACGCCACTTTCTTGTCGAAATCTTCTTTTTGTTCAGTGGTTGATTTCATGAAGTCACGTAATGTCTCGTCCAAATGTTTTGTTGTCTCATGCACTTCTTTATTGCGCTTATCCATGAGACTTAGCGCATTTATTACGTTAATATTCGAACTAATCAGGGCTGAGACTAGTGTCTCTAACCCTTCTTGGTTCTTTTGTGTGTTTAATTCTGGATTTGTCATACGTCACCTTTCTACTTGAACAGTCCGAAGAAACCTTTTTTCTCAGTTTCCTCAGCCTGAACCTCGTCGCTTTCTATTTCGTCGTATACAGGGTCTTCATCAACAAATTCAACTTCTAAGTCGTCTTGTGTGTTAATTAACTCATTTAGTGATTTGTCAGAATAACCAAATAAATCTTCAACATCTTCAGTAGTGTCGATGCGAATTTCAGGTTCGAAAGTAGCCACCTTCTCATCAAGAGAGTCTGTAGCGTGCGCAAATTTCTCAGTAGCATCGCTCATAATAGACAGGGTTTGACTATAATCAGCGACAACATCTGTTAGCTCACCCAATACTAACTCTAGAGTGTCTAATTCGTTTGTAATTTTCTCATCATTCGCACTATTCGATACACTTATTGACTCAATAGTTTCACGTAATTCTGCTGTAGAAGTATTGATTTGAGAAATCTCTTCAATTTCATTACGAGCATCCAAAGCACTATGTACAGCCTCAATGCGGTCTTGAATGTTTGACATTTGAGTCTGGATAATTTCTGAGTGATTAGTAATCTCATCTAACACTTCACCTTTATGCTCTTTGATATTTTCAGAAACTTGCTTAGCTTCCATTTCTAACTCTTTTAAGTCAGTGTTATATTCAGTGATGTCTTTGATTAACTTGTCAGTAGACGCGCTGTGGCTATCTAATGAATTTAGCATTAACTGAGTTTTACCTTCGATTTCACTCAACACTTGTTTGTTATCAAGTGCTTTGTTAGTATTAGTCAGTGTTTCGTGCATTTTCGCTGTCATATTACCGATAGCGTCAATTTTCTTCTGAATGACACGATTAGCTTTTACGTTTGATAATGCAGAAACCGTTAATTCTCTAGTTTGGTTATATAAATTTTCCATAGTCATGCGAATACCCCCTATTACTTACCTAATGCGTCTACACGTGTTTCAACAACACCTAGTCTTGTAGTAGCTGAATCTAGTTTAGATGTAAGTGTCTCAACACCATTATTAGACGTTTTGATGTCTCCAATTAGTGTATTCACTTTTTCAATTAATTGAACTTGGCGTTCACTGTATTTTGTACTATCTTCTTCTTGTTTGCGTTGTAAGTCAGCAACGTCTTTACGTAATGCTTCGATTTCTTCGCGTGCTTCTGTAAGTTTAGACTCATATTCTCCACTTTCGATAGCGTCTTTGATGCTTGTTAGTTTGTTTGATACTGAGATTACTTGTTCAGTATATTTCTCACCCATAGCTTGAACCGCATCGTGTACGCTGACTTTATTATCACGTAATTGAGTAAGTATATCTGTTAAGTCTTGTTTAAATTCGTCTTTTAACTCAGCGTTAATACCGTCGAATTCTTTGATACTTTCAATGTTTTTGTTTAAATCTTGTAAACCTTCTTCAACAGATTCTGTGTTTTCGATTACTCGGTCTAACTTAGTGTTTGATTCAAATGCATTATCTGAAGTTGCTACTACAGTTTTCGCAATCTCAATTGTTGTTTGACCTAGCTCGGTAACTGATGTATCAACACCAACAATACCTTCTTTTAATTGTTCATTAGTTGAATTAGTTGTTTCTAATAGGGCTTTAATGTCTAAAATTGATTGTTCTTGATTCATATTATTTGTATCCTTTCGGGTTAATTTGGTTTTAAAGCATTTAATAATTGTTGTTGCCCATCTTCCTTATCACTGAGGCGTGTTATTACTTCAGTATCTATCGTACCTTGGGCAATTAAATGTATGACTTGTACTGGTTTTGTTTGACCGGTTCTGTGTAACCTAGCATTTGCCTGACGATATACCTCATTCATCCATGTCATAGTGAGCCATATTATTGTATGACCACCGTCTTGAATATTGAGTCCGTGACCTGCCGACTGCGGGTGGACAAACAGCACCGGTATCTCACCGTTGTTCCATCTACGTATTACATCTCGGACGTTCGGGTCGTTTGAACGTAGTGTTTCAAATTCAATAAACTTACGAGCTCGCTCGATATCCGATTTGAAGTTGTAGAAGACTAGTATCGGTGATGTTGCTGTTTCCACTATCTCCTTTAGTCTCTCAAACTTAGCGTTATGATAGACTATATACGGCTCGGACGGGTCTTCGGTGTATACGGCGCCTGCGGCTAGCTGTAACAGCTTGGAAGCTAATACAGCTCGGTTTCTCACAACAATCTCGTCACCGTCTATTGTGCTGAGACATTCCTGCTCATCATCTTGGAATTGCGACCGAATCTCTTTTTCGAATTCCCGGTAAGCTTTCATTATGTTTGGAGGTAGTGATATCTCCTCATCGATAAATGTTAATTCGGGTAAGTCAACTAGACCTTCACTTCGCAGAGCGATAACTGTTGGTCGCATTCTCTCAAATATAGCTTGGTCGGCGTTTGGTTTCAGTTTCCATTTATACACTTGACCTGTATTTTTGTTAACCATATCTGGTTCAAAGTAGTGCGAACGATATTTGTAGAAATTCTCCGATAAGAGTTGTTTGTTCGCGGGGTCAATTAGCATCATTTGCGACCATATATCTAAGAGCGAATTTGGTGCGGGAGTTCCTGTGAGTCCAATGAAGTACTTAACGTTTTTCGTCAACATACTCATATTAGTAAACCGTTTTGTTTCAGACGATTTGAATAGTGATAATTCATCGATAACGACACATTCAAATGGGAATGGTTCGTACCTATCGGTATAATGTTTGATGAGGTTATCCAATTGTTCAGGGTTTGTTGTTAATATAGTCGGCTTGTTTACACTATCTAATTGCTCAAACAATTTTGCTCGCTTTTTCTTAGACAACCTGATATTAACTAACACGTCAATGTCGTATCCCCATTTTTCAGCTTCACGCGACCATGTATCAAGCGCGACCATTATAGGTGCGACGATGAGAATTGGTTTTGTCGGATTTAGCTCACCATTTGTGAGTAGCTCATTTATCGCTGCAAGTGTGGCGAGTGTCTTACCTAACCCCATATCAACGAATAGACCGGCACGTTTTTTCTTCAAGACGAACTCGACCATTTGTACTTGATAAGGGCGTAGTGTAGCACCACTAGGTGTGTGTATCTCGCGAATTATGGTTTGTGGTGTGTAAAATACTCGTTGGTCATTTACTATGACTTTATTTCCGTTTATGCTCGCTAAGAAATAGTCGTCATCCACAACGTGTTGTGGACTATTATATGCTATAGCAAAGTCGTATTTACCACTTCTAATTGATTCAACTAGTTCCCGAGTACTTTGCAACCTAACAGTGTGCGGGGACATTTGAGCTAATTGCGGGTTATCTGTGAGTAATGTGTCACCAGCAAGCCATGGTATAATCCCCTGAATCATAGCTTGGTTCAGAGGGTCTTTGACAATTAATATTTTCATAAATTATACCTTCATATTCTTGATTGGTGCAAATGATTTTCGGTGATGTTGCGTAATACCGTACGTCTCAATTGCGTTGATATGTTCTTTGGTACCATATCCAGCGTTTCGACTCCAACCATAGTGTTCACAACCTGGTTCGTCTTCACACCTACGCATCCATTCATCTCTTAATGCTTTAGCTACAATTGATGCTGAAGCGATAGATAGTGATTTAGTGTCACCCTTGACTATAGTCTCTTGTGTGATTTTCGTCGACGATGGTTTGTTCTTTCTCATCTTACTTTCAAAATACCAATCTTTGAGGTTCTCTAGCTCGTCCAATTTATCGTTTTCTAAGAGATAATTAAGTAAATAATTGGTGTTTGTTTGATTCCCATCGATTAATAAGGTTGTTGGCGTCGGGTTTGTCTTGTACGCACGAGCTACCGCCAGCTCAATCGCGTTGTTGATATTGTACTTGTCAATCTCTTCTGGTGTTGCTATACCGACAGAAACAGTTGTTGCAACTTTTAGTATTTCTTCAGTTAATTCTCTGTGCTTATCTTTCGGTACTTGCTTACTATCTGTCACATCAGGTAGTGTACAGTCTTCTGGTAGTGCGACCATTGCGACAAATACAGGGCCAGCTAAGCACCCTCGACCAACCTCGTCAACACCAGCAACGACCCCGTCGTATTTTCTTTCGTATTCTAAATTAGGCATCGTATAGCGCGTACGAATCGATGCACATTTGTATTTCGTCGACACTATAAGTGTCTAATTCGAAATGTAATTCATCCAGCATAGCAAGGAATCCGTCTAGACTTTCTTTAAATTTGCTGTTTAGGTATGGCAATATTTCTTCTGGGCAACCTTCAGTCGGGCTGAATTGTATGTTGTGGCCACCAGTCTTTAGAAATTGACTTAGAGGTATTTTGTTTGTCACGAGTTCATATGAGAAGAATTGTCTCATATCTTCAACAACGTCATCGACATCGTTAGTATCTATATCGTAAACATATGATATGTCGTTTATATTTTTGATTAGTTGAAATTTAACGTGCATACTAATTAATTCCCTTTCTTGTAAAACTCTTTTGTTTCGGGTGTTTTGAAGTAGGTTTGTGAGATATAACAGAGATATCCGAAGTATTTCGAAAATAACTCATAGAATAAATTATCGTCAACGATGATTGTGAATCGACTATAATCCTCACGAACAAAGTCCTCTTCAGTTTCCGGAATAGTAACGTGCGTAATTACGCTCGCATCTCTGATGTTAGTGAGTCCATATTTTAACATAACACCTTGATATTTATTGTAACGTTCGTATGTGTCCACATCAGCAGTGAATTCAATCACATCTCCAGGTACTAATGTACCAAGGCTGATAAGTTCTCTAGTATAATCTGTCCATACATGGTCTGCCACAATGTTTCCTGTATTAACATTTGTAACCTGTGCTAACAGCATTGTCGGTCTTGACGAGTCGTGGTCACGCCCAAATCTACCTATACGTGCACGATAACGAACATTCGGTATTCGTGTACGCGTTTCCTTATGTTCACTATGTAGTATTTCACGTTTATCTTCAACCGGTGCCGTAATAACTTCAAGTATTGTCTCAACTGTTTGTTCGAGTTTACGATTTTGTATAGTCACAATTCGACCAGGGTTTTCATTTGCAATTGTTTCATAACCCTCTGCAACACGTTCTAAGAACTCTGTTTGTTCATATCGGTCAGTTGTTTCTCCGCGTTTGCGTCGACGGTCTTGCGCGACCTCAAGCGGTAATGTTAATAGTATAGTTTTATCTGGTGTTATATCATTTGTTACTGTTCGGTTTAAGTATTCTAAAAGTGATAAATTGTTTCGGTTACCATATCCTTGATAAGCGATAGTTGAGTCTGTATATCGGTCTAAGAAAATGTAATCGTACCCAACTTTCATTGCTGGAGTTAGTACATTTTTCACCATGTCTGCACGTGCTGCTGAGAATAATAACACATCAGCTAAAGGTGAACGTGGTGTTGGTTTTTTGATTAATGCTCGAACCTCTTCTCCGAAAACTGTTGTTCCAGGTTCTTGTAAGACTAGTACCTTCTTACCGTCCTGTTCTAATTGTTCCTTTAAGGTATTAATAACCGTTGTCTTACCGACACCGTCAATACCTTCGAATGATATTAATTTAGTCATTCATGTATATAATCCTTTCTGTTAGTCTATTCTTTGTCGAGAATGCATTGTTCACGTCCAATATAGACGTAAAATGAAACGTCTTGGTCTTGAGATAATTCGTTGTAAGTGCGTCTCGCTAATACCAATTCCCGCGGGGTGAATTGGTATAGTGTGTTATTGAGCCAATCGGTTATCTCAATACGTGTGATTTTGTCGCGATTATTCGCTAATTCTTCCCATGTCACTGGTCTCACTCCTTTCTTTAATTTTTATTGGAGAAAACACCACCGATGGTGATGTTCGTCTCTATATGTACCATATGGTTTTTTTCCATCTTTCATTTGGGAAATTTCGATGGTTATCATATTCGTGTCGCTCTATGGCTTTACGAATAGCTTTACTTGTATGATATATCGCACCAACAAGGTCTTGTTCGTATGGATATGTTGGGTCACAACCCGTCTCCCACACTGTACGGGTACTATTACCTTTCGGCGTTCCGTATAGTATTGTGTTCATAATTGAATTTGTTGTTAGTGCGTGACCTTTTAATTGTTCTAGGTGTGGTCTTAATGATTCGTGGAAATATTTTCCAGACCACAATTCAATTAGTGTCTGTTCGTCTATATCGTCGGGTGTTGATATATCGATAGGTATCTGTTTGAATTCGTCTTGTGTAGCCGTTACTAGTTCAAACCCACCGTCAGACGTTTGTATGTAGCTAATTTCATATTCTTTAGGTATATCCTCTTCGTAGCGGACATTGTGTTTTGGTTCCATTTTACCTACTTTCTGATATGTCACGCTCGACCAAATTGTCTAAACATGTAATATCGTCTAATGTTGTTAGTTGAATACCTTCGTATTCTTCAACGAGCATTCTGACCTCGTCTATTGTTCTTTCAAAATGATGGTGGATAACACCGTTGTCACGCACGGTTATTGTACGATTGTCTCGTGCGAATTTGTCTTCTGTTTCGTTTTGTTCAAAGTCATTTCGAACTAAAGCTTGCCTGAAACTCTCGACGTTTTCATAACCGATGTATGCATATCTATCACGAGTATCGGTTGTAGTGGCTGTCTCGATTAATGATTGTCGTATGTTCCACAAATCCTTTGGTTGGAATTTCGGAAATACATTAACGTTCTTTTCTGGGTTGATATATTTTGCTCGAACCCCCGATATTTCTACATACGTATCATGATATTCGTGGCCGGGTGTCATAGAATTGTCTCCAACTTTGTATTGATGGAATTTATCACCACCATTACCGTTTTTCGATGTGATGTTTACGTATAATAATTGGTTATCGTTAACCGCAACAACCATTACTGGTCGCACCTTGGAGCGTTGACCGTTAACATTGAATAGTTCTCCGCGCACATCATACTCATTATAACCGTTGTAGTAGTCTTTTGTAATCTCTTCAAACGGAATTCGCGTAGTTATAATGTCACCGAAAGTTAAGTCTTTCATTTGCTTTTCTGTAGTCTCTATCATTGCGTTTTCCTTTCTTGTGGTTTAATTAAATTATACCACAAGATTTGAGATTTTGCTAATTAGTTCGAACCGCCGTAGAACCATCCGACAAATCCTCGATTTGCTCGTGGGTCATATGGTCCAGGACCGATGTTATTAACAAATCCACCTACAGCGGCACCAAGCCCTATAACTAAAATTCCGACAACGAATGCTGTCCAAAACGCAACGTATAGTCCGAATAGAAGTAGTGCCCATTTTGTTATAAATTTGATTATTGGTAATATTATTTTCATAGTTTTTCACCTTGTTTTCAACCTATCAACGATAGGGGTCGGTTAGGTTTTTAGTTTCTTAAAATCCTTTTGATTGATTGAAAATCCTTTCTTTTATTTTTTTTTCATGAAAATCGAGGGGCTCGGGGCCTCCCGTGAGTTAAGATTGCGTATGCAAACTAACTTTTTTTTTCACAAATAATGATGGGGTCGGGGGTTCGGGACCCCCGTGAGTTAAGATTGCGTATGCAATCTTAACTTTTTTTTTTCACAAATAATGATGGGGTCGGGGCTTGGCCCGTGTATTCGCCACATTTGACGTCTTCCCGAGATTAAAATCCCAGGATTCCTGCTTGACAAATGTCAAACGCGCTTAGAACTCATCTTTAACTAAAGATGACTGTCTAAAGACAATGACCTGCTTTGAGTAAAGACCCAATCTCGGTATGTGTCTAAGCATTGGAAGTTTCACAAGATGGATGAGCTAATAAGAACTCGTCTGTTTCATTAAGAACTCATCTGTTTCAAAGACTTTAGTCTAAGTCTTGTGCGGTAACGCAGGAGCGTCAGTCCTGCGGGGTTAAATCATACCCTGACATTATTTTAAGTACCAGTCTAGACGACTTGGTTTTTGTTTAGCTAGAAATTCCTTCATCTTCTTATAGAAGTTTGGGAATTCTTTAGAAATATTTTGGTCATACTGACCATTTTCTATATGTCCAATTAGAAATGCTGAATAGAGGTCTCGCTGTACACCTGTCCATTCATCGGAAAGGTCAAATATGCGAGTTGAAAGCGTTTTCTTCTCAAAACTCTCAGTTAGATGATTGTATTGACTAGGTTTTACCTTTTGCGGATTTATAATCTCAAATGTGATACCTAACGTGTTAGCTCTCGTTTTAAGAGCCTCTCTAAAGTAGCTTGGTGCAGCTTTGAGTATTGCTTTCCCGAAGCGCTTTTTACTATATGGTCTATTAGTCTTTGGATTAATACGAATATCTTTACTTCGTTTTTGAAATCCTTTGACATTTAGGTCTTCCATTCGAATAGTAGAAGCCTGTGAGACAATTCGATTAATAAGCTCACCTTGGAGCTTTCGTCTCTCCTCAGTCAAACTTCTATACGCTTTCTGGCGTCTTCGAATTAGTCTTTTAGCTTTATTTGTAGGCCGCTTAAATCTAACTCCACGCTTAACCGTACCGTTTGGATTATAACAGCCTGGATTATTCACCCTTCGACTTCGCTCAATCCGTCTGTCTAAGGATTTGATGAGTTTCTCACGCGTAGTGACATTCTCAGGTACTAAGTCAACTAGTGCTACCTCATCGCTAGACGCGTAAGCTACCGTCGATACACCTGGGTCAATACCAACTGTGTGTTCACCTTTAGTTGTCTTAGCTAAAGGATACCCCTCACAGGCAATCTGCAGGTAATACATTCTCTTTCCTCTGATTGTTTTTCTAACTATTTGGACATATTTAATTTTCTCAGCTCGCAATAGACTCATCTGTTGGTATTCGTTAAATGTTTTTGTCGATATATCAACGAAGGTACTTGCTTTATGAATGAAGAGTGTATAAGCCACGCCAGTCTTTTCTGATGGTACAATACGGGTGCCCATATTGTTTATTTTATTTCTGAAACTCGCGTTTAAGTTGAACTTGCTTCTGAATTTAACTCTATCAGGCTTAACTTTATAGAATATGACTTTCTCAAGCGTCTGATAAACGTCTTTTGCGACAACTTGGAGTTCTGATGCGCTTAGATGTTTGTAAGGAGAGTTAGGTTCATTTCTACGATTTGTAAGGTGTTTAGATAAACTAAATTCTGATAAACCGTAACCTAGTCTTAAGTCAGATAGAGCTTTATCGTATAGTTTGAGTTGCCACGCTAAACCTTTAGACTTTTTCAGTCGCTGAGCACTCTCGACTAAAGACTGACGAGCTTCCAATAGCTCTTGATATCTAGGGTTAGCTCGCATCGCTTTAAGTCTACGTAGACTTAAGCCAAGTACCTCATTATAGGCACTATTAGTAATATTAAAGCTCTTCTCTAAGTGGTTTTCTATCTGTTCAGGTAAATGAACTTTTACCGAAACCACGAAACTCGGTGTAGATGCTCTCATGAGACACTCTCCTTTCTTATAGTATACTTATATTATATCATAAGAGAGCATAAGAGAGGGGAATTGAGAGGGAATTAGTCAAGAAATGACAGGGGAAATCCCTAACGATACTAATTCATCCCGGGATTAAATTCCCAGGCTTTCTCAAACCTCCCAATGTAACATTCGCTCCAAATCTAAGATGTTTTCGGTTGGAGATTTGTATCTGTTGTTGATACAGTATTCGAGTATGAATTTAACATATTCCTGTCGTAAAGTATCGACGTCTTGACCTCTTGGGTCGAATGATGGTATGCACCTAAAATACATATCCATTCGTCGTAAATCAAAGTCGGTTGCAACAAGCAGTTGCGTGTCGACGTAACGGATAAACCCGCACATGTCGATATCAGTGTCGCCTGTGATAAATTTAGCATAATCCACACTCACATCGGCTAGGAAGAGTATCGGAATTAGGAGTCCGTAGTCTCGCACTACCCCCACTAATTCGACTTCAGACATGGTCTGTAGCTCCGTGTTCATTCGAACAAATGTTTTAGTTTTTGTACCAGCTAACACTGGCAGGTTCAGTTTTGTTAAATCACGGTTAAGTTTTTCAGTCAATCGGTTCATAAAGTGCACTACTAAGCCTTTCTTTGGGCGTTTTTTTTTATCGTAACTACAGTATAACACACTTTAAGACATTTGTCAAGGGCTTTTGGAAATTTCGTTGATATAGATTGTATTAGCTTTTAAATATTTTACTGTTCGAAAATTTTACAATATTCGTAGTTTTGAGCCCTGTAGGATTTCGTCGGAACAAAAATCGACTCTAAGCCTTGGTATGACTGAGTTCTTGATGAAGTGCTGGCTTGATATATCAAAAATATATCTGTCGGAACGAAAACCAACTCTAGACCTTGGTATGACTGAATTCTTGACGAAATGCTGGCTTGATATATAATTTTGATATCTGTCGGAACGAAAATCAACTCTAGACCTTGGTATGACTGAATTCTTGACGAAGTGCTGGCTTGATAGTATCAAGCCGAACCGTCGGAAAAAAACGCTGATTTCGTCGGAATAAAAAGTGACTTAAAGCCTTGATATAACTGAATTCTTAACAAAGTGCTGGCTTGATACTCTGGCTTGATGACCTATTCCTTTTATATAGAAAACCACCTCAAAAAGTATATATATATACGCGCGCGTGAGTATCAAGCCAAGCCAATCGCAAAAACCCACTTACACCATGGGTTCAGAGCTATTTTGGTTCCGACGAATTGGCTTGATACCATCAAGCCAGCGTCTTTAAAGAAACCCTTGGTATAACTGAGCTAGAACAACTTTTCGTTCCGACGGATTTTTATCAAGCCGGGCTTGATACTATCAAGCCAGCGTTTTGTTAGAAACGCACTTGCACCATAGGTTTTTAACGGTTTTGGTTCCGACATAACGGGCTTGTCGGAAAGTTATAACGCCAAAAACCTAGTTGTACCAATGGATTTGGTCACTTTTTGAGGGTGTCTCCGGCTTGATACATTTTTCAAAGACATAATTTATACGGAAAACCGTATAAATTAATGATAAACATCAAACTTTACTTTGTTCACAATTTAGACACAAAAGTTCCACTAAAAATTCACATTTAGGATTTCGTACAAGTTTCGACGATATCAATTAATCGTCAAAATTCTGAAATATGAGGTGTATCTGATATCGAAAATCACTTAAATACATGAATAAGTTACTAAAATTCACGCATCAATTGTATAATTTTTCCATTTTTGAGCATAGAAAAATACAGGTGCTCGGCACCTGTATTTGATATCTTTATCTATACTTATTACACTTGTATCTTCTTTTGTTGAATTTAACTTCTGGTTGACCATATCTATATCGAAAAATGGTCGATACTAATTCGTAGTCACTCGTACTTTCTTTCAAATATTTGATAGATGAGTTCACCCAAACAATACCATTATCGATTCGTACGTTTGCATATTTCGAGTCGTCACATGTTTCTATATCATTTCTTAGTTTCGATATATCAATACCAAGTGATTCGATATAGTCAAGAAGACTGTTGAGTGACTTTCTGTCAGATTTATGTTTCGATAAGACCACCTTGTCAATTCTCATATCAGACGTGTAGGTACTATCATCAAGTTCTTTTATATAATCCAATGGATTATAAATATAATCAACAACGAGCGTTGGGTATGATTCGTATATAAACATGAAATGCTCAGCAAATTCCTGTGCATGCGTTTCTATATACTCTTCAAATTTTGAACCCATTAAATCTAATGCGCGGGCTTTTTCCAACATTGTTGTTGGTTTAACTATTACTGGTAATATGCGTCGTAATAGTGCGTAATCTTTCTGATTTATTCTTGGCATGTAGTTACTAAGTACGATGTGACCGCCTTGAACTATATCGGTTCTTCTTTGACCGTATTTTTTTTCCGTATCCAAGTATCCGTCAGCAACAATAGCTTTGATAGCATTAGTATTCATACCTTCGAAATTGTGATTATGCGTATCACGGACAGGTTTACCCCATGAGGCTTCTAGAAATACTGTAAGTCTTTTAGTTGGTAAGTCCGCGGTTGTAAAGCGCGAATCGTTCATGAAAAATGTATCATAATCGGCAACGACCGCAGTAAATGTTGGTGTGAACACATGTTTTGTAATGGTAGTTATAAGTGTACTTTTACCCGCACCACCGATAGCTGAACTCATCACCATCATTTTTGATATTGTATAATCGCTCATACTCTTATTTAATAACATCGCCCCAAGGTACCATGCGAAGTACTCGGCATCCTCGTCGTTGAAAAATGTTGATAGGAAGTCGGCAACGTGTTCGTGATATTTTGGTGAAGGTTTCGCGTATGGTATACGTTGTGTAACAATTTGACCATTAGGTTCTTCGTCCTGAAAGACCACTTTGGTATTTGCTGCAGGTAGCGGTAGAGTTCGTAAGAGACTTAATTCCTTTGTTAAGTGAGCCCACATTTTAGTGTCGTCTGAAAGAGCCTCGCGCAATTCTTGTTTCAAGTTTTCTGGTGATTTATAGCCTTGCGCACTGTATTCTTCGGCAGATAAACTAAGCACCCTCTCTAAGAATGTTGCACACTCAACTCTCGCATAGTCTTGTGCGAGTTTCATATACATATAGTGAGCGTTAATTTCTGGCTCACCAGGCGGTGTGTATTTACTTGTAACTAACAATTTAGTTGTTGGGTCGATGTAACCTTCTACAGTTGGTTTAGGCCCAGGTGCTAAAAAGACATCTGGGCAGTCAAAATTGATGCGAACAACAACTTCGATTGGTTTCTTACTTATTTTATGGGTATGTAAAATATCCACTTTATTAAACAGATGCATTGTAAGCACCTCGTTGTGAATCATCTTTAAGTTCAATTAATTTGGAAAATAAACTTTGTTCATCAGGAACATCGTAGATTGGCGTATAATCCAAAGGTATTCGGGTTTCCTTAGTGATTTGTTTTTCATCGATTGGTTGTACCCGTTCCATTTCATCACCACTTTCTTTTAGTTTATATCTCTATTATAGTATACTTTTGACCGTTAGTCAATTCTTCTATAGAACTATGCATCCGTAATTTTTCGGATTGTTAATTCATGAAAGAGAAAGGGTGTGGGAAATTCCCATGTTCGCCTTTTGTGTATACAAAAGGCGAAAAAAAGACGCTCCTGCAAAAATAAAGTGGAAATTTGGTGCGGTTTGTGATATAATCAATGTAGATAACAGAAAGGATATAGACATGGATATTAAGAAAAAACTTAACAGACTCTTAGTCCCAGATATGAAAGGTCAGGTTGATAAGCTTACAACAGCGGAAGCTACAACACTTTACGACCTGATTAATATTCCAGGATTACGAGTAAGACCTGACAGGAAAACAGTACCATACGGACTTAATATAGGTACGAATTACGGAACAATCCAATTAGACGCTAGTTTGACTAAAATCAAACAAGTATATGTCAATAGTGCGAGATTTGTCGCTAAAGATACAAGCTTGCACGGACTATCTACGCTTATTAAAGGTGATGCGTCGGAAAATCTAGAACCGGCAGACCAATTTAATAATAGACGACGTTCGAGAGGTCGTCGTGTGCGTAGTGCGAGCGCTGACCTTACAACGTTTGATGATGTGAGGGATAGTGCTTATGAAGACTTAGCTTCAGTAAATCTTACTTACGAAAATCTCTACCAGGAACTAGGTAGTATTATGGGTTCAACTTCAGATGTACCAGAAGACGTGATGGGTGAACTTATTGCTAATAAAGTGCCGGAAGATGAGATAGCAAAATTCATAGCGTATGAATCGGACTACAACAAACAAATAATTGGGCAATTGTACGGAGTTAACTATGGTGACGCTCGATTAGATTATAAATTCTCACCACTTAATCGTGGAGAACATCTATTCGCAGACAAAGTCCTAGATATGCTTGGTGTAGAAGAAGCTGAATATGATGCAAGGCACGGGGCGTTACGTATTGGTGATAGACTTATTACTAATCTACCAGAGATGGATGAGCGAGGAGTATTCTCGACAAGAGGTACGAAATATATTCCTTACCATATAGGTTACTTTGCTGAAGGTGAAGGTACACGAGTTGAGAGACTTCGACACATCGACCCTGTAGCGGAAGCTCTGAATGCGGTTAAGTTACAGTATGAACTCTCGAGCGGAGATATCAAATTCAAAGCACTACTGGATGTATCGCGTAACTTACCAGACTTCGACAACCACCCATATGGTGCTGAAATACTTGACACATACAAACGTAAAGTTGTATTCGACAAAAACTATCTGAAAACAAATAGTCTACTCGCTGAGTATCAAGGAAATACAGATGACTTAGGGGCTGTTGCACTAACAATGTTAGATGACGATGCGAAAGGATTAATCGACCCTTATGGGACATCAAACGGTTCGAATATGGGTGCAATCTTCTACTTGACACAAGATGCTCAATTTAACGAAGATGGGACTTTCACAAAAGGAACAAAAGAACACTCATTAGTCGGTGACTATATCAAAGCTGGTAGTGGTGATAAGGACAACTTCAACCGTAACCAGATGAGTTTCCATATGATGTTAACATCAACAAACGTAGTCAAAGTGAAAATGGCTGTGTGTGAATTCTCAATGTACAACGCTGAGGATGCGTTTGTAATGAGTAAGAAGGGTGCTGAAAAATTCAAACTTCTATCAGAAGATGGTGAAATTATTGTTGATACAAAAGAAATTGGAGATAAAGCAAGTGAGCGACACGGGAATAAGTCAACAGCGAGTATTATTATAGACCCTGAGATGGATGATGAAACAGCTAAGGAAGAGAGACTTACACACGCTGTGGAGTTTATGAGATTAAACCCGGATGTAGACATTATCACATCACCAATCTCAATCGCGAGCCGAATGAATATGGGTGTGTTACACGAATGTTTACGCGGTGAGAAACAAGACTTACATCTACCAAGTGGTGAAGTAGTCAAAGACGCAATTGTAGAGATTGAATATATGAGTTTACCACAAACGGCTGACCATAAAGCTAAAGATTATGCTGTAGAAGGGTCTGGTCGAAAATACTCGAACTTATATAGACACGTGGTTGGGTCAAAAGTTGGTGAAGAGCTGTACCGACAAGCTTACATCTCAGAGAAAGTGCGTGACGAACATATCAGTGAAGTTGTGACCGCATTTGAGCGACAAGGGATATCGTTTGGTGATAACAAACAATTAGTTAAACGAGGAAACGTACAGTTATATGTAGATGCACCAATTGAAATTGATGCTGAAATGTACGCATTCAATATGCCTCATACAATTAGGCTCAGCTTGCAGAACCAGATGAAAGAAAAAGGGACTAACCAGGCTAATATTCTACTAGGGGATAAAAAAGTGTATAGTCCAATGACAGGTATGCCGATAGTGGATAGTCAAGGGCGAAACGTATTACCAATACGCTTAGAACCAAACGGTGGTATACCGTATAGATACAACAATGTATTTAGGGAACTTGCACTAGGGAATGAAAATAAAGTACGAGAAGCTTACAGCAAAGTTGTTGCGATAGACTTTAAAGCACTGACACGTAAGAACAATCTACTTAAAAACATAGACACAATGACATTCCACGAAGGTGCGAGAACAGAAGTGCTCACAATCGACCCTAGACTAAGCATTAAAGACTGTCGAACTACGTTAGACACGGATAGAGTTATCGCACACCGTGACCCGGCAATTCAAAGTGGTAACGCAATTAGTTTCAACAATATTGGTGGGGGAACAGAGAACGTCATCAAGATTAACCCTCTTATCTTAGTACAGATAGATGGTGACTGTGATGGTGACACTATGGGTGTGCTTAACTACTTACTACTTAATCTGACTGATGAGCAGAAACAAGAATTCTTCGAGAAATCTTGTGTGGTGGAACAGCTTAATAAATACGGAACAGTGTTCTTAGGAACAGGAAGTGGTCACTTTAAAGCCTTGGCACTAGCGAACGGTTTAGATACATCAGATATTACATTCGCAGATGGTAAGTCGAATGCAGAACTAGCTGATATTGTTGACGGTCATATGAGAGCTATTGTAGACTCACCAAAAAGCTACGGTGCATATGCGGTGTCATTTACTGATGAGAAAACAGCTCTTGAGTCACTTGGACGATTAGCTGACGACGGAATTAAGGGTAACCGACAAGATATGGAAAACCACTTCTATAACGGTTATACTGCTGATGAAAACAGAGCGGTAATGAAAGCGTTAATTGCGAAATCAGAGTGGACTGGTTTAGCTGGAGCTATTACGAATGACCTAATTGCTGGATTCAGTAAGTTTGACCCAGAATTAATCAGACCAGCTATGGATATTACTTATACAATGACGCAATCAGTACTTCAGATGAAAAAGAATGCTGATAAGTTAACCGAAATCGACGGTAAGATAGCGCTTATGAAAACAGTAATGAGTGGTAAATTCGACGTTGAAACTAGTAGACAAAAACTGTACGAAGTAACCGAAGGTCTAGTACCACAAGAAGCTGTAGACATCTTTGTCGATAGAGTTGCGGCACGACAAACTGGTGACAGATTCGGACAAGGCGTGTTCAATAACCAAGACTTGTCGACCAACAAACTAGCGTATACAGCTTCGGCAAACTTTGGACGAAGTGTTATGAAAGTAGCAGAAATGGTTGATAATGCTGAACGAGCTACTGGACTTGAAGCGAACATTGAGATAGAACCATTAACTCAAGAAGAAATGGATGCTATTATGGAAGAATTCGCACAACAATACATTTAATAGGTCGCTTCGGCGACCTTTAGAAAGGATTAGACATGACAGAAATTACACACAAAAAGATTGGAGAAAGCTTCCAGCTTGAAGGTGATATGTGTCACATAGACAGGGAGAAACTTAAACGTGATACTGGGTATGAGACGGACTACCACGTGGTATCCCGCCAAGAAGGGTTTGATATATTTAATGACGTATCACGACAACACGGATTGAGAGAATTACGTGACCCGAAAGGATATATGCCATTAGAAGATAACGTGTATGAATATATACGAGACACCTACCTAGATATGTATGAAAATGCATATGACGATATAGATGGTGGATTCGGATACGGGACAAAAGCTGCAATGCGAGCGATGATTGATAAGGTTGATGTTCACATGAAGAAAAATGTAAGCGAACACCTACCAGAAGGTCTTAAGTATAACGAACTTAGGTTCAAACGCCTTACGCCAGAAATCGCAGATGCAGTTGATGACTTCGTAGGAAAGCGAGTTATTATCACACGACTTCGTTCAATGGGTACGCTTGGGAGAGCAGTAGAAAAAGAAACATTCGATAGAGCGGTTAGACAATACCATGAGAGTGGTGAAGTTCTCGGACGAACACTGTGTGACCTTGGGGGTGGAGAACTTGTACGATAAAGAGTATGCAGAATTAGTCGCACTGAGTGTTGAGATATTTGGTAGCGGAGACTTCATCTCACACGTGCAAATCCTACCCTCGCATAACAAGTTAGTGAAAGAATTCAAGCAAAGAGCGAATGAAATAATAATGAGATAACGTATCGAAAACGGTACGTTTTTCTTTATATTTGCACCACACTAAAATGTATGGTATAATGAGGATAGAATTAAATTCAGTACCAATAATCTCTTATGCTCTTCACCACTCCCTACTAAGACAATAGAGGTAGACATCGTTGCAATTAATGCAGTAGTATGTTACTTAGAATAGGGTAGGTGATGTCAGCACGGATAGGTATCACTTTGACGCATTGAGAACTTAGGGCGAACATATATCGTGGTGACGAGAACACACGACGTACCGGGTGGTATGCTGGGCACACTAGCGGTCACTTCTCTACTAACTACCCTCTAACCACCTTAGAACTACCACCCAACCACCCAACCACCCTAGAACTATCACCCAACTACCATAAGACTATCACCCAACTACTCTACCCAACTACCACTGACTACCACCTAGATACCATAGGACTACCACTTAGCTACTACCTAACTATCGCCTAACTACTACCTAACTACCATAGGACTATCACCTAACTGCTATAGGACTACCCCAGAACTACCATCTAGCTACTACCTATCTACCACATGCTACCACCTAG